TCCGACACACATCAGGATAAGACATAAAGGCAGGTACCCTACCACGAGAAACGAATTCTCGATAGACTTTATCAATCAGCTTGTTGTCCTGGAGTAGATTGATGTCTTCAATCACCACAGAGCCTGACTGATAGGTCAATTCGTAATAGGGTATATCATCTACCTTAATGGTTTCTACTGAATCAGGAACAGAATGGAGTTTAGCAATACAGGAATGAATTCCGTAATAGCTACCATCCAAAGTCTCAATTTTAAAGACCCCAAGAAATGAAGTCTCGGAGCCTACTGAGGCTAAGCCGACCATTTCGTATCTTACTGGAAAAGATATCTTACATCCTTTAGTGGTAATCACTTGGTTACCGACTACTTTTAAGGTGTCTTTAATCTTATTCCCATCTCGAATACTCATGGTAATCTATCCTTTAAAGTCAAGAGAGATAGCGAGCTATCCTTTCTGTAAGAAATGACAGTGAGTATTACGTTAGTAATACGAGCTATCCTTCTGTAATCAGCAATCCACCAATTCGATTTGTCCGGCTACCCATTCGGTCAACAAGGCAATCAAGCCAATAGAAACAATAGCAGCAGGCGTAGCATCCGGTCTTTCTACTTCTACTTCAATCAAACGCCTCAGGATAACTGAAGCCATGGTATCCTTGAAGAAGCAGTGACAAACCACTTCAGCAATCACCAAACGTAAATCCGTTTTCAGGATGCTGTTACCAGGATAGGTATCATTGAGGAACTTGTTCACAATCGGACGATATTCAAAAGCCGGTTTAGTGACATCAATGAAGCTTCTCAAGTCACTATTCTCTTCACTGGCTCTAGCTTCTTCTACCAATTGGATAATCACTTGCAGAATAACATCATTGTAGCGGGTAGCCAAACGGTTTTTCTCTGTACGTACAGAGAGTTCAGCTGCGACTTTACCACGGTTGACCAGTACTTCGGAATTCTCTACTACCGCTTCCAGTGATTTAAAGCTATTGGGAGTAGTAGAATGCAGAATACCCATCAGGATATCGGCTTTTTCAGTAGAATCGAATTCTTCGTATACCGGAGCGTAGACTTCAATGACTTTGTTTTCTTTATCTACAGCACGTACCAGTGTTTTAGTACGGACAGCAGAACTGAACATACCGAGGTAGAGCTTGATGATACGGGCACAAGCATTGCGGAAGAAAGCACCCCAAACATTCAGGTTTTCACTGCTGATGTTCATGGAAGCAATTGGTTCTTTTACCAGTTTGTCTGCTACCAAGAAAGCCACAATAGCCTGCATGAAGTTGCGGTGAGACGGCATCATCTGGGCAACAACATGGTTAGGTGCCAACAAGAAGTTAGTGAATACGGCATTGAAGAGGTCAGTCCCTTCAATGGCTTTCCACTCTTCTGCTAACTGAAGAATGCCTTCATTGACTTCTTCGAAATCAGATTGACACAATTGAGCAATCTCATTAGCGTCTACATGAGACAGAGTGGGTTTAAAGTCAGGTCCTTGTTGACCGGCTGTTAGACTAACAGCAAAACCTTCAATGTAATTCAGCAGACGACCGTATAGGAAGTCCGGTACATTGATTTTGTGTAGAGTAAAGCTGGTATTCGGTACACTTCTTTCATTCAGGATGGTTTCTACTCGTTTTACCGCATCCTGGATAACCGGATTAACCGTATTACGAGTGAACTTCAACTGTTGACGCAAGGGTTTGATGTATTGGTCATCGATTTGGTCCAATACGACGTGGAGTACTTTAGAACCTGTGAAAGAGAAAGGAGCATTGCTCTTGTCGATGACACAGCTGAGTGCCTGATTGAGGGACTCAGTATTGAGTTCTGCTTCGCTAGGCAGAACAGAATTGACAATATAGTCCAGAGGAGTACCAGGTTTAGCCCGAAGTTTCTTGTTCGGCAACATGGTGTTTTTTACCACCTCATTGGACAAATGGAGTAGTTTTTGATCAAACATGATTAAGCCTCCACTTTAGAGACGATTCGTTTTTGCAAATCAGAGAGAGCCATCTCCTCGACTACATCAGTAGTGAGTAAATCACCATCTCTCTCTACTACAGTACCAATGACGGTATTCACCAGATTCATGGAGAAAGTGCTTACTAGGAAAGCAGCACTAGCCAGTACGGTAGTAGATTCAGTTTCATGTACTAATGACATATCACGTACCTCTACAAAATAGAAAATTGGAAAAGCAATTATTTAACGTTAAATAAATGTTTAATTCCACCCGTATAGACGAGAGGAAAAGTACATTCATAGCTAGAATAGACGTGCTTTGACTAAAAAAGAAGCCCAGTAAAATAGATAGCCCACCACCCTTCTAATTTGAAAGGCAGTGGGCTTGTCGGATGATTTAAATCAAACCAAACAGTTTCAGCGCTTTGGCTGAAACACCAGTGATGCTTTTTCCATTACGGATAGCATCTTTTAAGATGTCAACTTCAATTCTCAATAAGGTGTTTTCGCTTACTCGTTTATTGAGCTCATTCATTGACTTTTTATCTAATGTTAACACATACTAGTCCTTCCTTTCTACACTAGGTCTTACTACTCTCTCTACCTATTACGGGTAGAGAGAGTAGGATAGTGTTTATGTTCTTAGTTCATCAAGAACCTAGTCAGCGAATAGTCGCTAGACTGCGAGCTAACCTGTCTTACAGACAGAACCTTTCTTCACTCTCCCTTTAAATCTATTTAATAGAAGAGAATAGCAAGAGTGAAAGTGAGATGATAAACATGGAGAGTAAACCCACCACGATACAGCTGAAGATGTAGAGTTTAGGTTTATGTTCCTTAGCATGAGCAAAGTAGGTATTGAATTCGGAGCAGAGGAAAGCAATACCTACACAAACACCACGCACCATCTTGGTTAGTACTTCTACAACCAAGAGGAAGGTTAATACTACACTAAGTACCAAGTAATAGACAGAGCGACACAGAGCAGTGGCACCATTCACTACTGAGCCATGAGCCATGGTCTCGTAGATAGGTAGCTTGTCTTCTGTAGTCGCTTCTTTCTGTCTTTGGTGATTAATCGCTTTAGCCTTAATGCGATTAGAGGCGATAGAGGGATTTGATACGTTTTGCATTTTAGATTCCTTTTTAAAGAGTAAGAACATTAGTGTAGCGATAACGCTACTTTAAAAGAGTAACCGGATACTAGATATCACGATTACGGTGAAGTGGACGTAAACGGTAGAACGTGTGTCCAGCTAACCTCACTGGGTTGATTGCACGAGGTGCAGGTCTAACTCCATTAGAGGAGAAGAAGATAGCCCCATTAGTGGTATCGTGACGAGTACCATTTAAATGGGAATTGTAAATGCGTCTAGCCAATTCCATTACTTCAGGGAACTTCACTGGACTAAACACATTCTTACCACGTAGACGGTGGTTATGGAACCACTGGTATTGTCCACGTTGAGAAATAACAGCGTATACAGTATTAGGGAACTCAGGGTTATTGACACGATTCAAGGTAGCATTAGCTACATGGGTCATTCCCATGGCACCACACGAGTAGCACTCGTGGTACATCATTAAAGCAAGAGAATAGACTTCTCTCTCGTAATTCCCTAAATTCTGGACAGCTGGTCTGGTCACTGAGCGAGAGGTTTCTGCTCGTCTAGTAATCAGTTCACCTAGTTCATCTCGTGAGCTAGTTTGGTTATTAGCAATAGACTGAGAGTGTTGTTGCTGTCTCGATATTCTTGTTCTTTGTGGTTTATTTAAACCACGTCTACTGATAAATTCACCTAAACGGTCACGATTGGATTGATGATTAGACCGAGTATTCCTTCGATTAAGAAACTCACCCAGTGGGTCTGAATTAATCTTACCATCACTACGAGCTAAGTGGTCCATGATACGGCCAGTATAATGGGCACTAGTATAGACAGGTAAGATGAACAACATTGCTAACAAGATTAACTTAAGATACTTCATTACTACGTCCTTTCTGGAGTGGATTCTCTCGAATCTCGAATAAAGAATATTCCTCTATTAGAGAACTAAGCACCGAGGCTTAGTGGGTTTCCTTTCTGTAGATTATAAAAATGTTTCACACAACCAACTACACTAAAGTGATATATATCTATAGAAATCTAAACTAGAATACAAAACCCTACTCTCCTTTCTACTAAAGGAAGGAGAGTAGAGTGTATATTGCATTTAAGCGATACCGGCTTTCAGTTCGTCGTACAGTTCGTTTAGTACTTCATCTAACTGCACATAGTACTTCTGTCGGTTACTGTATACTTTACAGTAGTTATTGGTGGAAGCACCCAGTGGGGATTCCTGTATTTCAGCATAAGGAGCCACGAATTTCAGGATTAACACCTTCTCACCAGTTATTCTATCCTTCACCTGAATCGTTACTTTTACTTCGACTACCGTATTGTGGTCTACTTCTACTGAATTAACATCAGTATTGGTAATAATGACCTTATTACTTAAGTCAGCTTTAGCATGTAAATCACGTATAGCCAAGTAGCCTTCGATGTGGTTAGCTACAGAGAAAGAGTACTCCTCTTTAATCGCATCAAGTAAACCAGCTCGATATTTCAGGTGTTTGGTATCAATAGGTTCCTTCTTAGCCACGTTTAAATACTTGACATTTTGAAACCTAGGCTTATTAGAACTAGGTTCCTCTAATTTAGACTTCGTACCCACTTTGGTTTCCTTATCAAAATAGGATTTATCGTTACCCAGTAGCGCTTCCATTACCGGAACAATAGAAGGCATGTACCCAGTGAAGGTCTTTTTAGCTTCATCTGGACCAATATCTGCACTAGTGATAAATGCTTTACCTTCACTACAGTCGTGGCTAGATAAGTCTTTCTCATGTACATGGAATGGTAAAGAGACACCTTTTTTACCACCGGTAATGTCACTTTTCTTTACCTCTACCTTATCATTTACCCAACCTTTGGACTTACAGAACTCGAATAACTGGATAGCTAAGTGACGTACGCTATTGTGGAAGGAATCACTTCTCTTACCAGTAACGATTTCATGGCGAGCATGTCTTACCGGTACATGGGTACAGCAATTAAAGAGATCATCTTCCTCGAAGGGATTAACTAATCTCAATTCTACCTTAAGTGATTCAGTAGCAAAGTTGTAGTTATCCCAGTGAGCATTAATGAAGATTTCAGCTGGTGGATAGGAGATGTTGTGGGATAGGTATTTCCATAGCTTGTGGAACTTTCTCTCAAAACGCTCGGCTACTAGTCCTACATCCCTTCTCAAGAGCTGTTCAGTCAGGTCACCAATGACTTTATTCAATGTACCATCAGGATTAACCCCAGCCCCTTTATTTGTTCTGGAGACAGCCAAGAACTCTCGTTGCTTTGTTCTAAGAACAACGAAATCCCAACAAGGGAACTGCTGATGGTCGTAATCTTCATCATGACTATTGATTTCTATTTCGAAGTTCATGGGTTGGAAGTAACGTAAGTTGTCTTTTACGTAACGTAATGCTCTACGTCTAGCCAACTTATCAGCAAAGAAGGCTTCTCTGTTCCCAGGTGATTGAGCAGCTTTCTTAAAGTGGTTAGATGCTATTCTGGCTAAGTCTTCTAACTTACGGTCTAATCTGGGGTCAGTATGGTAAAGACACCATTTCTTCCAGTCATCTTCAAACCCTTCGTATTTAGGGATAGTGAGGACTTCTGAAGACCAGGCCACCTTATCTTCATTTCCGTAGGCGTCTGTTGGTTTAAACTTTACTACATAAGCCAGAAGATCAACATCATCCTTTTCTTCAGTGAGATTGATGAAATCGAATGAACCAATCTCTTTGTACTTAGTGGGTAGGTACTCCATGAACTTGGTTCTAATACGGTGGAGTAATTTGTTTATATGTTGTTTAGTGTCTAGCATGACTTGATGCCTCCAAAAGAATATAAAAAGATAGCTGTACTCTCTACCCATTAGAGGTAGAGAGTACAGTATTGACTTATTTCAGAAGTGAGTCGAGTTCTACTCTTACTTTCTCAACCAATTCAATCAGTCTACTGGTAATCACGGTGTCATTGATTTCTACATGGTCATTGGCTTCAATCTTACCCAGATTACCTTTAAAATCAACAATCAGTTTAGGTAGATTGTCTACATCCATCACCTGGTACTTAACGTCTAATCGTAACATGAGTGTTCCATTTAAACGAGTCAAGGTAGCGATATCAACGTCAATGTTGATGAACCAATCATGGGGATAGAGTTTCTTCACGATACCATGTAGATTAGATAGAGAATCTAACAATCTGTAGTAGTTCTGCTTAATCATGGCTAGATAAGCTTCTTGCAGAGTAGGATAATCACGGTGTAGAGTAGTTTCTTCTACGTAAGAACGGAAGTATCGTACGTTAGAGAAACCAGTATCTTCCTTCTCTTCAGACATGAATGGCTCTACTGTATCGGTGGCTTCCTCCTGATCGAATGGAACTTCTAAAGGAGGAGTAACCTCTCCAGTGTTTACATTGGGAGTGTTTACCGGAATGGGTTCATCTTGAGGTAACTCACCACCAGCTTGCATCATTTCTATCGTCGTATTGACATCGTAAGGAGGCTGAAGTAATGGGTTTTCTTCTTCAGGTTTAGAAACGATATCGCTGATGTGTTTCACCAAGTCATTAGCGACATCAATAGCAACACCATTACCATCTTTAACTTCCCACTTCCAGGTACCGCTAGTTGCGTTAACGACCGCTATGAAACGAAGAACAATAACCACATGGTCAATTAAGGTATTTCCATCTTCAGACAAGAGACGGAAATCCAATTCAGCGATATTAGCGTCACGATGATCAAAAGCATGAACGACTTCACACTGATTATTTTTAATGTACTGTTTTACATTCTCTTCTGTAGTGGTACTCTTTAAGATAGAGTCGAATACCTGTTTTTCGAAAGAGACAATCAATTCGTCTCTTTTTTCTACACCGATACTGAATTCATTAGATTCCATTTTAATCATCCTTTTGAATATAATCCTTAATACAGAATACCCTCTACTGTACTCCTTAGCGGGGTACAGTAGAGTAATACTCATTTACAGAGAAGCTACATGTTTACTAACCATAGAACCAATGACTTCTACTTGTAACTGCATGTTGTCGTTAAGTAACACTTCTTGGTTTGGGGTAATACGAGCGAAGATAAACTTACGCTCTACCATCCATTCCTTATCCGTGTTATTATCACGACAAAGTGCTTTCAGAGTGGTTACGTATTCTTTATAGCCTTCCTCTCTATTCACGACTTCGATAGAAGCATCTAAACCCAACTGGAAAGCATCACTTTCGTAGAGTTCTTCCGTACGGACATTGGAGAGGACAGCACCCAACATGTTCTCTTTCAGAGAAGAGCAAATCAGGTCAATGAAGGCTTTCTCCAGATTACCGGCATTAGTGGCTTCATTTGCACTGAAGTAAAAGTCACTACCCTGTACGTCAGGTGCTCTATCGAACGGTTTGTTGTTTTTCAGCAAATCACTGTGGTTTTTACTGAAGTAATCAACCAAGTCATTAACGATAGAAGAAGCGGTTTCGCTTAAAGCAGCTTTAGACACAGAGAAGTAATCATCGTCGTCTACTACTTCCAGTTCGTTAAAGAAGGCTTCCAAAATGTGGTTTTCACTATGTAGTTTAGTCACCACAATGTAGTTATCACCCAATTTAGAAGCTTTCAGGTAGTGTTCTACAGCAAACTCATCTGGCAGTTCTACTGTTGCTCTCAGTCCTTCTACTACCTGAAGACTGATTTCAGTCAATAGCTTTGCTTCGAATTGAGTAGAAATCACATCAGAAATGGGTTCGTTCATTTTAATCTCCCTAGGGTAAGTTTTCTCAATAGGTAACCGCTTCTTAACAATCACCAGAAACGGGTCAATAAATAAACCAAACATCAATCATTTCCTTTTCTTTTCTTTAGCTGTCTCTTGATTTCAAGAGAGAAGCGCCTCACACACTCATCTACATGTTTCTCAATTTCATTAATCTCCAGATTCTGGATGGTGTGATCATTGAACATCAAGCCAGGAATAGCGCACTCGATTACTGTACGTACCTGGGTAGTATCGTTATCACGAGAATCTAAACGAATAACGATGTTTACTTTATTGGTGTCGTGTATAAACGGTGTAACCTCTACCATGATGGTGGGATACTGATTCAGTTTAGCTAAGCGTTTCTTAAACGGATAGACATTGCGTAAGAACTTAATTCTGGTTTCTATCCAGGCTTTCAGTAGCTTACGAATTGCTGAATCTTTAGGGGTATGGGCAGCATTGCCTATTCTACTAGTAGTGTAGCGGAGAGTGCTGATTTGGGTAAACTCAGCGGGTTGTTCCTCTTTACACGCAATATCCTCTAGCTTAGCTAATACCACATCATCAAACTCGTACCCTATTCGACTACAAACCTCTTTTGCTAGATACATAGACACCAAACCAATCTCGTCTACATCCACACGTTCAGGTAAGTCTGGTCTAATGATGATTTTGGTATCGAAAGCAAAAGTCCTGGTTAGGATTTCATCACCAGAGACCTCATCGTAAATAGAAGCTTTAGAACGGATGCGGTTTGCTTCTACATCGAAAGCACCAGGTTCAGTCTGTACCACGACATTGAAGATTTCATTGGTTTTCTTATTGGTCAGGATATCGAAAGCGTTTTGTATTTGATTACTAAACACCTCATGCACCTGATTAACGTAGTACTGTCGGATATAGGATATTAAGATATTGAGCCCATCTAAGAAATCAGAGGTATTGCCCTTGAAATCTACATCGAAGAACACGTGGTTAATAAGGGATTTACCGGTTTCCTTATCGATGATACTAACCTGATAACGAAAACCTTCGGCAGTAATACCACCAAGGGTCTCGTATTCCTTTACAGACAGCTCACCTGGTAACGCTATACCTGCTTTATTGAGGTTTTCTACTAAAGCAGTAATCAATTCATTCTTTGTACTCATTTTACTATACTCCTAAAGATTGGTTTATGGTTAATTGAGGTTAATCAGCATTTCTCTCTTAACCTTACGAATCAAGTCTTCTAAATCAATATCGACTTGTTCTTGATTCAGTTTACATTTGTCATCATGGTAAACAACACCGTAATTACCACGGTATTTAGCCATCAATACAGGTTTAGAATTACTATCCAATAGACGGTAATCTACACTGAGTTCTAAGAACTTGGCATCATCACCACTGTTAACCTGTATACCGACTTCAGAGTCGATAAAGAGATTAGCCAAATGGATTAAACCACGCTGACCAGTAATACCGTGCTGTTTTTCTAAGTTACTCAGTTTAGACCGTACATTCAGTATTAAAGAATGAGAGAGTAAAGACAAGGTATCAATAAACCCAATACCTTTAATGGCATCTTTAGAATGGTCTAAGGTAAGGATAGTCACCGTTTCGAATTCGGATTTATAATTTTCCTTGTAAAGGGTATTAATCTTGTCTCTTAGCTCTTCTACTACAGCATTGACCTTATTATCGTGGTCTCTAATCCTGAATGAAGAGCCATCCCAATAGATATCCTGAGAATCCAGATAATGGATGACTGTACCAAGTACTTCATTCACATCTTCACTTTCTATAGCGAAGTGGATACTGACTGACTTATTACCATCTCCTTCAGAGACATTAAAACGTCTAACGACATCCAGTTCAAGGACATCCAGTTTCTCGTTAATGGTACCTTGTACCAATTTAGACATTACTTTGGTACAATACTCACTAGCTAAAGTACGAAGTACCGATTCTGATACTTTTTCTTCCATAATGGTTCCTTTTCATTTGTATATTACACTAGCCCTACTCGCTGTAGGGCTAGTGTAATGGGTTGGTTTATTGAGATAGGTGTTTCACGACTTCATTTACGAAGCGTTCTACACGGTGAGTTAAAGAGACAAGATTATCCATCGATGCGTCGTTACTGTCAAAGGAGACACGGCAAATAACAGAACGGTGCCCACTAACCAGATCACCTTTTTCATCAGTAAGTTCAATGATGGCCGTAACTTCGTAGGTAGCAGAACGATAACTACCTTCCGTGTAGTCATTAGCCATCTTTGTTTCTACATCGTAATGATAGAAAAGGCCTTCATTGTCTTCAATGTATTGTAACAAATCAATTCGATTGATACAGTATTGTAGTACATTGCGAACACCCCAACTGATGGTACCCAGGAAAACATCCTGTGTAGATGCAAACTGTTGTTTTGTATCTTCCTCAATCGTATTGTAAACGAATACATTATCATTTACTTTCGACATTACTATTACCTCCAGTTAAATGACTGGCTACCTCGTTTACGAAACGCTCTATATTAACCATGATAGAGGGAATTGGGTCAATTGATACCTTGTCATCGTTAAAAGAGACATAACCAACAGTAGCACGATATTCCCTTACCATCGCGCACATTTTATCTCTATAACCGATGGCGACTTCTATACCATAGTTATAACAACGTGCGTTCTCGTCAAGGAAATGGTCTTCGAGCTTGGTTTCTACATCGTAGTTAAGATAAACCAATTCAGTGCCTCTGGTAATCTTGGATAATTCGGCTTCCATCGTGGCTCTGTGTAGTTTGTCCCAAACCGTTGTTCTAACGAGACTCAGGTAAGAATCCACTATAGGTAAGTACGGGAAATCTACACCTTCATCAATGACATCACAACGATAGACATCGTGTTTCTTAAAGAAGTCATTCTTTTCTTCTTTCTCTACTACAGGTGCTTCTTTAAGCAACCCATCACTGAATACCGATACTGCATTGTTAAAGCAATTGGCAGCAATCTTTTCATCGATATCTGGGTCAGCTAATACCCAATCGTCTGGGTGCTTATCACTACGTACGTATTCGACTTCGTAGGTGGTTATTTTGCAGAAAGGCGTCAAATCGCCATTTGGCTCACGACTAACACAGGTTTCTAAAGTATACTGGTTTTCACCATACCACTTCAGTCGAATAGACACCAAGTCAATGAGCGATTTACCACCCACTTCACCTTTACCCAACAACAGAGTGTTAATGCAGTCACGTAGTAGATAGAATCTCTCTTGTAATTGGTTAATGGTCATGGGTACTTCTTTATTTTCCATTTTCTCTTTCCTTAATCTTGTCAGCTAATACTTGGATTACTTTGTCCATCCCTTCAATTTGGGTGTAGAATTTTAGCCCACTTAACATACCGTAAGTGTAAATCTTAGCTCGGTATATAATCTCCTCAGAACCAGGTAAGGCTATCTTAATTTCCATATTACCATCAATAGTGTTTTCGTCCTTTCCAGTGGTCTTGATGAGTACAGTATAAATGATATCATCGATTAATGGTGCTGTGACCGGATTCATTAAGAGTAGACTGGTGAAAGTGGATTTCATCCACAATTCCATCAAGGTACAAACCGTATCGTGGGTATTACTAGCTAAGGTAATACTTAAAGGCTCTGTATTCTTAGGTCTCTCCTCAATAAGGAGGACATTGCTCATCAAGAAACGTTCGTCTTTCTCAGTCTCTTTAGTCGCTACCTCTTTATTGGGTTTAGACTTAGTGGTCTTTTCTACTACATTAACTGGTACCTGTTTCCTTAATTGTTCTGCTACCTGATCAACGATCTCCCCTAAACTAAACATCGAGGTATAAAGACTGAAACCTTGTTCTGCTTTGTTAAAAGGGATGGATACCCGTACCTTACATTTCTTGAGCTCGTAGTCGATATTACAATTCAAGTAGAAGGTACTTTTGTTATTTCCCCTCCAATCGAATTCAGGTTCTTCGATTTTACCCACCACCATGTCATGGTTAGCATAAAGCAAACCAACGATACGGTTATTCAGTAGGTGAAATAACATAGCCTTGGTATTCCACTTCTCGCTGTCCCTACTAGGTAAGAGTATCTTGCCTTGTAATTTAGAACAACCAGGAACAGACTGGGTGATAATGAAAGGTAGCGTTTCATGGTAAGTGATGTCTTTTTCACTGTGCATCTTACTGACACACTTATCAATCATCCTCCCAATACGATCCGCTTCTTTTACTGCATTGGGGATTTTTAGGATGCCGTTATTGTAGACTTGCTCAATCACCAGTTTGACATTTAAGGTGTCGATGATATTGATACCGTCAGTAATGCTAACCCGTGCTTTAACGATACCTTCGGTATAGTCTACTTGACTACTGGTATCAGTGAACTCCAAGTACCCGATGTTACCCAGTAGCTTGTTTTGTTTTACTTTCATTTTTAATTGAAAGATAGCCCGTTCAGCATACGTGCTAATCATTTTGTCTAAGTCCATCTTAGCCATTATAAACTCCTTTCACTTGCTTCGCTCGTTACAGGTTCTACGAGCCTTTATTTAGATTCTAAGGCAAGTAAGCCTTCTTTTACTGAATTGACAAAATCAGCCAATTCCTTGCTGGATTCAGTGAAGTTTGTAAATACACTACCATGTTCATCAACCACAGCGTAGAGTACACTGTACTTAGCCAGTAAATCAAAACCATTAGAAGGCTTTGTTTCATTATAGCCATGGTAAGAGACATCTAAGGTAATGTGTACCCTATTGTCTATTGTTACCGGTGTTACCTTAATGAAAGAAGCATATTCCTTTCCTTCGATACCAGCTTCTTTCTCTAATACTTTCAATTTTGCTTCGATAAGTAAAGAAGTTGATTGACAGAAGGCTTCCGTTAAGTTAGGATAGCTGTAATCGGTATAGATACCTTCAGGATTACCTTGAATAGACAAGTACTGAATAGCCTTGAATTCTTTAACGTTTTCAATCATGATTTAGATCCTTTCTCTCGGTTCCCTCGTTACAGGTTCTCCGAGTCCTTTATCTCGAATATACATTGGGGGATACTCTCTTAGTGAAAAAGAATACTCTCTTACTAGATTCACGTCTAGTAAGAGAGCAAATGTAGAGAGTATAGTAATGGAATAAACAGGTTACTCCACATTGATAATATAGTTCCTAGTTTAAATAGGATTTAAACTACTCACTGTACTCCGTAGAGATTTCTAATTAGTTAGATTAAAGAGTAATCTTGTTCTTCTCTAAGAAGATGTTAAATCCCTTCTCACTGTAGATTCTAAAGTCATTTCCTATCTTGACAATCGTATCGCTTAGATAGGCTACTGCTTCCTCTTCCTTATCACCTACATTCAATATCATCCAGATAGAGTGATTGTTTCTACAGGGAGTACAGACTACGTTATTCCTCTCTAACCACTGTACAATCGATTCGAAGTTATTCTTTCCTACGGTATAGTGTTCAATGTCTTCCTTACGAATCAACATTTATTGTCCTTAAGATATAAAATCAAAACACTGCTCTACTCTAGGTTTAATTACCTAGAATAGAGTGTGCTTTAATTAGTTATTCTTTCGTACCATTGAAACCATTCAGGTCTTCTTTTACTTCAGTGGTCTCTTTAGTTTCTTCTACTGGTACAGAATCAGGACGAGAAACAAAGTCTTTCCAAATACCAATAGAGGTAGCCAGCATCATTTTAGAGCCTGTACCTACTGATCCATCGGCAATCTTCCAGCCAAAACGAATCCTTAAACACTTATCCTGTTTAAAGGAATAAGGTTTTACTAGATAGTATTCCCAAGTACCGTTTTCGTCGTATTGGAAGATATACCCAGCTTTCTTAGCATCGGAGGTTTCAGGATCACCTTTATTCACTAAAGTATTGCCTAGAATACGACCACAAACATCGTAGTCGAAAGTATAACCTTTATTACGCCACAGCCAAGCGGTTCTGCGTAAGAACTTCTTCCATTTAGAATCACCAGTCCATCTTTGTAAGTGGTCTGGGTCACCATCTATCCCACAATCGTGAGTCAGAAACCAGTTAAGCCACTTAGGTACGGGTTTGTAGAGGGAGTAAATGGCAATGAAAGGAGCCAGGATTAGAGAGAGGAGATTGATAATCATCGAAGCGATGAATAAGAATACCCATTGTACGATACTGATATAAAGCTTCAGTTTTACATTCTTAGATTGTGTCATTGTGTTTTGTACCTCTTAGAGTTTACGAATGTTTTCTACTACTTCAAACTGGTACTCTCCGTCTGGATCGTACTCTAACAGTTTGTCTACTGGAACCACTACCTTATCCATATCACTAACCTTCAGTACAGAAGCAGCTTTGTCTTCTAGTAGTTCAGGGTGATGGGATAAGAAGTCTTTCAGTTTATTGTAGATAGAAAGACGGGTATTGTAGCCATGAGCATCACCAATAGCACGAGTCTTACTACCTATATTCACTTTATCGCAACAGCCATCAAAGTCTGGTTTATCGGCACTTACATTAATGTTAGCCTTATTCCAGTACCACATGGCTGATTTTACCCCTAAATCAGGTAAAGTTAATAGGTTAGTATCAGTAGTGAGTGGTAAACCATTATCCCTAAAGAAAGACTCGAAATTGGTCTTTCCGGTAATCTGGATAGGTCCTTTACCACTGTGTCTCCAGCCATCACCTGATGTCTCATCTCCGTTACCCATTCTATTGGCATAACAGTGATTGGCTATCTTCTCAGGATTACCGGCAATAGCGAGTGCTTTAGCATTAGGGGCACCACCTCTTTTACCGGTGACTGAGTAACGGCTAGGCCAGGTATTGGCTAAACCTTTGGCTGAGTAGTTTAGATTCTCCCTTAGTGCTGTTAGGTAATGGGATTCTGCCATGACATTGGCTAGAAAAGCAGAGATTCTCAGTACAGTCGTGATCTTATAATCCTTAGCATATTGAGCAAAGTAAGGAGACCACTTATCTACAGTTTCTCTATTACACCCAGCATGGGAGAGCATCTGTTTCCAGTTATCTGTATTCATTTCTCATCCTTTCAATAAAATTGAACAGATTCACATGAGTACATAATTAAATACTACACTACTACCCACTGTTAAGGGCAGTAGTGTAGATTGTGGAATGAGTTAGAAGCTGAAATAGTACTGCATACGGGTTTTAGCAGCATCACTGAAACCGAATTCCAATGCTTTAGCCAAATCGAATTCTCTTCTCAACTTAGCTTGACGAGTCAATGGGTCAGCCAAGGTAGTCAAGATACTCATCAGATTGGGATAGCATTTCAGTTCAATCGGAGAGAGACGGATATTCTCTTGGAATCTCATCAGGTTGTAGATGGAGAGAACAGTCTCTTCAGTACGGAAGAGCTGCATCAAGAAATCCATAGAGAGCTGGAAGTCAGCATCATCGGTTTTAGTAATGATGTCCATGATATCACGGAAGAGTTTCACCTGATAAGCAGGGCCATCATTCACGACGTAATTGGTATCTTGAGAGAGATAAAGGATGTGTCCTTCGTTCTCTTTCATGATTTTAATGTATTCCAATACACCGTAGAGTGACATCTTAGCAGTGGTACCTAGTTTAGGCATGATGTCAGACTCGGTCAAGAGAGAATCAGTACGGTTAGCTACGCGCTCTTTCTCCTCTTGCTCTACATTGAATACCTGTTCTTCGGCTACTGGGGTAATGACTTCTTCACCAGTGAGCAATTCATTGGTTTTAGTAGTCTCTTCTACCTGGTCTTTCTCCTCTAATTCGATAGGTTGATTAGAGTTAACAGAACCCAGGTTAACCTGCTGTTTTTGTTTACTACGTGACATAGTGTAAATTCCTTACTTATAAACGTTTATAAATTCACTAGCTAATGGCCTATTAGATAGTCAAATTAAAAAAGAAGGTAGAAAGGGAAAAGCTCCTTAGTGACCACAAAGAGCCACTAAGGAGTACTTTAGAAATTACAACAATACATTGATTACCTTATTATCCGTATACTCGGTATGCTTGATAAAGTAATCACCAGCTTTAGTAACGTAAATGTCTTCCATTCTAAAGAATTCATCTACATCCACTTTACTGGGTTTCTTGTAGGTAATAAGAGGTGTTTCTTTATCTACAGAGAATTTAGAAATACCACCTCTGTCCCTAAAGAGATTATAGTACCGACGCATGGTATCCAATACCGTGCCGATATCCGGTTTACCTACAAAGAAATAGTGGTAAACAGAGTAGGCACCTATACCAAGTGGAGCTTCACTACCGAGATACCGATTACGAGAAGGATTGGCTAACAATACACCCGTTCTAGAGTAGTCTTTGTTTTGGATGTAGCTTACACTAAGACCTTTCTCTTTAATCTCTTGTTTAAGAGCTTCCTCCTCTTCTTTGGTCAACTTCCTTAACGGCTCTCTGATACCTGGATTAGTCATGGTACTAAAGTTTCTAGAACCTTCAGGTAAGTCTTTATCCGTGCGGATAATGAAGAGCTGTTTCTCGTGGAATATCTGGTAAGGTAAACGCTCACGGTAGAGGAAGTCGCCAATCTCTTTCACGATAAACTGTTGGTTAATGCGACCGTAGAGGGACACATTACGTTCGATGTCCTCTTCAGTTAAGATACTGCTGTACCCGAAACGAACGATTTCCTTATTAGAGCGGAAGTCTTCAATGATACCGAATAGCGTTCTTCTGTTCCTGTCTACCAATTCAGGTAAGGAATAGCGTTTATCCTTTTCCTTAATATCCTGAGCGATAACATTAATCATTTCACGAATAACGTGACCTGGTAGGAGAAGGTTTGGTACATTCTGTAACTGTTTAGTACAGAAATAATAGTGGTACTTACCACCATCTTCACCTGGTTCTTCGTATACCGAATGACAATCAATCACACCAGAAGATTCAGCTTCAGGTATGCTCTTAAGAGAGAACCGAAATTCGCTGTCTTTCGCTATATAAGTAGCAAAAGCCGAGAACATGGTATTGTCAGCTAAAGAGAGCACCTCGCCCTCTTCTAACTGAAATTCCCTTTCGGTGAATGGGAAGAATGAGAAAAGACCATCCCAAGAATCCAGGTAATATTCCAATACCTTCTTATTGTCGATTGCATAGCCAGCAATGCTGAAACGACCATCACCAATTACCTTAATGTGGTGACCATTTAAATCCACTTTTTCAGTGAATTCATTAAGGTCCAATAAGGTAATAGCTACTCTATCCAAGGTATCTTTTACCATCGTCTTGACGTATTCGATAGCTGGATTAATATCCAGGAAGGCTAAGCTGCATTCTTTTAGAGAATCGAAAGCAATAAACTTCAAACTACCGTCTTCTTCCAGGATATGGGATAAGAATACCAGGTTAGGGGTATTAGCCGTAGGGTAGTAGTTAATAGCATTATTGGGAATGAATGCTTCCTTAGGATTAAACATAATCGTCTTAAGGAACCTAATGTCGGTAAGGCGATTGCTGGTTTCCAGCTCAATAGGGAATTTCTCTTTTAAGAGACTGATTGCTTCCTCATGAAACGCACGAGTCTCCTGCTGTATATTAGTTACATTGAGACAAGTCAATTTACGGTGAATATGCGGGTAATAAGGTGGCCACAGGAACACCGTGTTACCAAGACCAACATCTTTTAAATATTCTTCTACGAAAAACTTTGCATCCATTGTTAGAGCCCTTTCTAAATAAACAATAGTGTAGTCTGGAATAGACTACTTTAGTGTTACCACTTCGATGATATAGTTCCATGTAGATCTAGATTAAAACAAAAAAAAAAAGAAGCTAGTCTACCAAATGGTAAACCAGCCTCTTAAAACTTATACTTTTCGTATAAGCGAGACAGGAGAAACTACTTATTTAGAATTCACCTTTACGGCTATAGTGGTTAACCAGGATAATGAACCCTGGTACTGAAGCAATCATTGCACTGATAAAGAATGATATCCCTTTGAAGTTCAGTACCTGGAAGTACTGGGCATAATGGTTAGCTACTACAGCATTCATTGCTACGTTAGCAGCGATAGCAATAGCAAAGAATACCACAAACAAGATAACACGATTACGGTTGATTTTAGACATGATAGATTCCTTTTAAATAGAAAGATTGAAATAAACAGTTAATGAAACTCGAATTGAAATTCCATTAATTGGTTTATCTCTGAGGAACGACTAGGATTCCCTAGTTTTTCTTCGTCCTTATTTGTTGCTAATTGAGACCCGTTGTTTAGAGGAACGATAACCTGTTTTATGGTTATCACTCCCTCTTCGTGCTAAAACATTCTACTCTCTACCAGGTTCAGTGGTAGAGAGTAGAATAGCATTAATCCTTTGTTTTAGTCATCAAGCTTGTCGATGACATAGCTTAATTTAGTAGAGATATCATTCAGTGTTTCTAGAATGCCATCCCATTGTTCACCACGTTGTCTTAGACTTTCGTCTATAGACGCTAGCAGTTGACCAATATCGGAAGAAGGAGCCTCGTAAAACGGGTCTTCTTCTAAGGTGAATATTAAATTTTCGTTGTCTCGGTTTTCTGTATTTAACATGATTTTCTTCCTGTCGTTAGAATAAAATATGGGAGTATAGACAGCCAATGTATCTTAGTACACTGACCGTCTTATTTGGCTACCTAATCAGGAAGCCACCTGCAGCCTGTAACTCTTTACGCAGAGACATTCTGCGTAAGATGTTACTCAATTCCATTTTGGATTTCTCACCTTGGGCGGCTCGATAAGCTGCAATGGATTCAGCTGAAGGTAGTACTTTAGGTCTATTGACCATAGCTATACTCCTTTACATTGCCTAATAGTCTCGACCTACTCTACACCACTCGCAATGGTGTAGAGTAGGAAAAGGCTTTTGGTTAGTCTTAATTCAAGAGAAGAATAGGAGACTTTCTATTCTCTCGTTTTAGTAATATATAGGTATAAAATTCTAAATTGCAAACTACTACACTACCCAGAATAGGTAGTGTAGTAGTCGTTATCCAGTTAAGATATTAGGTCTATTTTCCACCTAGCGATAGAGTGCCCACTCAAATGCATAGCACCCATGCTAAGTGCCATGATGATGCTCGTAATCCTAGCATTCACGGTTACGATACCATTAGGATAGTTAGCTATATTGGGCCCTACACAGCACTTACAGAGACTGCTGTTCTTAGCAATACAGTAAGCAGGAGACCTCATTTCTACCAATTTACCAGTAAGACTACCTAAGTTCTCTTCGGTAATCTTAATGGTTTTCTTGTTCTCCAGATAGTAGTAACCAATGTATCTTCTGTTCTTTTCAGTGTCTTTACTGAATTGTACCATTTCACCGATACGGCTACCACAATCGTCCATAGCGACTTTTAGGTTAGCGGCAGACCTAATCGCATCTTTCGTCTTCACCCCGCCTTCCTGCGTCTCCAGACCTCGGGAAATACTACCTGAGTAAGCATCATTGGTATAAAGAGAGAATCGCTCTAAGTCTATCCCTTTTCTTAAAGGCCTTTCGATAAAAGGTTGATCCTTATCAGTTAGTCCTTTAGGAGCACCAAAGTGGTTATTCAAGCGACGTCTTACGTTAGAGAAGGTTTTACCTGAAGTCCCTAGGAAACCCATGGATTCATCATCTTTTAAGTATCCCTTATCTAGTCTCACCAATTCTTCATCAATCTTAGCCTGCACTACCGGATCATTGAGTTCGTGTTCGTGCTCTTTATAGAGCTCTAAACGTCGCTTCTCGACGATTGGATTGGTCATTAAAGCTTTCTTAGTAACAGAAGCATTGACGGTTTGGCAGTAGTTGGTTAGATGAAGAGCATTGTTAGCGAAGGTAAGATACTCTTCAGTGAAGATTTCTCCTTCTTTAGCTGGCTCAGTCTCAGTAACATCTTTCTCACTACGGGTCCATTTCAGTAAGAAGTAAGGCTCTACTGAACGAGGAGAGAATCGTTTATTGATATAAGGTACTTTTCCTTTAAAAGGATCAATAGTCAGTAGGTAGTTCATGAGTAAACAACCCACTGAAGTACGAGTCTCTTTAGTGATATTGGGTACTTCTCCTTTAACTAAGGTAAGCATTTCCCCTACTCTTAAGAGAGGAGTACTGATATCGTTGTTACCGGTAATCTTGATTTCATTACCGTTTTCATCGTAACAATAGAAGTAACCTTTGTCTCTTCTTACCAAGTAATGTGTCGTATCCTCGGTATAAAATAGAGATAAACAGGATTTCACCCAGAAGGCATCCTTAAACCAGCCTTTCTTCAATCCAATTTTGTAATAGTCTAGTTTATCCATATTCAGTACGTTCCTAGTTTCATTTGGATTTGACCTACACCTCTTAATACACTATCGACTTCAGCCATTTCAAAGAGGTAGTTTTGGATGTGTTTCTCAATGGTAGCAACAGGGGCATCACAACCATCTTGAGAGATGATGGCAAAGAGGTAGAGGTTGTAACAGATATCCTTGATATCGAGATTGAAAATCTCTTCATTGTAGAGGTTAAGATAAGACTTAAACGATAAACCCATCTCTACGCCATTACGAATTAGGTTAATAGCTAGGAATTCAGAATCGTTTAATACCTCGATAAACTGCTTGATTCGGTTAGAGGCTTTAATCTTATCGAAGGTTTCCTCTACCGCGACCTGAGTTTCCTTACGGGAGTAGAAGTATTGAGTTAGTTTACTGCGAGTAAATGGAGAGATTTTAGCAATCTGCTGAGTAAACTCGCTTTCATCTACCTCCAGTGTACCGACTATAGTGAGTAATTCGTAAAATACGGTTACGTCATCTAAGTCGGATTCTAAGATAGACAAAGCAAAGTCTATCTGTTCATTGTTCTCAATTTCAATCATGTCCTTGTAGATACGATAAAGCAGGATAGTATCTAAAGGATAATATTCAGCTACCGTAACACCGATATTATCCAATAAAGCAATAAGAATATCCTGTACCGCTTTCTTCAATAAATCGCTTACTTCATTGATGGTTACTTCGTCCGTCTGACTATAGATAATTAAATCGATGTTGTCAGCATAGTCTTCTTGTACCGCATTAATCAAATCCATGATTTCGGTATACCACTTGACTTCTTCCGGTGTCCAGTATTCATTCATGAAGTTTAAGAATAAATTACCCACTGTAAACCCTTTCTAGACGGATAGTCTAAATATAACTATTCGATTATCTATATGTCTGATAATCTCTCATTTTTCATAACCTTTAGTGTGTTATGGAAGCAATTATTACCCACTCATTCTTTCATTTTTAAGAAAGGCAACCTAAGAAAATGAGCCAGAAAGCAAAAACATTTCCGGTAACCGAATCTAAGGTAGAGGACGAAAGCCAATACGTTGACATGGCTCCGGTGTTCGGTGATAAAATCAAACTGAAGGTACCGAAAACCAATAGTGAAGTCTCTCTGAAACGTAAACTGAAAATCGGTGAAGAGACCAAATACCTCATCAAGAATCCAAAGAAACCCTTTGTAGGGGATACCGATACTCTAGAGGCAGTAATCAGCCATGCTAAACTACCTGCTGAATTGGAAGGTAAAATCACTCAGGAGCAGTATGCTGCTCTAGTAGACTCTACCTTCGAGTCTTGTGAAGAAACCTACAAGCAGTTAAAAGAGCAACTGAATAAGCCGATTAAAGCGATTCAGGAAGTCACTGGTGATGAGAACGTTAAGTTCTTGCCTTACTTACCTGAAAGAGACAAATTCATTACCTTGACTGATATGGTGGTCAGTGACAACAAGGAAATGACTAAGGAATTGGAATCCATTCGTTCTCTCTACACCAAGTACCTGGATGAAGACGGTAATGTGAAGAAAGATGTTCCTCGAGAAGATGCTTATATCATGGAACTGATTACGGATATTAAACTGCGATTCTTCGTATGTGGTAACCGTATCTTACGTCTGTTTGAACCAGCTATTAAACACGTATCGGACTTCTATTCCACCATGAAGTTCTCTTACTACAGCCAGCACTTAGACGAAGCACCTGCTGATATTAAGGCTTTCTTACAGAATCGTCTGCATCAGTATACCAATACTAAGGTACCTGAAGCTGAACACATTCCTGGGGTAGCCAGACAGCCTGCTTGAAGTAATAATCGATAATCCCTGAGTATTACAGTAATCCTTTGGTAGGATTACTGTAATCTACTTTTTCTAACTTTGTTTTAAAGGACAGCATTTCATGGTAAACGAAATCAAACAAGATCCTTCTACTATTCAGACTCATGAAGAGCGTGATAAGGTGGTGGTAGACGGTATTGAAGAACCGGTATTCTCCGTAGGGGAAACCAATGGTTTAGGCATCAATAACGACGGTATTATTCAGTACGAAGAAGAAACCATTACAGATAAAGCATTAGATGCAGTAACAGAAGTCGTTACTCCTGTAGAATCTACTCACGTTACCCCTATAGAGCCTACCCATGTTAAAGATGGTAATCTACATGAGAAGGTATCAGTAGAGGAAGCACTGAAACACAATGAACCGGTAGTGAAAGAGGTAAGAGAAATTGTTCGTGAGGAAGAGGTAGATGTGTTCATTCCTCAAGACCCTCTGGAAGAAATGAAAGAGAAACTACCGGAAATCAAACCGGTAGAAGAGGAGAAACCTGCTAAGAAAGGGGTTGAAGAAACACCTCGTGAAGCAGAATTGAGACGTAAGACTGAAACTTTAGAGAAGATTCGCCAATTGGTGGCTTCTGAAGGTGATGTAGACGTGTGGAAAGGTACCGGTTTAAATACGGGTGCTGAGATTAAACCCGTTTCTAATCCGATTGAATTGGAGGAGAATCGCCCTATCTTGACCGACTCTACTCCGCTTACCATGGAGAACTTAGAAGAGACTATTGGTTCTATCTCCCTGCCTCCAGATTCCCCTGAAGCCGTACTGAACTATTTCAGTGCTAACCCAGAAATCTTCACCAATACCGATGATGCCTCTGGTGACATCTCTACTAACGTCAACACCATGATTAACTCACTTACTGACGCAGGTGAATTGATTAGTGTGGATTACGATAGGGTAAAAGATGCCATCAATGAGAAAGAGACCGTACTGAAGCAGACTTTAACTATTCCGAATAACAATGGTAAAGCTAAGTCTCGTCTCTCTTACATTCCTAAAGAGAATGGTTTGCTGACTGGTATTCATGCTAAAGCTGCGGTAATGGATGCCTTAGGTTTGCGTTCCCACTTTACCGTAGTATTGCCTCATTCTGGTTTGGTAGCCGTAATCTCTGCTCCTACTTCAGCTGACTTGATTGACTTGCAGTTTGTACTGGATACTTCTAAGATTGTACAGGGTAGACGATTTGGTGGTTCTATTTACGGTTCGACTACTTGGTTTATCAGCAATGAAATCGTAGATTTGTTTATCCGTAAGATTGCCCGTATTAACCTGAAAGATGCCACTGCTGAGAATATCCGTCGCCATTTGTCACCCATGGATATTCCGGCTATTGCTTGGGGCTTAGGTTGTGCGATGTTCCCTGATGGCTTCAACTACAACCGTACTGCTTTGCTGGATAACGGTAAACCTAAGTTAGTAGTAGGTAAACTCTGGTTATCCGATATGGAAGTATTCGCAGATAACCGCTTCTCTACTCGCCAGAAACAGCACCTGATTGCTGCTCACTCTACGCCGTCTTCTAATGAAGAAATCGAATCGTATAAACGCGATTGGAAGAAAGAAGAAGATGTAGAGCCTTTCGAGCGTACGATTATGGTACGTAAGGAAGAGAAACGCAAAGGTACCATTACTAAAGAAACCATTCTTGTGTTGGGTGACTCTAACATGAATGAGTTTGTAGAGCATGGTGCTGCGTGGGACAATTACTTAACCGAATCCATTAACCAGACTCTGGCTATGGTTTCTGATGAGAGAATTCGTTCCAATTACTTATCCAGTAAGATTGCTGCGACTGAATTGCGTGAATTCAGTCACTACATCAAGAAAGTGAAGATTAAGGAGACTTACTCTTACTCTAACGACGTAGTGGTATCTGAAATCGATTCACGTGAAGTCATTCTCTCCTTGTTAGACGATATTGCGACGCTCTCTGATGTAAAAGAAGCTACTATTAAAGTGGTTAACGAGTTTATTAACTCTCGCTTGAAAGCCGTATACGGTGTACCGACTATCTCCGACTTTGAAGAGAAGTACAATACTTCCAGTGTAAGTAACCACATTGTGCCGGTGAACACCGTAATGACTTTTTTTACATTGACCGCACAGATTTATCGCTCACTCGGGATACAGCAAGACAGTTAGTCATTACTAACGCTCTAGGGGCAGTGAAAGACCCATTATTTGGTATAACCAATGTCCCTAGAGAAGAGCTTGATCCTTCACTAAAAGGTGCAGAAGAGGGTAAAGAGCTTGTCCTCAGTAATGCGGGTTTCGGTGAAGTGTTTAAAACCATTACTTCTGGTAAATCTAAACCCATTACTGATCCAGGATTACGCCACTTAAGTCTATTGACACTACACGATAGTGCTTATGGAATAGGTGGCTGTACCTTTAGTAAATACGAGACAGATACCGGAACTGATCCTTCTCTCTATCCCATGGACATGAAGGATTGTTATAATCTGTGTGGTGATGGTTCTCTCTTACAGCAGGTAGCAGATGATTTTGTTTTATCCGATGTGTATAAGTACACCGGCATGTCTCTGGGTGATTGGTTAAACACCACTCGTGTAGAGCAGAACATAATCAAGACAGCTATTGGTCGTAAGAAGAATATCGAAATAGAGGTAAGCGAATCGATTAATAATGAGATTGCTAACGCTAAAGAAAGAAAAAAGAATACCTGATGTAAACACTACTCCTACTACCCGTTGTAAGGTAGTAGGAGTAGCATTGGGTTTATTGCTGTTCTTCTAAAGCTTTTAATTCAGCTTCTCTCCTACGTCTTTCTCGTAAGAGTACATGACCTTCTCTAAAGCGATAGTACTTAGCGTTCTCACCAGAGTAGTGTTTATCGGATAGCTTCGTCATGGTAATACGACAGCCTTTCTGAAACTGACCAATATCCACATAACGTAAGAGACTGGGTAAGGTATTACTGAATTCCTCTACAATCTTGTATTGATTAAATTCAAGACTGTTAACGAAGTAGAGTTTATCAATGCCATTGACTATCTTGTTATAGAACTCAATGACAATCTTCTCCATCTTCTCTAGATTATCCCTCATTAAGGATAAATGGATTCTAAACTCCATTTCCTTCTCAGGATCAGTGGGTACACACTCATTAGAAGCAATTTCTAATAACTGCTTCATCAGGAAGAGGTTTTCACTGAACCGACTGTGCTGTTCCCTGTCAGTAGTGCCTTGTTTAAAGCACTCTACGGTTTCCTGCCAGTCATCCATTAAGGTCTGGATGTTCTTCTCAGTAATACGTTGCTCTTCAGTCTCCTCTAGTAAGTCCATAGCCAGATTACCGGTAATTGTGCCCTTAGCAGCCAATTTACCAGTACGAATATGGGTAGAGATGTTCTTGTAATTGACCACTGACCCTGACTGATGCTTACGTTTAGCCAGTTTCTTTTGTCTTTCTTTCTTCTTAGATACAGATTTCTTGCTCATTGGAATAACCTCTAAATCTCATTTAAACGAGTTGCTTATGTAGCCTACGGTTTCGGTAAGATAGATACCCTTTTCTCTTACGAGATAGGTAGTTTAGAAACTCTACTCCGTATACCGAATAGATTAAGAAAACGACCATTTCGTAGTCTTTCTCTTTCTTGTATTCGTTAGGGTGAGTGATGATGAACTTGAATAGGACCTGAGGTGATAAAGAGAGGTCTTCATTCTTAAGGGAGGTTTGGATATTACTCAGTATCTTAGGGAGTTCTTTATCCATGTCCAGCAATAGGAATAAAGCCATGGCTTTAGCCGTATCACCTATGGTTAAATCCAATACTTCATCGAGTTGATAAAAGGAGACGATGTCGTCTTCACTGTAGTATTTAGAGCAAAGCGTAGGCAGGATAACATGTTTAAAGTTTTGCCATGCTTGTTCAGTTAATCGTTTCTGTAATGCCATGGTAATACCTTTAGATTATAGTGGTTAGAATTAAGAGTCACTAGCTAGTAGGACATACTAAGAATTACTCTACTACCCCCAATAAAGAGGGTAGTAGAGTAATCGTATATTGTTTCACACCCGTTGCACCCATGGATTAAACGATGCTTCAACATAATCATCGCCGACAGGTTTCTCCCTTAAGACAAATTGGGAAGCACCTAGTCTTTCACCGACTCTGAAGTTATAGTGAAGTATCCGGTTAATTGGGTAATTCATCATCACTTCGTGAATGGAAAGCGATAGCTGATTAAGGCACTTGTACATGGACTGACAGATGGGCTGAATGAGCTCCTCGGTAATCACTGCCTCATTTCTTAATTTACACTCTAGGGTAGAGACTACTTCCTCTAGTAACCTATTGTCCTGCCATAGAGGAGTATGGGTATAAATTTGGTTATAGTGTCGATTGACCTCAGTGACTCTTAATCTACCTAAGTAGTCATCGAGTACTTGGTGGAAATCAATAGCAAATAACCTACCAGTTAAGTCTCTTTCCTTGTAGAGGAGATAATCGATTACCGTAGCCTCAGGACCAATGTCTACAATAATGGATAATAGTTCGTCTTGACTCATGTTAAAACTCTTCAATGGTTACGATGTACGAGGTATAGTACAACAGATACCCCATCATCCACTTCACGTCATTAGGAGAAACTCTTTTAATCGAGATTCTGGTATTAAAACAATCATGGGTATTCATGATACCAATCGTGACTAATTGGTAAGCTAACCAGTAATAGAGACGAGTAATGAAGTACCAACCTCTCTCAGTAGGGTAATTGATGGATTGGAAATTCTCAATATACCCTTCATCGAAAGGTTCTTGGTCAATAATGCTATTGATTATTTGGCGGTAATGTTCAGTGAAGTACCGGCCTAATACGGCTATGTCTACCTTACTGATTTCCTCACCTAAATCTAAGTCATTAATCGATTCTAACATAAACTCTACTGTTTCCTTAGTGTCTTGAACATCTAAGTCACAGTGGTACTGATTTCTTAAGTCACGAATGGCACTATCAATGGTTAAACTCAAATCCAGTAAATGGAGGGTTTTTCTAGAGACCATTGGATTCCCTTCCTGCTACATGTACACTTAGTGTTAAGGTGTATACCTTTAAGATATAGTCGATAATGGCTCGTCTCTTATCGATATTAGCACCTGTAGGGAATTCCATGCTTTGTGTAATGTCCTCATGCTGAACAATGATGCTGTCCCTATTCTGCAACATGATGTTACTGATGGTAGGGAATTTCTCAATAAACACCCTTAGGAATAAGTGGTAGATTACGGTAATAAAGATAGATTGGTCTTCTGTAATACCAGGAACGACTTCTACCTTATTACCCCATTTATCTCGATAACCAAATACTCCATCTCTCATTTCCTCTATCAGTAAACCGGATTCTACCAATCCATCGGTATAGGATTCATCCTGATAGAAGGAATCGACTATTCCCCATTGCACCTTATTGTACAATTCATTAATCACCGGCATGGCTAGAGGTAACATACCCATGTAAATGTCCCTACCGGTAATCCTGAGATTAAGGAATAAGTAAAAGAGGAGCTCTTCTGTTGTACGATAGAATATCCTTCTCTTTGGATTGTATCCTCGCTCACCAGGTACATTGTAAGCCTCTGTAAACGGATTGCTGCCGAATATACTGGTGGCTTCATCAATCAGCTCACCGAAAGGATACTCCATGATGAGGTATTCAGGTAGATTCTTAGTGGTCATTTCCGTACCCATTTCCATCCCTCTTAATCATTAAAGTAATGGTTTCTGGATTCACGATATCCATGTACTTAGACTTGAAGTTAACTACCTTAAAGTACCAATCGAAGTTACCTGTCTTAAACTGGTCTTCTAAGTAAGAAACCACTTTCCTACCGATACTGAATAAGAACTCCTCAGTCTCTTTACCTAGACAAACAGATTCGTAATCATTCACGAAGTCACCCTTACTATCCGTTAGTGGGTGATAGACATTGAAAGGGCTATTGAGGTAGTTCTTGATGAAGTTCTCGACTAGGTGACTCTCGTCGACTAGTTTAAACCCATCTAGGTTATCCAGAAAGAAGATAAAGATATCCATGAGTTCAATACCCATGGTTCTAGCAATACCGATTTCACGAGAGAGTTCTTCCCTCGTTAGGAATATGTTTCTCGTGTCGAAGTAATATAAATTATTCATTTGTTGTTCAATCCCATTAGAATATAAGGTACTACAGTCAAGTTGATAATATAGTTCTATACGATTCTAGAACGAATCGTATTTCGCTTTACTACGTGGAGAGCTGTATCCTAATGGAATCAGGGTATATCGAAAAAGAGCTATGAACAATTAAATATCCTTTCTATAGGAAAGCTCAGTGAGCTAACCGCAGGCAGCGAGTCCACGATAGTGGGGGAGCTAAGCTTGCTTAGTGAACTATCCTTATCAACAGGAGTAAGTCAAGTGATTTTAAATTTCCCTATTAAAGGCGAGAAGTCTACGATTACCAGACCTATTGTCTTTAAAGTCATGAACGATTTAAAGGAATACCTGGGGATGTCTATATTCAGTCATTCCCCTATTGTCTATTTAGACGAAGAAGGTGTTAGGAAAGAGAGAGGGACTTCAGTTCACTCCGATGGTAGAGAAGGCCTGAACTTAGAGAATAACGAGCAGATGCAGGTACAGGTACAAGAGGAAACCTTTGCACAAACCGAACTCATGTACCAGGAGTTCCAGCAAGAATTCAAACCCATCTTCCTTGAGCCTGTTACCGGTACCCACATTACGCCTTTCTACGCCAATATGGAGATGAAATTCAATATCTCCTATCGTGCCCAATCTAGACCCGTAGCACAAGCCTGGTTAAACAGTATTAGAAGTAGCCTAAGGCGTTATGGCAATGCTTTTCCCCACAATCTGGAATACCATTATCAGATTGACGATAAAGCCATGATTGCTTTAAGTGAAATCTACAAACTCATTGCCAATCAGGTAAAAGTAGAGAATATCTCGGACTGGATGCAGAAACACTTTATCAATCGTTTCGGTACCACGAGTGATTCTGCTGGTTTAAATAAAATCTTTACGGTGAGTGAGACTCAACAACAGGTCTTTGGATACTTCGATTTTGAAGGCATGATTGAACCAGGAGAGCGTATAGACGGAGGAGGTGGATGGATAGTCTCCTTCGACTATATCTTGCGTTACATGAAGCCAACAGACCTCTCCTTACACTATCCTAGAGTGATTTACAATCAAGTCGTACCCGATATCCTGATGGGTAATATCGATAACTACAACAATACCATTGCTCCTCCTGATGTAAAACAACCTCTAGATACCGAACACACTTACTTTACTCAGTCTCAGTTTAATCTACTCAAGCATTCTGCTTTAGTGGATATGGAGAGCTGGAGCTGGTATAACGGTATCGTGATTCCTCGCTGGAATGAGTTTGCCCCTAGTCAAGCAGGTACCATTAGGGGTACCTCTAGATTAATCGATATATTGGTATTGTTCGATAAAGACGATAAACCAGGTACTGAATTGTTGGATTTAAACAATCAAGACCTATTCGACATTTATCCTGCTCTAAAAGACTTTATTGTTAAAGAAGGTAATTATACCCTTTATACTGGTAAGTCTATCTTCCAGCTATTGCTCTATAAGAACGACAGGATGATGGACAGAAGAGAAGATGGTGCTCTTTACTTCGAAGAGGGTAAAATCTATCTTAATAAAGAGATTGAGATTGGTGCTACCTACAACCTCAGACTGGCTATCTATTACGATTGGCGATTTGTGGATACAGATGCCATCAATAGACTAATGGGAGAGGAAGACCTCTACAAGAAGATAGTAGACTACTGTAGAGGGGATAGAGGACCTAATGACAACAGTGATGAATGGGGTAAAGACAGATACGGTAAGAACAACATGAAAACAGTACAGACCTTCTATACTGTTAACTACCGTAATAAAGATGACTTTATCCGTACGACTAAACGGTCTATACGAACATGATGAAAGGATAACCAATAATGGTTAAGTTGGTTTCTGATAAATTCGAACCTACTAAAGCCAAGAAACTCCACGAGTACGTAGAGAAACCCAATATTACTCCTGTGGATTACAAATCGGCTATAGTAGACAATAAAGAAGAGAGATTAGACACCTTAGTGCAGTATGCAGATGGTGCTGCACAGAAGGTAACCTATTTTAGACAAAGACTGGGTGAAGATGAAACAGTAAGTCAGTTCAGTATGGACTTATCGACTTCTTCCCAGCAATACGAGAGAATCGATGGATTTGAAATCCTTATTCAGGGTAGCATTACTTCCTCCCAGAATACTTCGGAGAATCGATTCACTGAGATTACCTGCGAGGCTTACGTTAGGCAGCCTGTTATCCCTAATGTAGGGGATGTGGTACTAATGGACTTTGGTAGGGGTACATTAGGTTGGTTTGCTGTCTCTAGTGTAAGGAGATTAACTCACCGTAGAAACACCATCTACGAAGTACAGTTAACTCTACAATACGAGATTGTAGACCAAAATAAAGACCCTAAATTGATTCAGCTGAATAATAAGGTGGTCGCTGTCTACAAATACAGCACTGATTACCTGAAAGCAGGTCAGAACCCCTTATTGACCCCTAAACAGGCAGCTGTCTTTACTAATCTGCATGAAGAATACTTTAGACTACTGAAGTACTGGTTTAGGAAGTACTACAATAAGTACTACGAAACCTGTCTCTTACCTAATCAGGAGAGACTGATTTACGATGGTTTCTACATGAGAAGGATTAGGGATTGGTTTAGTTTGTCTAAAGCACCTGAATTGATTCACTTTAGAATCTACAGTGATGAAGAGTTTCCTCTACTGAGAACGACTTCAGTGTGGGACGCCATTACTGATCAGGATAAGGACTTATTGGCTGAATCCTTTAGTGAAGCGGTAGGAGTAACGGTAGATGCCTTTACTAATGTGCCTCAGTTTGCCATGATACGCTATTCTGGTTTTCAAGCTGTAATTGCTCCTCACCAGCACACCTATACGAATGATATCTGGATTAAGAATGACTGGATTATTGGTAAGTCATTTGCACCAATAGTGTCTGTAAATGAAAGAGAATACACTGTATACCAGGATATTCCCCTTATTAACCAGGTAATCCCTTCTCGCTCTTACGTCTTTTCTAAAGATTTCTACTTTAATCAGGTAGAAGGACAATCTCATTTAGAGCTACAGATACACCAGTATCTTAACAAGTCTACCCTACAGATGGATGTGGTTGAAGAATTAGTAAAAGATGTTAAGAATTGGAGTGAATTAGAACAGTATTACTACATTCCTGTACTACTGGTTTTAATCCATTATGGTGTTAGAAGAATGAATGGATAGTGAGTAAGATAATGCTCTCTCTAGTACCCAATAGAGGTACTAGAGAGAGTGTACTTATTCTGTTTTTATTAGTCATTTTTGGAGGGTTCAATATGAGTGAAAGGAGAAATAACTATTTAACCACCTCGGTACCATAACTATTTCTACTTTTTCTTGTTGTTTTATAGCAAAAACACACGTGTAGACGTGATATTTTTGTTATTTCAATAGTGCTATTTAATAGGGATATACGTTGTAATACTATTATAATAGTAAAATGAATACTGTTTATAGTACTCTAAAGTAGTCTTACAATGTCAATATCTCCTTATTACCTAACCTATAAAATTCAAGCTTAGTTCTAACTAAACGAAACTCGTAAAATCGAGTCTAATCTTAGTTAGTGAAAAAAAGGAACGTAATCTACCTTACTCACGTATCGGGACCGTAGTGCTAATACGGTCTTAGCAGTAAAGATACGTTTTCAGGTAGATTAGTACTTACTAACATACAAGGGTTAATCATGCATAAAGTAAAACCAAACGCTTCTATAGCAATTGGTTCAGAGTATCTAAACTGGACTAAAGAGAAGTTAGTAAACGAAATACTTAGTTTAAACCACTCCTCTAAATTCCTCTTAGCTACTCTACGCACCACTAATCTAAACCAATTGCCTCTCTCCACTCTTCGTAGAGAATACAAACTCGCTCTCTCTAAACAACGCAACAAATCACTGAAGATTTCACGTGCTAGAAAAGAGAAAATCTACAACAAACTCAAGAAGAGCAGAAAAGACTACTTTAGATTAAAACGCACACTCTGTATAAGCGACCTACCTAACGGACATTACCTCAGGCTAAACCCTGATATTGTCCCTAGGTTGAAAAACGCTCCTTACTGGTTATTGGATATACTACAAATGAACAAAAGCGAAAGACGTAGATTAGACTACAGCTACAAACACATTAAAAACCTAATCCGCTACCTATTCTGCTTACACACCAAAGTCATTGTCATTCGAATAGACTTGTGCCTTAGAGAAGAAGAGAAAAACGATTTAGATAGATTAAATGGCTATCTAGGCAAACTGATTAATGGCTACCTACGTAATCTACCCCAATACTTAGCCTACTACTGTGTACGAGAGTATACTGAAAAAACAGGTGTACACGTTCACTGCTACTTCTTTTTCGATGGGAATAGAGGTGACCAAGACTTGATTATGGCTAAGAATATAGGCTTAATCTGGACGGATATCTCTTCTGGTAGATGGTTTAGTAGTAACTTCGTGAAAGATAGATTGCCTGACAAAGGAGAGTGTTTAGGTAAGATTGAGTATTGGGAAGTAGAAAAGATAGAACGCTTACTGAATAATAGCAAATACTTGTTAAAAGACATGAGTAAAAGGGACTGGTTAGGTAAAATAGGGTATAATGAGAGTAGAAGAGTCTTTACAGCCAGTACTTTACCGCCTGATTACGAGTACTTATTCATTCAGCATGAAGCTTTATTAGTCGAAGACACGAGCCGTAAGTATCGGGTCAGCTATTCCTGGCTAGATAACTGCAAGCTCTGCAGACACTACTCCGTCCTCCCTCACGTAGAAGAATACCGTAGTCTAAACCCTCTCTTCAGGAGAGGTAGACCTAAGAGACTCTTACATTGAATTGGAATTGATTATCATGAAAACCGTAAGATACATACTCACTCCGCTACACTGCGTTCGTGTGTAACGCAGTGAGTCTTTATTGACAGGAATTGATAAAATGCAAACAGTGCGTTACATCACCCGAGAAGAGATGAACACCAATCTCTACCAGCTCTTTCACCGCTCCTTCTTAGTCCGAGTCACCTACATTGACCTCATGGACACCGAAGAAGTGAAATTATTCGGTACTCGTACCAGTGGAGACGATCAAGATGACATCTGCAATGCCAATGAGAAAGTCGTCGTTTCCCTCACCATCCCCAACCTACTAAAACTCTTTCGAAGCAAAATCCCATTCTACCTCTTCAACAAAAGTGAAGAGCACCACATGTACTCTCTAATCGCTACCCACCTAAAAGAATGGAGAGAGTACGCCCAGTCTAGTTTAAACCTCAAAGCCATTCCCATGGAAGACCTAAATGACCTAAGTGAAATGGCTAAACTGATTTACCAGAATCGTGATAGGGGTAAGGATACATTAGACGAAGACATTAGAAGTATCCGTAATAGCTTTAGCTCAGGACAGATAGGCAACATGCTCTCCATTGAAGACATTCTCGTAAAAGAACCTGAGAAACCCAAAGAGCAGAAAGCTCCCCATCTGGAAGAAGTGAGTGTACTAGATGAGATTTTCTCGAATCGTAGAGGTTACTAGTACTTCTAGGTAGACTAGAATAGCTTAGCTAGCGCAGTAAAACCTACAAATAGCCATTAGTGGCTCTAAATTGAGCGTATAGCGCGACCATGTACCCAAGGTATACCATTGCATACCCAAAGGGGTTAAACGCGCTATACGTGCTTCCTAGCGCCTTTAAACGCTAGGTACGCTTGTTTACTAGCGTAGAGTACGCTCTATACGCAAATAAACGCTATTGGTGTTATCTCGACTAGTAAACTAGTCTCAATACAGCTAGAGCTGTTTTACACATTACCTTCGATTAGGTAAACTGAAGGTAATTCTAGTGAATTTAGGGTAAATACAAGACATTTACTCTTCCTCTAATGAATGAACTACACTAGAATCGATGCTAGGGTACCTAGATTGCTCTTAGATTACGATTAGAGGGTAGGGTGGTACCCTAGGTACCATTTAGCCATAAACTCAATCCTAGAGCAAAATAGAGCGATTTAGAGTAGATTGGTCTATTTAGACTAAAAAGAAAGTAAGACAGCATTAAGCAGACACTAGTACCCCACTGAGAGGTACTAGTGTCTCATGAGTTTGTAAGCTAGGTCTTCTAGTGTCTCTCCAATAACATTATTGCCTTTCCAATTCACTCTCCCCGTAGGGGAGGGAGAGTGAAGAGAGGTTCTGCTTGTTAAAGCAGGTTCTCGATGAGCTACTCTCTCTGTCTTGTTAGGATTAGAAAGGTCTAAATGGATACCCGTTAACTTAGGGAAGAGATACCCACAATAAGCAATAGAGAAGTACTGATTAGGGAAAAGATTAATCACTCTCTGTAACTCTTCTCTAAAAGCAGTATCTTCTTGAAACCTTCTTTCGTATTCATTACGGATAAAGGAAACCAATACCTGCCTTAGAGTAAGACCATTAGGTAGAGTGAAACCATTGAGCTTAATGTATTCCTTTAACCACTCCTTAGAAACTGTTTTCTTTAAGAGATTAGAGAAGTGCTTGTAATACTCAATTTCAGGAATATCGAGAATACCATTCTTGAAGTAATAGATATTGTTTCTGGTATCGACTTCTTCGTAGAAGAGATAAGGTCGCTTATAAGACTTAGCCACCATTTCAATGGTAATGTCAGTATCCTTTAGTTTAGCAGTAAGATACTTTTCGATAGGTAACCAATCTCCTCCTAATCCCTGTAAACGAATGGTATCGGCTCCTATCCAGTTAGAATCAGTACTAGCTGGATTAGCCTCTAGATAAGTCTTATCAATCTCTTCAAGAGACTTAATCAGGTTATCTAGATTCCCTTTAGTCTCAATGGAGATAATCCCTCTGGAATACATTTGGGTATCTAAGTAATGGTAGCTTGTACTACCGGTATTAATCCATTCGGTAATGCTCTTATACCAGAATGGGTATTCCTCTTTCAGTCTCTCTAGGTATTGGTTTGTACCCTTGATGAAGATTAAGACTAGAGGCGTATTAGACTGGTTAAAGAAAGGTTCTTCCTTGATTACGAGCATGTTGTCTCCTTTCTCTCTTTTAGGTATTGGGAGATAATACGGATAAAGAGTTTCCTAATCTTAGGTAATTGCTCCTTATCCAATAGATATTCGAATACAAAGGGCCCTGTTTTCACCAGTAGCTTAGGTCTACGATTTAAGAGATTGTACTCGAAGTAATGTAATTGCTGATGTAAAGTGAAGGTAAAAGCGAAGTACTTTTGCTTATCTTCAATCACTATCTCATTTTCCTCTCTTAAGAAAGCTTCTAGGTAGCAGAGGATTTCGTAGTAGTGCTTATTATCGATATCGGTAATCAGTACTCTCTTGTCTTTAATCTTGAGTATTTTTACGACTTCATCCGAGAGAAAGGATTCTCTCTTAGAAACACGAGTGAATATTGGCATGTCTCTCTCCTCTCTAAAATTTCACTATATACTACCTACTCCCGACAGGGAGCAGTGAGACTAGTAAACTAGTCGAGCTACCCCCGATAAAGAGAGTAGGTAGTATTAGGGGTAATAGGACTAATGGTGTTCGATAATGGAGTAACGATAAGTATCGCTTGCTCCTTTCTCAATCGTTCTACTCTTTCTCAAGAACCTTACCCAATCGTGGTTATAGAAAACCACTTCATCTGTCTCATTGACTTTCAATGGAGTATTGGTTTCAATAAAGGTGAGATAGAATGTATCGATATAAGGGTGGAATTGCTCGAATACATTGGCTCCTCCGATAAAGAAGATTTTCTTATCAGGATAACTAGCCTGTAATGCTTTTAGGTCTAATGCCTTAGTACTTAACCATTGTACCTTACTATCTAATCCATTGGGTCTATCCTGATTGGATAAGACGATGTTGATTCGATTGGGTAGAGGCTTATACCTATCCGGTAAGCTATTCCAGGTATGTCTACCCATGATGACTATATTGCCTTCCGTCATTTTCTTAAAGAAGGCTATGTCTTCTTTACATTCTACCGGTAATTGACCATTGACGGCAATATACTTACCATTAGTAACCGCTACAATACCGTAACAAGAGACTGCTTTACTTCTTCTCAATTCCCTATCATTCAAGGCCTTCATGAAACGATTGAGGTGTTCTTGCTTTTCCTGATTAATCCCTTTTTCTAAGGTTTGGTGAGAGAGAATGAGGAATTTATCAATAATTGGAGCCAAGGAAATGATTTGCTCTTCAGTGAAAGAAAAGGTTTCTTTATAACCATTCACCTCTACATTCACTTTACTGATTCTACCTTTAATCACTTTGTTTAAGTGTAGATTCTCCACAATGATTCGGTAATACATTCTATCGGATAGGGTTTTCCCTACGTGATAGTACTCAATCACCGTAGTCAGGAGTACCTTACGTACATTGAGTTTTTCTGTATCATCTTTGGTAACAGAGGAGTATTCGATATCCTTATCTGTCTCTCCTCTTAGAACGTAACCTACTTTGCCTTCTTCAATCAGGGTAGTGAATTTGGTTAATGAATTAGCAATGTTGTTGTACATCACTAGAGGTAAGTCTAATCCCTTTACCTGGAATAGACCTTTTACGGTAAACTTTCTGGGTTTCTTGATAAACATTTTAATTGCCTTTCTAGTATTCTTTCATTAGAATCGACACTAAGGCCTCTAGGAGGCTCTAGGATTGAGTTTGTAGGTTCAGGTATACAATGGTATACCCAATGGTGTTAATCGAGCTATACGACGCTCTACGAGCCAGTAAACACTATTTACCTATTTTAGATAGTAACACAAAGCCATTATAAGCAATAATAGACTACTCTACTGCTTGGGTAGAGTAGTCTATCGTGTTGTTTATTGTCTTGTAGACAGAACCTCTTCTCACTCCTGTGTCACTGGCGTGCCCTACGAAGTACGGTGAGGCATCACTGCCGAGCCACAGTTACGCCACTCTGTCCTTGGTATAAACCTCTATACCGTAATTCAGAATCGGATTCATGCTCAGCAAAGTAGATGGTACCAATCCCTTCACCCACGTACAAGACTAAGTCGTTATTGGTTTGGTTGTAAATCTCTAAAACCAATTGACCAGACCAACCACTCTTCAGTACAGTGGGTGCCATGTTCATGCCTAGACGAGCATAAGTGGACTTACAGTACAGAAAGCCAGTCATGTTGTAGGGAATGTTAAACTTCTCTACAGAGTGGGCTAAGAGGAAACCTTTGGCAGGGAGGATGATGTAGGCTGAATCCTTACCGGTGAATTTGGTTTTATTCACGTGGACAAAGTTGGGTTCTAGGTAGCCTTCCTCTAGACGTTTAGGGTTTAAGCTGTATTCGTGGTGGTTTCTGAAGAGACGAGCATCTTCTGCTAAACGAATATCGTAGCTATTGGCATTTAAGCCATAGCTAATCACTTTCTCTCCCTTGACTTCTCTTACTTCTTCGCTGATGAAGTTTTCAATTAAGGGTTTGTCTTTCATGCAGTACTTACGGATACGGGTATCACTAAGGTACATTCTAATCTCCTGTGTTTTGGTAGAAGGGAACAAATTCGATTTATTCACTCGCTAAAGCTCGTTCATCTTTTCAAACTTATTCCCTTTTACCGTTTTATTCAAGCCAGTAGATGACTAGAACAATACCTCCTCTAGGGTAACCATCACTCGATACTGGTGGTTTGGCTTAGCCACCCCACTTAAATCGTTTAGGCTAATGACTTCGATTCTAAACGAATAGCCTTTCATTCGTAATTCCATTGTAAAGGGATTGGTTACTGTATAGTCTTTAGACTGAAGCTCTGTCTTAAAGGACTCCAGTTTAGACTCTACAAGATGTTCTGGATAGAATTGGGTAAAGACAAATGTAATGGCTTTCATTAGGCTCTCTTCAGTCATCCTTACCTTGAGTTTGGTATTATCCTCAGTGGTAGTGGGTCTGACTGGAAAGTCATTACTGGTCGTGTCTTGCTGGAACATGAATTCAGTTACCCATTCTATTGGTTTTATTCGTAATGCAGCAGTACGCATCAGCTCAGTAATGACTATGTCTTGCTCTACTGGAGAGACCAGGTGGAAGAGGTATCTATCCTCGAGTAGTACTTTAGTCCTACCTCCTTTAGCTCTACCTCTTACAGGGTGACTAAACTTGATTTCGAATAAGGTATCATCCACTACTCTTACGGTTAAGTGACCACGAGTGGTAAAAGAGTGTTGTAAAAGAGCAGGTATGCCTTCACTGTAGGCTTTGTGTTTTAGGACGTTGAGTTTCTCTAGATTGATGATATCGCTTTTCTCTAAGGTATTGCCTAAAGCACGGATAATGTCACTTACCTGAGATTGAGTAATGTAGAAGTGGGTTTGTTTGTGTTTGACGAGATTGTAGTCTAGCTCTCGGTAGTGTCTCTCTGTGTCGTAGAGAAGACGGTAGTCTAGGACTAGACCGTATTCGAATAAAGCGTGGAAGAAGTATTCGCTAGAGAGACGAGAGTGCCTGTAGCGATTAGAGGAGGTATAGGAATAGTAGCGGTTAGATTCATTAGGACTACGCATTGGTAGGTATCTCCTGTGGTTTATGTAAACATTGGAATAAACAGGGTAACGTTGTCATTACCAAGTAAATGATATAGTTTTTAGTTTAAATGGATTGTAGACTACTCTCTACCTCACTCAGGGGTAGAGAGTAGTATCGTGTATAACAGTTGTATATCCAGAATCATTAAAACCTAATAGACTAGACTTACTTTCCCTTGTAAAGAGGATTAGCTCGTAGTCTAGAGACTACTCACTGACCTTTCTTAAAGAAAGGATTCAGCCTTACTATTTCGGTAGGTTTAATGTAGTGTTTGTTCTTAGGGCTAAAGAGACTGGCTCTATTGCGTAAGGATAATAGTCTAATCCATCGATAGTCTACTAGCCATTTACGTTTATTGTCGATACCATTGTAGTCTATTGTCTCGTGGTAGTTACTAGATTTACTGGGATAATCGACTACAGGAGTACAGGTAAAGAGCCTACTCTTGGGATTGTTACCTGTTTGTATTAACCAATCTCGTTCACTTAAGTCTTTTAACAAATACTTGGTGACGATAATGAGCTTTTCTATTGCTCGTATGTCAGTGTATTTAATTAGCCCCAGTACTTCTTTTTCGTCCGGATACTTGTCCTTGTCCCAATTGACACAATTTAATGCCGTATTTTCGGGAGATAAAGAAAGCCATTTCTCTCTTACTTTACCCACAAACAAGTACCCGTCTCTATCTTTTTCACCATCTAGAAACATAAAGCAATGTAAATGGATTCCTCGATTAACCGTGTATTCTCTAGTACACATCATGGCAAGATAGTGTTTATTGGTATTCTGTAACCAAACTAATAAATCGTTGTAGTGTTTGTTTACTTTAGCCAAATCCATTTCTTCAGTGTAGAAGTCTAGTCTAAGAACTAATACTTTGCTGTAGACAATAAACAATGTTTCAATCAGTTCTTTAATGGATCTAAAGGCATTTTGTAGATTGCGTTGTTTGTCTTTAGGCATTTCACTCACTCTGTCTACCCATGACTTGCATTTGGGTAAAGGTAGTTTAACATATTCTCTCCTAAAGTAGTGGTCTATTGGGAACATCTCTCTGCTATATTCTCTACAGATACCTAGATAATCAGTGTAGTCTGGTTTATGCTTTCTGGATTGACTAATACGGTAAGACCTTTTCAATAGGTTTCTTAAGGTACGTTTGTAGAGAGTACGTAGTTTAGTAGTACTGGTGATACTAGAGAGCTCTTTATGGAGTCTATGGTGTTTTGGTAAGTATTCATGTAGTTTTTGGATTAGAGAGTCTCTTGAGAGATTCTGATAGTTTGAGAGTTCTTGTTCCAGTCGCTGCTGGAATAGCGTTCTTTCGTTTAACATTTTAAAGTCCTTATTTATAGTACCTGTCGCTTAGTCTTCCAAACTATTCAGCGATGGGTACTATTGTTTTTTAATTTGGCTAGCTTTCGCTGAGCTCAAAATCCAAGAGTTTTGGTTAACTGGGTGTTTAGTTCATTAGAACTGGAAATCCAGCAACCGACTGTAAGGTAAGTGTGTGCATTAGGGTATCTAGATGTAGTGAAATCAAGATGACAAAATATTTTTTTGATGTTCAAAATCGTTTCATCTAACAATAATACTAATAACCGATGGTTTTTAGAACACCCTATACTCTTGAAAGCCTTACTAGACAAGGATTACAGAGAGATTGAATGTCTAAAAATAGACTAATAGTTATTGTCCTTAGATACCTGCTTAAAAAACTAAGCGTTAATACGTTTCTCATATCTAAAATACCGAACAAAATACAGATAGAATAAGCTACTCTACTACCCCATTGACAGGGTAGTAGAGTAGTATTCATTTTAGTTTGTAGTACTCACTGAGGCAATATTAAATATTCCCTTACTTCATCTCGTAAACTCGATTCAGTGGGGCAATTATATATTGCCCTTAGCTAGAGTAACAGGAGAAGCATTGGTACTGTTGCTATTGAGTTGGTTTCTATAGGAAACCTTATCACTAGGGCTTAATACCGAGCTACCTTTACCTCTAATCTCAGCTAAGATTTCTTTCAATGTCTTAGTCTGCTCTTTGGTTTCTTTTAAGAGTTCATTAGACACGTCTCTAATCTCAGCTTCTCTTCTACTGGTACTGCTACCAGACTGAGCTAATCCAGTCCTTAAGTCCTGAGTATTACTATTACTAAATCCTAATAATCTACCCAATAGAGAGGGGTTATCATTACGATTAGCCATAGCACTTCTCATTAGAGACTCTCGATTGGCATCACTCATTCGTTTCATGGCTTCTCTATTCTGCTTAGTAGAATGCAGTAGAGAAACCACAGTAGAGGCATCAGCTCGACCAATACCTAAGAGATTTCTTAAAGAAGCCTGTAAAGACTCCACATGAGCATCAATACCACTCATTTCACTTACCCCAGTACCGGTGACTCTGTTTACGGTACCTTCAGGGAAAGCACCCATGGCATTAGCCACAGAGGTAGTTTGGAATAAGTCAGGACGAGATTGAGATAATGGTGTCTTATCTTCAGTACTAGGTCTAGCTGCTTGAGGTACAGCTGCAGGACTCATGCCACTAGAGACATTAGCCACAGAAGCCGCATAGCCACCACCACTACCCGTAGTTACCGTAGAGGTTTCACCCCCTGTATCACGATAGTACCAGCACTGTTTGTGTGGACTTTGCCCATAAGGACTCAAGTCACGTCTATGCCTAAAGTCAGATACCCAGGTTTTGCCATCGTAAATCTGGATGTGTCCATGAGGATGACCTGGAATAGGACCCCACACAATCACGTCACCAGGAGCTTCAGGTGTATCCGGACTCATTTGGGTAAAGCCCATACCGGCTAGGATACCTTTAGTGTGGTACATGTAAGCTGAAGGCTGAGGCGTAAACTTATAACCAGCAGACTGTAATGCTTCACGTACATAGCGAGCACACTTACCAGCTGATTTACCTAAGGCACGAGCAGAAGCTTTAGCAGCAGCTGCTTGCGCTTTCTTAGACACGTTCACCATACTGCTTTGTAATGTACGTCTAATCACGCCAGGCGTATTATCAGACTTCACACCCATGCTATCTAATCCAGAAGGCATAGCCGTACCGTCTACTTTTTGTAAAGTACGTTGTAGGCTACCACTACCAGAGGGATTATAAGACTGCAGAGTAGCCGTTCTAGTCGGTGTACCAGCACTATAGAGTACAGCAGTACGAGTAGGAGTACCACCAGCATTACCAGCAGCACCAGGACTACCACCTTTACTCATCTTACCACTAACCGATGGTGCTGTTTCACTACTGGGTTTAGTGGTATCAATACCAGCACCTTTCATGAGACCAATAAGAGCCCTAGCGTAGTTAGGGTCAGTAGCATAACCACTTCTCTGTAACGCTACAGCAGCTTGTTCAGGTGTAGAGGCACTGTAGTAACCACCTCTAGTATAACGTTTGTTTTCTCTAATAAACGCTACACGAGCAGCAATACCATCCTCTAAAGAAGCATAGTCAGCGAAACGGTCATTGATCATGACGTTTCTACCTCTAAGCACTTCTCTAGTCCTACGCATGGTACCAGGTTCACCTGGACGTGCTTTAATACCAAAGTAGTTATTCTTACCAGATTGGTGTTTACCCCAACCCGATTCAAGAGCCCATTGAGCAGCCAATACAGCAGGGTGAGGTTCACCTGCCTTTACTGCTGCTTCCATGATGGTTCTAAACTTATCACGGTTGTTACCGGATAGTTTAGTCGTCACCCAATCTTTAGCGGTTTCGTAAGCATCACCTACTGCACTGGTTACAGAGTCAACCACACCACTGGCAGCATTGGCAGTAGCGTTATAAGCATCCTTTACTCCCTGTGGAATATAACTAGCTATCGTATTTCTAGCAGAATCCACAAAACCACCAATGGTATTCTTAATCGTATCGAAGGTAGAAGCACCAATACCGATGTTGTTTAGCTTAGTCTTTTCAGTCTTCGCTAAAGCTTCAGTCTTACTGGCATTGGTATCTTTACTCTTGACTTCATTTTCTAGTTTCTTCAGGTCTTCGTCTATTGACTTGGCATTGGTATTGAGTTTGTCATCCCAAGGAGAGACATTATAATCCCAAATACTGCCTTCACTTCTTCTCACCCTTATCTTAGCCGTCAGTACTTCGTTTAACACAATCAGTTTCTTAGAGGTTTGTGCTCGATAGAGCCCATCTAAGGTATTGCCACCAATATGCGTTCTAGTACTAGAAACCAGATTTAAGTAAATCGGTACGAAGCGGTATTTGAGGTATTCGGTAAAGACTTTCACTCTACCATTGTCTTCCTTATCAATCTTGAATAAGCCTGCATTCTCTACAGCAAATTCAGCAATATCTTCATTAAAGGAAGCCCTAGTACCTTGCCATTTAATCTTACTACTTAGAGCATTCATTAGGGAATTGACCGCCGATACCTTGTTAAACTCGTTCATGTTCATCAAACCGAACATCTTGTAGATGATAGAGCGAGTAGCATCGTAGTTTTTGTCATCACCACTGCTACCACTGGTACTACCGGTAGAAGCAGAGATTTCCTCTTTAGAGTTAAACCCTAACATGCTCATTAAGCCTTTTACCGCCATACCCAAAGGATTCACGGCTATCTTCAAGCCAGTTTTCATCCAGTCAGGTATAGCACCAGCTATCTTCTTAGTAGCCCATTCACCTGCACGATACATCATGCCTAAGGGAGTAAAACCTAATACTTTCTTAATCCCGCTAGAGAGATTAGAAGCGGTATTGGATTTCTCAGGATTCTTACCTTTCTTAGAAGCAATGTATTTCAATGCATCATCTCCAGTAGCTTGACAGATGTGTCCAGCAAAAGGAGAGTCTTGAATAGTATAACTACCAGGAGAAGGTGTAATAGCCGTGTAGTAAGCATCTAAGTCTTTATCTTTAAAAGAAGTCGCATCTACCAAAGTACCATTGGGTTTAATGCTGCGTACCGCAGCCATGGCTTTCTTGTAGACAGGAGAGAAGCGGTGGTTATACCAATTACCCCACTTCTGGATTTGAGCCTGATCGTCTTCTTTAATTTCGAATATCTTTAGAATGTCCTTTAAGTTCTTACCTAAAGCACTTCTATCAATCTCACCACTGGGTGTAGTCGCTTCGCCGAGTAATCTTTCAAACTCCATGACCTTTTTCATGTAGTCTTCTTCATTCTCTTTAAAGCCATACTGGAGCATACGGGCAATCACCGGTTCGTTAATCTTGTTATTCTTAAAGTAATTCCAAACTTTATACGCACCGTAACCTACTGCTGCAGTACCCAGAATAGCCCAGCCGATTGGATTAGTAGCTAGGAAAGTAGCACCAGTCATTAAGGCACCACCTAGACCAGGAGTCATGGCTACGCCTGCTAAGGCTAAACCACCATCTAGAGCAGCAGCACCGTAATTACCCTCTTTTAGGTTCTGGTAAGCGCTATAAGCGCCATAAGCAGCACCGGCTAGGCCTAACCCTTTACCAGCGAATCCTAAGCCACGAGAGAGCAATCCTGCGCCTTTAGCAGCACCTGCAGCTGCACCTCCCATACCTAAACCGCCTAAGAGCTTACCTACACCAGGTATCTTACCCAGTAGACCTAATAAGCCCCTACCCAGTTTACCAATCAAACCACCGATAAACTGTCCGGCTATACCGGAGATCATGGACATGAGTCCACCCCCTCCTTTGGCTTCTCTACCGTCTTTACCTAAACCGATACCATTGACTGTTTTACCAATCATGTTAGCTAGTTTAGAGAAGCGAGCATTTTCACGAGCTTCACCGAGTTTATCTTTAGCAGCCTGAGCAGCTTTCTGTTTAATGTCAGCAATAGAGTTTTCTCTATCTCCATCCCCATCCGTATCACCCGGCACTTTCTTATTGTTACCGAAAGCACCGTTAGCTAACTGAGCATTGATTTGCATTAAAATACGGTTACCTTCATCACCAATCGCCAGATTAGCGTATTGCATGTCTTCAGGACCACGTATCTTGCTCTGGATTCTATCGAATACCGTACGGACACGTCCACCGATACCCATTGCCCCAGCAGCACCTTTAATCAAACCACCCAGTAAACCGGTAGCCATACCGAAACCAACTTTAGTAATCGCTCCGATACCTTTACCCATTTTACCGAGTACCCCACCAATAGTTCGGGTAGCCCACTTAGCGTAAGTTAAAGGAATATTGAGTAAACGACGACCTAAACCCATGTCGATGGGTCTGCCTTTAGAATCTACTAGACCACGCTGTAAATCGTCTTTAGTAATCACGTATTCCTGGGTAATCATGTCGATAACCGGACCCTTAATGTCATTTAAAGACTTAATGACTTTAGCCTCTGGTCTACCACCCGATTCATCTACCCAGGCATAGTGACCTAATCTTAGTTTACGGGCGATGAGGGCAGGTTTGTCATCTCCACGTACGTAAACGTCACGTAGACGGCCTTTGTACTTATTAGAAATGTCTTTACCTACGGTAGAATAGAGACGCTTAGCTACGTAAGTCATCGGTACAATCGCACCAAATGTCATGGTACCTAAACCTAAAGCCAGCCACTTGGCTCGCTCTACGTGCTTATTGTTAAACCAAGACATCTCTTTTACTTTCTTCCAAGTACCATCTACGCCCTTGGTAAAGGACTCTTTAAACTCTTCGTAAGAGACCACCATGTTACCGGCGGCATCGTAGATGTTACCTGTTACTTCATTCAAGGCAGTAATGACTTTACCAGACTCGTCTCTAAACTTACCAGCCACCACATCTTTAGCTTTCAAGATGGGTTCGGATAAAGAGGATTCGTGGTATAAGTCACTGACACGGGTAAAGAGTTTATTCTTACCCTTATTGACTAAACCTTTTAGGTAATTGTAGTTCTTCTTAGCCGTGTCTATCTTACCTTGGAGTTTACCTTGGTATTTGTCCTTAATCTCTTCGAAAGACAATCCTTTGTTTTCTTCGTAGAAGCCTTTAATGTCTCCTGCTACCTTACGGTAGTTCTCAGGATTCATGGCTTCTTGTTGTAAGTTCTTAGCATTCTCAATAGAGAGAACTTTCAGTTTCTCTAAGTCATCCTTGAACTTCTCGGTATTGTAACCTCTGGTCTTACGGGCTAAGGTAGAGAAGTATCGTCTAGAACGTACTAAGAAACGTTTAGCGTGAGGGTTCTTCTCTGCTAGGGCAGACATCTCAGCTACCTGACGATAAGCTAAAGAACCCAAGGTATCCAAACGAGTAGAGAGGGAGTCGTTTAACAACTGTAATTGCTCGACTAACTTCTCATTCTCACTCAGTTTCTTCTTACCCTTACCGTAAGCTTCTTTAATTTTGTCAATACCACTTAAAGAAGAACGTCTTAAGGCTTCCACTACTCGGTATCCACCCCAGCGTTTTACGTCTTCTTGACTGAATACCACTTCGTTCTTGTGCACCGTACCAGCGACTTCATTTCTGTCACCAGGACGAGCAGAGTGACCAGTAAACCCACCAGAACTGTACCTACCTAGTCTATCGGCAATACCAGAATGACTAACTGAATAACCATCTTTATCCTGAGACAAGATACTACCTAATAGGTGCTGTCCTTGACCAGCCGCCATGGTCCCTTCTACGGTATCTTTATCGATGACCACATTGGCTTTCATGCCGGTAATCTGGCTAATGATTTTATTTATCTCTTTAGCTGGTTTACCTTTAAAGGCATTCGTAAAGAGGGTGGCTTTCTCCCCTAGAGGAGCAAAGTTACTGGGATTGGTTAACCAAGCAGGCGTAATGTATTCGCCATTGATAGAGGCGGTTAAGAGAATACGGGTAAAGGTAGTAACATCTTTATCGGTAATCCCTCCTGCAAATGACCTTACCCCTAGTGAGTTTCTAGAGGAAAGACCAATGTCTTCCATGATGGAAGCAGAAGTATTCTTTAAAGAGTTAATAGAACTACCAATCACCTGGTTGATGATTTCTCTTTTGTTCTTATCCGATGGCATGAACTTACCGGAATTGTAGTTGTATTCCAGTAGTTTGGTTTCTTTACCAGTACGTAGCCAGGTAATCTGTTGTAAGATACGAGCTAAGTAACCAGGTACCACTACTGCTTGTGCTCTCTGGGCTAGGGTAGATAAACCCTGGGCAGAAGCAAAGTTACGATAACCACCGACATCGTTAATACTGATTTTGTTTTTATCGTTATTCGCAGCCGTGATAAAAGGGGTAATGAAGTCGAATACCCTATCGAAGGCACCATCTCCGATACCAGAAAACTCATCGGCGTCTCGTCCAATGAGTCTGGCCAGCATCTTCTGTAAACCAGCCTGGGTATTGTTACGATAACGACCAGACCTAAATCCTTGCTCTAGGATACTACCCATGTTATCGTTAAAGCGAGCGACTTTAGAAGCCCCTCTACCTACTTTCCTACCCAATTTGGTCTTACCCATTCTACTGCTGAGTAAACCACCTAGGAAACCCATTAAGGTAGTGGCACCTAAACTCCCTGCAGATTCTGCTGTAGAGGGACCAAAACCAGAACCATCCCCTAGGTTATTGAGACCAATTTCACCAGTGTTGATGAGTTCACCTAAGAACTCTTCTGCACTACCTACTCTTTGTTTTACGGTACTAGTGGTGATTTTGGCTAAATTAGAGAGAAAACTAGATTGTCCGAATAAGGATTCGAAGCCTTTATTCATGGCTTTCTGTCTAGCCATTTGTTTTAAAGCTTCAGCTGAACGCATCTTAACGAAGTCAGGTAAACCCGTATTGAGTTTAATGTCGTTAATAGCGGTGAGCAATTCCTTATTGGATTTCTCTTGATTGGCGTAAATATCGCTTAAGACATGGTATTGTCTTAATTGTAATTCGATGGATTTACGATAGTAATTGAAAGTAGTACGATTACTAAACATTAAGGATTGTCTTAATGTCTTGTCGATACTACCTAAAGCTTTAATCTGGGAATCGAACCGAACCGACTCGATGGCTTCCTTGACTTCTTCCTTTTTAGCCTTAATCGATTCACGTTTCTGATTGATTCTTTCTTGTGCTGAAAAGAGACTACCTAGGGTAGCTGTAATCTCGTTTTCACGGGCATCTTCTCGGTTAATACTCTGATTACCGGCCTCGGCCTCTCCAGCTACTTTTTTCAGTAGTTCGGAGAGTTTAGACAAACCTCTTTCTTCTGCCGTGACACCGGCTCTTCTAGCTAATTCTCTTGCTTCTCTGGTGACTTTATTTAAGCCAGAGGAGGCATCGCTTATGCCGGATACTAAATCGTTTTTACCGGCCACGATGTTATCAGCTAGATTGCCGTATTCCTTGGGTAAAGCTTTCTTAAGAAACTGCTCGACAGCAGACTTACTGAAAGCACTGCTTTTTACCCCACGACCAAAGTCACGAGTGGCTTTAAGAATCGGTTTTCTTTGTTTGCCATTACCAGAGTTTTCATCCGATAAACCGTCACCAAAGTCGCCTAAGTCGATTTCAAAATCAAAATCGGCCTGGGCTTCCTGAGCGACTGCTTTTTCGAATCTACTTCTTTTACCAAACATTTCAGGTAACCTCTGTTAGTAAAACTGCAATTAATCATCGTCTTCTATTATCTTATAGTAGATAATAGGGACACTTTTTCATACTTTTGGTCTGGATACTCGTACTAACGAGTGAAAGGATAATGAAAGGATAATGAATGGCTGAATCAACAAAGTTTCCTCCTGTATTGAAGAGGAAAGCTTTTAACTTATCATTACTGAATCTTAATCAAGAAGCGCTCTACAAGCAACTCGGTGAAGTCACCTCCACCCAGATGTTCGATGGGTCTAATTATAACCTACACCCGGAAGGCTTGTGGAGCAATGAGCTCTTCGGTGCTATTGGTACACCGGAGCGGTTGAATAAACAAGGCTGGATTAACCTCAATGTCACGGTTTTACATCCAGTGGTTTATAAAGAGCTAATAGCGGCCTCTAAACTCTTAGAGGAAATCATGTCAGGTGAAACCTTTGCCATCTTCAATCCGGAGACTAAGTTCTTCGACAGAAGCAATGCGATTGATGGACAAACAGGTTTTGAATTCTTCATGTCTCATGTAGACGAAATGAAGATGCCTGATACCGGTTCACCGAAAAGACGGGAACTTATTAAGCTATTAGAAAAGAATAAAGAGACTTACAAAATCGATAAGATAGTCGTATTGCAGGCGGCTTATCGAGATGTTGAGTTCAAAGACGGACAGATTACCCACGATGAAGTGAACCAAATCTATCGTGAAATCCTCAATTACACAACTTCACTTTCTAGCAATAGCCATAAGCGTAATCTCTCTTTAATCGATTCTACGCGCTATGCTATCCAGAAAACCCTATTGAAGTTATACTTGTACTTAGGGGAGATTACTGGACATGGGAAGAAGAAATTAGTCCAGAACAAGTGGGCTTCCCGTACGGTATTCAATGCGACTCGTAACGTGATTACTGCCCCTACTCCTTCTGGTCGTTTCACTGAAGCACCGATTAATGTAGGTTATAAAGACACGGTAGTAGGTCTATTCCAGCAATTGGTTTCTTGTTTACCTTTCTCTATTCGAGGGATTAAAGAGTCTTTCTTGAAAGAGAAGTTCTTAAATCCATTAGAACCAGTAGTACTGGCTAATAAGAAAACCTTAAAAAGAGAAGAGGTTTACCTAAACCAAGAGTGGTTTGATTTATTCCAATCGGATGAAGGGATTAAAAAGTTAATCCAGAAATACCGTCCAGAGGAGGTACGTCACCGCTACATGGAAGTAGATGGTAAGTACTTAGCCTTAATCTATAAAGGCAAGGATGGTAGCTTTAAAATCATCAATTCGATTGAGGAATTACCTGCAGATAGAGATAGGGAAGATGTGTATCCAATTACCTTTACGGAATTGCTCTACATCTGTACCTGTCACTTGATTGATAAGAAGCCTTGCATTACGACTCGTTATCCGATTACCGGTATTGAGTCTAACGTAATAGCTACTTGTAAATTGAAGACTACAGAACGCAGTGAAATAAGATACCAATTAGACGATAATTGGCAGAAAGATGAGCTAGTAGAACCATTCTACCAGTTTCCTCTATACGGAGTGACTACCGTAAACAGTAGTAGTCCTCCACTAGCAGCGATGTCTGGATTAGGCGCTGATTAATACCCATTACTAACCCAGACATTACAAAATCATCGTGGTCAGCCTTTGGTAGAAATACCAATGTAAAATACCCCTCTAATTGCTGGAAACCCTTTAGAGCCTTAATGACTCCCTTAGCTAGTAATAGACTAAGTACAGTAAAACTATTAAGGATTAGGCAATCAGCACCGAAGCCTCCCATTGGGAGGTGTGGCCAGAGACTAGTCGAAAGACGTAGTGGTGGTACTTTGTACCATTACGAAACGGGGGGCAGAAGCAGTGGTCTAAAGACCTCTATGCTTCCTCCAATAGGAGTCTTACCAGGTAATGCTGGAGATGAAGATATAGTCCATTTAAGGTAAAAACCTTTATAAATCAATAACCTATGTACGATGGTGACGTTTGTGCCAATATTGTTCTCTTCACCGAAGAATCTGTAGCTGAGGTAGAGAGGTACAATAGGGATAAAAGGGCTTATGTAGGTCCTGATGGTAATCTGCGTTATCCTGTAGAATACGATACCATCTCTTTCGTTTGTTACAATCTGTGTTCGTTTGAAGAAGACCCTAATTAGAATACCTAAATATAGACTTAATATCCCGAATGATTTGACCACTACTCCTACTACCTTTTAGTGGGTGGTAGGAGTATACTTTTATTTTTCTGTTTTACCACAAACGAGGTGTAAATGATTACTTATAATGCATTTAACTTAAAGTTTGGTAATCGCTTTCCATCCAAACTCACCACACCTAGAATATTTAAGTTAGACCAGCTGGTCCTCCCTAAACAGACCTGTTATCATTACATCCCTTCCGTGAGTAGTGATGTCGGTCCTAATGCGTCTAATCCCTTATTTAAACCAGTAAAAGCCAGAATCCCCATGTACTCTTACATGGATATTGCTTCTCACTTAGGGACAATGGCTAGAAGAAGCTATAATCAGCTCACTGAAGTACGTAAGTATATTCGTACTAATCGTAAGTTTAGAATGGTAATGGACTTAGATAAAGGTTATACACCACAGCCTATTATCCCTCTGGTCATGAACTACTCCTTAGTCGATAAAAGGTATAAGTACTTAGGTAATACCAATCGTATCGAATACTATCGTAGCATGAACATCCTAAACACCGTAATTAAAGGGATGGTAGATGTCTACAATAGCAAAGGAGACTACCACAATCAGTTTCTGTTCTTAAACGTACCTAAGAACATTACACCGATTTCCGTAATGAAGCGAGCTTCCTCCTCTGCTTTTACATTAGAGCACTACAAAACCTTCAATACAGTAGATAAGATTGTTATCTTCGAATTGTGGAAGTGGATTGGTTTAAGAAGAGAAGCCTCTATCTTTAAAAACATTCCGCAGAAACTCTTAGATAAAATCAACATCGTTATCGTCTACAACAATGTCTTTACCTTATTCAATCTAGGTACACTAAATAGCTGGAGACAATCGGAAGAGAACCCTAAGGGTAATGTCAATCCCTTGCTCATGGGTAAACTCTTTATTCGTCTCTTGATTAACCTACAAATGGCCAATCGTGATCCCTCTTTAGTAGAACTGACTGAAGAAGAACAAATGAAGCTAGCAGGTGAAACAGCTGACGTAGTGATTGAAGATGGTGAATCGATAGAAGACATTAAAGAAGAGGAACTGAATAGTGGATACCCAGAAGACGATGAGCTTTCTGAAGAGACTACCGCAGATAGTCAAGAGACTGAAAATAGTGTTTCAGAATCTGAAGACACTCTGGAAGCGGATATCCCGAGTGATGAAGATGTAGAAGAGTTACTGAAGATAGACGATATTGACATTGATTTCGGTGCGGATATCGTGGGTTCAGTGATTGACGAAGATGATGAAGTCATTGAAGAGAGCAAACTCTTAGCTGCTAATCGGGCTAACCAAATTAGCAAGGTATTGACTGAGAAGACTAATGGGCTCATTGAACAAGAACCGGAATTTGAAGACATTACTGATACTAAGTTCGATACCGTAGACGTATTGGGTATTAAAGACATTCCCATTGAAGAGCAGTACAACTTAGTAGAGAGACCTAAAGAAGTGAAGTCTCCCAGTGAGAAGTGTCGTGCTGTACTCAATGAAGTGGCTAAAGACGAGAACATGACCGTATCTAAGTACGAGAGTCTCAAGAAGTCTTTAAACAAGTACAAAGAACTGAAACTCTCTAAAGATGATACGAAGACCGTCGCTGAGATTATTGATATTAAACCAGAAGACATTACCATTACGGAGGAGGATAAACAGAAAGCCTCTACGATTAACGTCATGACCGGTAAGTACGTGAAAGAAATCATGCCTCGTGATGCTGTAGCGATGCTGACTTCTGTACAGAGTAATGGCGTTATTGTTTCCAATATCTCTAAGTCTACCGTAGAAGACATCTCAGGCAGCTACGAAGCTTACTCCATGAAGATTAAACCGATTGTAGGTGAAGCTTCTACCGTTAGGGTGAAACTACCTAAGATTAACGAAGACGGTACTTTCAAATGCGGTAATAGCCAATATTCCATGTCAGCCCAGCGTCGAGATTTAGTGATCAGGAAGATTGATCCTGATACCGTGGCATTGACTTCCTACTTTGGTAAAACCTTCGTAAGACGTGATTCTTACCGTATCGCTAATTACGAGAAATGGTTAATTCAAGAGATTCGTAAAGCCAATCTCAGTGAAAACAAAACAGTACTAGAAACTCGTTCTGGTAATGTGTTCGATAACCTATTAAAAGCACCGAATGTATTCAGTTTACTTTCCATGCACTTTAGGGCGATTACCACTAAAGAATGCTTTGTCTACCTAGATTACCATAAGGCTAAAGAGCGTTTTGGTGAGGAAGCAGTACGTAAGATAGAAGGCAAACACTTGTTCTTCTGTGGTGTTTATAAGAAGAATTACCCATTGGGTATAGACCACGATGATAAGTTCTATTATTTAGATTCAGGTAGTCTAATGCCTCTAGGTACAATTGAAGACATTTGTGGTCTTAATATCGTAAAAGCGCCAGTAGAGTCTATTACGGTAGACATCATGGGTAAAGCGGTACCGATTGCTATTGTATTAGGCTATAAGTTTGGCTTAACCAAGCTCTTAACTCACCTGAAACCTAAACACTATCGTACTCAGCCTATCAATACCAGACCTAAACTAGAGAGCCATGAATACGCTATTGCGTTTAATGATTTCTACTTAATCCTCTCTCGTGAAGATAAGGAAACCTCTTTAATCTTAGGTAGTCTACTGAAGATAGAGGAGACTAACAATGTCTCTGTCTATTCCTTAAACAACAAAGATACCTATTTTAATCTCTTAGAATCCATTAAGATTCCAGGGCGTTACTTAAAAGAGATTGACTTGTATTACAACATGTTTGTTGATCCGATTAGTGAACGTATTCTGATTGAAATGGGTGAGCCGACTGATTTTGGTGGATTGTTGTTTAGAGCAGTGGAAATGTTGAAGAATCGTTACCATAAAGACGAGACGGATATTACCGAACAGCGTATTGTGGGTTACGAGAGAATGACAGGTGAGATTTATACTCAACTGGTTAGAGCCATGCGTGAGCACAATAGACATGGTATTAAAGCCAATTACCCCATCGAATTGAACCCTGAAGCAGTATGGCTGTCGATTCTAAAAGATACCTCTAAACGAATGAAAGAAGACTTGAATCCGATTCAAGACTTAAGGAGTACTGAAGAGGTAACCTTTGTGGGTAATGGTGGTCGCAGTAAGAAAGCCATGGTGAAACGTACACGTGCTCACCACCCAACGAGTATTGGGGTAATCTCAGAAGCCTCTAAAGACTCTTCAGATGCCGGTGTAACGACTTATCTTAGTGGTAATCCTAAGTTTAAGAATCTTTACGGCATGACTGAGAACAGTACGACTGATGAATTGATTAAAGACATTAAACCTGACAATGTCTTGTCTACTGCGATGTTGATTTCTCCTGCTAGTGATACCGATGACGCGAAGAGGAGCTTGCTGGCCGCAGTGCAGTGGGCACAAACTTTCTCAGCGGAGAATTACAAAGTACTACCGACCCGTACTGGATACGACAGTAAGCTTGTAGAAAGAAGTTCAGACCGCTACTGTGCTACTGCAGAGCAAGAGGGTATTGTAACCGAAATCAACAAGTTTGCGATTACCGTAAAATACAAAGACGGTACTACTAAGCAAGTAGAACTAGGTAGAAGATTTGGTACTTCAGGTGGATTTGCTACCCCACATGACATCGTAACCAATCTAAAAGAAGGCAGTAAGGTAAAAGCAGGTGACATCATTGCTTACCATTCTGGGTATTTCACTAAAGACCCCATGAATCCAAATAGCCTAGCACTACGCTATGGTGCTTTAGCTAAAGTAGCACTGATGGAGAATGCGGATACTTTCGAAGATTCGACTGCCATTAGTCAATCCTTCTCTAAACAAACCAAAGTGGTTTCTTCAGCCTTTAAAGACGTAGTGGTGTCATTTAACCAAAACGTCCACAAGATACTGAAGCCTGGTACTGAAGTAAACATCGGTGATGCTTTGTGTATTATCGAGGATTCGATTACTGCAGATACAGGGATGTTCGATGAGGAGTCTATTGACTTATTGAAGAACTTATCTAACTCTTCACCCAAGTCAGCTTATCGAGGTGTAATCGATAGAATCGAAGTCTTCTATAATGGAGACAAAGAGGACATGTCGGAAACATTGAGAAAGATTGCCAATATTACCGATAACATTCTCTATAACAAGGAGAAGGCTTTAGGTAATAAAGGCATGACCGGTGAGGTAACTGACGACTTTAGAGTAGAAGGTAAACCACTACTGATTGATACCGCAGTGATTCGGTTTACCATTACCACTGAGCACAATATTTCCATTGGGGATAAACACCATTGTCCCATTTAAACCTTTCTAATACGGGGAGTCCCTTAGAGCTTTAGTTACTAACTACAGATAGCGATATACTGTAGGGCGTTTCTAATCAAAACGAGATAGTAAAAAGACTAAAGATTGGGTAATCCGTAGCGAAGCTACTCTCCAGTGAGAGCAGTGAGCCTAACGACTATCGAAAACACTCTATTGATGTAGAGGAAGTGAGTAGAGTAGGATGCAAGTGCATCCGAAAAGAAAGGGCAGTGAGATTGGTTCATCAACTTGTTTGGTGGTTCTGTCGCACCGCATGATATAGTCTAAACTCATGTGAAAACATGAGCTGTCTCTATTGAGACGGGTAGAGTGTAACGAACTCTATTGAATGTAATTGAAAACGGTCATTGCCACACAGCTCAAAAACACGATTGCTAAAGTATTCAGTGAAGATAAGGTACCTAGAATCAATCGAGAAGACAATACTCCAGGTGAACCGGTAGACATGATATTCAGTACCAAGTCTATCTACAACCGTATTGTTAACTCACCCTTCTTAGTAGGTATGTCTAATACCATTCTAATTGAAGGCAGTAAACAGGTAGCTGATATTTATTTTAAAAATAAATAAAGAATAATCTACTCTCCTTACCCTATTGCGGGGTAAGGAGAGTAGTATACTATTCTGTCAACGTTCAATACGTTTATTAGTTCGTATAGACAAGCTATACTCACTGTAATTCGGATTGTACTAGCGTTCAATCCTCTTATTAGCTCGTGTACTTGTACACCTCGCTGCAAACTACCTCTCGGTACGTTTGTTAGCGAAGGCTGCAAAGATTTGGCCTGGCATGGTATCAGCAGTAAAGGAAGCCATTCTAGCCACACTAAAGCTACTTTGGATATTAGCCACACTGGTACGTAGTCTACGTTTCAGTTTATCAGACAAGTAAATCTGCTCATTTAAACCTAAACCACTCAATACTGCTAGGTAATCCATAAACGGTGTATCGTCATCGAACAGGTCATTAGCCATACCTAGAGCAATGTCTAACAAACCAGCACCTGTTGCTCCAGCACCACCCATTACTAAAGCACCACCAATCATGTTGAACATGGTGTTCTGTACAGAGAAGGACTCGGATATCGGCATCGCAATGGTTTCTTCCATGGGTACAATACTGAAGTTTACTGTAATAGACATTACGTGTCCATCAGGAGTAAACCCCATGGTACCGTCACCACGGCTAATAGATAGTGAGTCAATAGCACCCAATCTAGTCTGCATTCTGCCTTTGTCGTAGAACTCTAAGTAGAATGGGTTAGAGTGGGAGTGTTTACCAGTAGACAATGGTAGTGCTAAAGCCATGATACAAGCTAGAGGAATGAAGATATCATTCAATGCACTTCGTCTATTAGCATAACGAGAAGTTAGAGTGAATGAGTACCCTGGTTTAGGTTGTTGTGCTTCACTAGATTCCCAGTATTTTGGCATATCTAGGGTACCACCACCACCCATAATCAAGAGACCCTCTAAACCAATAGCTGAAACCGTGTTCTCGAATAGACTCTTCACACCACCCATCACGGTCTCTACCGTATTAGCTAACATCCCATCACCTACGTTACCACCAGCTAGATTGAACATGGTAGAACGAGAAGACGCTGCAGCTGAATTAATCTTTTCAGCAAGAGAAGAAGGTTTAAAGTTGTTAGAGAAGGATTCCGATACTGAACCGGTGTCATCCACTCTAAAGGAGACAAATGCACCACCGTCTCTTAATTCAGACTCCAATAGTGTTTTAAAAGACGGATCACTAATTTCTTCTTTAGTAGGTGAGTCAGCAGAATCAGCTTGAGCAGTTTTACTGCCATCTGCCCCCGCCGCACCTTTATCTTGTTCGGCATTACCAGAAAGCATTTTGTAAGGACCAGCTGCTAAGTAGTTCTGGATATAAGAAGACAAACTCATTCCAGAACGTCCACCTGACCTCTCTTGGTAGATTCTATTTAGCAGAGAGTTCATCCCAGCCTTACTGATGGTGGTGCTTTTCAATATCGCTTCTTGTCTAGCATGAGCTAATCGTTGCGCTCTAGTAGCGATTTTAAACACATCCAATTGTGCTCCACCCTTGTGTAGACCCAGTGCGTTGGCTAAATCAGGAAATACAGACGTGAGGTGGTTATATTCTACAGCAGACGTATCAGCTGGTAAATCTACCCCTTCACCACTGATTTTATTTCCATTGATATCCACAGGCACTGAAGGATAAAGCAAACCTAAGTTTACCATGAAGTGGTTAACAATCGTCTGTACGGCTGTCCAGTATAGTGGCATAGCTGGTTTTAGATAAGCGTAGCGTCCACTAGGTTTTCTCATGAAGAAGTTGACTGCTTTACCTACTAAACCTACTAGAATGAATGGTAGGGCAACTAAGCGAACAGCACCAGCTAATACCTGAGAAGCCGCTCGAATAAACATGAAATCAGCACCTCTACCTTTATTGGCTAAAGAAGCACCAGCAGGTGAATACATACCAAACAAGAAACCGGTTAATGAGTTAAATGCCATGGTGCCTGCTCTAAATGAGACCACACGGTAGTTATCATCGTAGGTTTCACTAAAGTAAGGACCTAAACCATCCATCCCTTTACCTGCCATAAAGCTATTGGGATTCAAAGGGTCACTGAAGTAGTTAGGTTGAGGTAGGGGATTAATCACTAAAGAACCCCCTAGTCCAGTATCTTGGAATTTAAAGTCAGCTGAAGACCAAGTACGCATTTCAATCGGAATACCGTCTAAGTCTTCTTTCCCGACTAAGAACAGGTCTCTTACCCAGTTCTTATCGTTAAATTTAGCAGAATTTCTATCTGCTGCCATGGTCTACCTCCGAAATGATAGAAATAGTTAGTAGAATAGTATAGTCAGAGAAAACGTTTAAGCCATTGGCTGATAGGTTTATTTGTGAAATTAGATTATCCAGCTATTTGAAATAAACAGGAGTATGTTTACATGGCTAAGAACAAACGTTCCCCTATCCCTGCTAAAGGTGCCTTAGGAAAGGCTAAAAGTAAAGGGAAATCAACCACTATTGCCGGTGCCAATAGTGAGAAAGACAAGAAAGTAACCGTATTTAACTCGATAGAGGATAAGAACCTACAAACCAAAGATGCTTACGAAGCAGAGCTCTCCTCTACCATTAACTCCCTTTATAAGTTCAGTACCACCATGAGTTTAGGAGATATTAGCTCCTCCTTAAAAGGCGGTGTGGGTATGCTCAGTAAGATTACTGGTTACATCTCCAAAGCAAGAGAGATAGGGGAGAAGGTAAAGAGTGGTAATATCCTAGATGCAGTAGGTAACCTAGCGCCAGGTGCTAAGTCCGCTATGCAGAAAATGGGTATGGACCCTAGCATTGTCGATAAGATACAAGCTGCGGCCCAAATGGGGGTAAAAGCAGCTGATACTTATAAACAGATTAAGAGCGGTAATCTTAATGTATTAGACGGTGCTCAAGCATTAGCCAAAAGCATCTTAGGGGTAGAGCTACCGGTCATTAAAGATATCCAAGCAATACAGGCAGCGGTAACTGGGATTATATCCGAATACTCTAAAGCCGGTATCGCTCTAAAAGAAGAGTGGAAGAAGCTAGTACAGGAATGGAATCCTAAAACCAATTCAGCTGAAAACAATAGCTGGAATATGGGTACAGACATTGCTTCTACTCTCTTACCAGAACTCGCTAAGAATGGTGATTACGAAACCATGCTAGCGGCCATTGCTCACTCTGATCCATTGAGAATGGAGAAAGTGAGTGGTGATGTAATCAGTAAGATGCTAAAAGAGTACAGTAACAATACCGTGTTCAATCGACAGAGAACACCACAAGAGAACTATACTTTAATCATGAAAGTGATTAAAGCGTTTAGAGGAGGTGAGTTCCTCTGGGTAGATAGAAGCAATCCTTCGCGTAAAGGATTTAATCTAAAACCCTTTATGGATGCTTCCCAAGACTTCAAGAAGATAGCCACTATTAACCTAGCTAGTAGGGCTTATCTGAAGGATACCGATACTTCTGGTATTCTGCATTACAATTATACCGATGATAAGAACGAAGTATTGGTACTATTGACTTCAGTGTTTAAACAGACGACGACTAACCATGATACCGAATTGAGAAAAGACTTCTCTGAGTTTATGGGTAATAAAACCAAACCAGTAAAGTCATTGGTTACGCCTTCTGAGTTTAAAGCTAACATTACCATCTAAAAAAGAAGTAAAGAATAGGTATACCCTCTCTACTCCCCGTAATAGGGAGTAGAGAGGAGTAGCTTATTTCTCTAATTGAGAGGATTCCACTAACTTAGGTTTCAGTTTGTTCAGTACACGAGTCATCTGTTTATCTCGCATCTTAAACTTACCTTTCTCGTCAATGTAATAAGCCACAAACGGCTTATCGTTCTTCAAGAAGAGTTCTAATAGAGGTGGTGAGGATAGAATCGAGTAATAGAGAAAGGTTTCCATGATTGCATCGGATACGTATTTCTCATTGAAGATACTCTCTTCTTTCCCTTTAGCCAATTCCGATAGGTAATCCCTCAACTCATTACCATTCATCTCCCTAATCTTGTCATTCTTCTCTTTCAGTTTGTACCACTGGATAGCGGTGTATACTGATACGAATGAGCCGTATTGCGGGTGATGAAACACGCGATGTGATTCAATGGTTAGGTTTCTACCGAGTAGGGTATTGGCTACTTTGTCAATTCGAGTGTGATCTACCCCATCTAGACTGGGGTTGATATTACTCAAATCCACCTTCTTCATCTTCGGATAACGCTGAAGATTATCATTCATGTTGCCCCCTAACGTTACTCTTGCTCAGCTCCTTCTGTATCACGGCGGCGAGGACGACGAGAATTATTGCGTTTCTCGTGGTAGTTAGCCAGATTGGATTCAGGGGCTTTATGGACTTCATCGTGGATGCCTGACTTCTTGATATATTCAGGAGTCAGGTCAGGCACAACATTATCACTAACACCCATGTTACCGATGTGGTAGGTATAGGATTTCACGGTACCTGATTTACGCTGCATACTGATAGAGATGTCTACCCATTCCAAGTCCAGAATGTGCAGAAACTCACCCAGTACTTTCACGCTGATGAAGTCACGGGAGAACTCTTTCAGTAGACGAGAACGCTCGGCATTCAAGTCATTACGAGAAAGAGTATTGTTGTTGTACTTCTGCAGAGTAGATTCGATAATCTCCTCCATTTGGGTGAAGGTGATTTTCTCATCCTCGAACTGGGGACAATCTACCTTACCTTTACCGTCGTAACGGTCTTTTACAATCTTGCGTAGAAGTGCTGCCAATACCCCACCCCAAGTGGCAGGGATGTCTTGCATCGCACCGTCCTTGGATTCAGTGATCTTTCTAAACCCAGTCAATTGTAAGTTTTCTTTAATGCTCATCGTTAGATTCCTTTTTGTTTTAGATTCAACATTGGCTCCACTGATTAGGTGGAGGATATACTAATTACGGTAAATGACCAATTCATCTACCACTTCATTAACCGATAAGGCTACTAAGATAGCAAACCTTATACGAGTTAATACGGCATACGCTTGTAAGCGCTTTACTTCCTTTAGTAGGTTAATAACCGATACCAGATAATTCGATAGAATCCCCTTATCGGTACCCCGAGCATTATACCTAAGGTACTTCCTCAGGGTATAATAGTTGTCAGTAACACTCACCATGAATACGCGAGCAACATCTCTTAGGTCTAAAGACTTAAGATAGGTATTCAGTCTGGTTTGTTCTTCTACCGTGAGGTAAGTGTTCTCTCTGTATTTTAATCCATATACCTGTTCTTCGTACTCCATGAAGTAGGTATTAGGAATCTCATCACCCAGATAGTCTATTCTTTCTAACTGGATTTGGAAATACCACAGTAAGCTGTCGACCATTTCTTCAGTCGTAATACCTGTATCACTTTCTTTAAATAAAGCGATATTGGCTAAGTGCTTTTCACGTATTTCCTTTTCATGGTCTTTCAATGTTTCTTTTATCTTCTCTTTACTACTAGAGAGAAAAGAGTGAATTTTGTTTAATAGATTCGGCATTTGAATATTACTCCAATTTAGAAACGCTCGTATTTACGTACATTTCTTTGAATAGATACATTAGAATACGTGAGTTTTTGAAATGAGTTAATCTTTTTCAAAATCACGTCTCTTATCACTTCAATAATATAGCCCTATAATCTTCTAGAATATAGGCTAAAGAGGAACATTAAAGATGGAACAGTTTATCGAAGATCATGCTACTGCTAAAAGCAGTAGGCCACCACTGGGAATCGAAGCATTCTTAGTGAATGGTAGTGTTTCCAAACACGATAGACAAGGTATCCTGGACGAGAATACTAAGTTAAGGCAATTGATTGCTAGAGGTATTCTAGCCCAAGACAATATCTTGGCAGATAAAGACATGATTAATGTCGCATTAAAAGCCATGGCTGATAATGATAAAGTCGTGATTGCTCAGGCTCGCTTAGCGGTAGATGAGGAATCCAATAATGCTTCTAAAGACCTGGTGGCTGCTATTGTTAGCGAAGTCATTGGTCGTCCGATTAATACACCTAGTGTTAATCCTGAGATTAGAAGAGACATGGATATAGAACTACCCAGTGCCTCTCGTGAGATTAACGATGATGAGTTAGTAGTCGGTACAGAGCAGCTTAGTGAAGCTGAGGTACTCGAACAGCTCAATGGTAGTAGTGAGTAAACCATGAGTACTCAATTGAATAATTTAACGCCTTATTCATTAGGGATTGCTGCAGTTAACTTAGAATTAGGTACGGATATCCTAACAGTTTATCCTCAATCGATTCTACCCATGCGAGATGGTGAAGTGATTGATGCCATGGAGGAGACCAGCCAAACCATTACGGATTCATTTGGTCGTACTTCTACTGTAAAAATCAGCACCTCTAATGCGATTAAAGCTAAGTGGTATTGTCAAGACCCTAACCTCATGACACCGCCTAATGTCAGACGTGGTGCTAAAGTCATGCTGTGGCGTCAAGCCAATACAGATTACTTCTATTGGTCTACTACAACCAATACTGACAATTACCAGAAGTTAGAAGAACGCGTCTATGGTTACTCTAATACCAAGAACGAAAGTGTAGACCACACTAAAGACCCTAATGCTACTTGGACTCAAGGTGTTTCCACACTAAGAAAAGAAGTCAATCTTATCCATACGACTAAGTCAGATGGAGAACAGTGGGCTTACGACATCAATGTCAATGCCAAAGAAGGATTCATTATCCTGAAAGATGATATTGACAACATGATTAGAATTGATTCTAAGAACCACATTATCCGCCTACAGACTACAGACGGTGCTTTTATCGAAATCAATAAGCGCAATATCAATATTGGTTGCGATAACATGAGTACAGTAGCGGATTCTACCATTAGTGAAAAATCCACTAATAAGACCGGTAACTACTCAGCTGGATGGAATACCGAAACACCTGTACATTCTCAGTTAGGTAACTATAATATTACCGGTGGGATTACGGGTAGTCCTGGTAGTGGTGGTAGTGGCTTTACGATTACTGGTGACATTAACCAAATTGGTAGCATTACTTCTACAGAAGACCACAAAGCTGGTGGTATATCACTGATGCACCATCACCACACCTGCTCGGCGGGTGAAAGTGGTGAACCTCATTAAGAGATTTAGCAGTAAATAGCAATTGCTGAGCCATAGAAGCTCTTAGAAAGCGATTAGACTATAGAGTAATACCTTTGTACCATTTTGCATTAAATCGCTTATACGCGCTTCCTAGCGCCTTCTACGCTCATTCTGTACTTTCGTACTAAAAACTCAATCTAGAGTGAAAATAGACCCATTAGCTCGCATTACTAACATAATGCTCACTGTAAACCCATTACTAACGATTCGTTAGATAGACACTGCTCTCTACTCCTCTAGGTGGGAGTAGAGAGCAGCATTGTCTTATTTGTTTTCAGGAGTCGGTAGTACAAAGTCATCTGGTAGTACAATACAGAATTCTCGAGTATCGACAAAGGTAAAACCTATCAGTAAACTGAACAGCTTTTCCATCAGTACCTCTTTACTACCCATTTCTTCTAACAATTCATCGATTCCATCACTGGGTAAGAGTAAGTCTTTACTCTCCTGTTCAATCTGCCTAATCTGGTCAGCAGCTTCTTTTCTAGAGAGAGGAAAGACCTTAGGTACCATCATCACAACCGAATCCAATCGATGTTTAGATAAAGGTACCCAGTGATACAGTAACCAATCGTACCAATCGTAGGTAAAGAAACCCACTACATTCTCATCTAGAAAACCAGGAGTAATATCCGTATAAGGGGAATTGATTACCCTTACTGGTACCATGTTATCGGTATAGTACTTTAAACAGAGTACGAAGTCGTTAATCTCCTCCTTATTGAGCTGGTAAGGATAGATGTTTAAGATAAGCTCAGTACGGTTAATCTTACCTTCTCGAGTGGAATTGTAGATATACCTGGCTACGGTATCTCTTAGATTCACTAAAAGAGTAGTCGGTTTAGAATGCTGTAAGGTATTGAGGTTTCTCTCTTTATAGCGTTTCCTAAACTCATGTAAGTCTATCCCATCGAAATCATCTCGCTCACGAGTGAAGTATCCGTTTAAAAGTATCTCTTCCGTGAGGATATCATCCATGGATTCTAATACAGCTAAGCGAGTATCGAATAAGCAATCAATATCCACTAGGATACCATGGGATTTGGCTTTCTCTTTATCATTCGCTATCATCCCTTACTCCTTTAAGTCGGAGTAGTAGATAATGAAGTTATTGATGCAATAGCGATAGTTTTCCTTAAAGGTAAAGATTAAGGCTAAAAGGACTCTTAACCAACGATTGTCTTTATCTCTTACCAGCTTTTCGTAATAACTGGTATCCGCACTACTTTGCTCGTCTATCAATTTACCCATGAGATTATTGATGTCATTGGGGTAATGTACTACGTATAGGCAATATACTTGGTGTAATACGATAGAGAGCAGGGAATCCGGTAAACCTCTAGGACCTAAGTGTTTCTTACTCAATTCAGACAGGGTATCGTAATTGAGGTAATCGATTAGATTATACCGATAACGAAGAGAATCAATCGCACTGTATATCTTGGTTAAGTCTTTATCGCTGCACTTAGAGAGTACTTGAGCAAAGACTTCGTATAGCCGATACTCCATTTGTTTTAATGGAGACTCCATAACCTCTTCTTTTAGGTTAGTGAGGTATTCACTGGCCTTGAGGTAATTGGCTTTCTCTTTATCGGTTTTATTCAAGCCACTGAAATCAATGTCTTCTAATGCTAAATTGGTTTCCATTTATTCCTCCTAGTAGAGTAGGGTGGACTTCAGCATCATGGCAGTTAAGTAAGAGTGTAACATCTTATTCGCTCCTACTTGACCAGTATAAGGTTTCAATGCATTAGCCGATGCTTGCCCCATCTTAACAATAGATTGCTCTAATAGACGGTTACCGTTCTCAGAACCACCCCTAAAGTGCATCATTTCCTCAGCAGTCTTAATCAAACCCATGGATAATAGGTTGTTTACCTCAGGATAAGAGATACGACCGCCTTTAGATTCACTACCAGTAGCTTGAAGGGTGAAGGAATCAATGTGGCTATTGTCTTTAGGGATAGAGATTTTCTTAGAAATCATCTGTTGTTGAATACGGACAGGTAGGTGCAGTACCATGGACTTCTTATTCGAGAGTTCACGTGAACCATCATCCGAGTACATCCAGATTTTGTGGTAGAAGTTGATGTTGTATTTATCGGCTACATTCTGTAGATTGTCGATATCCAAACGGTAATCGTCTTCTCCTACCGGAGTAATAATTTGTAGGTAATCCTCTTCATTCTTGAATTTTATCATCAATTCTTCGAATTCTTTATCACTTAATGCTTCTAAACGTTTACGTGTACGTTCTCCGTTATCCGATTTAGGGAGCATAGCTTGCACCAACTTTACTGCGTAGTCAGTGGCCTTTTTTCTAGCTTCAATTTGGCTCATTTGTCTTTGTCCTTCTTAAGCTAATATAAATAGAAATAAAACACACAGTAGTCATTCAGACTACTGTGTGTCTATCTATCGATTAGATTAGTTTAGGTTCTTCTACAGAAGTCTCTTCCTCTACGGTAATCTCACCATCTTGCTGGGATTCCCCAATGGCTTGGTTGACTTCCTCGGTAGTAAATTCACCACTAACGGTTTCTTCACCTTGAGTGAGAGAAAGATTCTCTTCTTCATCGAAGAGTCCTTCAGTTGCCTGATTGGCTTTTTCTGCTTCTTTCACCAGTTCACCTTGTACAGTAGCCAGGTCTCGTAGAGATTCAGCCAATTCTTCAATCTCATCACCTTGCTCATTCTTCACAAACCAGTCTTTATCGAGTTTACCGTTTTTACCATATTCGCTCATGTAAGGGAAGATGGTTTTATCCAGTAACTCTAACCACTCTTTAGAAGGCAATACATCACCTAAGAGGGTACGGGCATTCAGGGTAGAAATACCCGAAGCGACACCGAGTTTGTAAATCAAGAGATTCAGTTCACGATTGATGACGTAAATTTGCTCGGTAATGGGTTTGTTTACCAAGAGAGCCTTAAAGGTATTCTTATTAAAACCCATCTCGTTAAACATACCGACAAAGTCGATCTCATGCTTTTCACAAAGCTCTTTCACATCTCGAAGGATGAGATTCGGGTCAGTAATGAAGGCTTCTAAAGATTCGTCCTTAATACCGATACCTTCAATTTCCTTCTTACCGGTAATCTTTTCGTACTCTTCATTGGCTTTATCAATGTCGACGTACTCTACTTGATCCAAAGTATCCATATTGCATTTGTTCCTTAAAATTGACTATTTAGCACTCTCTCGTTTTGCACGAGAGGTATTGTCTTCAATAAGACTATTCGTTTCAGAAGCATTCACCATTTGTTTGGCATACTTCTTCTTAATGGTTTTCTTATCACTCTCTAACCAGAAAGGGTGATAAGTCCCTAAAGCCATCCGCATGATGTCCAGAGTAGAGAGCTCTAGTTGCTCATGTGCCGTATCATCGAGAGAGTACCAGTAACGGGTATCCAGAATCATGTCCCAAGAGTAACCGTTCTGTTTTACTTTCTCGTACAGTGTAGCGGGAGTGAGTTCTAATAGACGTTTATCAATCGCTCTTAGGTGTTCAGCCCAGTACTGGGACATCTGTAACATATCAGCACAAATGCTAATCGCACGAGACAGACGATGATTTTCGTCTAAGAGACTACGCACCGTCGTACGAGAGAGTTTCACATCAGGTAAGAGAACACAAGAGACATCTTTAAAGTTATCGGTACCGGTAATCTCACCGGTTAAACCGTACATGCCATGTTGGCGTAAGAAGTGGAAATGAGTCAGGTTCTCTAGGATACCATACTTCTGGGAAACGATGATTTCCAAATGGTAACCAGAAGGACCGGTTTTACACCGCCACTGTTGCATGGTCACGATATTCAAGTCATCGGGATTGTTATCCTCACCCGCATCTCTCAGTGGGTACTTCTGTACGTTCTTATCGGTTTTAAAATGTAGTTTGTTTACGTTCTTGATTAGCCACATGCAAGTGGACAAGAACATGATGTTTTCAGGTACCCCTTTTAACTTCTTACCGGTTTCGGAGTATTGGGATGGTTTGTGTTGTGGAGCGTAAGGGTCTAACTGGAATGCTTGGCCATAGTGCACCGTACCGGTAAAGTAGGTATTGGTACCTACTAACAAGTCTGGTAGCTGGTCAATCATGTTTTTCTTGAAACGACCAGAGTTCATGGCCACCATGTTTTGTTTGGCATCACCTAAGTCGGTTTTATCGTAAAGCTCTTGAACGGCTTCTACAATAAACATGGAAATGGAGTCAATGCTAACAAATGTAGGTAAGAGAATCTTGATGGCTTTACCATTTTTATTAATTAGCGGAGTGTCTACTTTAAAAGAAGCACCTTGTTTCTTTTTGGAAAGCATCCAGTCCTTAGCCATCTTAAACCATTCGTCTCCTTTGTAGAGCGATGCTTCTGTTACTAACCAGCGAGGGTTTTCTCCTTCGAACCAATCGGGTTCATTGGGTTTGACGATTCTTCTTAGTCTAAGCTCTAGACCAGGAATATAGGTATTGTTTTCAGTATCGTATTTCTGGCCTGGGCTTAAGTGGTGTGCTCGAAAGGCAGCGACTTGATTGACGTAGTCGGCTAGGGCGGATTTGTATGAGTTTCCTGGCCCCACGAAGATAATGGAGCCATTATGCCCGCCATTGGTGAGGTATTGGCCATTAATGGCTTTTACAGGTGAGCCAGTGGGGATGTCCATCAAGCACCCTACGTTTAAGTTTACCCGTAGGTATGGGGACTGTTTCGCTGGCATTTGAAAAAATTCAGACATGTAAAACTCCGTTCTGTCTAATGATGATTAGATGGGGTAAAATAGCATGTAAAAGCATCGGTTTTTTGTTCAGATATTGGGAAGAACCGATAGAATTTAGATGTCTCGTTTTCGATTAAAAATCAGAGTATATTTAGAAGGAATTGAAGTGATGGAAAAAAACGATTGGCATGTCTCAGTAGCCCTGTCTGTAGAGGCACTGAGAAGCGATATTTCTACGCTAAGAGAGATGGATCTCTCGAATGAAGGTTTGGCGACTACTCTAACTAATCTCTTTAGAAACACCTACAATACACTGCGTTTATCCATTAGTGGTTTCTTGGAAAAGAATGACTACGGTGTATTGAAGCTGGATGAGAATCTGGCTCGTAAACTGGATAAGAGTAAACTGAGTAAGAACTACGCTTACTTACTGGATACCCAGGTAGAAGTACCGGTAGGCATGAAAGGCCATTACCTACCCTATACTGAGGTATCTCTAAAACTCTCTACTTTGTTCAGTGGTTTACAGAGCCAAGTAGAGAAACTGCGTAGTGATGTCGGTAGAGTAATCTCTACTGAAAAAGGACTATTGGATTCTACTCTCTTCGATGATAAGTATTACCTGGAAGAGAACAAGGTAGTAAAGAATGCGATTAAGGAATGGTCATTGCATCGGGTAGCCAATGACATTGTACCTTCACGTGCTTTTGGTGATGTCTTTCGTAATGGTAATGAACTGGTGGAGAGCATTGGTGTAGCTCGTCAGTGTAACGATAATCTTAATCAAGTGAATCGTAAGAAGCTGATTGCTAACATTGAGACCACCATGACTTACGTGAAGGACTTAATGGAAGCAGCTAAAGAAGGTTATTCTAAACCACTGATGCTGAAGATTGCTAATGCTATTGCTGCAGTAGCTGAGAATGTGGAAACACTCTCTGCTGCTGTGTATAACACTAAGATGTTGAATGTAGCATTGGATAGTGTTAATGAAAAAGTAACTTCACTAGTAAACTAGTTTCGTTTTACTACGTAGAACTTCACTAGTAAACTAAAACTAATAGACACTACTACTCTCTACTCCTCTAGGTGGGAGTAGAGAGCAGTGAGTTTATGCTGTCTTATAAAGCAATAGAGGGTTTCCACTTAGCTGGCTCTTGTAGGTAGTTCTTAACATCTAGATAACTATCTACAGTAGAATAAGGGTTCTTATACAGGACTAGGTTATCCAAGTCCATGTTCCTCTTATCCCCATCCTTAAAGGTAACACCAATCTGTTCTAACTCTAAACCATCTGGATTCTTAAAGGTAAAGACCAATAATACGGCTAAATAGAGTTTCATCTTCCTTTCACGGATGTTGCTATTGTAAAAGGGACGCAGTCTCATGACCACGTCTCCATTTCTATCAATAGCCCCTCTAACGGTTCTATACTTGTTTCTACCACCAATAACGACTTCTCCTTCTTTCGATATCTTGTAGGTATCGCTAAATCGTTTATCGGGTATGGTAAAGTAATCCTTATTCGATGTATCCATCTTTTATCTCCCTATTCGGTAAATCCAGGTAATAGGTATTACACATGTAACGAGTGAGCAGATTAGCTAGAGATAGGTTGTTTTGGTTACCATCTCGATATTCTACTTCTACAAAGTCTAATCCGTATCGACCAGGATTCAAGAAGGTAAATGCTAATAAAGCATCTAGGTAAACCTTCTTCTTCATCTTAGTATCTCGATTCACTCTTAAAGCTACATATAACCTACCATTGCTATCTGCTTTAGGTAATACGTTTCTATTCAGCTTACAATCGTACACGATACCGTTCTTAGTGATTTTGTAGTAGGAATAGAAACGAGTATCGGGAATATCGTAAGTAATATCAAATTCTCTCATTGAGTACACTCCAGTAGTACTCAGTCTCATTTCTACTCTTCTAATACTAGCTTTTCATCTAGTAAGAAATATAAAACCTGAAGAAGGTGCAATATTAATGAAAGTCAAATTGGGAGAATAGAGGGAACTACACCTTCTTCTTTGACTTTATAGGATTTAGATTTCAATGAAGGAGTGAGAAGTGAAGGCGGAGTATATGTCAATATACGAACGACTGAACGCTACGAACGAGTGAATTAGAAATCTTAAGAGTATAAAGGTTTCTTCTTGCAAGGAGGGCTGTTTATGGGTTTCTGACGCCGTAGGCGTCAAGATAGATAGATAGATAGTCCTAACAGTTACCTATTCTGTATTAATTTATTTATACTACACTACTCTTAATCTACTCTATTACTCTATTCTAATAACAATACTAATACCAATAGACTAGACTACTAAGACTAGATAGACTACTGAAGAGAACACCTTTCTCTAGATGGACTAGAGAGACTAAACCCTTTTCTTTTTGCTTCTTTTTCTTTACTGGATACTGAATTGAATACTACTCTACTCCCCGTAATGAGGAGTAGAGTAGTCTAATCTAGTTTGTCTTACATTAAGGCTGATTCTTTAATCTCTTAATCTCATTCTCCAACTCTTGAATCTTATTGTAGTATTCAATCACCTTCTCTTCAGCGATTCTCAGTTTAGTCTTAATCCCTTCTCCAGTATTGGTTAATTCCAGTAATCGCTCTAAGGTAGGTTTCTTTTCCTTCTTCTTCTCTTTCCTGACATTCTTGATTCTTTCATGGTCTACGTTATCGACTATATAGATATCGGACATGACCATGGATTCTGCTTGAATATCTACACCTAATTGTAGATTGGCTAATTCCTGGAATTGCTCGATTAAGGCTTCAATATTCTCATCTTTAGGTAAGGCTCCTAAACGGATACCAATACCCATAGTGACGTAGGCTACCCCTGTACCGATAGGGTAGGATTCTAAGTAATGGAGAGGGAAGGAATAGACAGTACCTGAGTCTGTCTTTAAGAAGATAATCCTACCTTCTTTATCCATGTGTTCTTGGAAGAGAGAGTCTGCTAAGCTGTATTTACGGTAATAGGTAGAGAGCACATCTGTACCCATGTTGATTAATTGTCCGTAATTAGAGATAGCAGTACAGGTTAGAGGGGTATTGACAGGGAGTAGGTTATGGAAGGGATTATTGAGCTTCCAGAGACCTCTACTACCCACAGTAGGATTATTCAACATTGTACTCATTCGCTTTGCTCCTTCTTACAATGTCTCATGTCTTCGAGATTCAGTAAATCACTCATTTCGTTTCCTTATAAAGGTATAGGGGAAAATTCATAGCAGTATAGAGAGAAAGGTTAGTGGGATTATAGCTATATGCTCTAAATTGCTCTTAGATTGAGATTAGAGTGTCTATAGTAGGGTAGCTTACCTCAGTAGCTTAATCGCTCTATAACACGCTCTATAAGCGAGTAATCGCTATTCTTTGTATAAAGACTGGGTAATCTACTTTATAAAACAGTGAAAATGATAATAGAACACTACTCTTCGCCAGAAGAGTAGGATGAGTGAAATGAAATGGAACGAATACTACTCTACTACCCTAGCGATGGGGTAGTAGAGTAGCTTCATTGGGTATTACTTAGTCTCTTCTTTAGTAGAAGAAGTAGGTTTAGTTGGTTGTACTTCTTCCTCTAGGTTATAAGCTTTCTTATTCTCTTCTACTGCTAGTTCTACCCTTACTGGTAATTCTGCTTCTTCTTCAATGACAGTTACAGTCGGTACGTGGGTAGGATAAGTATAATTAGAGTAGCCGGTTACCGTAGTCTCTTCAGTAGGGTGTACATGAGGCTCTAGTACCGGTGCTGCTTCTGCAGTCAGTGCTTCTGCTGCCTGATTCTGTACCTGTTGTACCTCTTGTAAGGTTTCAATGACGGTACGATAAGCAATCAATTGTAAGGTAGTGCTCTTTAACATCTCTTCAAGCTTATCCACTCTAGAGAGGGCACTAGTGAGTTCTTTACGAACAGTAGCGAATTCTGCCATCATTTGGTTATCGAAGAGGACTTGGTCTCCTACTTGTTGAGACCTATTTTGCCATTCTTGCATATTTGGTTTCCTTTACTGTCTAGTAATGGTAATACCAGTATTGATATTATTCGGAGGTAACACAATGTTATCCTCGCTAATAACACAATACACGATATCGGAGAGTACGGAATACTCCATGAAGGAGTGGGAGATTAAGAAGATTTGGTTATCAGGGAATTCCTCTGCTAGTCTTTCAATCAACTTAATCACGTTTTCTCGATGTTTGGCATCGAAGGTTCTGCCTGGTTCATCTAAGTAGAGTGGGTAATTGTCTAGCTTTAGGGACTTCATCACCATGAACTTGAAGGCTAGGTTAATGATTTCACGGATACCATCACTACCTAAAGAGACATCAGGTTTTAGGTGATTAGAGTGCCCTACGGTAATCGGGAATCGATAAGAGAGCTCCTCTCCTGTCTCTACCTTAGACGGATGTACGATTAAGGGATAAGACCAGATAGAGGCAATGAAACCATTGAGTCGAGCTAAGAATATCTTAATATAACCCAATAAGCCTTCTGCAATTAAACCATCTTGAGGATTGAGCGCTTCGATAATGGCTTGAAAGACTACTCTCTCCTCTTCTAGGGATTTTACTGTATTTTCCAGTAATTCAATTTGCTTCTGCTTACCGGCTAGACTAATCTGTTTCTTAGAGAGTAGAGCAATCTCTTCTCTAAGATTCACTACGATTCGGTGTACGGTATCGTAGAGGTCTTTCTCAATGATCTTAAAGTTTATCTTCTCTTGCTCTTCTACCTTACTGGCTACATTGCGTTTATATTCATCGTAAACCTGATAACAGTGTAGCTTATCCTCTAAGACTTTCTGTCTTCTCTTAAAGTGAGCCAGCTTCTCTTTTAGCTCTAATGACTCTTTCTCGAGTTTCACTAAAGTCTCTTCTAAAGAGAGTCTGTATTTCTCATCCACCCCATTGAGATTCTTAATCTTCTCTTCAATCTCTTTTAGCTGTAAGAGTAGTTCATTCTTCTTCACTTTATCCTTTAATCCCTGTTTGGTTTTATCAATACAGGAGTAGAGATAACTACCATTCTGGTAGAGTTTCCTCTCCTTAATCTCTTGGATTAGGGGAGAGAATAAACCATTGAAAGAGGAGAGTAAGGTTAAGAGTTGTTTCAATACCTCAATATCTCGATTGAGAGTAGTCGTTATAGATTGCTTCTCTTTTAGAGACTGGTTGAGAGTAGAGAGCTTCTCTTTCTCTTCAGTTAAGGAGAGAGTGAGTTTCTCTAAAGCTTCTTTAGAGTAACCTAAATGGAATTCATGGTGACAATTCGGACATTCTACTTTAGCTTGTCTTTCCTTCTCTTTAATTGAGTGGATTCTCTCAGTGATTTTAGCTATCTTGACATTAGATTGGTTTACTGAGTGATTAAGAGTATCGATTTCTTCTTGTAATTGCTTTAAGAGGCGATAGGAGAGCGTTTCACTCTCTATCTTAAGGGATTCCTCAATGTAGCGGTTAATCTCGTTGTATTGAGCGTTTAGCTGCTTTAGAAGCGACTCTGGATACTCTAATCTATCAATGTGTTTATCAATCTCAAATCCCTCAATTTCTGCTTGTAATTCAGTTTGGGATTTCAATAGGTCTTCTAAACTAGTGGACCTTAGTTGATTAATCTCTAAGAGCTTGTTTTCTGTTTCGGTATAAGACTCTAAAACAGTACGGTATCGATTCGAACGAGAATAGCTCTCGTGTTTATAGTGTTCAATGTGTTTTACAATATCAGCTAGGTCTTCAGGACGAATGTATTGCTTATAGACTTCTTTACTGGTTTGGTAGAGGTCTTTAGACCAATTGACTAATTCCTGATTATTCTTACCTTGCTGACGGATTAAGTCCTCTAGGTAATCTGGGTCATTCATCTCGGGAGAGAAGGAAACCAGATTGTTTAAATATTCGATTTCTTCCTCTTTATCCCGAATGGTCTTATTAATCGCCATTAGGTCTTCACTCTCGAGATTACCTTGAGAGACAGAGACTAATTGCTGTTTGGTTTTCTTCAATGCCCCTACGGTATCCCTTAGTCTTTCCTTGGCTTTATTGAATACCGAGAAAGCGTAGGTGTAATCCGTATCGCACAATAAGGTAAACCACTCTTTTCTCTTTTGTGGAGAGAGACGAGTGAGGTATTCCTTATCGGTTAATAAGGCATGGATTTCTTTAGTGTAGTTAAAGTAATCTTTTACTAGCTGAGTCTGGTAGGTAACCGTACCACCGATATTGAGTTCTTCATTGGTGTTTAAGTCAATAAAGGAGTGTTTGTTCTCCTTAAAATCGTTAATGAGACGATAGGTATTACCTAGGTGCTCTATTACGATTTCCTTGTATCCGTTTTTAGTAAAGTCTACCTTGTCAGCAGGTAAGGGAGAGAGGTAATGCAATAAAGAAGACTTACCGCTACCATTGGTACCGATAATGGATAAGACATTACCTATCTTAGTAAAGTCTATTTCGATTTCAGTAATCGAGGAGAGTTCTAATCGATAGCACCCTCGAAGAATGAGTTTGATGATTTTCACTGACTAACCCTCTATTCAGTTTTCTTAATTCAGAATAGACTAATCATTTCGATTAAATGGCAAACAGAATAGATAGTACACTCTACCTACTACCCCTAAGTGAGGTAGTAGGTAGAGTAGTATACTGCTATTTAAGCAACAGACAATTGTAATTTCATTCGATTGTCTACTAAGCGACCCACGTCTTTTTGCATCTCTTCTCTACTGTAGCGCAACCAGCGGGGTGTCTTAGCAATGATTTCACGAATGATCTTCTCTTTAGTCTCTTTACCTATCTGGATTTTGCCATCAATCAATTGGGTTTCAATTACACCCAATTCGACATTATCCCAGAATACTCGGTTCAGTTTCATGCCTACGCCTAAGGCTGAATCGGTTTCACAGACAGATAAAATCTCATTGACTTTGTGAAAAATATCATCTTCCAAAACCTCTACTTTAAATAGCCTGCTGTATAGCGAGGAGAGAAACAGAATCCGAATCATTCTTTCAGGAAAGATTTTATCGGCTAACCAGTAGCTAAAGCGAAGAAAATAAGATTGGTTACCCATGATCTTAGCTCCTCAGGATAGTTCATCAAGGACCTGTCTTGTAGACAGAACCTTTCTTCACTCTCCCTCTCCTGAAGAGAGGGTTAACTCGTATTGCTATCGCAACACTCGTTGACCTTTCTTAAAGAGAGGGTTTAGCATTGGGATGAAAGACAAACTGAATACTGGGCTAGCTCTACGAAGTACAGTGAGTCTCGTAGAGACGAGCTATTCAGCCAGGAATTGAGACGAATAGGTACCTCGAACAATCGCGTAATTCTTCAGTCTCACAGTATTGCTATCTATCTTCTCGTGCATAGCGATGAAAACCGCATAGCGATAGACTGCTCCTGATTCATGCCAGAGTAAGAGTTTTACTAATGGCATTTCATCTTCAATCTGTTTAAACTGATTACGTAAGGGGATGTCTACACCAAAGCTTAAGGTAATCTCTTTTTCCACTCCATTATCGAATTGAATCTTAGGTTTAATGGAATTCACATCGGTACCTAAGGTTTTCAAGAGAGACTTACCTAAGGATACCTTTTTGTTTTCATTACCCTGAATATCCTTCTCTACGACCATTTCCTTAGTGGTATAGAAGTATTCAGTTAAGTCAATCTCACGAATGTGTTCAGCTTTATTGACATAGTGAGACAAGACGTGGTTAAGCTCAGTGAGGTGGTCAATATTCCTCATGGCTAGATAGATGGGGTCATTAACATAGGTTAAGCCTTTACCGTCTATGGTCTCGAGATTAGGTACCCCTTTAGGACGACAGAGGTAATACTTACCGTACTTGTGTAGAGCACTGTATACCTTAGAAGAGGTAATATTGTCCATCTGTAAGCAGTAGATTAAGTTGTTGTGCTGATAGTGCTGCTTTAACCAGATGTCTTGTACTTCTTCTATCATGTTGACTATTGGGTCACCTCCCTCTAGATAGAGGATAGCGATTTGGGTATCAGCTATCATCTTTCCGGTATAGAGGTCAATGGGGAGTTTCTTTTCTACTCCGTTGATGAGTTTCTTAGGGGCAGTAATACTACCTGGATTACCTAGGAAGAAGATGTTCTTATCCTCTCGTCCTTGATAAGAGAGATACATCCTCTTATTGGAAAGCAGAGGATGAGGTTTTAATGGTTTCTTCCCTTTTGCTAGGTCTTCTAGGGTAATATCGCTCTCTAGAATACCTTGGGTTTGGGTGAGGTCTACCTGGTACTTGAGGTTATTAGCCAGATTAGCCGCTATGGTAGCCATCTTATCGGCAAACACATTGGCAATATTAGACAGAGTGCGTTTGTCTGCTTTCGCATCTCCGTGTCCTTTAATCCACTGAGGAGCAAAGTGTAGTTTCTGCTCTCTAATCTGTTGTAATAGGTAATGGATGTCTAACCATTGCTCTTTATTAGATAAAGGTTTACCCGTAGAGCTCATCCAGTTCTCTCTAGCCCATTTATCCACTTGCTTCAATCCCCCTAATACGTATTGGGAATCGCAGTAGAGTAGAGTGAAATCCACTCTCTCTTCTAAGATAATGGCTAAGGCTTTCTTCATGGCTTCTAATTCAGCCAGATTGTTACTGCCTGGAGTAGGGAACCCACGAGAGTATTCCTTCATTTTCTCAATAAAGACCAAGTAAGGTTTATCGTTTAATACCTTCTTACCATCTTGAATACGAATGAAGGTGTTTCTAAATTCTTCTACTGAGTTTACAGTAGGGAATTCTTTAATGCCTTCAGTTTCCGGTTTCTTACCTTCCCAATAACCTAAGGTAGTTGGGAAGAGACCATTGATTGGAAACTTAGCATAAGGCTTATTCGAATACGTATACCAGTGTAATCCACAGCCATAGGGACCAGGGTTTTCCCTGAAGTTACCGCCATCGCAGTAGATCACCATGCCGCTGCCAATATAAGACACGAGTGGCTCCTTAAAGTAATTGATAAATCAATAGAAAGTAATAGAAAGTAATAATAAATCAATACTGGATACCCCCACCGAAAAGCAGGGGTATCCAGTGTATCGTAATATCAAATTTAATCGAGGTAGCTTAGATAAAACGGTGAGTAGAATTACTCTACTACCCCATTACTAGGGCAGTAGAGTAGAATCCATTACACTAGATATTCTCTTGGTGTTTGTGTTCTAATTTCTCTTATTGGGTAGAGGCATTTTCTCAGGGTCTCTTCCATAAGCTTCGGAAGCGGCTCTCTTGGTATCGGAAGCATTGAGTACTTCTTCTCTCTTTGCATCCCTATCTTCTACAATCTTATTGGCTACTTCTTTTACTGTTTCTGGTGTGTTCTCTACTGGGGGTAGCTCGCCTAGGTGAGCAATGAGCTTCTGGTTGCTCTCCTCCAATAATTCGATTCTTTCTTTATACTCTTTCTGCCTGGTTTCTAGGGTACGAAAGGCGTCTCTCCACAGGGAAGCTCTGTCGTATAAAACCTTATTTAAACATAAAGAAATCGTCAGGATGACGAGCATAATTAGTTTGGATTTATGATGTTTTAGGGCGTCCTTAAAGGATACGCCACTACCCATAAACCATTCCCAGATAAACCCCCGAATGATGTTAAAGATACTAAGCATCTTCAGTATTTCCTTACCGTGTTTTGTATTCCCCCTTAGTATAAAGGAAAAATTTCATTATGTCAACATCTTTAAAAGCTTTTGCTACACATAGTCTATTCACGACTAATACCCGTCTAGTCGAGCATACTTTCGGTGAGATTTCCACGGAAAGCAGAACCTACGAAAAAGACGTACAGCTATACTCACATAACACTGATAAATCTATCGGATTGGTATTATTTTCCTACCGTGAGAACAACAACGAAATTGCTGTACCAGTAGAGAAGGTAAACTATACCTTAGACATTGCTAAGTCTGTCTACGATTACGTCACCTCCTCTGCAAGAGAAATCTACAAAGACGAATTGAAGAATAAGTTATTGGACTTACATCGTACTACCTCTCAGCACTTTCAAGTAGGTGAGATTGTCAACGATGGTGAATACTATTGTCCCCAGTATGTCGTGTGGGAAGACTTAGAAGGCAATCACTTTCACTTGTGGTTCAGTGATGCTTCCTTCCAAAGTGAATACGACCAATACGAAATTGAAGTCGTGCCTCCGGTAGATAAGATTGATATCTTCTTCTCTACCAGAAGTGAAGTAGAGAAGGAACTGGCTAAAACGCCTGTGGACCTATTGACCAAGAAAGCCAATGCCAAGAAAGCCCATTCGCCTGTTACGGTGTTTAGATTGGACATCTTCAAGTGGCATAACCCTGTTTCCGGTAATCCTGAATTAGATACCAACTGGTACATCCTGATTTGGGGTGATGCAGGGGATAACATTGATGCCATTAAAGAGAAGCTACAAGCTGAGATTCTCAGTAAGTCTAAACACAATCGAGATGAGTGGAAACGCATCTTCCCAGAAATCTTTACCCGCAGTGAATTCATTATCGTACCTCAGTGGGATGTGTTCTCCAATGAGAATAAGATTAAGTCTAAAGCTTCCCTCTATTCTCCTTTTGTTAGGTATAAGGATGCTTTACCTAAGTATGCTATTCCCTTCATGACTGACATGAGTGAAGAGCACATTAAGGAGCACATGCAGATTACTTCTCTCTATTACAGAAGCATTGCAGCCATTACCTGTGGTTCTCCTGAGAATAAGGATAATAAGTTCCATATTACCGATGTCTTCCCTGATTACATTGATGTACCCTCTACTTCTACGGACTTTAACTATCAAGATGTTACCACCCAGAAGTGGAGTATTAAGATTCAGGAAATGCTGCATATCGCAGAGGAGATGACTGAGACTTCAGCTCTACCAAGAGAAAGGATTACCCTAAATAATGGTCAAGTAGTCAATGGGGAGAAGATTTACACTCGAGTGATTCGAAATGGTAAGCTCTTCTTAACCATGAAGTTTGGTGATTACCATTACCTGATAGCAGCTAAGAAAACGATAGCGTAGCTAGAGTATTCCACTGAGACTAGTTCATCTAGTCGAGGTAAGAAGACCATTGCTTAATTAAGTAATAGAATACTATACTCTCTCTACCCCTTAGTGAGGTAGAGAGAGTAGTGTTTTGTTCAGTATTAGTAGAGGGAGGATGAGGTTTAAAGGATTTACATGTTTATTGCAATATGTCATTTAGATATTTATTACAAATACACTAGTGCTAAATCCCTCTGTAATCCTTACTGGATAAGGCTTTCAGCCATTTGGTATTACTATTCCCTATTTATAAATTAATACAAATCGACATTTCTAGCGGGATTAGAGGTTATAAAACCACTCTAAAAACATTCCCTTTATTCTACCTCTATCGCTAGCCTTACAAACGACCAGTGAGAATACACCACCTGAGTCAATGTTTAATCTAGAAATACCTTAGAAAGAGGTAGATTGCTATAAATCGCTCAAATTTGCGATTTAAGGGCGTTTAGCTACTTAGGTAGGCTAGGGTATACCCTATACCCTTCATCGAGCTATAGTGTACCTCTACGGCCCTGTAATCACTATTCTCAGTATTTGTACTACTCTTACTAAGCTCATCTAATCTTTCTTTTGTAATCCTCTACGTTTACCTTTCTCTTCTCTAGGTATCTAGAGACTGGTTTCATGAGCCTTTTCTTAATGGGAGGTTCACGTCCTTTAAAGACCGTATCGTTGTAATTCAATCCTATTCGGTATAACCAGGTATAGCTGTAAGGAGCTAGGTTTAGATTAAAGAGTCTTTCGTTCTCGTGTACTTTCCACATTCTGTTTTCAATGTGGCTACAGGTAAAGAGACGACTACGTCTCTTATTGCCTTCACTATCGATTAACCAATCTCTTTTGCTTAAGTTCTTGAGTAGGTACTTCATGCAGTGTAGTAAGCGTTCAATCTTAAAGTAATCACTTCTCTGTACTTTACCTAAGACTTCGCTTTTATCAGGTAATCGGTAAGTATCTAGATTACGACTATACCACCTCTTACCGCCTAATTCTAGCCATTTAAGCCCTATATTTCGAACAAAACTACCTATTTCAGTACCAGTTTTTAGGAAAAAGTAGCCGTGTAAGTGAATACCCTCCTCCCCATTCCCTATATTTTTCTCCCCTTTCTCTCTAACTGCACAATAGTCTAAGTAACCTTTCATGTCACGAAAGTACCTAGCTAGACTTCCAAACCTCTCGTTAAATACATCTAAATCCTCATCTTCTCCAAACAGATCTAATCTAACGACTAGTATACTTTCGTTTTCTATCATGAGGATGTTAATCAAGTTCTTAAGCTTAAGGAAGGTGAACTTAATACCAATATCGTCTACAGGTAGGCTATATCTCCATTTTAGACTCTTACGAGTAGGTATAGGTAAGTAAGGGTTTCTTAAAGGGTGGTTAATGGGTAATTTACTCCTGTCTATAGGTAGTCTAAACCCTAACCAGTCTTTACTGTTGTATTGTTTTATCTTGTCTTCTTGTTCTTTTAAGGTTTTCTTAATGTTGTTGGTTCTAATTAGATTCAATTGTTCTCTTTCCATTAGTCTTTGGTGTAACTGTTTAGTAGAGGAGTCTACTAGGTAGTCAGTTTCCACCAGAAGTTTATAATCCCTAGTGTTCTTGGGAGTGATATTTAGTAGTTTTTCAATAATCTGGTCTCTGGTTAGATTATCTGAATCTAAGGGTTCTAGTAAGCTAAAAGGCTTACTGTTAGAGCCAACAGGTTCGTTACCTATTGTATGCATTTTAAAAAGTCCTTGTAGGTTGAATTAGTCTATTCCTGGGAAGGGATAAGTAGACTTATAAGGCATTCAGTACCGTCTAGTTTGGTATGGTGGTTAGAAGACACTATACTGAATTAGGCGGTACATCTCTTTTTTATCGACTAACTGAAAATTCTAGGGTGTAAAATAGTGGTTTTGGGTATCACGCTGCATCCACTCACGGGCACCCTAACCCGTTCGTTTGCCATTTGCGTAGATCGCAGAGAGAATGATTGGTTTTTTGACTTGATTTTTGTAGTTGAGAATAGTGCGATAATGGTTAGTTTATATAATTTATAATGGAGAGTACATTACACAAGTACATGAAACCCTTACCAGTCAAGGGTTTTAGAGGATTTTGATAGTGTTGAAAATCCCCTAATTATACACTGTAACATATTCACCGCATTAGTTTATATTTTTAAACTTACTCTCATAGGCATTGGAATTATAACAAGCTAATAAAATACAGTAAAAACAATACTCTCTACTACCTAATTGGAGGTAACTTCTCTACCTACTACCCCTGAGTGAGGTAGTAGGTAGAGTCATTGCCTTTTCTAACGAAAAGGTAGTAGAGAGTAGTCTAAATTAGTGTTTATTACCTTATAAGAATGACAACAAATTAAAGAAGTAAGCTACTGGTATTCTCCTTATATTAGTAGGGGTACAAGCAGCATTATAGTAACTATCTCCTACTAATGGGAAACTGGTATTGTAGACCCTAGGTTTATACTGACAATCAGCAGTCTCCAATACGTATTTATCTACATCATGTACATAAACGTATTCCTCGAACTTACCTAACCTAGTCATCATGGGCAATAAAGGTAACTTATCCGTTAGGTAGTTATTCGGTATACCTCTCTGCTGAGGATAAGTAATCTCTTTAAATACCTCTTTATTATCCAGTAATACGATAAAGGAGTAACTCAATGTTAAGTACTGCTTAATGAATTCATCACCGTATAGGTCCTTTAAATTAACATTAGTCTCACCGTATCGTTTATCGAATAAGGTATCACTGATGTTTAAATCCTCCATAGAGAGGTGAATTCTCTCCATTAGAGGGGTATTCTTCAGTTTAATCTTAATCGCACTATTGGATACCCTGGTAAAGACATCGTAATCCAATACATGGAGAAACCCACCTATTACCAGTATAATGGTTTTCTCACTACAATCTTCCCCTATATCAATACAGCATTCCTGATACAGGTCCACATCTTGATTAAACTTAGAAATCATGCTCTCTGTAATCGGAATCTGCTTCAATTCACCTAAGTTCTCGAAACTAATCACCCCAATACAGATTTTGTCTCTTTTACGAATCGTTTCGTATCCATTTGTTACCCATAGTCCTCTAGCATTCGCATCGGTAGCATGAACGTAGCCATTTACCGTAATCAGCGTATGCTTATAAAGGTCTACTGGGTCGACTTTCTCTTTCGTGATAAACAAGTCCTGATAGCTGTACTTATCCGACAGATTACCGTCTGGATATTTACCTTTCTGTACAGGAGAGACTTTAAAGCGATTACTCAGTGCTTCATGGTAGAGTAATCCCTTCTTACTTAAAGTCGTCTTTAGATTACCTAATAGCAATGCTTTATCGCCAATACTCTCTAAGTAATCTTTAAAGGTTTTGGTTTCATCACGAATCTCAGCTTCGTAATCATCCACCAGTACAGAACCCTTCTCTTTAGTATAAGGATTCTCTAGACTGGCTCGAATAGTAGAATATCTTTTATAGAGTCTTCGCACTGGATATTGTTCTAAATCGACTTTCTCCCACTTGGCTTGAGAGTCGATTACCTTACCAATCGCGGAAATAATCTTATAAGGCATAACGCGTAACCTCCGGAATCTAAAAATATGAACATTTAGCCAATATAGCTGTAATGTAATTACTTTCTACAGTAATTACCAACACCATTAAGGCCTATGTTTTATTACGTAATCAAACAAGACATATAGCTATTTTTCAAAGAATAAGGAGCGATTTAATGCTTACTTTATCTATTTCCCTAGGGGAGGTATAAGATGCCGGCACCTTATGCATTCGACCCTACGTGTCGAAATCCGGATAACTTAATCCTGGATGAGCGACACACCATTACTGTTAGAAACAGTTACGACTTCAATTACCTGATTCCGGATTACGCCCCTTTCTTCACTCGTGACTTCAAGGTATACACGAAGACCAATCTAGGGGTAAAGCAATACTTCACCGAAGGGGTAGACTACGTATTTGGTTTCCGTTTCATCCAAGGTACGGTTTCTACTGGTTTACCTCTCTACGGTTCATTGCAGTTTATTAACCGTCAGTTCTCTGGTGATTTGTGGTTAGAATACCGTACACTCGGTGGTGATTGGAACTTAACTGCAACTAAAATCCAGAAGATTCTGGCAGAGTGGAGACACAACCCAGTACTCTCTACCTGGGAACAAGTAGCAAATCTACCGTATCAGTTCCCACCCACTAGCCACAACCACAATGTGGAAGACCTGACTACAGTAAAAGACCTCATTGCCGCTATTCGACAGATCACCGGTAATGACACTACCCAGTTAGAGAATATTGTCACCACAGTCGTTACCAATAAACTGCGTAACATCTCTAAAGCAGACTTAGGTTTAAACAATGTATTAAACTTAGGTATTCTACCCTTGAATCAGGGTAGCAATAATACCGATAACTATTACGTTACTCCCCGTGGTGTACGTGATATTATCGACAATTACATTAAACCGAGTCTAGATGACCACATCCGTGCCCGTGGTAACGTGCATGGTTTAACGGCTGATGACATCAGTGTTTATACTAAAGCTAAGGTAGACGAACTCTTAGCAGATAAACTCGGTAAGACAGAGAAAGCAGAAGACACGAAGAAGGTAGATGGTAGAACACCAGAACAATACAAACTCTTCGTATTAGAAGGCACTGCCCAGAATACCACCAAGTTCAATAACCTCTCCTATAGCGAGATGATGGACGACGTGATTAAGCGCATGAATGCCTTGATTGCTTCCTCTGGTAACAGTGACCCTAACTTCTTACCGGCAGCAGTAGCCAAACTCACCGCTAAGAATGCCTTGCATTTCGATAGTAAAACACCAGAGCAGTATCGTGATTGGTTAAAAGACAATCTCTTTGGTAAGACCTACGACCAATGGCTAGCTGACTTGAAATCCTCTATCACTTTACTGGGCGGTAAGTCTAAAGAGGAAATCATTGCTGAAGCCAAGCAAAACGTCAATGCTACTCAGTTAGGCAATAAGACTCTGTCTGCCTTAATGCAAGACGTAAATGACTTGGTAGCCAATGCACCTAATGCACTGAAGTTTGGTGGTAAGACCTATACCCAAGCTAAAGAAGACATAAGTGAACAGGTATTAGACGATGCATCCGAATCCTTTGTTTCCATGGGTTCAGGTGCCAGACAAGAAGTCGCTGAACGTACTGGCCAGAATCTCTCCAAAGTCGTGAAACTAGGTAAAGAGACTGGTAAGAACAACGTAGCGGTTTCTCTGGATGATACTGACTTAGGTAATCTCTACTTAGCTCGTCGTCCTTTAGGTCCTTCTGTAAACCTCAATACCTTAACAGCAGACAGTGGTACCGGTATCTATTCTCTAGAAGATAGTACTAACCCCATTACTTCTCTTAACTACCCAGTAGATAAGAAAGGTAGCTTGATGGTACTGCCTTCTGCGAATAAAGGTATCCAGCTCTACTTCCCTGAAGACGATAACCGTATCTACAAGCGCTATACCACCAATGCTAATGGTGATTGGAGTGCCTGGAGTAATATCTCAGGTGGTAGTGAATTCAGTAACTACCTGAAACTGACTGGTGCTAATACCACTACAGCCGGTATTACCTTAGCTCCTTCTAATGCCAATGGTGCTTGGATTATCGAGCAAACCAGCAACGGTAACTTGACTTTCTTCCGTAAAGCTGCTTCTAACGGTGAACCGACTGGTAATCCGACTGCTTCTGTTACGATTCCTACCGGAGTAGGTAATAGCAAGATTGTGGCTTTAACGGATAATACCGTAGGTCTAAATGGTAACCAGACAGTAAACGGTATTAAGACCTTTAGCCAATCTATTACTGGTGCTAAAGACATCGTACTGAACCGCAATGAAGGTAGCGGTAGACCTGAAATGATCATGAACGATATTTCAGTCAATCTGCAAAACATTCCTACCAACAAGACAGTAGGTAGAATATTGTTTAATGCCGGTGAAGGTGGTACGAAGAATGTGTCTTCCCTCAGTGCTATTCTGCATTCTGATAAGACCACTTCTGCTGTCTTGGGTACCTATAGTAGTGATGGTGCTAATGTCACCAATCTGCGTGTCTTCTCCTCCGGTAATACTGTTATCGGTAATGGTAGTGACGACAAGGTTAATAAGTTACAGGTATCCGGTACAGCCATAGCTGCTACTCCTGATGCTTCTGCCAATAACAATCAATTGGCGACCACTTCATGGGTACGTACTCTCTTGGCTTCTGCTGCAGGTACGACGATTAAAGAAGCTGTCCTAGCCGAACTCATTGACCCAGCCACGAATAAGTTTAAACAAAGCTTAATGCCGCCTGCTAAGTGGCAGTAATACTATCACCTAGCGAGGGCAGTAAGCAATAGACTAGAGTATAGGGATTAACCTATACTCTAGCTATCTGTTTAAACTGTGTTTGTATTTAGAATAGGATATTTCAATATGCCTTTACCAAACGTCTATCGGTACGAGTTTGATAAGTCTGGACAGAATCCAAACAACCTCGTATCGAACGAATCCCACACGACGACACAGAGGATTCGTAAAGTAATCGTACCGCACTATGGGCATTTCTATACCAATTCTGTCGTGATTACCGATGTGAAGTCAGGACAGGTATTGCCCAGTAGTGCTTACTTCTTCGATGATATATCGGAGACCATTGCCATGTTGACTGGTTTACCAGCCGCCATGGTAATTATTATTAAAGACCAGACGACCTCTAATCAGTTCAGTGTGACTTACCAGGCAGTAGGCGGTGAGTTTTCCCATGCTGATATTCCTTTATTGGCTAAGAAACTAGAAGAAGCTCATTTGGATACCCGTCCTGTGGACTGGAACAATATCGCCAATAAACCTTCTTCTTTCAATCCAGCTGAGCACTTACACCCGCTTTGGCAAACCTTTGGTTACCAGCACTTGGTGTATGTAGTAGAGCGTTTAGTGCAAGCTACTCACCTAGGTGATGAACGGTCGCATGAAGTCATCTGGGAAGCATTAGAGCGACTGAGACAATTGATTGAAACCAAGGTAGGTGGTAATGACCAGAAGGTCAATCAGTTTATCATTGACTTTAATGCTAAGATTGAAGAGTTGAAACGCCGAGTAAAAGCAGTAGAAGACAATAAACTCGGTAAAACAGAAACCGCTGCTGATACCAGTAAGTTTAACAACAAAGACTACAATACCGTTAAGACTGAGTTTGAAAACGGTACCATTACTCGTGGTTTACGTACCTTTGTAAACAATGGTAATGGTAATCGTCAGTCTGCTAACGACATTGTGAAGATTGGTAAGACTACCGATGGTAAACTACTGGCCGCTTCTGTGGGTGATGAAGACTACGGTAATCTCTTCTTAGTAAGAAGTAGTCTGGGTACAACTGATTTAGACAGTCTAAAGACTGCTAGTCATGTTGGTATTCATGACCAGGATGATGACGGTAATGCTACTACTGCTCGTCATTATCCGACTACCAGAGCCGGTAACCTATTGGTATTACGTACCATGAATGGCGTACAGCAGATTTACTTCCCGTATAGCGGAGATGAAGTCTATAAACGCGGTATGAAAGGTAATGGTACCTGGAATGATTGGATTCAAGTATCCAATTACCGTAAAGACATGACCAGTGCACTGAATATCGATGATGAAACTAAAATTGCTACTGCCAAAGCAGTAAAACAATTGAAAGACTTGATTGATAGCAGCATCAGTACACTGACTAACCGTCTGTTCGATACCAATACCGGTAAACTGAAAGAATCTATTGTACCGCCACCACGCTGGCAGTAGTAATAAATTACCACTGCCGTCTACCGAGGGCAGTAATATCTTTTATAATTTACTTTCTCTCTACTATCTCCTTAGAGGTAACTCTCTACCTACTACCTCACTTAGGGGTAGTAGGTAGAGCCATTGCCTTTTCTAACGAAATGGTAGTAGAGGGAGGGTATTTTATTGGGTTTATATAAAGAGTACCTGGATTACTTTGAATTTTTACTCAATAGGAGAGACAGACATGTTATACGTAGTCATGAACACCAAAGAAGGAGTAGGGGTAGTTGCTAAGGATGTGGCTAAAGAAGCACTAGAATCGAACAACATCTCTTTAAGCTATCACTGGGATAATATTATCAATAAGCGATTATCTAACTTCAATCGGTATAACCTGTTGTCCTTTGCGACTACTGCTGAACACAAGAGAGTATTCCAACCTAATGAAGGTGTGTTCTTTAGAATCAACAAAGAAGGTTACAACGAAATCACCTCTAGTGAAGAACTAACCGAATCCATTACCGATAAACGCTCGATTACTAAAGTCAATAAACTCGAGAAGTTTCACTATCCTCTAACTGAAGACATCGCTAAAAGCATTCGTTTTCTACTAAGAAGACTACCTGCTTTAGCTAATGATTATACCGATGAAGTGAAGAATATCTTAAGTGGTCTCATTACCCACCCCAGTATCCTTACTAGCCATGAGCGATTCCTTCAATCTTTAACCATCCACGGTTTCTATGGTAATGAAAAGAGTGTGTCTTTTCCACCCCATACAGACCCCATGCTTACTCTAATGATCCCTATTGTTACTGAAACAGAAGAGGATTATAAGGTAACCCATTTCAGTAATCCCTATACCAAAGAAAGAGAAGTACGAATTCCTTTTAGAAAAGGTACCGTAATCGTGATGTTACCAGGTGTGATTCATGAACTAGAATACCATGGTAAAACCGATATGCTCTCTATTGGTATAGAAGACGATTACCTAGTAGACAACGAACACGTAAGGGAGCTATTCGCTAAACATGTCGGATAAGATGATTTACCTGAAGACGACTGAAACCTGCAATCTAGATTGCCCGCATTGTTTCACTTCAGGTTCTAATGGAAGAAAAGTATTTTGGAATGTAGAGAAGGTAAAGAAGTGGTTAAGTAATCTTAATGATTACCAACCTAAAGAAGAGAGCTTCAATATCGCTCTACACGGAGGAGAACCTTTCATCTGTAAGATGAAAGACCTAATTGATGTGGCCGAGCACGCCTATACCTTCGATAGAGAGGTAGAACTGACTATCTCTACTAACTTAGTCTATAAGCTCACTGACGAGCGATTAGACTTTATTAAAAAATATATTCGTGGTGTAGCGACTAGCTGGGATATTACCGGTAGATTTCAGACACCTGAACAATTAGCCTTATGGGAGAAGAACATTGCTACCTTATTGAAAATAAGCGATGACCCAGAATTCGTTAGGGTACACACGGTACTCTCTAAGGAATTGATTCAATTCGGTGTAGAGCGCTATATTAAAGAAGTCATCGACAAGAACAATATTCGGTACTTCACGATTGAGAAGATTACCCCTCATGGTTCTGCTAAGGTAAACTCTAAAGAAATCATTCCTTCTAACAAGGATGCCAATGATTTCATCTATTCCTTACACCGTTACATTACGGATAACAACTTAAGGGACAAGTACCAGATAGACTGCTTACGTGACATCTACGATAAGGTAGAGAAACGCTTAAGTAATCAAGGGATGTATTCTAGGCACTGTGAGGAGTCTATTTATACCGTCAATGCAGACGGTACAGTCAGTGGTTGTCCTAATGATGCACCCAATGTCCATTACGGTAACATCAGTCAGGATATGGATAAGATTCACCATTCTCCTAGACGCATGATACAGATACACAAAGAAGTCGTCCTGAATGACGAATGTTATTCATGTGACTTACTTGAGTATTGTGGCGGAGGATGTTATAAATTACATTGGGATGACACGGGTTGTCCGACTCCAAAACAATTGATTTTAGACTTAATTAAAGACAATTAAGTGAACATTTTACTATACTCAGTACAGTCCTCTTTAGGCTGTACTGAGTATATAAAGGAGTTTGTATAATGGCTGATTCATTTCCACCATTACCCAATATAGCGACACAGGAAACTGTGGACAAAATGAGAGAGATGTACAAGAAACGCAATACTAGTGTTACTAGGTATGGTCCATACACCGATACCATGCCTCCGGAGGAACCTACTTATCCTGTATACGGTGGCCACTATCGTTCCAAAGAAGAGCTGGCTAAGATACCTGAGATATACAACAACTTCCACGAAGAGGAGTGGTTTAAAGATACCCCTAGAGAGAAAGTAGTAAATGGAGTAAAGAAAACCATTTACGATATCATCCATGGTCAACCAGACGGATACATGTCTAAAGCACATAGCCTGATGACAGAATTGAATAAAGACCCTATACGGTGGAAAGATAGTATCTCTCTACTGAATAAGAGGATGAACGAATTATCTCTTATCTACAACCTAAATAGCAAGAAACTATACGATCCAGATAACTACAAACCAGGATTACCTTACGAGATTAAAGGTAATCTAATAAAGACACAGCAGTCAAGCTTCAGTACGGTAAACTATTTATCTCATCCAACTGAATTTAGGGATATGTATCGGTCTCTACATGAATTCTTGCAAGTACCTGGTAACGAAGATAAGATATTCAGGAAAACCCATAAAGAGAAATGGTTTTACGAGATACCAGAGACCAGTGAGGCATCTAAGGAATATTTAGCTGAAATAGAGAAATACGAAAAGGATGTAGCTAACAATCAAGCTACTATACCAAGTGATGTAAAGCTGTTTCTAGGTAACTACCTGACTAAGAGAAAGACCATTTTAAACGACTTCATTTTCTATCTCTATTATGCTTCTGCCCGTTACGACGACTATTGCTTAACCGATATTCTGCCATTTGATTTCTTGGTTTACGATAACGACTATCGACTGGGTATTACTTCCAGTTATCGTGATTTCCATGTAGAAGACTGGTTTAAGCGCAACCCTTCTACCATGGAAGAAGTCAATTTCTTTATTGCTAAGACTAATGAATGGATTAGTATACTGAAAGACTTTAGAGATAATGGTAACTTTGCTGACTATAGCGAAAGCGATATAGATAGAGAGATTATCATTCTGGAAAATAGAAAGAAAGAGCTAGAGAAGATAAAAGAAATCATTATACTGCGTCCTACTCTTTATAAACCAGAGAGGTGGCCAGAGATATCTCGTCACTACTGTAGAAGAAATGCTTTTTCAGAAGTCCAAATCTACGACCCTACTCAAGCTAAGACCACATTTAGTCTAAGAGGTAAAGACCTTACTCCTCAGTCTCTAATCGATGCTTATAAGGCATTGGTGAGTGATAAGATTAACGTAATCTTTAAGCAATCCAGAGATTGGATTTACAATGAAGCTTATAGAGGTGATTGGGATTACCACTGGACTAACTGGGATACTCTTGTAGCTAAAGACCCAGCTAAGCAAGCCAATATCGAGAAAATCATTAGGAATCTAGACTATGCGCTAGACAGTGATTTCGGTATCATGACTGCTGCTCCCGAGGTGACAGTAAAACAGATTCTTTCTGCGACTAATCCAGATGAGCCTAAAGCAGCGGATTATGCTACTAATCACGTCGCTTCCTTGAAGAACGTGATGTATGCTTTAGCTGAAAACATCCGTTTACTCTCTCGTGTTCGTAAGCATAAACAGAAAATCTATTTTCGTTCTAGTAATGGTACCAGTACCTATTACGGTGAGTACGAGGTTTACCGTATTCTAAAACCAGAGTTTTGGTCTGTAGAAGATGTTTATAAAGAGTTCTACCGTGTAGGTGAGGACATTACGGAAGAGAACATTGTTAAACTCTTCAATGACCTCTATACTAAACTAATCTCTATTATCAGTGGTGAACTAGATGACCCTAATCCTCAAGGTACGGATAAAGACATCAATGGTTTAGAAACCTACTTTGCTACTGGAGCACTGAATATTCCAGAGAGTGACATTACTCGTGGTAGAATGTAATAGATAAATGAGTATAGCTACTCGTACTACCAAATAGGTAGTACGAGTAGTCTAATCTATTTCTAATAAAAGGAAAATGCAAATGAGCGATACTGCAGTCCCTTACCCCAAAAGAGCACTACAGTCTACATTCGATAAGCTTAAGCTATACAACAAAGACATTTACCCTAATGTTAAAACCAATGTACCTGTAGGCCGAATTAATAATCTAAATACCCCTGGTTATTTCAATAGTGTTTCCGATCATCGTGAGAAGAAGGAGCTATTTGCTTTATTGAATGGTCAAGGTGCTACTGACTTTAAACCGGCAGGAAACTGGTGTTATCAGCCTTGGTATAGGAACCCGCCTTACACCGATGCTGAAGCCATTAGTTATCTAGACGATATCCAGAGATTCATGGCAGATATCCGGCAGAATAGAATAGTAGCTGATGGTACTAATAAGGTGCTATTAGGTAAGCTATTACCACAAAGACAACAAGAGCTACAGGACCTTAGAAACGCAATTAGGGGAGGATTTCTAGGTACTCGATACGACCCAGAGGTTTATCCTGCTGACTTCTATCAATACGACATCAGTTTTCGTACTGGTATTACCACTACTTTCAAGAACTTCCATTTGGAGAAGTGGTTTAACTTCAACCCAGTAGATTACAAGGAATGGGAAGCATTCTATAAAGCCATCGATAGCACGAATACTGAATTGAGTAGTAATCTATCAGGAACAGAACTCTCTACCCAGCAAGCCTTACTGAATAAGCGTAAGTTAGAGCTACACGCAATTAAGAACGCAATGATTTGGGATGCTCGCCTCTACTCACCTACTCGTTGGCCTAAGCTAGGTAGATTTAACTACATCCCTGAAGGAGAGGTAGAAATCTATACCCCTAAGGATAGGGTAGACCTAGTTGGTAAAGACTTAACCATTCAGTCTTTCGCTGATGCTTACAATACCTTAGTGGCTGATAAGCTCAATAGTCTCTTTAAGCAGTCAGCTGATTTCCTCTTCAATGATGCTGCACCTAGTGTGAAACCCTCAGCTTGGGAGATACCTGCTTATAAAGCTATTCTGGATAAGATTAAACTACATCTCGATAATCCGGTAGATGGAGACTTTGGTATCATGCAGGCTTCTAATGCCATTATACCAGAGGCTCTAAAGAATACTATTAATCCAGATGAAGTGAAATCCCAATACTACATTGACAATAACGAGCCTTCGATTAAGAATGTCATGAAAGCTTTAGATAACTCTATTACCATGCTTTCTCGTATTCGTAAGTTTAGTGTTAGGATTATTTACCAGCCACCAGGTGGTGCAACACAAGACTTAGGTTTATTCGAAGTCTATCGTCTACTTACCTTAGACTGGGCTTTCCCTGATCTCTATAAGGAATTCTATAGAGTCGGTGAAGACATTACCGAAGCCAATGTTACCAAGCTCTTTAATGATATCCACAAAGAGCTAATTAAAATCATCAATGGGGAAAGAGCCATCCCTAATCCTAAACCAGAAGTCAATTACCAGGGATTGAATAATCTCACTCTCTATTTTGCTCCTGGTAGGATGTTGTCCTCCGATGAAATCGTAAGAGGTAAATAAATCTGAACACTCGCTACTCTACTCCCCTGAATGAGGAGTAGAGTAGCTCTTATTGCTATCGCAATCTAGATTGAGTATTACGCTAGTAGTACGAGATAACATTCGCTGCCCTCCTAACGGAGAGTAGTGTTTATAATGTATTATAAAGGAGTCTATCCTTAGCATGAAAAACATTTACATCAAGACCACAGAGACCTGTAACTTAGATTGTCCTCACTGTTTTACCAGTGGTTCTCAAGGAGCAAAGGTATTCTGGAATATAGAAAAGGTAAAGAACTGGTTAGCTAAGCTCGATAGAGAGCTACCTAAAGACGAGATGTTTGTCGTTGCCTTACATGGTGGTGAGCCCTTTATCTGTAAAATGGAAGACTTAAACAGCGTCGCTGATTTCGTTTATTCCCTAGATAGAGAGACAGACCTATCGGCTTCTACTAACTTAGTCTATAAACTCACCCCAGATAGATTGGAATTCATTACCAAACGTTTATCTGGTATCATGACCAGCTGGGACATGGTAGGAAGATTTCAAACAGAAGAGCAATTAAAGCTCTGGGAATCCAATATCAAGACTATCCAGGATATCACCCAAAACCCTATGTTTATTAAAATCAATACCGTATTGACTAAACCATTTATCCATTTCGGTATTGATCGGTACTTTAATGAAGTCATTTTCAAGAACAACATTAAGTACATGGATATATCTAAGTTAACGGTACATGGTAGTGCTAAGAAGAACCCTGCTATCGTTCCAACCAATAAAGAGGTTAGGGATTACTTCTATCAATTACACGAATACGTAGAGAAGCACAATCTAAGAAAAGAGATCGTGATTGACGTACTAGAGGACATCTACATCAAGATAGAAAAGAAACAGATGGATAGTGGGACTTATTTTAGGCAGTGTGAAACCAATCTCTACACCATTAATGCCAATGGTACAGTATCCAGTTGCCCTAATGAAGCGCCTACGGCTATCTTTGGTACAGTAGATGATTCGATAGAGAAATTGCACAATTCCCCTAAGAGAATCTTCCAAATACACCAGGAAACTGTACTGCCTGATAGTTGTTATAAGTGTGACTTATTGGATTATTGCGGGGGTGGGTGCTATAAACAGCACTGGGATGAAACCGGTTGTACTACCCCTAAAAGACTGATTCGAGAATTGATTAATAAAACCTAAGGAGTGATTGAAATGCCTATTCAGTTCCCAACTGATTTTGAAGATGCTGGTCTAAAAGCATTAGTCAATGAAGTGGTACTAGACAATAAGGTAAGTGATAACGCTGATAAGAAATACAACCACATCAATGGTTCTAATTTCTTTAGATTTAACCCGACTACTCACGATGAACAAGTCTGGTATATCGGCAAAATCCAAGCGCTTATCAATACCATTGTCAATGAAGACATGGGTAATCTCTGGCAGAGAGCCGAGATTGAAAGACGTATTGGTATTTGTACCAGTATTATTAACAGGTGTAACGAATTCGATAAGTGGTTTGCTGAAGCTTGGTTCCAAGAAGGATTAGCAGGGAATCATGGTCGTCTCCCTATTATTATCGATATCTACATCAGTGGAAGAAAAACAGGTGTTGGATTCAATAATGCTGAAGAGGTAGCCAGAAGCGTTATCAACAACGAGTACTATAAGAAACCAGTGATGGTAATGCGAGGTGATGGTGGTCGTTATAAAACAGCTACTGAAAACTACCGTAGAGTATTGCAAGAGTATATCGATGGTGGGGTATTCAGTTTCGATGAATGGACTACCAATTACCTGGAAAGAGCCCACAATGCACTAAATGGCATGTGGGATGCACGTAACATATTCAACCAAGTAGGTCGTTGGGGTATCTGGACTAACCCCATGCCATACGGTGTTTCACCTCGCACGGGTGATACTCTAGGTAATCCACCTGAGTCCACCTCTAACGATGCTTACCACAACAAATGGTTACAAGCACTAAAACAGAGAAAATCTGAAATTGAAGCTCTGACGGATTTACACCACTATCCAGAGGACCTGAACTACCAGGGTCAGTTAGTGAAGACTAAAGACTTCTTGGATACCTACAATACCCATGTAGCCAAACGGATTAATAGTTGGTTGAAGTTCAGTAAAGGTTTCCAATACAACCTCAATAAAGACCCTAAACCAGCTGGCCTTAACTCATTCGATGCTCTAAATACCGAATTACAAGAGAAAATGGGTGAACCGGTAGCTGGTGGTCAGTTTGGTATCATGCAAGCCGCTATTGATGTGGTATTAGCTTCCATCAATACTACTGCTTCTCCCATTGAGCCTAAAGCTCAGGAATTCATTGACGATAATATCGTTTCTATTCGTAATGCAGTAGAGGCACTAAACGAATCAGTGAACAAGTTATCCCGTATTCGTAAGATTACCATCAACGTCGGTCAACAAATCGGTGGTAATAACGTCAGAGTGGGTACCATTGAGATTCCAGCTATCATGAACGACTCTTACATTAAGGAGAATATTGTTCGTGAAGCTTTACAAGAATTGGAACTAAAAGGACAGGTGATTTCCCAAGAGAACTGTCAGGAGTTTATGGACAAGTTATACGAAGACTTAATGGAAGTATTCGATAACATTGGTAGAGACGATAAAGTGGTGTTCAGTACCACTTATTGTCACTCCAGTTGCCATACCCACAATTCTTGTAAACACAGGTCGACACGTTAAAATGAATACGATTAATTTAGTAGAAGACAGAGATTTCCTTATTAAGCTATTGGAAAACAGCTTTACTAAGGAAGAGAGTATTGCCAAGACAATAGAAGATAACCATCTAAGAATTGAGTCTCAAGGTACCATTAAGTACTATCCTCTTACTGAGGAAGAGACCAAAAGTCTTAGTAAGGTAAATGAGAAGAACAGGAAGATGTTAGAGTTCGTGATTGCTGAAAAAGCTTATCTAGAACTCTTAGCTCAATTAGGTAGCGATAAAGCCTTTGCAGTGAGAATCGATTCTATCTCTTCTCCTGACTTAATCAAAGCGATTGTGAAAAACAAATTCACTCCAGTTTGGTACTATCCCAAAGAGATTACAGAGAGTAAAGCCGTTAAGATTCTTACTGTAATTGCTAACCTGAAACCTGAGCTATTCTATATTGATGTAGAGGAGAGTGGTGAAAACCAATTAGAGAATAAGGTAAACCTACTGAAGGCTTTAGTCGAGAGCAGTAAATCTCACTATACTCGGCAGATGATGTTAACCTATTTCTACTTGGTTCAGTTTGCAGTAGGGATTATTACCCCAGTAGATGAACATTTGGTACCCATTAGCCTAGAACATACCCTCTTTAGAGATAAAGAGGTCTACCAGGCTTATGTAGACCAGTATCTCTCTACTGAAGAGAATCACTCTAATCTCTTAGACGTGATTCGTTTTATCAAGTCTATCCCTTTGGCTATCTATTCATTTAGAGTAGATGCGGATATTCCTGCCCTCTCTACTAAGAACATCATTCAGGTAGATGATTCTCAAGGTCAACACCAGATTAGCCGTATCGCCTATGGCTTAATCAAGAATCGTGATTTGATCTATTACCTCATTGACCACATTGAGAATACGCCTTCTGCAAAAGAGAGATTCTCTTTAGATAACACCTACTACTTCTTTAAGAACCAATTTAAAGAAAAAGTGTGGTTTAACCAAAACCTATTCGAAATACTTTCTAAAAATCATTATTTAGAAGAGGTAGATTAGAGACATGTTGAAATTAAACAAAGTAGAGTTAGGCCTCAATCGTTACTTTCAAAGTGACAAAGAGGCTATACTCTTTACTGACCGATATTACTTTGGTGCAGCAGGTAAATCAGGCTTTAGCTTTGCCTATAAAGACGGTTTAGAGAGCTACGTGAATGAGAAGTATAATGGAGACTTCAACCTCTTCTTTACTTTCATTCGAGAACGTTTACCTGAAACCGTCTTTTACTTCGATGCAGAAGACCACCTCCTCTTAGTAGGTTTGGTTTTCACTATCTGGTTTAACCAATGCACCGATGATGATCTAAAGACTTATCTTAAGCTTTATATCGATAATCTAAAAGACTCTTTCTTAGACTCCAATGTGGCTAAGCAAAGACTCTTTAATACCATTCCAGAGGAAGTCGAGCTCTTAAAAGAGGAAATCAACCACTATCAGGTAACTGATACTATCCTTAAATCCATTAAAAGGATTAAAGAGAATCTCGAATTATCTCAAGAGAATCGAGATTTCCTTATAGACTATCTGCCTCTAGAATTGCTCTTGCTCTTAAGAGCCAGTAACAAGATAGGGGATAGTGCTGACTTAGACGATATTCTCTATCCTATTCTCTTCTCTATTTACGACTCTCGTATCTTAACCGAATTAAGACGCCAAGTCGTATTGAAAGAAATCTCGATTGAGAGTAAGAAGTACGGAGTAGAGTACCAGAACCTAAGACATGGAATCGATGACTTAACCTTCGATACCGTATTGCGTTCCCTAATCACGGGTAAGAATATTCGTTTCACCCTAAGGAATAAGAAGCCTTTGGTGAAGAAACACGTGAATCGTCTAGTAAGGAATCACTTTCCCAATGACAACAACCTAGAGTCTCTACTGGATACTAACTTCAGTTACCAGTCTCTAGTAAATAGAATCAAGCTCTATAAGAGTGATTCGATTGATGTGGATTGGGTAGACCAGTATACTTACAATCATGGTTTAATTAAGCTCTTTATCAGTGTGGTATTAGGTAAAGGTGCACCCAAATGGCTAGAAGGAGCGAGTGATGTTTTACTTGAAAGATGGGGTTAATATCTATCCTGATTACTTCAAGGATATCTACCTAAACGATAACCTTCAAGCAACACTGAGTGAAGAAGAGCTAAAAGACCCGATTAAAGCATTAGAATACTTGTTAGAGAAAGAGGAGTCGATTAACTTCTACCTCCCGTATAAAGACTTCATCGCTATTCGTTTAAGTAGCTTTAGTTACTACTTAAACGATATCTCCGATGACTTGTACTGGTATCTCTACCATGTTATTCATTTCTACATCTACTTCCTTCAGTTCTGCTACAATAAGCCTTTTACAGAAGAGTTGATGAAAAGAGAGGAAGTCCTCTCCTTAGTAGACAGAACCCCTAGAAGTGAATTAATCGATAAACCATTCGAATTCACCTTAGTCGACTACCTGAAAACCGGTAATGAGGAAGAGCTGGTAGAATACATCGTTGGTATTCGAGAGTTTGTCTTCTTAGAAGATGTTCGCTCTATCCTCTTTGAAGTCGATTACACCAACAAGATTAATGAAAAAGAGATTGAGTTAATCAGTGATGTATTGGATAATACCTTCGAGTTTACTCCTGAAAACATCAAACAGGTGATTGCTATTGTTAGTCGATTGTCTGTAGAAACAGGAGGAGATAAAGAAGGTGAGAAAGAGTATTGGTCTGTGTATACCAATCAGGACTTCAGTGACATTCCTTCATTCCTGGAGTACTGCAAGAATCCTAAACCAGTAGAGCGCTCTTGGTTAGCGATTAGTGCACCCGTAATGGGTATTAATCAGCACCTAGTCAATCTACTTCTGACCAATCCCTTCTATCTAAAACTATTTTAGTATACCCTCTCTAGTGAGTATCAAACTCACTAGAGAGGATACCTTTTATAATGAAAACCATTCCAATCTACCCAGCTACTAAAGCTATTAGTCCAAGTGATAGAGAGATTAGTTTAATCATCAAACCCACTGAGAAATGTAACTTCAAGTGCACATTCTGTAGTAGTACCGATATTACGGATGATAAACACAAGCTCTTAGACCTAGATTATATCTTCAATTTCCTAAAGCGTTATCCCAATACCTCCACCATTATAGTCAATGGAGGAGACCCATTAATGGTACCAATCTCCTATTACTATAAAATCATCGAGTACCTAGAAACCAATCAATTAAAAGCACACTTATCATTAACCAGTAATCTCTACCCATTCTATCTCAATCCAGATAAGTGGACACCTCTCTTTACCCATGAAAGAGTCGGTATCATTACTTCATTTCAGTTAGATGACTCTCGTTTAAAGCACGATTATACTCCTTATTCCTTAGAGGAGTTTTGGAAGGTATCAGATTTGATGTTAGAAAGAGTAGGCTATCGTCCTGATTTCATCTCCCTAATGACCAATGAGAATGAGCATCTAGCTATTGAACACGTCAAATTAGCTAAGGAGATGGGTGTAGAATGTAAACTCAATCCAGTTTACCTATCCGGTAGACAAGAGAATCCTTTTCTATTGGCTAAAGCTTATCGTATCTATTTAGAAATCTATAAACAAGGCTTAGCTCAGTGGGAGTACAATACTAAAGCTATCTTTAATATCTTAGCAGGAGATTCAGGTATCTGTCCTTATGGACGGGATTGTGATAGCTGGATTCGCTTATTACAGCCATCAGGTGACTACTATAGCTGTGGCTCATTTGGAGACGATAGAAAGTACCCTATTAGCTACGAGAATGAAATCTACCACAATCAGTTCTACACTCCTCTAGCGGATAATGCTGAAATCTACTCCATGAAGGAAGACTGCTTTACCTGTAGTCTATTTGAAATCTGTAATGGCTGTAGAAAGCACATTGAAAACCATAAAGAGAATGGTTTAGTAGAAGAGCATTGTCGTAGCATGAAAGCGATAGAAAGGGAGCTTTTACAGGTAAAACTACAGTCTAATTGTAGAGAATAAACTATAAATGCTGTTTCCTGGCTTATAGAGCGTGTTTAAGGCACCATCAACAGTAAGTTGATGGGTTTGTATACCTTTAGTGTTCATCGCAATCTAAGAGCAATTTAGAGCGATCTAATAACAAAGACTAAAAAAGAAGGTTTTACATGATTACACTACTCTACTACCCTAACAATGGGGTAGTAGAGTAGCTCTTAATGTAAGTATTATTCGCTGCTCTCCTTTCAGGAGAGTAGTGTGGCTCTTTTACAGCTTTTACTACAATTTCAATCAATGGTCCATTACAGCCATACTGAGTACCAGTAAAGCAGTAACGGCTATATTGATTAGAGTGATAACTAACATGGTTGTTCCTTAGTCTTTCTAGAGTTATTGTTTAGTACTACCTTAAGACTACCTTGTCTAGAATTCAGGGTAATCTTAATCAAAATTAAGTCTTGAGTATATCCTACCCCCTACTACCCTGTAAAAGAGTAGTAGGAGGGAAGGGCTTTTCACAAGGACCAGATTAAATGTTACACGTAGTCGATTTTCACGACTACGCCTTTGGCTACACGGATGGTTACTTCATCCGTAGCGGTGGACAAGTCCACTACAATACCACCAGTAGCTTTGGCTTTTTTCTTGGGTTGAGGTTGTGGTTGAGGCTGTTGAGGTTTAGCTTCTACCGGTTTAGCTTGAGGTGATTCAGGTGTTGGAGTAACTTCCTCAGGTGGTAGTTCAGGCAGAGGCTCGTTAATACGGGCATAACTGAAACCAGAGAGCACCTGAATGCGTTTCTTGTTAGCACGCAAGTCAGCCAAGAGGTTATTGAGTGCAGAATACTCAATCTGCTTTGAAGGAGGCGTAGTCAAGTCCAGCTCTTCCCCTTCGTAGTAAAACTCGATAGAGGAATAGTCAAGACTCAACGGGAACTTGGTGGGACCCACTTTACCCTTAGGCTGGATGAAAGGAATGGGTTCACCTTCAGGCAGCTCGTTTGAACTGTAAACACATTTAGAGAACTTCTGTTTGAAATCCTCTACCAACACATGAGTGAGGCTTCTGATGTGTTTAATCTTGGTACTGAAGCCAGGAGGCGGTACTTCATCTACTTCCAACACAGTACCGTATTCACTGATTTCCGGACCAGTAACCGGTTTGGCTTCAGAAGGTGCCTCAATCTCACCTTCTTGGGCGGCTTGGCCTAGTTCAGCCAAGCTACCATATACACCTACATTTGCACCGTACGGATTGGTTACTTCATTGTTTTCCATAATCTTGTCCTTTTTAAAACATTAGGTTAAACTCGTTTCTTTCTTTAAACGAGGAGAAGAGTAACAACACTTGGTCGTCTGTACGTCTACAGATACCAGAAGAATGCTTAAATGATTCTTCCTTTCTCATTACAGTAATATAGGGGCATAATTATTTAGATTATAGAAAGTTTCCTAGTCTTCTAGAGGCTCACTGTCGCTACTAGAAGCATCTAAGTAGAGTTCTTTAAAGTCAGCATTAGCTGTCCACAACCAAGCTACTTCTAATAAATCATTACCTAAAGAGAATTGGATTAAGTGTGGTAAACCATCATCATCCTCTTCCCACCACTGTACCCAGACATCTTCACTATTGTAGCAAAGCTCGTATTCCTGATCATCACTGTAATCGTAGCTAAAGTAACCATCATCGTAACTCGTTACTTTTTCTTCTTCCTTACGAGCGTACATAATCGAACCAATCAGTTCGACGACTTTGTCTTCTCTCTCGTAAATCTCTTTACGGTTTTCCTCAGTAATCACTTCACCGAATATCGATACTTCAATCATCTTCTTGTTCCTTAAAATGAAATGCAAAATAGAATACTCTACTGTACAGGTACAATAGCCTGTACAGTAGAGTAGATTATCACATCTTATCTCGTAGCTTAGTAGCTACTCGATATTGAATTTATCTCGTAACCTGACGGTCACTCGATGTTAAACTTAGCCTTGGTAGTTCAGTAAGAAGAGTTTGTGTACTCGATTACCAGAAGGTACCTCAATGGGTTCCTTAATCACTGGGTCATCGGTATCTTTAAAACCTACCGTCTTCATGGGTTCGTAGAAGCAGTTAAAATAGATTTTAACCCCTTCTCGCCACAAGTGACTGGTTAGGAAAGGAGTGAAGTAATTGGGTACATCTTCACCAATCAGTACTCCATCGTATTGCTCAGGTCTAACTGGCTTGACTTCTAGACCAGGAACATAGCCTTCCGTACGATAGGTTTCTTTATCTTCATCAGACAAAGCATTGAACTTTTCCATCCATTTCTCAATAACGCTTTCGAAGCGCTCAGCTTCCTCTTTTCTTTCCCGAATCATCTTCAGTACTTGCTGGGCGATATTAAAGGACTTCATGTCCAAGCCATCGGTATCGGGTACCAGATAAGAAGTCAAGAGAGACTTGATGGTTTCGTCTACCTCACCGACAAACAAACCGACGTGCTGGATATGTGGGTGAGGACGGGTAGAGATATTAATCAGCATAGTGAACCTTTATTTAAAGAAGAGAAGATAGAGTACGACTAAGAATAGACCGGATACCAGGAAATCCAAGGTAACGATATTGGATTTAGGTACCCATTGCTTCCTAATAGTCCCCAGTTTACTATTAATTGTCGCAATCTCAGCTTCCAGCTTACGCAATGTCTCCTCTATTTCAGGAGTAGCAGGAGTAGACTGAGTAGAAGAGATTAGAGGTACCGGTTCTTTGGTTTCACTAGCCTGAGGTTTCTCTTTGGCTACCTTCTTAGCTCTCTTAACCGTCTCTTTAGTAGACTTCACTAAAGGTTCAGCTGGAGTACTCTGCTGTTTCTCTACTGCTGCTTTCACTCTCTTCTTGTACTTCTCGGCAGCTTCTTCTGCTTCTTCCTTAGTCTTAGCACCGAGTTTAGTCATGTCCATCTCTAATTGCTTATTGACTTCTAAGTGTTTACGGGAATGACACTTAGGGCACCTAGGGGTACTAGCTACACTCTGGTATTGGTTTAAGCAGTTACTGCACCTTAAAGTTCGTTTTTCTTTCTTCACTCTAGTCATGTTGTCACCTTACTAATAAGTAGATTACTGAAACAATGAGCAGTACAGTAATCGCCGTTAGGATATTAAGCATTTTTCTGTCCTTACTGCATTGGGTAGTCAAATTTTCTACTTCTACCATCAATCCACCTACATGTGCTTCTAATTGACGCAGAGGTCCCTCTAATGGATTAGTGGGTTTAGGTAGGGTATTCCTTCTACCTAGACTGTGTTGTCTCATGGGTTTACCCTCTAAACCGACTAGGTCATCTTGACGGTTAGAGTGAGAGTGGATAATCTCAGTACGCTGACGAGAGCGACAGCGAGGACACCTCGGTTTAGGAGAACCAGTCTCGTACTCGAAGTGACAGCGTTTACAATGGTATTTGGTTCTTTGTCGTTCTGAATGGTGTTCAGTCATTCTTCATTCCTTTGTTTTCGTAATACTCTAGCAAGTGGTATAAACCACTGCAGCCATTATCCAGATTCTTGATGTCCCCTAAATGTTCAGTCAAGCACCTATTTAGGTATTTACAAGAACCACAAAAAGAGTGTTTTATTCTCTCCTCTTCCTTCTCGCCCCATTTCAATACAGAAGGGAAATCAGGGAAGTGTCTAAAGTATTCTCTCCCATTTAAGTCAAAATCCAATACGGCTAAACCAGTAGGAGAGATAAATAGATTACTACTGGTATAGTCATGGGTTTCTCCCTCTAGGGCTAAGTAGACTAATTCTAGGTTATTACACGGTACATTGTACTTACTACAAGAGTCAATGAAACGGATTAAGAAATCCTGATAGTCTAGAAAGGAGTAATGAAAGCTATTGGCTTGATTGGTGGAATACGGTTTGGCTTCTACGACTTCTAAGGTAGAGAGTAAGGAGAGCTTCTTTGCCATCTCATCGGTATCTAAAGTGAGAATGTGGGGTGTGACGAGTAGGTTAAGGGCAAAACTTCTGTCATTACTGACTAATTCGAGTAGGTTATTAAACACTTTATCGTGTTGTTCACGAGCATCAAAGTCGTAGGAGATACAGAGATTGATAAACGGGTAATAGAACCAATCTCTAATAGTGGATAGATTAGTTAAAGCATTAAAGCGATTACAGTAAGAGACCAATAAGGGTAAGAGCTCCTCTACGTAGCCTTTCGGTAGTAGGGAGATTTCTCCTCCGTATAGGTCAATGATGTCAATCTCTCTATATTGGGTAATCTCTTTTAAGTAGTCTTCTATCTTCTCAAGAGGCAGTAAGTCTTTACTGCTTAATTGCTCTTCTGTCAGGTAACAGAAGTGACACCTAAAGTTACAGAGATAAGAAGGATTGACTTGTACGTTTACCGTATTCATGCTTTAGTTACTACCAGGTAGTAGAGAGAACATCTCGTCTAATCGAATGGTATCGATTTCGGTTTCTCTGGCTAAAGCTTCTTGTAAGCCTGATTCGGTTCTTTCTTGATACCAGTAACGAGCCGTTCTGTCTAGGTCAGTGATGTAGTCTAAGTGAGCATGGTCTTTCATGGCTTCAGTTAAGAGTTTATAGACAATACGAATAATCTTACTCTTCATGGCTTCACTGAAGATACTTACTTTCTTAAACTCTACACCAGGTACAATACTCTTATCGAAGAAGGCGTATCGCATCAGGGTCTTGATTAAAGATTCAATCTCTTTATCAGTAGTGAGGTGATACTCGACTATACCTTTCTCTTTTAAGAAGCTTAAGACTTCTAGGTAGGAGAAGATGGTTCTGACAATGATGGCTTTCATGGGGTAGATTTGCATAAAGCCTTCTGTTCTTTTACAGCAATAGGCTTCAGTGGCTTCCTCTAGGATTCTAATGTAATCCTTGTCTTCAATCATGTATTCCAGAAAGGTAAGCTGTGCTTGATTCTCAATCTCTCGATTGTACTTGTAGTAGATGTTGAATTTATCGGCTATTACAATGGGTTTAGAATCGTCAATAATGTCATTGGTGGTGACGTCTGATTGTTTAAAGAGAGCAGCTAATTGGTGGTTTTTCTCAATATAGGCTTTAAACTCTTCCTTTAGTAGTTTTGCCTGTGGCTTTAAAGCGTACAAGGGATAGTCTCCTTTTATTAAAATCAAATAGAGTATAGGAAATCAGACTAAAATGAAAAGCATTTAATACTAGCTACTCTACTCTCCATTACGGGGAGTAGAGTAGTATCGTACACTAAAAACACTTAGGGGTACCGTCTTTATTAAAGTACTGGCGATGTCTATAGTCTTTCTTATAAAGATAATCGTGCTTTATCTTGTACATTCTCTCCAGTTCCTTCTCACTGAAAGAGCTATTATAGCTAGAAGAGCTGGTTTCGTAATTAAACAAATCTCTAAGGACCTTGTTTATTTCACTCTCATGTATCCTCTTTTGCTTAGTTATCGTTACAGGATTAGCCCTATTAACCCGAATATACTTAGGGTTACTCCTTACTACACTAGAGTAATCGACCCTATCTTTATCTCTAAGTTTACTGAAGACACTAGGTTCATTCTTTAATCCTAGTTTATCAATCCAACTGTAATCTACTATCTTCTTACGGTTATGCTCTACATTCAGTACCATTCTTTCATTATAATCGTTCACTTTAGCCTCGTAATCTATAATAGGTGTACAACTGAACAACCTAGCTTCTTTATTATTACCAGTCTTCTCTAACCATTCCCTTTCATTCAAGTTCTTAATTAGATACTTACCTAAAATAATCAATTTCTCGATAGAATAGACATCCCAATAGTCCACGTTCCCTAAACATTCTCCACCATCAGGCAACCTATCCTTATTCATGTTACGAGAATGAAATCGACCACCACCCATTTTCAACCACTTCTCACCAAAGTACCTAGCTAGATATTGGTCATTACTTACTACTTGACCATCGAAGAATAAGAAACAGTGAACATGTAATCCCGTACTGTCACTGTATTCTCTACTACAGTAGCTAGCTAAGTAGCTATCTCCTTTATCTCTTCTAATCCATTTATCCCACATTCTCAGTCTATTGTTAACCACTTCTAAATCACGTTCATCATTATACAAATCCAACCTTATAACCAATACTTTCGTATACAGCTGAAACAATACCCTAATTAACTCTTTTATTCGATTGTAAGCTTGATTTAGATTCCTAATCTCTTTAAAACTCAATTTCTCTAACTTACCAGTCTTATCATCTAACCTAAATCTAGGGTCAATCCATCTATTGGTTTTAGCAAGAGGTAAATCTACATACTCTCTTCTTAGGTAATGGTCATCAGGGAAGTCATCTCGAGTATAAGCATCGCAGATATCCAAGTAATCCCTATAGTCTACTAAACTACTCTTCTGTCTCTGTTTACTAATGTTCTTTAAAGTACCTCTTAACACTTTAGTCAACGTCTTCCTTAACCAGCTTCTTGGTCTTTTATCTAGACCTTCTCTAAGCTTACTGTTAAGTGGTAAGTATTGGTTTACCTTATAAAGCAATTCTTCTCTATTAGCAGTCTTAATAACCTCTAATTCTCTTTTAATATTCTTTTGGTATTCTGTTAAACCTAGACTAGCTTTATTAACCATTTCTATTGTCCTTTAAAGGGTAAAATCAATTTACTCTCTTAATAACATCTAAAACCTAAGGTTTTTAGGTACTCTAATACCACTGAAACCCTTATGAAATAAGGATTTAGCTTAAAATAGCACTTAGTTCAGATAATGTAGTAAAGGGTACCTAAAATATTAGTGGTTTTAACATCTACTCCTTACCCAAATTAGAAGGGTAAGGAGTAGTGTCAGTTACTTCTATTTACTCTTTTTAGTGGGGTAGAGTCTATTGGTCTTTATACCACTTTCATCCTTAAAGAACTCAGTGATGTTCTTAATCAGCTCTTCTTCCTTGATACCTAGTTTCTCTACTACTTCTTTAACAGGAATCAGTTTAGAGCTATCAGTGGGGTGCCAGTAGTTCTCGCACTTAATCTCTGGTACGTTATTAAACCGAGAAGTAGCGTAGATGTTACAGTCTTTACAAGTCCAGCATTTCCCGATAATGAGAGAAGGAGGTGAGTTCTTTGGTGACCCATCTTCTTTGGCACTATAAGTACAGGTACCACGCAATGAACCATCCTTATTCCTGCCCTTGTTATTCTCGCAAGAGGAGTAATTACCAAACTTACCTTCTTTCACTACCATCCTACCACCGCATTTAGGGCAAACTATACCATCTAAATAAACGACTTCTGTACCACCACCACGACTAAGATTGTAAATATACTTACATTTCCTATCGGGACAGTGACGGAATTTACCCATTCTACCCATGCGTTCTATTAGATTATGTTTACCACACTGAGGACACACTTCAGTAGTCTCAACAGCTTTACTTTTACCTTTCAGTTCTAAGTTGATTTTATCAACCAGCTCTTTAAAAGGACCCCAGAACTGATTCATGGTTACTACCCAGTTCATCTTACCTGAGGAGACATCGTCCATCTTCTCTTCCAGCCTAGAGGTATACTGGTAATCGACGTATTCAGGGAAGTGAGAGGAGATAAAGTCATTTACACCAATACCCATTTCCGTAACAGTAATACGGTTCCTATCTACGGTAATGTATCCCCTATTCTTAAGTGTATTTGGAATAGTAGCGTAAGTAGAAGGTCTACCAATACCATAATCCTCTAGCACTTTCACTAGAGAAGCTTCGTTATAGCGAGCAGGTGGTTTAGTCTGCTTCTCTTCACACACGACACCAGGTGGTGATACAGGAGACAACTTATCCTGGTTATGGATTACCGGTAAACGAACATCATCGTCTTTCTCACCATCAATCTCATCACCTTCCTGGTATACTTCTAAGAAACCTTTAAATACTAATACACTGCCATTGGCTCTAAAAGAGTAGTCTTTAGAGAAATCGAAGGTAATCCTAGTAGAGTCGAATATAGCTGGTTTCATTTGGCTCGCTAAGGTACGTTGCCAAATCATCTCGTACAGCTTATACTCGTCACCCTTCAATACCTCCTTTAGAGACTCAGGAGTATGGCTAATATCCGTAGGTCGGATACACTCGTGTGCTTCCTGAGCAGCTTGAGACTTAGAGTGGTATTGTTTAGGTGACTCGGCAATGGCTTTTGGGTAATGGGTTTTACCGTATTTATAAACAGAACTCAGTGCTTCTTGAGACAACACAGGGGAGTCAGTACGGTGGTAGGTAATAAACCCGTGCTCACCACTACTGCCTTCGAATAATGCTTGAGCCGCAGTCATGGTACGAGTAGAAGACCAACCCAGTTTACGTACCGCATCCATTTGCATGGTAGAGGTAATGTAAGGAGGTTTAGGTTTACGGGATACCTTACTAGTAGCGATATCCTTTACTACCAGTCTCTCCTTATTACCCACTAACTCATTCAGTTTAGATAAGTGTTTATCCTTAAACTCCTTATCCGTAATGCTCTGTTTATCTACCTTACTACTATCAATACGAGACAAACGTACAGGGAACTGAATGTTGTCTTTTTCGGTTAACAGGGAGATGGACCAGTAGGTCGTTGGTACGAAAGCAGCGATTTCTTTCTCGCGTTCAGTCAAGACACGTAAAGCAGGGGACTGCACACGACCAGCTGATAGACCGCTTCTAATGGCTTTCCACAGAATCGGAGAAGCGTAGAAACCAAATAGAAAGTCAATGCCACTACGGACAAACTGAGCATGAACCATGTCCATGTTAAGTTCAGTAGCATTAGCAATGGCTTTTCTAATGGCGCTTTCGTTTACTTCATTATAGGTTACACGCTTAAACTGACAGTTTTTGTTCTTTCTACGAATCAATTCCACTAAGTGCCAGCTAATGGATTCCCCCTCACGGTCAGGGTCAGTAGCCAGATAGACCACATCTACCTTCTCTGCCAAACGCAAGAGGTCTCTGGTATTGTCTTTGTTTTTCGGAGAAAGTACGTAATGTGCTTTAAAGCCATTATCGACATCAATGGCTTTCTCTTTATACTCGTCTTTATTCAGTTCACGGACATGACCTCTCGATGCCGTTACTTTAATACCATCCTTATAAAGGTACTTACCAATGGTTTTCGCTTTACTGGGGGATTCTACAATCATGAGTGTTGACATACTCACCTCAATCGTTTTCATTCAAATCAGCGTACTGGTTAGTGAGATGTATTACAAAACACATCAAACCACAAGACACCGCCAAACCTATTAATAATACTGCACTATAAAACAAGAACTCATTCTGCATTACCGTGCTCCCTAATGTATTCTTCTTTCTCCGCCTTCAATAAACGGAGAAACTCGTCAGCTGTTTGAGCTCGACCAATTGTGTGCTTATAATCCGTTAAACGCTCTTTGATTTCCTTTTCATTCCAGAAACCATTGATTCGTTGTACAGAGACTTGCCAGGAATTGACAAAATCCACAATACGTTTATTGTAGCTATAAGCAAAATGCTCTCTCTGGAATAGAGTCGTTACCCAGAAGTTGAAACTCGCTAGAGTGTGGTTATGGGTAAAGAATAATACTCCTATAGTACCAATAAACATGCCTAATGGAATAACGATTACGCGTTTAATAAACGTATACCCTACATTCGAATTGGCTATCATGGTGATGAGGCTACCAATGTATACTGCCACATAGAGGAGTAATGAGACTATCTGGATACGAATGACTTGGTCTTTGGTGTAGTCTAAATGCGTAACAGCGTAGTATTCCACTAAATCCAGAGCAGTGTAGATAACAATGGACTGAATAAAGAAGACGGTTTTCCTCTTCTTTTTCTTGAATTCTTTAAATAGGGATAAGACGTTCCCTGTTAATACACCCATGTGTAAGGCGAGTAGACTTAAACCATATACCAGGAAGATGTGTTCCTTATGGTTTAAAGTGACTTTACTGAAGATGTCTTGAAACATTAGATTCATTGGGTTTCCTTCTTTAAATTGTCTTCATTAGTATAAAGAGACTGAACACAGAGACAAATCGAGTGTAATCAGTCTTAACATTATTTTGGTTCTATAACAGTTTACTATTTAAATATAGACTCTCTGTTCTCCACATTGATAATATAGAGTTATATTACTCTAAATTGCGTTTAGAATTGATTTGTAGTCATTAGGCTAGGGTAGTATCACTTATACCTCTAATCGCTCTATAGCAAGCTCTGTAAGCCTGTAATCAGCATAATAGTATTACTCCTACTACCCACTAAGAGGTAGTAGGAGTAATAGACTCTATTTTGCTTACTTAATGTTGTCTTCCACGTTTACCATGTCGTAGAATTCAGACAAGGTAGAATGGTAGACTTTACCACCTAAAGTAACCAGGTGGGCTACTTTACTAAAGCAAGTCAAGATGTACAGGAAAGTGAATACAGAGTTATTGGTATTGGTCAAGAAGTACTTAGTGGGACCATCGATATTGATAATACCATGGTAGACCATCGCGTAAGCTTCTTCTTTACTTACACCAAATGCTTCCATAATCAAATCACTGAAGAGGAAGAAGTCCTCGTACTGAGTCACTCTGCTATCAGCCGGAGGCATGGTAATAGACTGACTAAAGGCTACGTAAGCTTCTTTCTCGAGTTCTCTTAACTGGTTTAATGCACTTTCACTGGGAACAGCAATGTTCTCAATGATCATGGTTTTGTCATTGGCAGGGAAAGTACCGGTATTGACGTAGTCTAAACCTGAAGCATACTTACCTAAATTCGGTACGATATCCAGAATCAGGTAGTCTAATTCGTAAGCAATACGATTAGCATCTTTAGAGAAGGTATACTTCTTAGCCAATTCCTTACATTTAGTAGCGAAAGCAGTACGGTACTTATTCCAGTACTTCACGTCTTCTAATACCGCTTTAAAAGCTTTTCTAAAGAGGTCAGCATCGGCTACAAAGCTATCCAACCAAATCGTGCGGTCACTGAACTTACGGAAACCGTAGAACTGACCTTTGGCTAGACAGATACCGGTATAACCATCTTTAACGAAGACGTAAGAGCTAGTCGGTTCACGTTTAAACCAACTAAAGAAACCTTTAGCAGGAGTGTTCTTAGTTACGAGCTTGAGTTTCTCTTGTAGAGGAACAGCAATAGCGAAGTCTAAGTCATGAGAACCTAACTTATCGAACACGAAGTTAGCTTTACGCCCAATGATTTGGTTAGCAGAAGAAATCGCCTGACCAATAGAAGGGGTATAGCTCTCATTACCTAACTGCAAAATGTGCTGAATGGTGTCTTCAGTAAAGGTAACACTTTCTCCAGAGAAGTCAGTATTAGCGTACTCACCCTCAGCACCCAGTTTATCTAACATGCGGGCGAGTTGAGCAGTTACCCAAAGGAAACCAGCAGCTCTACCCATTACATTCAGGTCAGCTACATCACCAGGCTGGTTACCAATCTCACCTTTCTCAAGCTTACGAATGAGAACAAGAACCCTTTCTCTAATAGACAAAGCATCTTGCTTAATCTTAGTCCATTCTTCCTTGGTACCAATATAGAATACGAACTTCTTCATTTTGTCTTTGGGATTAGACATCTTAACGAAAGTCTTCTCGATGTACTGAGTTAAGGCATTAGCATCGTCAGCTACTTTATCCAGAGCACCTAAACGTTCGTTAAATGCTTTCTCAATAGCGCCCTTCTTATTAGGTAGCTTATAGGGGTCAATAGCCCAGTAGTCACCACCGTAACTAGTGAAGAAAATACCAACCATCTTAGCTTTACTGTTATAGGCAGATTCACCATTTCGGAAAGCATTCAAAACCCAAGTAATGCCGTCTTGGTACTTATCCCAGAAGCCTTCAGTAGAAACACTGAGTCTCTCATCATCTAACTGAGACAAGATATCATGGAAAGAGTCTTGAGAAACCTCAGTCTCTTCACTACCCTCCTCTGCTTCTACTGCAATATCCTCTTCACCAGAATCATCACCTTCTTCAGTGGGTTCTGTGCCTTCTTCACCAGATTCACTCCCTTCACTCTCGTCAGTAGAGTCTTTTTCCGGTTCTTGTTTCTCGAGAATCTGTTCAGCTCTCTCTTCTACCTTATCAGCGACTTCTTTTTCATCCGTAATGTTATCCACAGACAGCGTCTCCTCGCCTGTAGTGGTCTCATCGGTTTTCGCTTCACCAGTCGCTTCATTGTTCTCTTCCTCTACAGAATCTTCACCTTTTAACTGAGTCAATTCAGCCTTCTCTTTCAGTAAAGGATTCTCCTGAATAAAGAAACGCTCTAATACTTCACGTTTCTTAGCCATGAAGGTTTCTTCATCGGCTTTATCGTTTAAAGAAGGAGAGAGGTAAGCTTCCTCTGTTTCAATAGGCAGTTCAGGTCTCTGGGTAGCCAAATCAGCGACTTCACATTCGCAAAGACACCATTGTTTATAACCACCACTACCATCCGGTACCACATCGACTTCCCAAACAAAGTCTGTTCCTTTAATGTTAAAGGAATAACGGTGTTTAAGCATACCACCCTCAGCCAATGCCTGCATTTGTTTAAACATCATTTCATTGGCTACTGTAGTCGTTTCAATTCTACCGTCTTTAACATTGTTCTTGGTAGTCATTTCGTAAGTGATATTACCTTTTCTATCGGTTACCTTTCGAATACGAATACTACCACTACCGGCATTCTTATCGGTTTTGTCTACTTTTACCATGTATTGCTCAATCACCACTGCTTTATTGGCTTTCTTCAATTGGGCAAAATTGAGTAGTCTGGCGACGATTACGTGTTCTTTTTCGATAATCGTATCGCTGACTACATTCTCTAAACCTGTCTCCATACCTTCACGAGACAGAATATTAAATAAACTCATTCTGCTTGTCCTTTTGGTTTATGTAAAAAGGGAATAGAAAAAGAGACTAGGAGCTCACTAGCCCTAGCCCCTTTTCCAGATTTATTCGATAATCGGTTTTTCACTAAACAGAATATCACTAACCTTAGAAATGATTTCAATAAACACCTGTACCACTGGGTTATTGTTCATGTCACCTTTCATGGCACTCATGACCACCGTACCGATGATGACAGCAAAGAAGACGAAGATTAAACCAATAATGGTAAACTTCATTACCTTGAATTTAAAGCTTCTAAACTCTTTGGTGAACTCACGGTGCTCATCGATTCGACCAGAATCCGACATGAAGTTGTAAACCAATACCACCATTTCTTCAAACAGCAGATTAGCCACCATCAGTTTAATATCGTAACCCGTGGTCTCTTCCGTAACATCCGGATAGTTGGAGTTACGGGAAGCAATCTTGGAGTAGTTCGTGACTAGGTTGTTCAGTGCGATATCTGTTTCTTTTCTCTCCGACAAGACTAAGGTATCGGAGATGTTGCCTAAACCTTTCTCGATAAAACTGTCTAAACGTTTTCTAGCCATAGTTTGTTCTCTTCAGTTAAATCAATCTGGTTTATCTAAGTAACTAGGCATTCTACCTTCTTCAATTATCGTATTTAACTTTCCGTTGTGTTCTTTTAAAGAACGAATACTGTAATCCCTCTTGAGTATCTCTGCTTCTAAACGATAAATAACAAACTTCTCGTAGCAGGCGATGGATACTAAGATTAGGATAATAAAGTAAAGGAAGTACCTGTAGTTCTTCTTGAGGCTGAGATTCTTTTTCAGCTTTTCGTAATAGTCTTTAGTGAAAATGTCTTTAATCGACATACAGTCACTCCGTTTTGATTTCCTCTAATTGTACCCAGTAACATAACGACCATAACCAAAGTAACCAATGGCTAAAGCATCAATCGAGTGCTCATCCAGTTCATTCACTGGATTGATGAGCTTTAATTGATATTTCATTTTGTCAATGGCTACGGTCATTTCTTCTTTCTTAGCATTGCCTTTGGCCCCGACTGCTTTCTTAGCAGTGGGTGGGTCTACTTTAAAGAAGGGAATGTGGTTGTTGTAGTTACGTAGAGTGTTTTGTATTAGGTTGACTAATTCAGTTAAAATCGCATATGCATTAGGGGTAAAGGAATTGAAGAAAGGAGACTCGCACATGACAATAGAAGGATTGTAATACTGGAATAGCTCCCGTAGTTCATTCTCTAGTGCCATTAAACGAGTATACTTGTCACCAAAGGTTTCCCCTAGGTAGCGACTATAGTGAAATGATTCCTTTGCATGTAGTGTAAATGCAAAAGACTCGATGATTTCACGAGTATGGAAATTCAGTTTATAAATGGCAACCCCCAGACAACTGCTGCCTGGGTCGATTGCCATTAAACAGCATTCCCAATGATTGGTAGATGGGAATGGGTTCATTCACTATCCTTTAAGGACTAACTAAAGCATTGTTCGATACATTGTAAAGAGGCTCGTTGATACCTACGTTGAACAATGAATCGAAACCACTGTTGTTAGCAGCCAGGTACTGAATCGTACGGTTGATGTGGGCGATTTGCGCTGCAATCACTTCCGTAAACTGAGTACGACCAGTAGAAGTCGTTACCTCTACAGGTTTATCCACACCAGATACCAATCCGATTTCAGTAATCACTGCCCGCATGGGGTCACCGAAACGAATATTGAATACATTGTAGAGTTCTTCCACGTCACTCTTATTAAGAGAAACCGGAACAGTAGCAATGGTGCGACCATAAGTCGCTTTCAATACGTTCTCTTCGTCTACTGACAATTCCTGTGGAACAGGATTGAGGTTACGGGTAGTCGGTGCATAATCCGTTTCACTGATGGTGCCATCATCGGCTTTGTGAATGATTTTAGTCTCTACACGGGTTTTACTCAAGTCCAAACGTTTTAAGTAATAGGTGTAGTACTTTACCCCTTTTACGTCTTCAATGCGGCGAATAGCGTATTTAGTACGCTCAGCCGGAGTCAGGTCATTATTCAACTCACGCATCACGAACGGAATGAATTTAAACAAACCGGTGTCGTCTGCCTTGTGTTGATAAATCTTCGGAAAGGGGAAGGTGTCTGCATTGTTAGTACAGTTTTGCATACTGATGCCACCCATGCCAATACAGAAGTACCCAATTGTCGGGATAACATTAGAAGGCGGAGCCACATCGTTGTTTACTGTAAACAATTCATTTAAGGTAGAGTTCTTTTTCATGGTATACGGAAGACCAAGTTCACGAGTCACTTGGTTCTCGTTACCAATAAGAGTGCGTACTGACTCGAACGCACTTCTCTTGTTTGGGATAATAGGCATGTCGTCTAATCCTTCATTATAAAATTATCTATTTATTACTCTAATTCAGTTATAGAGTAATATCCTAAGGAATCATAGGAAAACCAGACTACTTACACCTACTGTGGTGTAAGTAGTCCAGTCTCTATTTGCATTAAGGTTTAATTCCTCTAAATCCATCTATCGTCTCGTCTACAGAGAGTTTTTTCGCTCTGTATTCTCGATCTGTACCATCACCTTTGGTATAGTCTAAACCATCGATTTCATTGCTAGACATATTCCAAGAAATAGGCTCTTTTGGTACTTCAGTATTGGGAGAGGTTTTATCCCACACCAAATCGGTATTGAATTGGTCAATAATCCTGCGTTTTAGTTTATTATCCATCAATAACCAAGAACGCATACCAGGGATATTGGGTAGATTCATTGGGTTGTCTACCCCATCTAAATCATCTCCTACACCAAAGCAAGCACTACCAGTACGAATATCTCGACTAAGACTAATCTGGCTCTTACCATCTAAGTCTTTTACCGAGACATCAATATCGAAAGAGATAATAGAATGGTTAATGAACTCTTTTACTCGTGCAGCAGCGTTGGTATCATTAACCGAATGAATGTCTTCTAAGCCTTTGGTATCGTCATCGACAATCTGTACAGCCGAATCATTGTTCCTAAACCTTAAGTCTAGTTTACTCTTCTTCTCACTATTGACACGAATACCAATCATGTTGGTGGCAGAAATCGGTTTATCGTTAATCTCTTTAATATACTGTACAGAGTAGCTAGACAGTTTAGTTAAGAGCTGAATCATGGCTTTGTGGGTATTATACAAAGAACCCACTTTGATGTTCGATAAACCAGTAGCCTTCTTCCAGATATCATCAGCTACTTTAGCCCAATCATCTACATCGAAGTTTCGAGTATCGAAAGCAATTGAATGTAAGAAGTCATGGAAGTTCATTAGACCAGGTTTTCTAAAAGAGACGACCTGAGTCGTGTAGAGCTGATAAACAGAAGCATTCTTATACGAACGAGCATCAATGTGTTCGTCTTTATTAGCTAAGTTTATTAGATTGTTAATCAATTTAAACTGAGCATTAGCCTGTTCGTAAAAGTCAATCGTTGTCATTACTGGAGACATGGGAGTAAATGACTTACGTAAGAACTCAATCCACTCGTTAGACACCAGAGTGTTATCAGGAATGACTCTACGAATGTCTTCATGGCTAGGTCTAGTCTTTCTAGGTACCAGACCCACTACGTAATCCGGAATACACTCATCTTGAATCTTATTCATCTTGAATACGGCTACCGTAAACAAGAGTAAAGCATTCAATCCAGTTAGTGGAACCGATTCACCAGACTTAGGATGATTAATAATCACATAAGCCCGATACAGGTCTCGTCTCACCATTTCAATCCAGTAGTCTAATAAGACGTTTTCCAGAATGAACTGTTCACTATTGTTATAATCAATAGCCTTAGACTCCAATACCTTGGTTTTCAAGAAGGAGTTCTTAGAACGAGTTAAATCATCGTAAGCCAGGTTATCGATATCACCACGCTCAGTTGGGTTATAGAAGGTTTCTTTATCTTCCTTATCCAGCATCTTAGTTAGAGACAAGGTATCGACTTGAGGGTCGATGGACTCTAGTCCGTTTAAGGAAACCTTTTCGAACTTAGGCGTAATCCTTAATTTAGGGTCATCCAAGAGATTGGCATCATCTTGAATGAAATTGTATTCGGATAGAGGCAGATTGCGTAGAGTCAATACGTTCTTAATCAACCACTGCTGAGTGAAGTGGTGACCAATATTCTTCTCTACCCAGCGGATATTCTTATAGAAGATAAGAATCTGCTTTAATGACATCTGGTCTAAATAGAAGTCCAAGAAGCCATGAGAAGCTAGGTATCTTCTATAGTGATAAGAGTGGGCTTCGTTAGTGAATACGGACTCTAGTCTCAGTGCCAGAATCACGTCTACTAACTTAGTATAAAGAATACCCATGAAGGTAAGATTATAATAACGGTTATCTAGGTTATACTGCCCTTGATACCAGCGTTTAAAATAACCATAGACCCAATCTTGTAATCTCTCCATTAAAGAGTATTCGTTTTGCTCTACGAATGATTTATCGTAAGAGAGAATTGTTCCGTCTTTAGCCCTAATCGCCTCGTCAATATTGCACGGATTCAGGATACCTTTAATTAAGAGTTCCTGGTCTGGGTGCTTGGCAATCAGCTCTTCGTACTTATGAGTTCCGTAGCTATATTCGGCGTAAGTGTTCTTGTGGTAAGCTAAATTCTCTTTAGTGAAATCGATTTCCTCAATCGTATCCATGGAGATTACCCGAATCATTTTATCGGTTTCATGGTACTCACCGGCTAAGTTTTTATAATATTTCCAAGTCCGATAATCGTGAGGATTGACTGCTCTTAAGTTAGCACTCTTCTTTAATACGATTTCGTTTAAATCTTCAGCCTGTTTGTGTGATTTAATCTGCAGTGTATGTACTAAACCGATGACCTTGTCTAAATAGACTTTAAAATAATAGTCAAAAGCTTCAGTAGACATGTCTTCAGGTAAACGACTATTCGTGTTTTCTTGCATGTTTAAACTGACTCCTATTCTAATTTTCTCTATCAAGACTACACTAGCTATGTGTTAGCTAGTGTAGTAGTATACGATTTTCTGATTTTACCTTTAAAAAAGGATAGAAAATGGCACAAAACAAGTTTACAGGTGGCATTAATAGCTATCTTAAGAATAAGGCGGTAGACTTAAAAGAGGAGGATATAGCTAAAAACCCCTCAGCTTATTCTTTAATGGCTAAGTTAGTGACTTCACGCAGTACGGATTCTTTCCAAAACAATGGTGAGTTATCCGACTACAGCCCTAATCTCGATTACCTCTTGGGTATCTCATCCGAGAAAGCCCAAGAGATTGATGACAATGAAGCGATTATGCAGCTCTTACCAGACTTGGAAAGAGGGGCACAAATCCTAATCAGCTATATCTTGTCACCTAAGTACCTATTAAAACCAGAATTGCAATATCGTCCTCCTGCCGGTATCTTTACTCAGTCAGTAGGACAAAACATGGTGGATGTAGTAAAGCGATACATTACCGATGACTATAAACTAGACCAACGCTTGTACGGTATCCTTTATAACATCCTATTTACTAAAGGGGCTTATGTTACAGCAGTAATCCCTGAAGCTTCTCTGGATGAATTTATCAATCCGGATAACGCAGTTTCTCGAGAAAGTCAATCTTATCAATTGTCTCTCGAATCACTAAAAGGGATTTCTACTAAACTGAATGAAACCAAACGTGAAAGCAGAGGTTTCCTAGGTAAGCCTTCGTATCATAGCGATACAGCTTTTTCTACCCCTAAGAGTAGTGGCGCTACGCTCTCTAGAGAGTCTGTTGATGTAACGGTAGGTAATACCAATCAGGAATATACTTATACCCCTACTAAACCTACTCAGCGTTACGAAACCAAGATACAGAGACCTGAACAAGTTTCCTACGAGTTTCCTCCTGATTTAGTAGCGAATTACAGTAGTGAGAGTAACAAAATCTCTCTTACTGAAAAAGGGGTATGGAATGTAAACCTATCCAATACCGAAAAGGATACTTTAATAGAGGTAACAGACGACTTATCTCTATTACACCAAACCTACGCTAAGAATCAATCGCTCTCTACTGAAGCGAAGAAAGCGGTAGGTCTCTCTACTGAGAATGTAGAACCGAATATAAAGGCTACCGATAGAGACTTAGTAACCAAGCTCTTTAAATCTATCGATGATACTTATCGACGTATTCCGGATAGTAACCAGATTAAACGATTGGCTACCAATGAGCAAACTTATCGTAAGAATCTGGATGAACCCCTGATTATCGAGTATCCGGTGGAATCCATTGTCCCTATCTTTAAACCAGGTTCTCCTTCTGAACACGTTGGTTATTTAGCCTTACATGACGAAGACGGTAATCCCTTGTCTAAGACCAAACCGGTAAACTACTATCGTGAATTGCACAACAATTACAATTTACGTACTACCGGACAGAGCATGGCTTCCTCCTTAATTCAGCAAGGCAGAGCCATGTTCGATGGGTTCTCTAACCGTCTCGATGAAGCTCGGCAATTAGAGATTCTCTCTAGAATCCATGGCAATGCCATTATTAAGGATATCTTAGAGAGATTGAGAAACGGTCTCTATGGTAAAAATCTCGATATCGGCGATCCAACTGAAGCTTATCGCATCATGTTCTACCGCTCTTTACAAGGACAAAGAACTAGAGTGCTCTTTGTACCTAAAGAGCTCATGACTTACATGGCATTTGATTACGATGCTAAAGGCATGGGTAGAAGCCTAATCGACAACATGAAGGTACTAATCTCTCTACGTATCCAGTTCATGTTAGCCCAGATTCGTGCCGGTATCATGAATTCTATTCCTGAAACCGTAGTCACTCTAAAGATTGATGAAGACGATCCTGATCCTAAGAAAACCATCCAAATTGGTAAGGTATTGGCATTACAATCCCGCTCTAATGCAGGTTTAATTGTTGGTGCTTCTAATATCCAAACCATTGAAGACAGGATTAATCAGGCTAATATTCGTATCGCCATTGAATCCGATAACCCCAAAGTACCTCAAGTAGGTCAAGATGTTACCCGTAATACGGCAGACATCCCTGTACCGGATTCGGATACTGCCGATAAATTAGAGAAGTTCACTACCTTAGGGATTGGTTTACCTCCTGAAATGGTAGAGAACTCCTTCCAACCTGAGTTTGCTGCCCAGGTACTGCAGGCTAATGCGATTAATAACCTGACTTCATTCCAGAAACAAGAGAGATTCAATCCTTTCTTAACGACTTTTATTAAGATTGTCATGAATTCCTCTCCTTCTATTCGTGCTGAATTAAGAGAGATTGTTCAATCTAACATCAAAGTGCTCCTGGAAAACGTACAGGAAGCAGCAGGTGATGATGTAGAAATCGATATTGAAGCTTTGGATAAGACTTCTGTCCATGTGATTATCGATTACATCGTAGATAAGTTCATTGAGACTTTAGAGGTTGCTCTGCCTGCTCCTGCTAGCGACAACCATGAGATGAAGAATGAACAAATGACTCAGTACGAAGAGAAAATCGATAAGGCTATCGGTTATATCTTAACTCAAGAAGTCCTGCCTGAAGATGTTGTAGGTGAGAGAGCAAGTGAGTACATTGAGAAATACGGTAACATCATTAAAGCTGACATGATGAGACGCTGGATGATTGAAAACGATTATTTCGCTGAAATCATGGAATACTTTACTATCTCTTCTACTGGTCAGCAGACCTTCGAGAAGAATAAAGAGATTCGTGAAATGGCTATTAAGTCCATTAAATCAGTTATGGATTTCTTTAAAGAGTCTAAAAATATCGCTAAGACTGTGGAAGCAGTAGCCGAAACCAACCAGATGAAGACTGAAGGAGACGATTATAGTAGTTCTGGCTCCTCTGGTGATTCTGATTCTGGAGGTGGAGACGATGGTTTTGGTGATGACTTTGACCTAGGAGGAGACACTTTCGAAGAAGGTGGAGAAGGTGAAGAAGGCAATAGTGGTAATGATGATACCGATTCTGGTGAATCTGGTTCTGACTTATCTCTTGATGGTCCGGTAGACTAATACCAAAAAAAAAAAAGAAGACTAAAAAAGGCTCTCTGCCCCCGAAGGGGCAGGGAGTCTCTTTTATTTAATTTAGATTCGATTTTTTACAAATTTTACAACTTGTAAACTACTTTATTTTTGGAAATCGTTTCTAAGGCCTCTACAAGGCTCCCAGATTGAGCTCAGCTAGGTGGGTAATAGTCTTACTCCATTTTGAGTCAAACTCAATCTAAGAGCAATCCAGAGTACCTAGTGAACATTTCCTATTTCTACAGTATTACTAAAGGAGTAGTTTGCCCTATTAGCAATACATGGTTGGTGTATTTCTAAATCTGTTTCGATAATGAAACTCCTTTTGGTTAGGTTAATAGAAATGTCTACCTAACTACCTACTGCCACTAATAGGCGATTGCTGTATAAACAGCTTAGTGATAATAGATAGTTAGGATAAACCAGAATACTAGTATAGACTGTTGGTTAATACTACTCTCCTTCCCTTACCAAGAGGGGAAGGAGAGCAGCTGCAGCCTGTTTTAGCACTTGATGCGAATGAAGATGCCTTCACCGATAGCATCCGGTGTAATGGCTTCAATCAAAGCACCATCTTCAGTGATGACATAAACATCACTGCCTTCCTCGTCAGGCTTACGGAAGCGATTGACGAATACCTGGTGAAGGATGTAGTATAATTCACCTTCATGTTCTTTATCCAGAGTATGCCATTCATTAGCTTTAATACCGTGCTGACGGGATAGATTCAATTCGCTCAGTAATCGTTTAATATAGACGATTGAGACTTTCCTCGGAATGCAGGTCGTCTTAGGTTCATCTGTATCCAGATTAAAGAGGTGAACAGCTTGACTATCGAACATGACTTTAAACATGTTCTCGACTTTACGTTTGTAAAGAGACTCTACATTAGCCGGTACAATCAATTTCTCGTATACCTCACCGTGGCAGTCAATGACTTCGTCTACTGTAACATGGGTAATACCGAACTCTACCAGAATCTTAGCGAATGCTTTATCCACTAACTGATAGAGACGATTAGCCAATACGTATTCTTTACTACGTACCAGTACATCGTAAATATTGCTCTTGAATTCCGCAATGGTCTTACAGCCTTTAATCTCTTTTAAGAGTTCGTACTGCTGATTATTGGTGTAAGCATCATTGGTTAAGTAATGAAGTGTTCGTACCAGTCTGGCGTTTGGCATATCTTTGTTGATACCAGCCAAGATATTGGTTACCATCAACTCTTCATTAGCGGAATCGCTGTATACTTTACGGAATACCGCCATGTGGCTTTCTACCTGATCACCACGCTCTTCAATCAGCTTCATCTGTTCAGCCATTTCCTCTTCAGTCATCTCCAAAGACTTCACGACTTTATTGAACTGATTAGCCTCATTGTCTTCACGTACCGGCACTTTGGTAGCAAAGATGTTTTCAGGTGCCTGTTTACCAGGAATCAGGTGGTCTTGATATTCCATAATCTCGTACTCTTCTTTCTCTTCTACCGTAAAGTACGGCAAGAAGGTATCATTATCCAGGTTTAATACCAGTCGGTAGAAACGACGGTCTACAGCCGGTAAGAGGTTTTGTTTCGGGTTAGCACGGAAGACAAAGTACTTCACGCCTTTACGGATTACGTAACCGTAATCGCTTTCCCACTCAATGGCTTCCTCGTCGATTGGATAGAGGTGAGCTGGAGCATGTTTGGCGTAATAGTCTTGGTGCTGTTTGTAAGACCAGAGAGAATGGTCATTATCAAACCAGAATACGTCTTCTACCACATCACCTGGATTCATGACGTGTTGGGTTAAACCACCGGTATGGTTGCCTTCGTTGGCTACTGAACCCAATGGGTGTTCTGGTTTAGACTCTACTACAGGAGAAGCGACTTCAATACTGCTGTAGCCTTCCTGATAAGAGTAGTCTTGGTCTAAGGAGTGGATATCATCGAACAGTAAGGTGTCCGATTTCTTAACTTCTTCGTTTTCACGTTCCCAAGAAGGTCTAAACGGGGTATTGTTACTACTCGGTTTATTACGACTACCCTCTACCATGATGCCAGAGGAAGGCGTGGATTGGCTACTTTGACTATCGTAGTAATTACCGGTTTTAGCATACGGGTTGGTACCCATCCCACCCAGGCTAGGATTACCTGGAGGCGGAGCAAACTGATTACTACCGTAAGGGTTACCATTAAAACCACCCTGCGGCTGCTGACCGAATGGGGCCTGCTGTGCTTGGAATGGCTGGTAACCACGGTTAGCCTGGTTAGGCTGATACAGATTGCTGTTATTGTTGTTCTGGATATACGACAACTCTCTCACCATGTTCTGGCGATTTTGGATGTAGTTACGAGCATCTTGCTCTACACCGTATCGAGTCTGGTAATCCAGATTCATTTGGGCAAATACCGTATTGAAAATGCCATAAGGGATAAAGTCATGGAAGTGTTGTTCCATTAAACCGTATACCTGGTTTTGGTCATTGACATTGATACGATTATTCGCAGCTGCCCACTCTAAGTGAACAAAGATGGATTCCAGCAATTCATCTCTTAAACGCTGGTCGTTCATGAGAATGTTGCTAATAATACCACGAAACTCATTGGGGCGCTCTTGAGCACCTCTCCAGAGTAACTGCTGGATAGCTTGCTGGATACTTTGGTGGTACCCAGCAGTGAGATAATAGCGATGATTCATCGTTGGTCCTTTCATGAAAAGACTCTCTAGTAGCTAATTAGAGAGAACACTATAGATTCGAAATTAGTGAGAAAAAGGAGATAATACTCGTTTACCTCCCTATCTCTTTAATGATATAGCGGTGTAACTCGCTAGATTCTACGAATACAGCAAAGACGCAATTTCATCAATCTTGTCTTTCAATTCAGGATTAGGAATCACGGTAAAGTCTTCAGACAACGTTACATACGGATTAATGCGGTTACGTCCGGATGGGTCTGACTTAGACATATCCAATGCACCAGAGGTCTCAATCAAGGATTCATGTAGAATATTCTTAGGATCATTGACATCGAATGTGGTATTGGAGGTCCTAATCTTATCGGATTTCTCCTGTAATACCGCTAATCTACCTAACTTCAATAAAGGCAAATCAGTCGGGTCTTCTACCGGTATAATCTCAGCGTGTTCTTTAATACGCAGGATTTCATCGGTACGAATCATGGCCAAGCAATTAACAATATCGTCAGGACGGATTTGTTTCTTCGGATTACTCAATTGCTCATTCTTTAAGTTACCCAATTTGTAATAGCTGTTATTAACAGCCTTGGTGATGTTGAACAAGAGGTATTGTAATACTTGTAATTGCTTACCATATACGGTATTGGACTCGGATGAACGAGAAACTTCGGATACCATTTGGTTAAACTCGTTGATAATGAAGACGAATAAATGGTATAAGGTTTCAAATGCCGGATAACCGATACGGGTAAAGTCATTCCTTACCATATCGTCCACATAGCCGTCTAATGACAACATGTGTTTGTTGATGAACTCTTTAATCACGGCATAGTGCTCATCGGTAGAGTGAATCGTTTCACCCATCATGCTTCGCCAAGCATCAGTATTATCAATGGTGCTGGGATTCATGCGCTTGGGTGAAGTGAAGTGATCCAATACGTACATGATGGTACAGAATACACTTTTGGCACTCGGAGAATTCTCGAACTCTTTCCTATCGACTAGGAAGAGGAATTGCTGTGGGTTGTAGAACTTATAAAGATAGGTTCTGGCTGGTTTCTTATCTGCGGATTCAATCACCACCCATTTCTCTTTAGGGTAGTTGTTTTGCTCTTTAACAAAATCCTCTTTGCTCATCATGACAAACTTCTTGATGTTGAACATCTTGAGCGTTTGAGTTAACCCGAATTTACACACTAAGTAATGGACTAATGTGCATTTCATCTTCACCATCTTTTCTACCAGATTACCATCGGATGGCTTATTGTGGATATCGCTATAATACACAGGTGCGTATTCACGAGTACCATCTACATGGAACTGATAGTTTAAACGTTCAAACCAGAGTTTGGTTTTAATCAGTTTAATGAAAATGGAATTGGGTTTTACCGTAACGATACCATCACTCACTACCGGAGTAATGATGTACTTTACGTTATTGAGGTGGATGAAACCAAACCGAGAGATGAAAGGAAGATAAATCCCTTTCTTAATAATCTTACCTTCCCATTCGAACAGGTAGTTTACGACACGGACATCATTGCGGTTAATGTCGTATTTACGAACAGAATTAGAGGTAGGCTTCGTGAGGATTTTATAACCCTCAATAGGAGAAGCTCTCTCGTAACCTAAATACTTTAAACCTTCTGGGAAGGCAATAGAGTTCATTCGAAATAGGTGGTCTACGAAATCAGGGATGCTTTTGCTCTGATAATAAGCGATACCTTCACCTACTCTAGGATCGATTTTAGGAGTATTTTCTTTAATTAACTGCATTAATCTTGGGTTCAACTTACACTCCTTTTCGTCGTTGATTTACATGATTTACAAACAATAGAATAAAAGGTTTGGGTGTTCTGTAGTCACTTTACCAGATCGCCTATACTGAGTAAAATTCCTACAGAACTGACTGGTCAAAACCAGTCAGATAACGCGCTGAAGATAGATTTTATCTCTTTCTTAAAAATTATCCCGAGACCGACTGCACCTACTATACCTACGCCTGCGGCGACTACGGGGTTTACGGCTACTGGAGCTAACCTAGAGAAGCCTGAGACAGCGGCTTTCTTACCGCTACTCTTAAAGAACTCCCTTAGGATAATGATTCCACTTAACACCGTACCACCTAAGCCAACTACCTCCCTAACAGTTTTATACTTGCTATCGGTCAGCTTAGCTTCTATATCTAATATCTTCGCTCTTAAGTCGAAGTCTTTAATCGTAGCATCTTTCTCATTGGTGTTCTTCTTAGTCTCTAAATCGTTTTCAGATACCCGCTCTTTATTCTGGGCTATCTTCATGTTGGCTTCATTGCTATTGAATTTAGAGAAAGCATCGCTCATGTAAGCCTTGGCTTTGTCGATGTCGTAGAAGATACCAATCTCTTCTAATCGTTTATCGATTATCTCATTTTCTTCTTTATCCTTCCCTTTAATGGGAATTTCAATAATCTCAGGTGTGTCATTTAACCATTTCTCTCTACCATTGAAGATAATGGTCATGCCTGACTGCTCACCTGGTTTAGGTTTTCTAGAATGCTTACTGATTACCTGGTTACCTAATCGCACGTAAACACACATGTCTACTTCAGAGACGAAATGAAAATGCATCAAGCTATCTTCAGTCTTCATCTTTTCCAGAATAGCAGAAGCAATGACGTTATTCTCGTTATACGGATTATAACTCTTGCTCTTCAATACGGCTTCATTAGCAATGGTTAAACCACTATTCTTATCGAATATGGTTTTGTTTCTAAATTCACCTTCTGGAATAAAGATAAAGAAGACATCTGTAAAGACTGGCTGAATAGTGGTTTCCCTTTCTAACCAACGACTGATAATGCTGTCTACCGTACAGAAGTCATTCTTAATCGAGTCAGCCATCTGCTTACTCATTCGCTCTTTAATCTTAATAGTAATACTCGGATCATTCCAACGGTTAATGAAGTAATCCAATAACATTCCTTCAACCGATTCATGATTAGGCTTCAAACCTCTCTTCTGGTAATGGTCAATGGTCTTCATTAGACATAATGCCGATACAGAAAACTCGTATCGATAATAGACCCCTTTAGCAATGTTACTACCTCTAGGGAACCCTAAGCGATATAAGTCTTCTCCATTACTGTTTTCGTATCCAGTAACCAATAGAGGACTTACAGTAGTGGTAATACCGTTTAACTGAGATACCGTAATCGGATTTCTCGTGAAGTTGAATACCGATGTCTTAATATCGATATTATCAGTAGACATACCACAGCTATCCATCTCATTGAGATTGTTTAGCCAGTGAGCATGTTTCTCACGAGCTCTGGCTTCACGAGTAGCTAATTCCTCTTTAGCGGTATAGGGATTCTGGTAAGGATAGAAGTAAGCAAACTTATTGTTTCTCTCTTCTATCTCTTTTACTCTAGCATTCTCAGCCAGAGAGGCTTCATGCTCTGCTTCCATTAATAGGGTAACTACCTGGTTTCTGCTGAAGCTGACATTCATGTTGTCAATGTAGTAGCTCAAGTCACCAGGAATGAAAATGGATTCTGCATTGATGTTAACATTATCCATTCAGGTTCCTCCTTTAAAACTGAAAAATTAAAAATAGCTATTTTAAAATCTTTTAGATTTCAATACCACATTGATAATATAGAGCTGTATTCCGATTGAATACAGCTCTGCAGTGACTAGACCCTTGGTCTAGTAAGCTATAGTTCTTTACTATTCTAGACTAGTAACAACATAACCAGCATAAAACCCCTACTCCCTCTACCCGTAATAGGTAGAAGGAGTAGAGAGTCTTACAGGGATTAGCCTTTTACAAGATTACGAAGTAACTACCTTTTACGGTGTTACCGTATAGCTACTCATTAGGGAGTAACTACTTTATTTTCCACATGGAACGGTACACGTTTCTGTACAGCTTCGCTCAGGTTCAATACACCGATGCGAACCAATACAGGCAGGTGGCAGATGTGGCTGAACCAAGGTTGTACCATCACTTCGTGTTGGTATTTGCTGCCACGGGCACGGTCAAGGATACGCGGAATTTCACGTTTATCCAAGCAGTTACCGAACCACAGCGGTACAGACAGGCTGCCAGAACGCGGTACACCGAAGGACATGAAGATGGTACCAACGCTACCGTCTTTACCACCATCTACCAAACGGTCATCAGAGCACTCTTCCAGAGTAAAGTCGAAACCATTACCCAGAGTACGTACATCACCTTCACGGAAGATGAATTTGCTGGTGAACACGTCGGCAATAGCGATTACGTGCGGGCGGAAGCCAGAACCACCCATATCAGTCAACTCGTAAGCTGCAGCCAATTCAGAAGCAGTGTATGCTTTAGTCGCTTCAGCCAACAGGAAGTTGGTCAATACGGAAGAAACGTTGTTCAGGCGGTCGCTAGACTGCAGAGATTGTACAGTAGCCAGAACATCCAAAGAAACGTCACGAACGTAGCTCTTAGCGAAGTACTGACCGACACCTACAGAAGAGTAAGCGAAGGGTTCAGCAGTTTCCAGCTGTTTGGGCATACCTTTCAGCATGGTCAGGATGTCGTACAGGGCAGTGATGGCTGCGTTAGTACGGCGAGCGAAGGTAGTCTTAATCAGGCTGTCTACGCGTTGAGCGTCAGTGATTTCAGTTTTCTCATCGAACGGACGGCGAGAAGAAATCGGAGAGTGCAGGCGTACACCGTAGATGATACGCTGTACACGGTCTTCCAATACCAAACCATGTTCGCGGATGTTGCTGTTGGTACGAGTAGCGTCGATTTCGTAACCAACGATAGAGCATTTCTGCAGAGCAGTTACCAGAGCGGCACCATCACCAGTGGTCATGTCTACCAATTCTTTGGTATCGGCTTTGCGGATAGCTTTTACTTTTACGTTAGCAGCATTCAGGCTAACAGTACCCAGGTCGGTGTTACCAGTACCGGTTACGTTGAACTGGAGCAAGGCTTCGAGTTTCTTGTCTTTCAAAGCTTGCAGTTCAGTCGGCAGTTGACCAGATTTAACGCCTTTGGTGTTTTCGTCTACCAAATGGGTATTAACATTGTAAATCAACTGGATGCCTTCACGGTCGCCGTTCGGAGCGTAAGTGAATTGGGCTTGTTGGTGGAACTGGAGGTTTTCGAACAGTACGGTGTCGTTACCGACTTTCAGACCCAGGGTTTTCAGACGGGGGTTACCAGAAATCTGGTCAGTATCGTCCTGCATACCCAGACCAATCATGCGGTCAGTCTGTGCCAGAGCGATGATACGGATTTCTTCATTTACTTTCAAGAGAGAAGTAGTGAAGGTTTCACCATAGTCAGAAACCACTTGGCGAACGGGCAGGATGGCGGTGTCAACGAATTTGTCATCGTTTTGGCCTTGACGGAATACCGGAACGATATCGGTGAAGTTAGACTTCAGGATAGAGGCATTACGCAGGGCTTTGATGATGTGTTTCTGGTTACGCCATACGTCACCGTTACCAGTCAGGTCGTATTCTTTAGAGGTGAATACGGTAGACAGAGCCACATCGATGGTGTAGTTGTTCTGGGTAGAGTCCAGAGAAATGGTCGGGAAGAACAGTTCAGCGGCTTTAGACTGTTTCTCAGCTTTTACGTTGTAAGAAACGGTCATGGCCAGGGTGTTCATCATGCCATGTACTTCGAAGGACTCTTTAGAGAGGTCCAGGTTAACCGGAGAAACTTCAGGTTCACCACCGATTACCGGTACCACTACGCCTTCAGGACGCTCAGCGGCAGATTTCAGGTAGGCTTCAGGGTTAGAGGCGATAATCATGGATTCCTGGATGTTGGCCACTTCAGCAGGAGTCAGTTCGATGTTTTCGTCTTGACGCAGGCCTTCTGCCAAGGCAGTGGTGGCTTCAGGAATGCCAGAAACGGCTTGGGTCAGTTCGCTTTGCTGCTGGGCAGACAGAGACTCAGTAGACAAGAAAGCTTGGCTGAGAATCTGGGCAGCTTCGGTAGAGAGGCGAATGGAGTTAAAGCTTTCTTTAGCGGCATCACCAATCCGTTGCTCACGGGTAGGACCACCAAAGTCTCTGCGGGTTTTGGAGAATAAGAACATATTTTTAACCTTTTACGTAAAAGTGCAAAATTCAAAACGAAAGTATTACGACTGTAGTTATACCAGAGATTCTAAGTATAAAGAATGCACAGGGGATTGAACTATACTTTCTTCAGAATAGAATACAGCCGATTTACGCAATACTGATTTTACCAAGTCCTGATGGTAGAGGTAAACTTGTTCCTGATTGGAATCACCAGTAAGGGCAAACGGTACTGATACAAAAAAGTATTGTCCATTGTTAGATGGAGTAATACTTTCATAAGTAGAAACTTCCTTGTCTGTCAAGGAGATTCCGCTTATTACCTTTTTCACTACCTCTCTAATGTCAGCAGTGAAGGTGTCTACAGAGTAATCGCTTTCACCTGATGGTAAAAACAAACTAGCGACTTCATTAGCGTCACTATTTTCGAGCCAGGATTGACGTACATCTAATGCTTCGCTCAACAGGGGAGCAAATTTTACAAATGCAGGCAAGTCCTGTAAAAAAGAAAAATCGATTTGTGTCAATGCGTTTTTGCTTAATGCATTCAGACACACTAAAGTCCTTAAAGCCCCGAGAGACAGGACTTTCTTGACTTTATCATAGTCTATAATGTCCGCTACGCCGACATTAACTGCTTTCAAGTCTTCAATAATCGGCTGAGGAACAAAGATCAGTTTAGGAAAACCCATCGTTTTAGTCCTTCTAAAACCCATGAAAAAGTCACGGGAAGTGGTTTAAAAATTAATAGTCGGTTTCCCTGTATCGAAAGGTACTAATATGCCTAAAGATAACAATAAAACCTACGTATTGCTGGATAATTCATAGTAACTCGTTCCATAATACACTAGTGAGATTTTAGGCTAATGGAAATAGCAACAAGTTTAATCTAAAGAATAGGCAGAAAAACAATGGATGTAAAAGCACTACTGGCTAAAGCCATTTCTCTTTTGTATCGAGAATCTCAACTCGATGAAGACAACTATTCCCAGTCCATGATTAACGACATCATCAACGGACTGAAGATTAACGGTGCTGACTTATCCGGTACCGATAATACTTTAAACGAATTGAAAAACGTGATTATCAACATGATGGATAGAAGCGTACCGCTACCTATCCACGATTTGTTACAACACGTCAAGATTGCTTGTGGACAAGACAATGTATTGTTCGAAGCGATACAGGATAATATTGCTTACGACTTACCAAAAGAAGACATCAAGAAAACGGTATTGAGTTATCGTTACGAGTTAGAGAAGTATCTAAAGAATAAGAAAGCTCAAGAGACCTTAGAGAAGATTACTTTCGATTTGAAGTTCAATAAAGACAAGATTGACAATGTAGAGCAATACCTAAGTAGTAATCTACAAAGACTGACAGACATGGTTAGTCACCAAAGCAATGACATGCCTGGTTTGATTTGCGAGGTAGACATCAGTGATGAAGAAGCAGTAAGAGAGTTATTGGAGAATAAGGTAAAACAAGCTGATGGTTCTAAGTTAGTAAAAATGCCTTGGCAGGGATTAAACAGAATGACCCAGGGTGGTTATCGCTTAGGTGACTTTGTCCTAGTAGCCGGCCTTATGGGTAATGGGAAATCTCTAACGAGCAGACACATGTTCATTTCTGCTTGTATTTTCAATAACCCTAAGAACCTACAAACCAATCATGACAAGAAACCGTTAAATGTCTTGTTTACCTTCGAGGATTCAGCTGACTTAGTAGTAGCAGACTACTACTCTATTTTACAAGCTAACCTAGAGAATAAGAAAGTCACTAAAGAAGACTTCATGAAACTCTCCCCTACTGATGCCGCTAAATACATTAAAGAGAAACTCGAATCTACTGGTTATACACTAAAGATTATCAATAGTGACCCCAACAACGTATCTTACTTAGATGTCATCAATAAACTGATGGATTACGAGTCTCAAGGCTACGAAATCCATACTTGCTTGATTGACTACGTTTCCCTATTGAGTAAGAAAGGTTTAACCAATACTCGTTTGGATACTGATATACAGGAGCTCTTTAGACGAATTAAGAACTTCTGCATGGGAAGGAAGATATTGTTTATCTCTCCACATCAGCTCAGTACCGAAGCACTAGAATTGAAACGAAATGGTGCTAAGTACCTAGCAAGAGACGTGGCTCCTTTAGGTTATTATCAAGACTGTAAAGGTTTAGGTCGTGAACCTGAACTAGAGATTGCAGTAGACATCGTAAAAGACAATGGTAAAACCTATATGTGTTTTGGTAGAGGTAAACACAGGGGCGTTGGAGACACGCCGGAACAAGATAAGTTCTTCATCATCCCGTTTAGTGATAAAGGCTTACTCTGGGACATCAATGGTAAAGATACCTCAATGAGTAAGTTTGGTCATGCCAGAACAGAGGAAGGTGATGAAGTGTCTTACTTCGGTCCCGAATAACTGAATAATACAAAGTGATTCTATACTCTCTATTGCTCTTTAGTGGGCAATAGAGAGTATATTATATTTGTTTCACTGCCTAGTATGTTAATATTTATTTTTTGAATTATCGAAACAAGGTGATTTTCAATGAAAGTAAAACTAGACTTATCGGCTAAAGAAAACTTTGGACGTCTACTCGTAGCGGCTGGTCTCTTAACCAACCAGACAGACGAGTATACTTTAACGGATGTTGAGACTTTAGAAGAAGACGGAACCAATACCGTTGGTAATGTAGAAGTCAATGGTAGGGTATCTAAAGTGAGGTGGAACCGTCTGGGTGGTGATGTAATCTCCATAAACAAACTAGAGGTATTCGGTACGAAAGACGGAGTGGATGATAGCTACATCTTCAGTGATACCGATATTAAAGAAGCACTGAAGAGCAAAGGGCTGATTGATACTGAGTACTTCTTGAACCAACAAAGCGGCAATAACATCATTGTTGCTACTCACGCTGATGGTGCAATTTATAGAGACATCAATCTCTACCTCCACGTTACACCTCTTAGCGCAGATAGCTTAGAGGACTTAGATTTAAATCCGAATGAAACGCCTGCAGATTACCTGGAAGCGTATAGTTCTGGTTTAGGTGAACCGCTAAGTAATGGCAATGATGATTCTAATCCGAATTCTGAAATTGACTTCTTGGCAATCTACAACAGCGCATTGCAGTAATGCAATATCGATATAAGGATAAAACACAATGGCAAATCTGAAACAAGTGTTTACACAAATTGGTACTGACATCAAGGGACTGAAAGCGGGTCAAGCTAAAGTAGGTGACTTGAGTAACTTGACGACTACCGATAAAACCACTTTGGTAGCTGCCGTGAATGAAGCACTGGCGGCTGCTAAGGCAGGTGGTGCTGAAGACACGACCGATTACTTGGCTGCTTATACCACTGCTCGTGACAACTAAGTAAAAAAGAATAGCTAGAGATACACTACTCTCCTTACCCTCATGGGGTAAGGAGAGTAGCATTAGCTCGGTGTTACCATGGATTGGTAGAGAATACGACATTGGGATACAAGAGTTTACCTGAATGGTTAATCCAGGTCTTCATGTAGTAATTCCCTTTATCGTCTTTCACCATACGGACAGCTAAGTCTTTAGCTGCTTTCTCTTCAGCTTCGATAATGAGTTCAGCAAAGTCTTCAATACCATCAGTTTCCTGTACCTTCTCGTTACTTACTGTCTGGTGAGTGATTTCGCAAATCTCTTCCAAACCGTAATGTACGATTGGGTAACTAAACTTACCAATGGTAATGTAGGTCTCTTCTACAGAGTCCTCAGTAACGTAACCTAAGGGGTGGTGACCAAACCTATTACTGAATTCAGTATAACTGCCGTTATTGAGTAATACTGGCACATAGACCACAGCACTATCCATACCAGAACGTGAATTCATGTCCATCACGAAGTCTCTAGTGGTCTTAAGGTAAAACACCTTAGCCGCAATAAGGCCCTGATGGAAACCATCTTTATCCACAATACCAGGAATGAAGACACCATTGTCTTTCAGCCTGTCCTTCAGTTCAACCAGTTCTTCATCTTTCAGATCGTGAAGCAAAGTGTGGTAAGCGTAATTGGTGTAACGGATACCAAAGTCTTTAAAACGAGCATCTAGACCACTATTCAAGCCAATCAAGAGCTCACGACCTACCATCAATTCCAAACCACTACCAAAAGCACCGAATGAACGGAATAGCTCTTTTACCAAATACTGAGGAGTAATGTAATGGATCAAGTCTTTCAGTGATGAACCACCCACTAAGTCTTTTACTTTACTGTACCGGATAAAGACGGCTTTAATCTCTTCGGTCTTCTGGTTTACCAGGTAGGGTAAAGGATAATAGAGGTTAGCTTGAGTGATTTCCTTTTTCAGGATTTTGTAGATGTCTCTTAGTACGAAATCAGGTACCACAGAATCACTGTTACTGGGTGCATTGAATACGATGAAGTAAACAAATACACCTTTCTCAGTTCTATCCATCAGGTAACGTACGGTTAATGGGTTGCCATGCTGTCCATGGGTATCTAAACACAGATTCTCCAGTACTTCCATTTCCTTAGAGATGTGCTGTGTAGTGACTTCACCACCTTTACCAGAGAGATAAGTATCGATAGCATCACTACGGGTAACGTAGATAGAAGCTAAACCATGTTCAGCAATCTTCTTCATTTCTTGGTGGTTTAACTGATGTTCTCCTTTAACGAATACCGGTAAGTGATAGAACTGACCACCCATCTTACGGAAGTAGCCTTCGATAGAATCAATATAGCTAGAAGCCATCAGGTAACCGTAGGTTTGTCCATCGACTACCAAAGTATTGATGTCTCTATCACCACAGGTAATCAGGTTATTAGAAGGAACATCATTTAAATCAAAGCAGAGGAAACCATACTCACCTTCCACCATGTTCACTGCATAAAGCTGTGCCAATACCAAGTCAGTAAAGGCAATGCTGTGTTCGGTATTATAAGCTTCGTTATACAACCCAATCTGCTCGTGACTACCATCCTCTTTCATCTTTACCGGAATAAAGACGATGTTTTGGTTGTATTCAGCAGGGAAGTAATGGTTGCAGTTAAACACGTTTACGTCTTCACCTATAGCCAGATTACCTAACTGAGCTAAAGGAATAAGTTTTCTATCCTCAGCCAGCTTCTTACAGGTTTCACGATAAACCTTTTCGAAGAAGTAAGCTGGGTCCATTTTAATGGATTTGTAACGTTCATTCTCATTGTAGTGGCTGTTAGCCACCTCATGGGAAATACGAGGACTAAATACCGGTAAGCCTACTACAGGCTCTTCTTTGAATTTCTCAATCACTTGATTCACGACTTCAGTGAAATCGTATTTTTCCTTAGACATGTTAAAGACTCCATTGGGTTAAAAGAATAAATAGTCTACTCTCTCTACCCCACTAAGGAGTAGAGAGAGTAGCTACATCATGAAATACAGATAAGACTTAGTCTTTTAGAGAGTAAATTACTCTTTAGTAGTACTCTCTTCGACTTTACCACCTGCTTCTTTAATTTGCTCGTCAATCTTAGCATTTTCCTCAGCAATAATCTTATTGCTATTGGCAATGCAAGAACGCAAGGTATTCACGGCAATACGGCACTGACCTACACGATGTAAGGTATCGTTATAAGCCATAGCCAAATCTCTATTGTACACAATGTTGTGTCTGGGTACTTCACAGCTGTTGACTGCCGGACAATCCAGAGTTTTGTAACGGGTAAAAGTCAACACTCTGGGTTTGGTAGCACAGGCGCTTAAGAGTACCGCAGTAAGTAATACGGTTAAGTAACGCACGTCATCCCTCCTAATGGAAAATAGCTCATCAGTTTCACTGACTCGCTGTACTGCGTAGAGTTCGTCTGTTTCACTGACTCACTCCCTCTCTGACGAGAGTAGGGTTTAGTTACTGGAAGACCAGGCTGCCAATACAGATGCTGGTACTTTCTGCTCTGACCAACCTTCTTTGTCTAGGGCATGTACCAGTTTTCTTTCAGTGACTTTATTGGCTTCTTCCAATGCCTGTATTTCTACCTGTTGCTTTTCGTCAGAACGCTTGTATTCTTCAATTAAAGCATTGTTAACACGAATCTCAGTTTTCAGCTGAGTGATGTTGTGCTCTTGTTGAAGAATCGTTTCTTGTTTCTCTTTTACTGTCTGGTTTAGGTTCTCTACCTTAGCGCTCAATGAATTGTTACGCCACTTAAGATAACCTAACGCAGAGAGCAAGCCGATTAACACGACTAAGCTAATTTTGTTTAAAGTGCTCATTTGAAAATAATCCTTAGGATGAACTTTAATAGATCAAACCCCTTGTGGAAAGGGGCTGTCCTATACTGAGTGAACCACTTCTCCGAAACACTCTTAGGTAATGATTTCACCGAAGCGCATGTATCGAATAGCAGTGATTTTCAGCTTTTCTTTGTATTGACTCAAATCTATATTCAGAATCTTCTCTAACTGAGATTGGTCATTAGGGTGTTTAATCTTGATAAAAGGGATGTATTCACCCTGATTCCAAACTGCCCCCTTGTTAATATAGAATTGGTGCATTTGATTAAATAGCTTTCTATCTTTAATAGAAAGGCATTCAATCTTCTCACCTTTAATCGTAGTGATTTCCTCACCTACTAAGTCCTTTACCTGGATATAGAGAGGTTTACTCAAGTCACGATAAAAGGTTTCTAATTCACAATCTTCCTTCGAGAACGGATAGCAATGGATTCTATTCTCACTGTAAGCAAGCGTAATACCGACTTCTCTGGTATATTCCTTTTCTGCTTTAGTGTAAACAAAATCTGTCTCTACTCCATTCTCGTTTAGAATTCTCTTCAATTCTAGTACCGAATCTTTATCTAACAGTAGACTGACGTGATCAATCAACTGTACGTCATCTCTCAATACTTTAGGGTGTTTTAAGATGTTCGGTAGTACCATTTCTCTATCTAACATGATATTCGACTCCAATTAGAATACTATCATGTAGATTATATATACCTCTATTAGTTTAGTAAGTGAAATCTTTTTTAATCAGTTTGTACTTAGTCCCTAGGTAAGTCATCTCTGCTTCAATGCTGTAGATGCCTTCAGTCTTAGTGACTTTCTTAATGGTAATCTTGTTTTCATCTGCTTTCAGTAGCTGACTACCACCGAATTGAGAGACAATGTAAGGATTACCCACAGGGATAATGGTTTCCTTCTTGATGTCTTCTACATTGGTTAAAGTCACTTTAGTACCGATTAGGTAAGGTAGCTTATTCTCTGTTACTGAGAAAACAATGGTTCTCATGCTCATGTCGTTATTCCTTAGAAGAATTGAGTATAAGGGTGGGTGTAATTCATAGTGAATTTAAGAGACTCTCTACTACCCTTTCATTAGGGGTAGTAGAGAGCTATTCCTGTTTTATTAAGCTACGATTACATACAGAGTATTGGTACCACGATAGAGTAAGGAATCAGACTTAGCACTAATAATAATCGGATAATTACCTGGTACATTAGGTACAGTGGGTACTTCATCCAATTCCCTAACATCAATCCCCTCATTAGCCAGTTTAGTCCTAATGTCTTCATCTACATGGTCTTTCCTGACTCTAATCACTCGACCACTATAACCAGGCTGACGTCTGGTGTAATTCACGGTTCTGAAGTGATAGAATAAGGGGTTATTAGCTGCGTCTACTTCATCACTCGGGTAGCTAATCTTCACGTTAGTGGTATAATCACCATTTACTACCTCTACACTTCTTGGCCAGAAGTGAATCTCTTTGGTATTGGGTAGATTGTCTTTTCTTCTAATCGCTTCAATAAACTTATCCCTAGCATCAGCAGTGTCTTCAATAGAAAGACCCCTAATGTCGATAGAACCAATGTAATTGCGAGTAGCAATAGAGAGGTTACCCGAGTAGTAGAGAGAACTGTACTCAGCACCAATATAGCGATTAGTGAAGTTATCGATTCTGTCTTCACCATGGGAGAAGTTGCCAGGTGGTATCCAGTGGGATACGATAGAAATCAATTCTTTTACTTTAGGATTAGCTGGATACAGGAAATGACTCTCTCCTGCTAGGAGAATCGATTCAGCGATATTGTTATTAACCTCACTATCCGGTAGACCATTTAAACCAATAGCAAATAGGTTTTGGTTATTGGGATTAATAGAATCCTTGTAGAGGAAGAATACGAATTCGTACTTCTTAGCATTACTGGGGTCAGCGGCTAGCGCATCAGTAGCTAAGAAATAAGGTAGTCTTACTAAGAATCCTGACTTACCATCCTTAACATAAGGCTCTAAACCTAATGTCTTAATGTATTCCCAATAGAGATTGGTTAAATGGAATCGAGGGAATTTGATGATAAATGGTGTAGCTAAACTAGGATTACGAATCGTTACGGTAATGTAATCAGACGCAAAACCATCTATTTGGTCTCTAGGGTTCACTCCTCCCCTTAATGGCAGATTAGTACCATGGATGGTACTCTCTACCGTATAGGTAGTCTCTCTATCTCTTAATAGCTTACCAATCTTAGTCCTATTCTTGGTAGAGAGGACTTTATTCTGCTTAGCATAGAGGTAGTTATACCAATTGTTCTTGATATCAGCAATCAAGGCTTCTACAGACTTAATCTCAGTAGGAGAATCGGTATTGGTAATCACCTTGACTTGTTCACCATTCGGTAGCGTTATTTCCTCTTGGATTAAATGGTAGTTAGCAATGGTATCGTTCTCCTTTAGTTGTTGGTTTTGTTGATACTTAGTCGGATTAGAGAAACGATAGTAGCTGTTATTGATAACAGCATTAGTCATGCTAAAGTCTACAGACGGGTCGTAGAGGACTTTAGGCATCACGAGGTTATAGGTTTTACTACCAAAGTAACAAGGAGAAGCTAAGTGGGCTTTCACTTTTACTTTAGTCTCGTCTTCTAATATCTCTACTGTAAACTTGAATTTCTCATCATGAGAGAAGGTATTAGTCGTTTCATTGACTAATCTGGCAATCTTCTCTACATCACTGTCTTCTCCAGTTAAACTACCGTATTGGTTAGTGTAGGTATAGGTGTAGTTTTCATCTCCCCTAAACCCTACTGGTAGTCGGTTATAATAAGCACTGGCATAAGCCCTTTTCTCTTTGTAGTGAGAAGGACTATTAGGTTTAAAGTGCAATTGCACCTCACTATTGAAGTGCTCTTCCTCACCACGAATAGTAAAGGTTTCATTTGCCTCTAGAACAGAGAAGGATTCGGTATCGGTTTTCACTTGCTCTGGCATGTTAATGTCTTCTAATAACTTGTATAGATTCTCGGTTTGAGATAAGGCGGAATCTATCTTGATATTCCCGTACATCATTCACTCACTCCATTTTATTGCGTTCATTCATGGGTTCACTGCGTTACTTTCCTTATAAAGAGTAGTAATTTAGTCAGAAATAGAGCCCTGTTAATAGAATGCTTAAATTTGCGATTATAGAGAGTTTAACAGTCTAGGTATGGGATAGTACTACCTAGTGGTCTAATCGCATTCTAACGCTCTCTACGAGCCACTAAACACTATTATACAGTAAAGAATACTACTCTCTACCCCCTAAATGGAGTAGAGAGTAGCTCTTAATACAGGTATTACTCACTGCTCTCCTAACGGAGAGTAGTCATTTACACTAGTTTAAGGAGTAGCGAAACCAGTCAAGTTGCCTTGAGGACGAACTTCAGTGGGTTCGTAGTGTACATTAATGCGTACAGAACCACTTACCAGGTATTTAGCCGCACCAGTGGTTTTGGCATCTACCCAGATTTCTACAGACCCGTCACCATCCGTTTCTTCAATCTGTCTAATATCCAGAATGTGCTGCAGACCATTGGTGTCGTTATTGGTGATTTTCTTCACAATCTCAGTAGCTTTAGCGACAGCCAACTCTTTGGTCTTGAAGGAATCATCCTCTACCACCAGAGTCTGTTTACCGGAAGCATTCTCAATGTTCACTTTAGCCACGCCTTCGCTAGAAAGGGTATCTTTCAGCTCAATCAAGAGGTCATCCAGAGGACGAACAATGGTGTAAACAGTAGAGTAAGGGCTACCATTAGGGATATTAGCGTTAGCTTGGTTGATACCAACGTAGTTTTCATCGGATTCCAAACGGTAGATACCTACTTTGGGGTTGATGATATGGAGTTTTTCCACCATCTTCTTCATCGCTTCTTTTTCCATAGAAGCAGGACTGTTACTGAAGTAGTAACCACTGAAGGCATTCAATTGACATACCTTGTACAGAGCAGCGACATCTTGTTCGATGGCTTCTTGGTTTTTGTAAGCTACTTCGTAGTCTTTCAGGGTTTCTGTTCTACCGTAACTGGTATTAGTACTATCCACCTGGAAGTCTGACTTAATAGCCACGTCAGTAAACTGAGCAGCGCCTTCTTTCCAAGCTTGATGTAGTTCCTGAATCACTTGTTTACGGGCACCTTCGTAAGCCGTTTCACGGAAGGACTGAATAGAATCAGCAATACCTTCTTCTTTACCAAAACCTTCATTAATCAGGCTATTGATAAAGCTCAAGCCCATGAAGTACTCGTCGTTTTGTTTCTCACCGAAGAGGTTACGCATGTCATTGCGTCTACCCCAGTTACGAGTTTCAGGGATATAGAACTCATTTTGCTTCATTCTGGTGATAGTCGGCTTAATAAAGCTTACTGCATAGAAAGCAGGATTATCCACCTTAGAAACCACCATGGTGTAGCAGATAGGTAGATTCTCGTTTTTGTAGAGTGCTTTGTCATCTGCAGGTAGTGTATAGCTAATACCAGCACTACCAAAAGTCAAGGTACTAATCTGTCCAGTAGCAGTAATCGGTTTAGCAGACAAACCTACTGTCTCTTTGTACTTCTCTACCAATTGACCGATATCAGTCAGTTTGTTGGAGGCAAAGGAGCTGTAACCGAATTCGTTTACATAGTGGAAAGGAAGGGAAGTTTGTTCCTGGACTTTAGCAGATTGGCCACGCAGTACAGCAGCGTAGTCTACGCGACGGTACTTATGTACGACGATTTTGTGGTCACCTTTGTCTTCGTAACCAATGTTACCGGTGTCTACCAGTTTGGTAGCCAGATCACCTTTAATCTTCAGTTTTACCTTAGTGGTACCGTCAGTACCTTCAGGAGTGAGTTCCAGTACTTCAATGTACTCACTACCGGTGTACTGGCGAGGATAACCAGAGTATACCAGAAGATCGGTAAAGGCTTCATTACTGGTCTGGTTAATATTGAGTTTTAATTCAGCCATTATTCAGTTCCTTTTGTTTAATAATGTCGAAAAATGAAAATACTAGAGTAGAGGGATTAGATTCTCTCTACTCTAGTCTCTATCTAGGTAATATTACCTAAATCTTAGATACCTTCAATACCAGAGAAACCATTGAGTCGTTCGGTGGTTTCTACTTTATCGGAAGGATAATCTACTACGATACCGAATCGGCCTTTAGCCCAATCACCGAATTCAGCTTTTACACTGTAGATTTTGGTAATGGAGCTACTGTCGAAGATAGGGTTAGATGCGTTGTTGTTTTCTTCAGCGTAAGTATCAAAGTGGGTCAGCTCTTTCAGCTTATCTACCACTTTAGTCAAAGCAGTTTCAGCAGTGGCTCTATTGGTAATAGAGGTACCGCTTACTTTAACGGCTTTAACAGCCTGTTCACCAGAACCCAGAGTAAGCAATTCGGCAGTAAAGCCATCAGCAGTAAAGTCCAGTTTCTTACCGGCACCAAAACCATCGACTATTTCAGACGGATAATCAGCCAAGTCAGCCTTCAGTACCATCTTATAAGCTTTACCTACGATAGACTTAGAGGGCTTAACTTGTTTGCTGACATCGTTAGTGTAGACTACGATTTCATCGGTCTCTTTCGGGAAGAGCGTAGCACCGACTACTTTGGGGTAACCCTGCTCTTTAGTAACGGCTTTGTCTTTCACGAGTTTCGGATTGACTTGACCACTAATTTCATCCGGATAGAGCGTCAGGAGATAGTTTTTACGCAATTCGTAGTGGTCTGCGCTAAACATGTAGTTAAAGAAACCACGCAAGAGAGTCGGGATATTGCTCAATTCAGTCGGATTGATACCGGCCAAGTTGTAATCGCCATCTACGCCTTCGAAGGTAGTCTCTACAGTATTGGTAAGAGAACCCAGTACGTCAGTGAGGAATTTCACCTTGTGTACGTCTTTGCGGTCCGGATGAGTGAAAATCAACTTACGAGCCATGTAGAGTTTAGAAGGCACGGCTACCTTAGCAAACTCGTCTTTAGGAGTCAATACGGCTACCAGTTTGTCTTGGTAATCGATATTGGTTTCTTTAATCTCCACATTGAAGTTATCTGGATTTAAATGTTCTCCATGCAGATAAGAGTCGAGCAACTCGTCGGTTTTCATTACTTCGCCGTATACTTCATTGCGAATAGCCGGAGTAGATTCGGTTACACCGATTTCTTTCAAGAAGTCCAAACGGTTGAACTTGTGGGTAATGACTTTGTCTTCACCACTCTCTTCTACAGTCAAACCGGCTAATTCAATCTTATCAGCCAGAGCTTTCTTTACTGTAACCTTAATAGAGGAGTTAACGTGACTACCATCGATTTCTTCGTCGATAGCCGCTACCGCACCAAAGGTTACTTTATCTAAGTCAGCGCGAGGATAACCAGCGCTAACCAACAAGTAACCTAAGTTCTCGGTAACGGATTTGGTTAATGTATACTTAACAGCCATGTTGTTTTGTCCTTTACTTAAACTAAACTAATGCCTTCGAAACCATTCAGGTTAGTCTTCACGACTAAGTTCTGTGGTTGCGGGGGACGAACACCTGCCTGCTGGTAGGTGATTTCGACAGCAATCTCTCCGGTTACGTAATCGGAGATTTCAGATGTCGGCAATACGGAAGCTTCAATGGTGTTGCCTGATACTAGGTCACGTTGAATGTTGAGGTAGTTTTCAGGAATCGGGTTGAAGTAGAGTTTAATGACTTCTTTGGCTTGTTCGAATGCTTTATCAGCAGTATCGAATTCACCTAATGTCATTTTAATCTTAGCGACTTTGGTATTGTCTCTATCGAATACGAAGGAACGAACGCCTTTAGAGCGGAAGCGGTAAGCTTCATTGACACCTAAATCGTACTTACCAGAATCAGCGGCTAAGCGACCAATGTGCTCTTTAACCATCATCAGGCGGATATTACCTACTACCTGGTTATTCTCAGTCTCTTGGATGTCTTGAGAGAACTTATAGAGGTAAGAGCCAGTGAACTGCTCACTGATGGTTTTCTCGAGTTCCTGCTCACGATTAGCTGGAGCTTGCAACTGATGACGGAAGTTGGTCTCTTCTACCAGTTCAATGTTGTTGGCTTGTAGCTCTTCTTTAATCGCTTTAGTACGAGAGATACCGTAAGTCTCTTTCAAGTAACGGTCTAGGATGTGTTTCTTAGTCTCAGCTAAGGTAGCGTATACCTGGCTAGAGAGTACAGAGAAACCATCTTTACGTACTACGAGGTCTTGAGTTAAGAAAGGATTGATTAAGGCTACTACCTTGGTTTGCTTGTTATTCAGGTCTACTAGGTACTGTACGGTAAGACGAGCTTCACCCAACAAACCATAGCTGCGGTAAGGAGCAGTAATCAATACGGTATTTCTACCGTAATTCAGGATACCGGAAGTCCCTTCTACCTGATAACCTAAGGTTTCCCCTACGAAGGGATAACCATCACGGTAGAAGCGGTCGCGCAGGTAGGTATCCAAGCTGACATTTCTCAGTTCAGTATCTTGAATCAGCATCACCTGGTTTTTCCAGGGGTCAGGAATCGGTAATACACGGTCGTAGAAGTGTACATTGGAGGTTTTACCGGTCAATTCAGCCAACTCACCTGAGTACTTGACTTTCAGTGCGGTATTACCCACTTTATTGGTATAAGAGTTAAACTCAGATGCAGTAGAATCCTTCGGTGCATCGACGATTTCTATTTCATCTAGAAGTTCTTCTGGGATGTTGGCATCGATAAATAATCGATTCAGGTTCTCCATCCCGCTCTTACGAGTATCGTAAACAAATTTAGCCATTTAGAACGTCCTTGTGTTAAAACATGTTTTAAAACGGGGTACTGCTTTAAATTTCACTACGTGGAGTGGGTTTCTGGTTTAAATCCACACAGTGAGATAAAGTGGTGCTATTAGAAGTAGCCCAGGTGTGTTTTACCTTGTCTACTTCGAAGGAAATGTAATCAGCTCTAGTGAGTGCTCTTAAGAAGTCTATCTGTTCTTGAGTAGGATTAGGGTCTTCGTTAATCGTCGGTACATACCAGAGCCTACCATTTAGACCTACCGAATAGAGACGGTGGTCTTTACCACCGATTACTGCCCTAACAATAGAGAGATTCCTTAAATCCGTTACAGTTAAGTGCTGATTAGCACAGGTGATGACTAGGTAGTTATTACCTTTACGTAGGTAGTATACATCACGGTGGTTATCTAAGTCTTTTCTCTCCCAAGGAACAGCTTTTAGGGAGTATTCGTCTTCCGTATCGTATTTATTGGTGTCTCTAAACACCATGGCAGCGAAGATAACCAATAAGAACATAATGCTGATGAGCAAGATGGTGTTTATCTTCATTTTCCTTAAGTATTCTCTAAAGAAACGATGCATGTTTAATCTCCTGTAAACCATGAATTCATAGCTTGATATAAAAATACTACATAGATGCTAATATATTATTTTGTAGTGAAACTGAATAAAGAATACTCTACTCTCCCTAGTGTTTAGGGGAGAGTAGAGTAATCGAGTATAGTTTTATTTTTTACTTAGGCTTCAGAAGCACCTAAACGACCAGTAGCACTAACAATCTTTAAGTCGTAACGCAGTGGGTTAGGTGTTTGTTTCACACACTGTTTGTTTTCCCACTTAGAGGGCCACCAGAAGCTCTCAATCTTAGAAAGAGGGATAGGGATAATAGAAACCCTATCGCCTTGGTTACCACCTAAGCAAGCCAGTACACCTGGTGAAATCAAACCAACTACAAAGAAGACATGGCCACCACCAGTACGTGATTTAACACCGATACAGCCATAAGCCGGTTTATCGAGTTTGGTCATGTACTTCGGATTAGCCCAATCCTTGGCACGATACCAGGTAGGGATAACGAAACGATCTACTTCACCTAGAGCATGACCTACGGCGGTACCGCACCAGGAGGTGCTCGTTTCGAACCACCAAGATTTCTGTTCTTGGGAGTATTTACCCATGTCCTTCAGCCACTGTACGATAATGGGATTGCTTTTCCCGTTTACCTTTTCATGGATACCCATGTACTTACGTAGTTCAGCTATCCAAGGAAGCTCTTCTAGCTGTCCATTGGTAGGTTTAGTAGTAGGGGTAGTAGTAGGTTTAGCTACTGGTTTAGTCTCTTCTACTTTAGCTTCTGGTTTAGGAGCTGGAGTAGGTTCTACTTTAGGTGTTTCTACCTTAGCTGGTTCAGTAGGTTTTACCAGCTTATCGATATTGAAAGCACCTTTAATCCATCCTTTTAAATCCATAGTGTTTATCCTTTACAAAGAGGACAGTGAGCCTAGTAAACTAGGCGAGCTATCCTTTACTAATAGTGAAAAATACATTTTCATATCTTCTAGTAAAAGACTTCTAACTAAGGTGGTTTTGTAAGGTTTCTGTACTAGTTATATCTGGCTTCTTCTCTATGAGAAATAAGTGATAATTCAGTAAAACTCGGTGTAGATAATTTAGTAATGTATTTCAGTAGTGTTTAGTACTAAATAGTGTCGTATTTACGATGTTATTTAGTGTTAAACACTACTCTAAACAGGTAGGTATATATTATTATAAATACTATCAACCACAATTTGTCTTAAGTACACTATAACTAAATTACCTATTTTACCCACTTACTGAAACAAAAAAGAGTGGGGTAGCCACCAGTCCCCCAGACCAGTAGCTACCCTGATGATAAACCCAAGATTAATTGAAGTTTCCGACTATGCAATTAACCTCAGTTACAGATGAGTTCTACGCAGTAAAGCGAGTCTCGATAGAGATCGAGCTAAATAAACTCATATCTACGGAAGGTATTGCTTTCTCTAACAACGAAGACAGAATCACCTTCCTCAAGACTAAACTGATTGGTCTCCTACTCTCCTTTTTACCTAAAAACAGTATTAAGTATCATTTCTTCAATACGTTAGATAAAGAGATATTCGAGAGTATAGAACTAGACTTACTAATCACCGAAACCCGATCTCTCTTAAAGACCCTTAAACAAAAACAGAAGTCTCGTTTACTAAACCACAAAAACAACATCAATACGCTTAGTAAACCAGACTCTTTCGATATCAACCAAGATAGAACATACCTCCTGATAAAAGAAGACGAATTCTCTAACAAGAAAACCTTAGTTCTGAATTACAAACTAAGACAATCCCAATGGACGTACAAATACATGCTACTCGATAAAGCAGAACGCAGTCTAATGAGATTCAACTTCTTAAAAATCAAAAACCTCATTCGTTACCTGTTTAACAGCTATTCTAAAATCATTGTCTGTCGATACGACTTTCACTTCGAGTATAGTGACAGTAGAGATTTAGATAAGTGTAATGCCTTATTTACCAAACTCATTACCGAGACCATTAATCGTTACAATGGTTACTTAGGTTACGTCTGTAGCCGTGAATATAGCGAAACAGAAGGAATACACTTTCATTGCTACTTCTTCTTAGACGGTCAGTTGTATAAAAACGATTACTCCTTCTACAGTGAAGTTTTAGGTAAATGGAAGAAGATTGGTGGTAAGAGTGTACACAACGTTTACTTGAATAGAGATAGATTACCTGATAAAGGTGAATGCTTAGGCTTGATTAAGTATATCGAATTAGAGAAGATTGAGAAACTAATCTACCTAGTACGCTACTTACTAAAAGATATAAACGAAAGAGAGTGGTTAGAGAGATTAGGTATTGAAGGTAAAAGAAGACTGATTACCAGTAGTCACGTAGGCGATAAAATAGACTTAGGTAATGCCTTTAAACCTAACTACTTTCGAGACTTTATAGTCGATTATAGCTGGATAGATAAAATTAAGCTCAGTACGAATAAGAGAATAATTACTCGTGATAGCAAGAAAGAGTACTTGATTAAGAACGAATAATGAGTTTGATTAGTAGGGACTGGTAGGTAGGTTTGTATTAGTGAAATTAGCTAATATTGCAATAGAAGCGATTTAAAGGCCTTCAATAGTCCCTAGGCTACCCTAGTATACCCTAATGGTCTAATCGCAATATACGACGCTCCTAGAGGCCTTACAAGCGATTTTATTAATCCTTACTCCTCTTACTTTCCACTATTCTACTCTTTTACCCTATTTTCTCTTCTCTTTAGACTAAAAATAAAGACTTGAATTAAGAGCTACTCTACTACCTCACTTAGGGGTAGTAGAGTAGTAATGTCTTTAGTGTATTTAGCCTTCTAAACTAAGTTTTAGAAAAGGATGAGATTGATAGCCTACTAATTGAAACATTTCCTCAGTCAGACTCCCTTTCAATAAAGCTTCCTTAGTCAATGCTTGAGACAAGTACAGCTTAGGTAGAGGATAAGGCTCTCGAGTCAATTGCTCTAATGCTTCCTTATGGTGAGAAAGGTAGACATGAGAGTCATTCACTGAATGCGTATAACTACCAGGATGTAGATTGAGGACATGAGCAATAATAAACGTTAGGGCTGAATACTGAGCAATATTGTGGGGTTTACCTACCATCACGTCATTAGACCGCATCTGTAGCATGGTATCTAACCGATATTGAGGTAGAGGACGATTATCGACTTCATTGAAAGCATGGGATTGTGCTTTACGATATTCGATTACCTTTTTCATCTCTACCGGATGGATCTTTCTTACGTTTAGGTAAAACACCTGATGACAGGTATCTAATGCCATTCTACCCTCTTCTACATTCTCGATAGGGGAGACCGATTCCTCAGGATTCAATCCAATAGCGATATTAGACAGATAGTGACGTCTAGAGAAAGGGTGTTTCTCTATAGACTCTAGAATCCGTTTAATCTGGTCTACCTGAATAATCTCGTACTTAATCTCCTTTCTTACTCCATTAGAATAAAGCTTAGAGGTGACTTCAGGTTTTCTTCTCCACAGTACCGGATACATGGGTCCGATATCCTGAGTAATAGGAGAGGTCCACTTAGTCCAGAAGGGAACCTGTTTCTCCTTTAAGTACTGGATATTACTGTCCCCTTTAAGAAACCAGATTAACTCACTCAGTGTTTTAGTAAAGTTTATCTTACGGGTAGTGATTAAAGGTAATTCCCCATTAAACAAGGAATACTTTTCATTCAATCCAATTAAGGAAAACATACCGGTACCAGAGCGATCATTCTCGATTAGGTCTCCTCGGTTAATGATTTTATCTAGATTCTCTAAGTAAGCTTTCATTGACTAATACTCCTTTTACCATTAGGTGATTAGGTTAAACAAAAACAAAACATACAAAATACACTACTCTCGATAGACAGTAGTCATCGAGGTATTGAAAATACAGAGATTACTACTACCGACCTCTCTAAGGGTGTCGGTAGTAGCATTTCATTTATTCACTGCAAGGACGATAATCACTCTCAAGATTATCTACCCAAAGAGAAAAGCTATCTCCTTTATCGGTAGTAATCGTAATGCTTTTAGCATTATAGAGTGCGTCCACTGTTTCTTTAAAACTAGACTCTTGATCCGTAGGATAGTGCTTATCTCCTATCTGGATATCGGTAATAGCTACTCGTTGCTGATTCTCTATCTTACGTCCAAATACGAAGTAAGTATTGGTATCGTAAATACGAGGTTTACCGGTTTTAGTACCACAGGAGAAGGTGAGTAATCGACGATGACCATGTTCAGTCTTATACACGTCGTATAAGCCTACGACAGTATGGTCTCCTTCGACAGTAGCACCAAATATCGTGGTATAGCTTTTCAATACTAAAGGAGGCTCACTCTCTTGAGAAACAGACTGCTCAGTAACAGGCTGTTTACTACAAGCTGCTAAAGAGACTAAAAAAAGAGTAAAGAGAATACGAAGTGTCTTCATTTTGTCTTTAATCCTCTCTACGGCTGTACGTAGTTATCATTGAAGATCTTAGAGAAACCACCCATGTTGTTATTCAGGTTTAATGGATGCTCTCTACCAGGACAATCGGTATTAGACCAGTAGGCTTGATTAAACCACTGTACATTACCGTCTTCTTCTTGCCAGGTAAAGGCATGAACACTGAGTAGCTCTTCTAGGTATAATCGTTTACCATTAATCCCTAAGAAGTGGTAGTAAGGCTTATTGACCAATACCTTTACCTTATCACTCTGTAAGAGATAAGAAGGCCCACCAATAGCCACCAATACCTCCATGTGCTCAATAGAGCGATTTAACCAATTCTTAATGGTAGCATGAGTAATCATTTCAGCTACCAGTCTCTTCGTGGTGTCTTCAATCACGATATTGGAATAGAGCTCGGTATCTTCGTAGACATGACGTCTAAAGGAGTTATCCCGTGAGGGCAAGTCTCTCTTCTGTACTAACTTCAGTTTGTGTAAGAGGTGAGCTACTGTCTGGATAGGACAAGGAGAGCCTGCTAATACAGACTTACCATCTATCCCGATGTGCCAGCTAGGCAGATTAATGGAATCGTAGAGTAAGGTGTCTTTAGGCAGCTTCTCTAATTCTTTAATGACTTGACTAATGTTCATTTACTGAATCCTTTATGGCTAGGTAAATAGGAGTTTTTCATAGCTTAGACGAATATATTTCCCTAAGAGACAATGTATAAATGCCAACTTATTAAACTGTAGCTTAGGAGGAAAGAACCCCCCTAAGCTACTAGTCTTCTATCTATCTACCTTACATCAATCTAAGCTAATCCTAATTGCTTATCCAATACCTCTATCACCTTCTCTTGACTCTCTTCTAGACTACCATTATTCTCTATCGTATAGACAGGACAAACTAACTCTTTAAAGAAAGCCAAGTAACGATTAGACATGACCTGATCATTACCGATATCTAAACTGCTCCTATCGAAGGTTTCATCATCTAATCCATTATAGCTAACATGACCACTATACATGCGTCTATTCTCTAATTTAGCCGTAGTATAGACAAAGGAGAGGTTGGTAAATTCGTGTTCATGAAAGTACTTTAATTGTTCTAAACAGTTACGGTAGGTACTTAGCACTTTATTAGCTAATACCATTAAGGATAAGTCCCCTGTAGAGACAGCATAGAGCGTCGCTTTATTGAAATCCAATGGTAAGTACACCAATGTAGAAGGAATATACCTATCCAGCAAAAGAGTAGCATCCTCTTCACCAAAACGAGTAATCAGTTTAATCATTTGGGTAAATTGATTGTACTTACCTAAGAGGATAGAATAAGCAATATTGAGATACTGGGTTAAGTACTCCTTATCAATCCACTGATAGCCTTGATTGGTGTAAGTGAAAATCGCTTTATTGTTACTGAATTCCTTAGTAAGAGTAGCAGCTTCTTGTAAGGCATTACGGGTTTCTGCTTTGTGACGTAATAGCTTATTGATTTTGTGTATCTCTACCCGTCTCTCTTTTTCCATGATGCTACTTCTAAAGTAATCAGTGGTCTCTTGATCACTGTCGTTAGAGACAGATAGGGTATAGTGGGGTTTAGAGAGTGAATCTAAATGGTTGCGATAAACCTTTAGGAAAGTAGACTTACCCGTATGGGATAAACCTTCGAAAATGACAATATTAAGCATAGAGGGTTTCCTTGTGTTAGTGATAAAATCAAATACTGAAATACGATAAAAATAAAAGGACACTACTCATTGCTCCCTACTACCCACTGAGGAGTAATAGGGAGCGAGAGTAATGCCTTTTTGCCACTCTACTGCTCTCTACTATCCGTATAACCGAATAATAGAGAGTACCAGAGATAATGTTCTTTCTTCGACTTACAGCATTTTTACGAAGTCGGTGCTGGTAGCTCTGCAGAACAGTTGGCAATGTACTACTGCCATGAATACGGTTCTCATGATGTCTTCGAACTGTTCTTGGGTAATCATCTTACCCTTAGCAGAGCTTACCACCAGGCTGGCCAGGTCAGCGCCATCACTTCCGAGCTGCTCGCTCATCCGATCATCGCGTGTTTCGACCCAGGTTTCATCAGCACCGAACAGGATCGCCTGATTGACGATGCTGTCGAAGGTGGTATGGTGGCACCAGAAGAACCCACCTTCGATGTCCTCAGCACCGATTACGGTGCCTACTTCCTTCAGTACTTCGAAGAGCTTTTTAGCTCTCTTAAACAGTTTCCTGAAGATGGCTTCTTCCTGGCCATTGATGTTCTTCTCGAAGATGGCTTTAGAAGTAGTTTCCACTACCTTGGCCAGGCTTTCGATAGTACGTTGATTGATGTTAGGCATAGTAGTCTCCTTTCGTTTTTGGACATTAGAATAAAACCCCTTACTTATGCCTTTTTCAGTAAGGGGGGGGCAGTGCTGTTTTGATTGAGGGGTTAAGGGAGGGCTATAGTGGTGATTCCCTTTAATTCAGCTACCCCTTTTGCCAGCTCGCTGTCGATCTTGGCAATACGTTTCTGATGCTTACGTACTGCTTCCTCGTGCTCAGCTTGGCGGTTTTCCCGTTTTGCCTTTTGTTGGGCAAGGTATTCATGGATGTCTTCCATAGAGTTGAACGGGAATTGTTCTTGATACTTCATTTTAGACTCCTTTTGTCTCGTTGTTGATGAAATTTATTTTTAAATAGAGGAAGAGGAATGATTCCTTCTTCCTTTCACCTTAGTAATATAGAGGTATAAAAATCTAGAATGCAAAAGAATAAGACCAGAACACTACTCTCTGAGAGAGGTAGTACTCTAGTCTGCGTTATTGTTATTGAATTTAGGTGTAATAACCTAGATTACTTAGCTGACTTAGCTAGGTAAGCCAGAAGGATTTTATCCATTCTGGATTGTTTAATACATGATCGTTGAACCATGATTAGTGTACTCTCCTTTCTAGAGACATCAAAACCAATAGACTACAGTACCATGCGACGGTACTGTAGTCTAGTCTCTTATTTTGGCTTTTATCTACTTCTACTTCGTAGATTCATTATTGATTCATCTCAGCCTCATCTGCCCCAAGACAGAAGTACATGTCACTTTCCGTTTTCACGTACTCGTCTTTACCACAGCGATTCTCTAAACGTTTACAAGCGTTTTGATTACCACTGACATGGCACAGAGCGTACATGCTACGACCTTGAGCAGCATCAGGATTATCAGCAGGAGCCCAATCACCACGTGCAGATTTACTAGCGTAGATTTGGCTATAGCTACCAGAATAACTACGGGTAACAGTACCATCACTTTCTACCTTAGCCGCATTAGGGTCAGTATTGAGCTGTGGATGAGCAGCAGGAACGTCTTCTGGATTCAATGGAGTGATGTCTTCATTTACATCGGTACTTACAGGACGACTTCTTTCCTCATCCATTTTCAATGCTGAATTGACGATATCATCACCTACCTTGTTGTATTGAGCACTGTACTTGGCTTCTTGATCGTTGATTTGTTTCTCAGTCCATACAGCGGCAGTGTGGGTACTGCTCTTAATATCACGTGGATCGAACTTATCCCAAGTGAAATTACATACTGAACCATTATACAAACCAGGGTTCTGGATAGCCGGTAACTTATAGGCACGGTAGGTATGGTTAGGTAAACCATGATAGAGTGATTCCATGGCTATAGAGCTACTGGTAATAGCACCTGGCCGGATTTGGTTTACTTTACTAAATAAACCAAGCCATTCCCTACGGGACCCATAAGCCGTATACTCGAGACCTTCGGCTAGTTTAAACGGTAAAGAATCTTTCACCAGTGAATCAGTGCTGATTTGTACACGTCTAACACCAGAAATGGGTAAGTAATCTATCCTTTGGTCACGAAGAAGAGTATTTTCTTCTTCGATCTGTTGGCGTGATTTACCGTCAACTTCATTGGTAAAGGCATCAGGGTGCAACCCGTAGATCACTCTAATACCGCCCACCACACCGTTATCGGTACCATCAACAGCGAGCACGTTGCTGAATCCTTGTCCTGGTCTAGCCAGTCCTTTGGCAGAACCAAGTTCTGTATTGAACAGAACCTCAGCCGGCTGGTTGACATCACCACATGTGTAGATAAACATGGGTTTGTCATTTTCGCTATAAACGTAGGTAGGACCATCCTGTTGGACAGTTCTGATCATTTCAGGGTCATTGGTGTTTTCCAGATAGAGTTTCCAGCCATCCTGGAAGTCCACTACCCCTTCCTGTTGTACTTTAGATACTGCTTCCTCTTTAGAGGTGCAGGCAGACAGAGCAGTAGCCAATACAACTGCTACCAGAATAGATTTTACGAATTTCATGTTTAATACTCCTTTTAGAGTGTTAGATTCAAGTTTGTTTTACTACCATTAGAATAAGTCTCTACGAGCCTTCTTCTGTACTACGTAGAGAATAAAAACACTCCTCTCTATACCGTTCACTGGTATAGAGAGGAATGGGTTCTGCGTTTATACTGAACTACAGTTTACTACTAACCACCGAAATGGCGCTGGTATTCACGGCAACCACTGTCGTTGGGGTGAGCATCGCAGAAGTTGAATACGCGATCGCATTTGGGGGTATCTGCACCATCACAAGCGATAGCTGCTGCTTTCGGTGAAGCAAAACCATGCCAACCAGCTGGTTTGGGTGCTTCTTTGGGTAGGTTAGCTGCAATTTGCAATACACCGGTACCTTTAGACTGCAGGAACGCATCCATGCCTCTGCATTTATCGTCTGTTTCCAGCAGATTGCTGGCACAGCGACGCAGTTCAGTACGACACTGATTACCACTATAGTTGCTGTTATAGCAACGTTCACCCAGCACAATCCCTTGGGCTTCAGTGGCCGTTGGGTGATTCAAGATTTCAGCGGCTGTATTAGCCCGTTTCATCTCTTGATCAACGTAATGCTCACGCATCCCATCCTCGGTATGTTCGTTGATGGCATCGCAGAAGGGATTATGGGAGGTAGACTCCAGATTGCAGGGACTGTTCAAGTCATTGAAAATCTCGTTACATGCCTTGGATTTATACTCCCCAGTAGATTCATCAGGACCTTCCTGCTTGCAGAGCTGAGCCACTTTAAAACCCATTTCTCTATCACCCAAATGCTCGGTGATGTCGAAGTTATTGAGGTCCAGTTCGGCTTTAGCTTCTACAGGAGCAGAAGCTTGGGAGGCAGCTGCCGGTGTACTGACTGCAGAAGCAGCAGGTGCACTAGCAGTGCCAGTGTCACGTGACATGTTATCACAAGCGGCTAAGCCGAATACCAAAGAGATTACTACAGCGATTTTAGATACAGATTTCATTTTAGATTCCTTTTAAATAAACATTAGATTGAACTACTAAAGTTACTACTAAACTACTTAAATACAGATAGACAAGCGATATTCGTTTATCTCTACGGTCTCACCAGACCTATCAACAAAACGAATAACCAGGTCTGTTCTTCTACTGAAGTGATAAACGATTTCACCAGCCTCTAATTCGACGGTGTCGGTTACCTCTTCATTATCAAGGTTAGCTTTTGTGCTTCTATTACCAGCACAGCTAACCACATTGGTATTCCACCAATTGATGATCTCTTGAGAGGTGTCCCTGATAATGAACCCCAATTTCAGGTTTACGTTATCACGAACTACCCCAGTTACCAGAAACACAGCATTCTTACCGAGGAGTTTTCTGAACTCCTTGTGAAGTGTAAATACATACATCGTAATCTCCTTTCTTAATTGAGGAAAGACCGCATTTTACGGTCGCTTTCTATCCCAAACTGCAACACCTGCTGACTGGTATAAGCAAATTCACCGCTCTCGTTAGCGCGATCAATAGCGGCTACGAAACCTTCACAAGCCTCAGTAGCACCTTGACGACGTGCTTGTTCCCGTGGGTAAGCACACACGAATGCTACCTCCTTACATTCAATACCACCGAAACCAATATTCATGCAGGCCTTGGCGATAGCAATGCCACGAGCCTGATTAGGTGTTGGGTAATTGAGTAGGTTGTCCTTCTCGTTCTCCAGCATTTGGGCAGGGGTCATCTGACCGGATTCTGGTTCTACTGGCAGATCGTATTCATCTACCTGGCTTACTACCGGCTTAGTTTCTGGCGCTGTATTGACTACAGGTTTAGGTGCCTCTTTGTTCTCAGCGACAATAGTGCTGAAAACGTCTTGGTTTGAAGAAACAAAAGAAGCTGGTTTTGCTTCAGCAGTAACTGAAGCAGCTTTCTCCACCTGGGGTGTTTGGCTACATGCAGTAATACCAAACAAGATACCGAATAAGATTGAAATGTATTTCATTTTAGAGTCCTTTTTAATAAACGATAGCTTACACTAGAATCTAGTGACGCTGATTGCATTAGAATATAAATTGTGGAGGATAAGCGATAGGTAATCGAAAACCAGATACCAATTGCTCAATATCTGGTTTCTTAGATTTAATTACCACCATGTCTATCTATTTGACAGACGATGGTAATTGACAGCATCTTGCAACCAAGTGTTAGACTTGAGCAGCATTCTGCTGATTTGTTGTTTCAGCGCTTCATTTTCAGCAATTCGATAGTTTCGAATAGCTTCTATCGAAGGTAAACACAAAGGTCTATCGATTACCATTCTCTCTCGCCTCCTTTCTGAACCTAGATTTTACTACTCTCTACCAGGCGATTGGTAGAGAGTAGTAATGGTTCTATGTTTCTTACTTCTTTACAACTTAAGAGAGAATATTCTCTTTAATGGTTAAAGACAAATTAAAGATGGCTTCAAGTTCACCGTCTTTAACATGGTCAATCATGACACGCAAAGTGTCCTTATCTGCAAGAGTCCAGTATAGGTTACCGTTCTCTAATTGAGAAACATGAGCTTCCAGTTCTGCTGTGGAATCCCAGTTCTCAATAGCCCCAGTGATGTCTGGGTAGTTCTCTTCATCAGGGGCGATGGTATTGGCAATATGGCGAATATCCTCCAAGGACACAAACGCTAACGTGTTAAAGAAGGCTACGTTCCTGCCATCCATCTCTCTGGAGAAGTCGTACTCCAGAGACTCGATGTTTCTGGAAACGAACAACTCGCCTAGGTTACTTACTACCTTTACTACAGATTTCATTTTACCACTCCTTTTGTCTCGGGTTTATAGGTTAATTAAGGGATTTACTACTCGATAGACCCTTACTCTGAAATGAATCAGGTAGGTCTTAGCTTTATTATGGTTGATGGTATCTGGTTAAGTATTTACACTCGACCAGCTATCAGTGCTTTTAGCACTTTATCAGCCATTGCACGACCAGCTTTCTTCTCGATTGCGAGAATAAACTGTGTAGCGTGTTTGACTTTGTAGTCAATTTGGCTTTTTCTAAATGGTGACATCTAGATTTACCTCTTCCTTTCTGCAACTATTGATACTTGACTATCCTCCTCTTAGCCATTACGAGTGGCTAAGAGGGGTAGTTGCGTTTTAGTCGTTTTTGATTATTTCTCAATTGTAGAAACATTTCTCAATTGTAGAAACAAAAAACAATCCATCGGATTGCCTTAAAGGAAAAGAGATTTCTCTTCTTTTCCATTTTAGTGATATAGATGTATAGAAAAATAGATTATAAACCACATTTATAGTAATGCTCCTATTTTGCTCCTATACGCGATTTATACCTCTGGTAATAGGGTAGCCTACCTTTACCATATAAACGCAATATACGAGGCTCTGTGAGCCTGTAAACAGCATTCGCTGCATTGAGACTAGCTTACACTAGTCGAAATATCATTATTTACATAAACAGAATACTACTCTCTACCCCTAGATGAGGTAGAGAGTAGTATAACAATTAGAATTCCGCTAAATGAATCTCTTTGTCAGGATAAGCCTTCTTAATCAACTTATACAGGTCCTTACCTATCATCCAGACTTCTTTCTCCCTTTTCACCACTTTCTTATACTGTTTCTTAGTCAGTATCTTCTTCAGTGGTTTACAGTAAGTCTTGTTCAATCCAGTAAAGTGCTTAGTATAATCCATTATCTCATTAGGTTTGCCCAAAGTAATACTGAAGGCAGAATGGAACATTACGGCTGTCTCTTCAGCAATTTCAATGTGTTCTGCTTTATCCAGTAATGAAGACAGGATAATGGTACCAGCAGACATCAGGCTACCACTAACGTAAATACCTAATCTAGCCGGAATCAGTTTCACTAACTGAATGATTTCACTTGCTCCGTAGGAAGCACCACCAATGGTATTGAGGTGTAGACTCAAGCAATCACTTTCACTGGAATTATCCAGAATGGTCTTCAGGTCTTTAATCAGTTTACTGTGCTCGTCATCACCCCAGCTAATCAATCCATTGATACTGATTTTGTAATCATGACCCACCATCTTCTTTACTACGGTCTTTTCGAAATTCAATTCACTCATGCTGTCTTAATACCAGAGTCTTTGGTTTCTTGTACGTAATTGCGGTTTTCACTTCTCTCTACTGAGAATTTCTCACCAAAGCGAGAAGCCAACTTAGCGATATTAGAACGAGCTAAAGTCAACAAAGTCAAGTCTTCGTTAATCGGATAAGTATCGTTATAGGCATGGAGATATCCTACCACGACTTCAATCTTCTCTACCAGAGAGTGAACCAGGTTTTCAAACCACTCTTGTTTACATCTCTGTTTGTAAACAAACACCTTTTTCACATCGTCTAATACCAAAGCATCACTCTGCAGTGTACCTACCACCACATCTTCACCATACCGAATGGTATCGGTATCTTCTCTTTTCTCTACAATACGCACTACATTCTTACACAATACATCGAATTCAGTAAACTGAGTAAACAGCAAGTTTACTTTAGGTAACTTCACATCACCTAATTCGAAGTGTTTCTTAATCGCTTTCAAGCTATCGAATAAGGTAGCGCAATACCACAGTAAATCACCGTATTCAGCCAACATCTTCTCACTGGTTTCATCAAAAGCATCACTGTAGCTATCCAGCTTCTCAATAGGTTCTTCTTCACCTAAGAGATAGTGCTCTCTCTTAAAGCCATTTAAATGGTCTAACACCTCAGCTTGTTCACCTACTACACCCATGAAAGAGTGCAGTAGTTGTAAACGAGGATCAGCACCATAGGTAGAGTTAGTACGCTGTGCTAACTCTTTATAAACATCAAAATTGGTGATTGTAGCAATCAATTCTTGTATAGATTCCGGCATCTGGATAGTCCTTTAGTGAAATATAAAGAAATACTCAAACCCCTACTACCCCTAATGAAAGAGGTAGTAGGAGTAGAGGTCAGATTAAGAAATGCCGTACTTAGTTTTTAGTTCAGTAACGATCTTGCCTACCTCTTCATCAGAGAGAGACTTACCAGGATAAACCTGGAGACCTTCACCAATCTTACCACTAATCATCCCATTACCGTCGTAACGAGACAGAAGTGCTAAGTGTTTGGCTTTAATCACACCACGGTAAACCAGAATCATCCAGGTGTTCATCGGGTAAGTTTGGGTCTTATTCGGTACAGCTGTACCGTTTACCTGTACACCGACATTGTTCTGGAAGGTAAAGTTCTTGTAAACCGTTTCAGTTTTCGCACCGACTTGTTTGTCTTCTTTACCCACATCACTGCGTACTGCTAAGAGAATACCAGTAATACCAGCACCACCGTAATTCTCATCTGCTGCAGAGAACAGGTAGTTAGTGGGGCGCGCACCGAAGTTCTCTACCATAATCGGCATGATGATAGTAGAAGGGGTAGTAGCTTCTAAGGTATTGAAACCTTCGATAGCCGGATAAACACCAGAGGAAGCACCAGTAGTCGAGAGATGAGCGGAGATGTACTTCGGAGAAGCCGTGGTGTTAACGAAGTCATTAAACCCATCTTTAGGTGCAATCTTAGAGATGAATTTAATCGGAGACTTACCATCCACAGAAACCGTTCTATCCACAGTGGCGCCATTGAAGTCAAACTCAATCTTAGCCAGAGTCTCTTTTGGTGCTTCAGGAGCAGGTTGTGGGGTATTGGCTTGCTCTTCTTTTCTCTGCTCTTCTTCAGTCTTAGGTTTCTCACTAGAAGCAGGCGCACCAGCAGTAACATTAGAATGGTTTACTACTTTGTCTTTCAGACGGGAGAAGGAGAAGAAATTAGTCAGCTTCACATTCGGTTTAGTAGCCGTCTCTGCTTTAGAGTAAACCAGAGGAGCGGTTTCTACACCACTACGGGCACAGTTTACTGCACCAAACTCGTATTTTACACCATTGATGCTATCGTTGGTATAAGGCGTAACATCTACAAGGGTATTATCCATTAAGAGGATATTACTCTCTTCAATAAACACACCAGTAGCGTAGTTTAGAGTAGGTGAGTTCATGACCTTGTTATTGGAGAAGATATTCCAGTAAGGAATACCATTTCTAGCTGCAAAACCAGAGCCTGTCCAGATACCTCTAAATTTAGACGTATTGAAACCAGAATGAATCGGGTGAGACAAAGCACCAATGAAGGTATTGTTGCTAACTACCATTTCACCTCGACCGTAGTTATCACGCCAACCAAACGGAGCCATAACGACGTTATTGTCTACCAGAATGTCTACCCTTAAACCATTCAGTACTTTACCGTCTACTTTGTCTTTCCATACCTTAGCAGAGAAAGCACCATTGATGAAGTCAATACCGTAGAAGCCTGAACGGATGGTAGAGTTCTTAACGGTGAACTTGTTGAAGTAGTTGTTAAGAACAGAATCCTCTTTCCAGTTAGATTGGTTTTCTTCTAGAGCCACTTCAATACCCCAGAGACCGGCATCGATTTCTACATTATCAATATAGACATCAGCACCATGGTGGGCATCAATCCCTTTACGGGCACAGTTCTTATACACACCACCGATGATGTGGCGCTGAATCTGTGGAGAAGTACGCTGAGAGGAGCTACCATATCCAGGGTCTACCTGAGGAGCCGTTTCGTCTTTATCACGGTGGTCAGTCAAGGACCAGTCTGGGTGACCCATGCGGTTAACACGTGAGTACATTTCCCAGACATTGATACCACGCCACAGCTGAATACCACCTTCGTAGTTATCTTCAGCTACAATGTGGTTTAAGTATACGTTCTGTGGTACGTAAGGCATAACGGTTTCATCACCGTAACGAGGCAGAGGCGTACCATCGTGTTTTGCACCATTACCAATCTCTACAGTGTAAGAGCGGAATCCACGACCATAGAGATTATCGACATGGATTTCAGCTCTCTTCTTGTCTTCTAAGGAAACCTCAGGAGACTGCATAATCACTAAGGCACTACCCCAGTTACCAATCCAGCCATCGTACCAAGTACCCCAGGTCTCTGAAGTATCGTTTACTCCGGTAGATTGAGGGAAAGCGTGTTTGTTTTCGCTGTTTAAATAACCACCGAAATTGAAGTTAGAGGTATCAATGGAGTTGTTGCGGTGGTTAGAGAGCTCGTAAGGAGCAGTCGTGGTATCGAAACCATCTGTTTTGGTACCTTTAATAGAAGCACCAGTCTCTTTATCCTTACGTGGCCAGATACCTACCTTACCATCACAACCCAATGTACCTTTCCAGTCATTAGCCGCTAAACCAGTGGGATCTAAGTCTAAGATGGCTTTAGTGAAGAACTTACCACCAATGATTCTGTTTACACCACGGTAAGCACGTACCTGGATGATGTCTTGGAATAGCTTGTCTACGATGAAAGTAGCATTGCTTAAATCCAGAGTGTTATTATCCATCAGGAAAGAGAGGCAAGGTTGTTGACCATACTTCTTGGTTTTAAACAAGAGCTGGCTACCTTGTTTAATCTCTACCTCTACGTTGTCTTGACCGTAGATGTCTGGTTTATACCCAGTGTGTTTGGTAACAGGGAATTTACCATGCAGGATAACATGGTCGCCTGGTTTCACGTGTTCATCCCAAGCTTTTTGGATTTCTGTTACGATATCGATTTCTTGGGTGTCTGGTGCATCTGTTACTACTTGTTCTTGGATGTCATTAGGCAGATAGTCGTTCAGTACGACTACTCTGGGTAAAGATGAGCTTTCTTCTGCGGCTTGTGATTTTTGTTGTTTCAGTAGCTTGATATCCTTACCAATCTCCTGAAACGCCTTCTGTAAGTTACTCAAGGTTATACTCCTTATTTTACATGAGTGAAAAAAGAGGGGTTACTCAATGTATTAGAGATAGGGAGTGGTGTGCTCCCTATCTCTAATATGGCTTATTGAGTGTCTTGGTTATTGACTTGGATACTGTAAATGAATAAACCGGTTACAGTAGCGTAGTCTTCACCTTTCATGTTGTTATTTAAAGCATGGGAATAGTGGTGGGCTTTTAGTACCACACCTTCTACCATAGCTTGTTCTGTACTGGATACAGCGTAGTGTACTCGTACTAAAGAGCCTGGTTTTACTAAGTCAGGATTAGAGTTCTGCCAAGTAATACCAAACATTTTACCTAATCTACCTTGTACCTTAGCAACCTGTTCGTAGATGTTGGTATCTTTATCCCCTATCTTCAAGGGTACGTTATTGGTACCAGTAGGACTATTCTGTACAATGAATTCATTAACCGATTGGTTTCTATTTAGAATCGCTTTATTGTTTTCTACTTTTACCGTCTCTTCAGTATTTTGGGTAGCAGGATTGACTGCTCTTACCCCATTACCTTCATTGAGTAAGGTAGCCGATACATTGGTATTCGATTCACCATCTAATGTACCGATGATGTAGAGGTCTTCACCTTTACGAGAATAGGTAATATCGGCATACTTCATGATGTCTTTGTTAGATAGGTAGATGTTAATATACCTTACCTGAGAATCCTCTCGTTTATCCTTTAAGCGAGGATAGACATACCAGAAGCCATTTTGAATGTAGTGACCAATACCGTGTTTATAGATACCATAACCAAACTTCTGTAGATAGTTAGGTAGATTGGTGAGTTTTACACCATCTGGAATAGGGATATTGGTGTATTGGTCAGCATTGTCGGCATCCACCATGTCTACACCCTGTAGTTGGTCGTATTGATCTAGACCTTCTACCTTAGTGGATTCACTATAGAGTAGAGATTTTAAGGTATCACCTATGGTAGCATCAACGACATTACACCCTATCTGTACCGGTAAGAGTTTCTCAATGAGAATAGGGACTAACTGGAATTCGATGTTAACGGTACCTTGACGGTCAATGTCTTGAGTAGAATGTGCCTGTAGGTGAGCATTAGTCTTACGATAATTTTGTGGGTTCTTACAGTAAGCCTTATAACGGGTAATGGTACCACCCCCTGTACCAGAAGCACCAGCTATCCCTCTAACAATAGAAATCTCTAGGTTCTTGACATGAGGATATATAATATCAGACCAGGTACCAGGTGAAACCATTAAAGTACAGGTCACCTCATCTGAAATATTGTTTTCGTAATCTCGATTATAATCGATGGTTAATACCTTTAATGCTTGATAAGTTAAGTCGTTATTATCAGGCATGTGGATGAAAGCAAAGTACTTATAAGCGTAGCGTACTGTCTCTCTATCCTTAATAATCTTAAGAATCTCATCCCCAATGGGATTATTCTGTATACCGCTCATCGGTTACACCTCTTCACGTTATCCATCATTCTTACAGTATTCGCTATTGACATACGCTCTTCCTTTCAAGGTTTTGTATTGACATCTCTTATTCCTCTAATACTAAATCACAATTAAGACTAAAAAAGAGATACTTGGTATAAACTACTCCTACTACCTTTCAATGGGTAGTAGGAGTAGAATACACTAATCACTTAGCCTCGCTAGCTGATTTAGCTTCTGTACTAGGTACCTGTACATTGTTAGCTTTCAGAGCTTCATCTAACTTGTGTTCTAACAAGAGATATGCTTTCTGGGCTACAGGAGACTTATTAATCTCAGTCAGCACATCACCAGTGGCTTTTACCCCAAGCATAGCGTAAACCGTATTGCTAGAAGGAGTAAAGAGTTTCAGTGGTAAGGAGATGAAGAAGACAACAACCGCTACCTTTACCATTTTGCTAACATATGGTTTCACCTTACGTTCACTGCTAATGTCATCATCTAACATGGCTCCGCAGACGAATAGAGCAACGATAGCCGCACCAGAGAAGAAGGTGAGGAAGTCGGCTGTACTCTTAATCTCGGTCACGATATCAGCCAGATACAGCATCCAGAGAATACCACTCATGTTACTTCTCCTTACTCTGGTTATTAGGTGTATTTTCCTTAATCGCTTCATCCAGTTTAGATTCTAACAACTGAAGGGCTTTCTCGGTAATAGGAGACTTACTGGCTTCTTGAATCAAGTTACCCGTTACCTGTACACCTAACATCATGTATACGGTATTCTTACTGGGTGTCACTACATTAAAGAAAATAGCTACTGAGAGGACAATACAGAGCCTCTTAAAGACCTTACTGTAGAACGGTTTGTTTTCCTCTTTCACGTCACCATTACTGTAAGATATCACGTATATTGGTACAGTGAACACCAGTATACCACCGATAATCAGTATAGTGAGACCAGAGATGGTCACGATGGCACTCACTACATCTGCTAAATACAAAAACCACATGATTGCACTCATTGGTCTTTTCCTTTCTAATAATCGTTAGACTACTCAATATTGAATTTCACAAACTTCTTCCGCATGTGCTTAGGTGGACAAGGAATGATAGCATACATGGAGAAGCTACTAGGGTACTTCACTTCCTTGATTTCCACTAGTCTACCGGTGTTCTCACTATACTGGTACTCTACCGTGTAGCCCACACTAATGAACACCACGTAATTAGAAGACTTTTCATTCAGTACATCCTCTGGCCACACCTTAGCATCAATTTTGGGATTACTTAGCGTAAAACCCACTAGGTCACGACCGGTGAGGGCAATGAAGTCATTCTCTTTACGAGCAATCACTCGATGTAATCTGGGTTTCAATAGATCCAAATCAATAGTGTTTTCGAGGATATTGATTTTCACCAAAGCAGAAGGTACTTTCAGTACTTTCTCTTTAAATTTAAATAGATTACCAAAGATACCAAAAGCCATAATTAAGCTCCCTTACAATTGAATAAATTAGAGACGATTAGCCTCCTCACGTTTATCTATCTGTTTAAGGCGTACCTCTACTACGTTACTGATGATTGCCAGTACATCCCTTATATCTCTAGGGAAGTCATGATAAGGATGTCGTTTATCGCCATTAGAGAGACCTTTCTTGGTTTCAATTACCCGTTTAGTCTCCCTAACAATGTGGACAACATCACCTAAGATAGCTTTACGTAAATTAGCTACTTCACCAGAGAGGATAATGTCATTTCTCTCTGTTTTGTCCCTATTCTCTACCTGTATTCTAATCTGTCTCAGTAGTTCATCACCTACTCGGGTGGTCTCGTTATTCCAGGCAGATTCATTATCCATAGCATCGACAGTATCTAAGTCAGCCGAAACCAACACCAGACACTGATTCAGCTCTAAGAACACACTGTAATTAGTACCGAGTTCACAGGGTGATACTTTCAGAGTGAACCTCTTATCCAGTACATCTCTCGTAGTATACAGGTATTTGGTTAAGCACTGAGCAAAGTGCTCAGCTACCTTGCTTCTTTCTTGTTCTGTAGTACTCATTTTAGACCCTTTAATGTATAATAGGTTTAGTGGTTTCTTTATCCACACCTACGCCATTAGCTTGCAGTAACTTAATCACTTTATTGATTTCGAATTCTAAACCTGAAGTTAACTCATTTAAGAGGAAGACTAAGGCTTCTTTTACTTCAGGATTAGTAACCGGTTTATCACTAGTCGAGATTTTTCTCTTCTTAGTCAAGCAAACCTTTTGGAATGCTTTTAAACTACCTAAGATAGCTAGGTCAGTAGTGACTTTCATTCTTAAACGGTCAGGTGTCATGGTTTGCTTACCTTTCTCTACTCCTTCTTCGTACTGCTTGGCTAATCCTTCACCTACCTGAACTACGATATCAGGGTAGTTAGTGGTAATGGATTTTACCTTCATTACCTCGGATAAAGGAGCTAGAGCAGTGAAAACGATGTTATCACTGAAAAGACGACAAATCACTTTGTCTCTCTCCTTGGTCTCGAAAGTCTTGCTTTGGGTACGCATGACCCTGACTTTAGGTTCGTAACCTAGTCTTTTAGTAAGATACTTTATCAGCATCCTCTTGAAGTAACTGGTATTCTGTACTTTGTTGTACATGATAGATTCCTTTAATACTAAATATTAGAATAAACACTAGAGTGTACCTGTTAGTAGGTACACTCTAGTAATAGTTCACTCTACTGACGTAGAGACACTGCCATTACTACCGTAATGGCACAGGCTTCAGTATTCTTTAAACACATCATCGAATAACTTAGAGGATTTCTCTTCTACTTTATCGAATAGCTTCTCTGGGTCAAGAATGTCTTCTTGAGTAATCCCAGTATTACCAGTTTCGATATCGGTTTTAATACCCATAATGGCCGTGTATAACCTACCTAATAGGGTAGAGAGAAACCAAGCTTTGATTTTAGCTATCATTGTTTGGTTTTCTTCATTAATACGAAAGAGTTAATCCTGTTATCAATTGCTTCTAGCTCATCGAGGATTCGTCTAAATTGGTAACTACCAATCTCGTTGCTTTTAATTGTTTCGATGGCTTTCTGTACTTGTTCTAGAAGTGTTTCTGCTTCGGCATCCATAACCATGGAGAAATGTGGTTCCAAGGTGTAATCACCACTACGGTGGTTCTCTCTTACTTCATCGAGAACTCTACCTAATACCAATCTCAATGCTAGAGACAGTTGTTTAACAAGATAGACCTTAGCTGAATTATTCGTGGAGAGGTTTACCCTAGCACAATCAGCTAGAAGCTCTTTACCAATCTCGACAAAGAAAGGGATTTGAAACTCGAGAGTACAAAACAAACAGGCTCCGTCCTCTATGTTTTGTTTGTGGGTTAAGGTAAAATCCATTACCATAACCACATCGCTCTTATTATCACCGTCTCTCGAGAAATTATAGCGCGTACCATTACTCATGTACTCGTAAGTCCAATCACCTTTCACCCATTTGTTAAGATTACTTACTTTATCGTAACCAATTGACCTAAACAGGTTATCCAGTTCCCTAAAGAAATCGTCTTTACCAGTTTCATTCTTACAGTCTTCTGAAATACCTATTTTATTGTAAGCCAATATCTGTTCAACCGTAGTGTGATCGTAACAGTGTTGATATTGGTAGTTGATAGATTGATTATATAGTTTAGGTAAGAACATTACTTACCCTCCTTCTAGGATTTCGATAATAGAAAAGACATTTCTTTTTCCATGCGATTAAGATCATCTTCAATCAGCTCTGTTAAGTAAACCTCTTTATCATTTAACTTAATATAATAGGGAAGATGGAATAATAACTCGTAAGAGACATTATCGTCATTCCAATACACTAAGGTAAACTGTAACGCTACTACCGATTCGGTAGTAGTATCATCTTGAGAATAGTTATAGCGTGAAGTGATTCTCTCTGTTTTATAGGTGATATCTTTCTTAAACCACTCGTTTCCTTCTTTTGCTTTTACATAACCTTTCTCTTTAAATAGGTTATTTAGAACATCGAAGTACTCTTGTTCTGTAGTACTACTTTCTTTGTTTCTGTAGTCCTCCAGAATCTTCTTAGGTCCATAGTAGTCGTAGTAATAGAAGTAACGATGTACAATGGCTTTTGAATACAATTTAGGTGTATACATGTTAATTACCTTCTTTAGGTATAGGATGACTCTTCACTGATTCCCTGATTTCTCTGGTTTTAGTGATGGTATTCAATACACGGTCTATTTGTACACCTAATGATTCAGCTAAAGCAGTATTGTTTCCAGCTATCTTCAATAGAACCAGTTGCTCCATCGAATCAGCTAAATCACCTTTAGTGTCTTCCCTATCAACTTTAACTTTATCGGAGATGTTCTTGGCTTCATCCAAGAAAACCCCTTGCATGTATCTTAAAGCCACTAGAGCCCCTTTTAAGGACTCCAGTGGCTGATTTTCTGCAATATCCATTTTACTATTCCTTTTCGATATACAGACACTAGGTAGCATGGTACTACCTAGTGTCTATAGTGTTTATTTGTAACAATGTGGATTCAGGTATCTATCGTGATCCTTCTGTAAGAAGTCACGAACACCTTTATGGATAATATTAAAGACGGTATCTACCGTGGATTCAGACCATTCGATAAAACAACCATCTTTGCCCCATTTACGATCACCAAGGTACAACTTATCCACCAGTGCTGTGTAAACGGGTACAGGGAATGAAGAAGGCGTCTTACCAGCCAATATACTAACTTCAACAGACAAATACCACTCCTTATAAGGAAGACTTCGCGGCGTGCCATGATAAGTTCTGGATTCAGTAATGAATAGGTTAGCCTGGATAATGTAAGGGGACTGGTACTCCTTACTAGAACCCAAAATGACCTTAATCATGGGGTCATCACGAATCAAACCCTTGAGTCGATTTAATAAGAGACCCTCGGTTTCCTCGGTATACCACCACCTAAAATCCACATTCTCTTTTACCAGGGATTTACCCTCTGGGTCTATCTCACTAGAATTCACAAAGAAGGTTTTCTTAGTCTTCTCTACGTGGTCTAATAAAGAGACTTCACTTTCTTCTCTTTTAAAGACTGTTTCGTGCTCCATTGGATTATCCTTTAGTACGATACTGCTTCTCGTTATTACACAGGAAGAAAGAGAGGTTATCCCTAATCAAGTTAATAGTTGATTTAACATTATCTACGTAGAACAGACACCGAATACCTTCGGCTTTACCTACGTAGATGCCATTCAGTATTACCTTGTGTACACTAGCATTACTAGCGGCATGAGCTTTGTATAAATCGATAATGATATCGAATAGGTAGCAGGTATCTCTACCCTCTACTCTTTCGTATACATTGCTACTGGAACGCAAAGCCAAGTGAAGTCTAGGGTTGTCCTTAAGATATATACTTAAATACTCATCTGTACTAAAGGACTCCTCGAATAATCTACTGATTTCGTCATCAATCAAACTCTTAAATAAAGTATCCCTCTCACCCTGACTGGAGAGAGGGAGTAGCGTTTCGTAAAATAGCTCTTCTCTTCTCATTACTCGTTTCCCATGGATATTTAAATCTTATCGGCTTGGGCAATAGTGTAATCACGAAATGCTGCTAGATGCTTGATTACATTATCTCGATAGATAAACAAACCATCTCTATCTATCCCACCAACCGATACCCTAGAATCGATTCTTAATTTATTACCTAAGTAGTCACTAACAATATAGACTAATTTCCAATTCATTTCTACAATGGGTACACCGAAATAGAACTGTTTATCTACTTGTTCATCTGTACTAAGTGCCACTTGGAACCCATTTCTTTCAATAAAGCCACTCAGCTCTTTACTAGACCAAATGACTTCTTTTTCTAAAGAATGGATGTATTCCTCTAGAATGGCTTCTGCATCGTTAATCGATGTTTGGGTACCAGGTAACCAAGTTTTGGTTTTATCCTGATTACTAGGAACCATTTCCAGGTACTTCACTAACCGACTCTTCATTACTTGTTCTCCAAGAACTTGTTCCACTTAATCGACATTAGGTTTTCAATAATCTCTTTCCTAACCGCTTTCAGGATACGTTCAACACGCTTAGTATAGAAATAGAAGGTAGTAAACTGCGTACCTTCCATAATGACCTTAGCGATAGGTACTTCAGGCACACTGATAGTAATACAGCCTTCAATACCGTCTATATCCAAATTAGCGTGTTTTAGTGTAAAGGACATGTTAATGTAAAGCTCATGCTTTCTTGAATAGGTTTCCCTAATAACAGCCTCGCTGGAATACTTTAATGTACCAGGATTCTCTTCTAAGAAAGAGGAGATAGTGCGATGAGAAAGAATCTCGTCTTTGATTAGCTGTTTTACGTGTTCAGTATAGTCGATATTTGTTGCACAATTACAAACCAGATCATTGTCTTTATCCGGATATGTAAGACTTAACTGAGTATTGACCTTAAACATGTTTGGTTTCCTTATGTAAGGTTAATCACGTTTAGTTTTCAGGTAGTCCTTTATACCTTTCTCTAAATAAGGCATGATAAAGGCAACCTGTTCTTCTAGGTGTTTAGTGAACAGATGGATGGTACAGTCTTTCTTAAGGATATAGCCACCTAATACTCCAAATTCAATAACAAAGACAGTATGTCCAATCGACCTATCTATCACCAAGGCTTCTAGTACATGATTGTAATACCATTTATCATCATCTTCTTTAGTGGGACGACTACTACGGATATCTTCTCTAAATGGGTATTTTGTACGCACGGTTACTTCTAAACCCTTATTGGTCGCTTTTCTACAAATACCGTAAGTAAACATCTTGTCTGCAACGATATCTAGTACCTTACTGTCCATAATAACCAAAATGCTTTTACTGATATCATTTGCCGTCTTAAGGTCAGGAGCAAGATTAATATCAATATCAGATACATCAGTACATTGTTGGGTTTCTGTATCCATGATAGAGTCCATGGAACCATCACTAAAACCATAAACAACAATGCGTCTATACTCATGTACTACCTGATTTAAATAGGTCTCTTTATTCGATTTCACAATCTTCACCTACTTTATCTAAGTAATAGTTTAAAAGGGTTTGTCGAATCGATTCTTTTACATGCTCTAAAGCATAATCAATTCGTTTATCGTACAGGGGATAGGTTGTTCCTTGTACGGTACCAATTGTCATGTAAGGTACATCTAGATTATACCAAATACTGTAGTTTCCAAAATCCTCATCTGGTTTCTTGATTAGGAAACTAAGACACATGGTTAAATGAAGGTTTTTACCTTGCATTAAAGAAGTCTTAATCGTATTAGAAAATACGATACCAGTATACTCCTTATAGTGTTTAATATCACTATCGTCAAGTACCTTCTCTTTCACTAAGTTCTCAACGTACTCTTCTACATTTTCACCTTCTAATACCGTACCTATTTCCAGGTCTTCTTCACGAGTAAAGAAGTGAGTATTGAAAGTGCTCTTTAGAATAAATGACATTTTATTTATCCTTTTCTTTCTCGTATACGTCCAACAGAGTACCTAAAGCTTTTTCGAGGTATTCGGCACTGTATTTTGGGTAATGTATTTCGGAAGGGAAAAACTCAGGTTTCTCTTCCAAACCTACCGGAACCAAAATACTGATTTCATTGTGCTTAACAGCTCTCTTTACGTCTAGCCATGTTAGTTTCATTGTACCCATAACAAGCATACTGCCATCAGCTAGTCTGTAGCTATCGGAATAAGGCCTAAACTCGATAAATGTTTCATTTACCGTTGGGGCTATACTATTAAAAACAACACAGTCCTCTGCGGATGCCTTTATTTTAAAACCAGCATCTTTAGAAAAGAGACACCTAGTCAATTCGCTCAAGATACCCAGGCTAGTTAAATTACATTCCTTAAAACTAACTTTATTTGGTGTAAAATCAGTATCATGTACATCAATTACCATAGTTTTCTTAATAACGTAACCCATGGCTTATTGTCCTTTTCCGTTATAGCAATCCATAATGGCTTTTACAGTAGGCTTGATATACTTATCCGTATACCCAATCTCCTGATTAAAGTTACGGGTGCCAATAGGTGCTCTAGATTCAACAACCAAATACAACCCAGCTTTATCGTGATTAGTGGCATCTAATCTAAATTCGATGTCCACTGGACCATAGTGAATCATGGGGTCGTATAGGGTAAACTCTAAGAAGAGGTGGTCAGGGTAATCAGTACCCTTGTCAATCTCTTGGGTAAAGACAATCTTATACTTGTCATTGTAGAAGTAGTCACGGAAACCAAACCCTTCTACAATACGTTTCACTGAATCCAGTACTGCTTCTCTGGATTGATTGTATTCACCCTCTCTGCTTATCGAGTGTTCATCTACACTCAATACACGATAATCGATGTTTCTGGTTCTAAACTTCATTCGTAGTCTCCTGATAAATAAGAAACAGCAGCCAGTGCCAATTCATGGGCAATGGATTCTAGTTTACCGTGGTAGTAGTAAACCCGTTTAACATGACTACTGGTGTACTCTTTCCCGATAGGGGTAGAGGGGATTTTAGCGGTAAAGACGATCTCTTTACCGCTTCTTATCCTAATGCTGGCGACAACATCGAGACGAACATTACCTGATGGTAGTCCACGGTAAGTAACCTCTCCGCTCAGTGTCATCTTTAAGTCGGAGTAATCCTCCAACATTTCACGAATCTCTTCGTCATCTAAGACTTTCTCCCGTAGGTAACCCAAGACGTAAAGACGGATTTCTTCGCCTTCTAATAGGGTTTCTACATCACTAACCTCTACTTGTTTGTGTAGGGTTTTCTCGATACTAAACATTTTTCAATCTCCATTAGAATAAATAGGTGGTTTAAAAGGATTCCAAGTGCTTGATTGCTCCTTGGAGTAGAGCATTACAAATAGATTGTATCTTACCTTCGTAATAGTAGGTATGGATTTCGTAATCGCTAATGTGTTCCTCCTCTCCAATAGGAGTAAAAGGAATCTGTACCTGATAACGAATTTCGTCGTCTGGTAGATACCTAATGTTAAGAGTAAATTGACCTCCAATGGTGTTTACCCCTTTCTCATTCCAGACATGGTTTAATTCTATTCCAGGTTTTTGAATCTCTATTGAGTCTAATTTCCTCATGTTGTAGACAGAAACATTCTTGTCTAAGAACTGAGTAACAATCTTATCAACAGAGACTTCTTTCTTAATGATATTAAGGAGAAAGGTCTTTAAATCGTTTTCTCCTTCAGGTAACTCTACCTTCTTATTCTCAGCTTCATTGTAGTTAAAGGTAGTTATTTTAACAGTGTACTGGGACTTCGTAGAAGTCGAGATATCTTCAGATCGAGACCTCGTAGTAGTCGAAATGTTTTCAGATTGAGACATAGTGGTTTTCCTTTAGTCTTGAGGGAATTGGTTTAATAACAAGGTACCATTGTGCTTTATCTTATCTCTGTACTTAGTAATGGTGTTTGCTAAAACATGAGCAAATATTAGAGAAAATAAGTGGTAACGATACTCGGTGTACCTACTTCCTTTTACAGTTTCGACTAATGCTACTGGTATTTCTTTTACTAAGGTAAGGAAGATGCCTTTACCCCTCTCGATAAAGTAAATAGTAAACTCCAGTGAATAGAGCTTATAACCCAAGTCACTGTAACCGTAGAACTTAGGTCTTTTACTTACCTGAGTACAGATAGAGCGATTTTCACTATCCGCTTTAATGAAATCAGTAGGAGTGTTGAATTTTTTATAAATTAGCTCACGAAACCGATTTGCCATTTTGTCATGAATGGTTTCCATGAGTTCTTCGTAACTGCCAGAGAACAACTCGTCTGGTTTAGTAGATGACTGAAGAGAAGGGCACTCCTCTCTATCGATGTAAATAGCCATTTTAGTTTCCTTTACTGGTTACGATTTCTCATTGTACTGAATTCAATCATTGATTCTAATACCCTAATACACTTAGCACTGATTTCCTCTACCATGCCATCTACATCCAGTACAAACTGATTATCGACTTGTTTATATCGATAAGGGATAGATTCCAATAATACCGGAATATCGAAGTTGGTTAGTTTGATTTTAAATACCTTACCTAGTGGATCTTTAACCTGATGGTGAGTGGTTAAAGTAACATTGGCTAAGTAATGATCACTATAGCCTTTGGATTGGAAGTGATTTAAGATATTGGATTTGATTCTTTCTGTCATCGAATACATTTTAGAGTCCTTTATTGATTACATTAGATTAAAGACTAAGAGAATGGTCTCTTAGCTACACTATAATAATATAGGGCTGTATTCCAATGGAATACGCCCTGCAGCGACTCTACTTTTAGTAGAGGGAGCTATAGTTTTATAATCCATTAGATTACGGTGTAGAAATACTCATTACAGTGATGAGTGATTGAATCAATTTAAGTTAAAAATAAAGAACAATACACTCTACTCTCTCTACCCAAGATAGATAGAGAGAGTAGGTAGTACTACAACTAATCGACTTTAGTTTCCACTGCCTTGTGGGCAGCAGAAGACAGGCGAGACATCCCGAGAATGAATCCTTGGTTCTCCTCAATGGTCTCCTTAATCACTGTCACAAAGTCTTCGATTACTTTATCGTAACCGATGACAGTGATTGTCTTTTCACTGTCACTAACGGTTGCTTTAACCGCAGCTGAAGTCAGGCGATTAATCATTTTACCATTGTGGGTAATAGCGAAATTAATCACTATAGTGATTTCACTTTCCTTCGGCATCGTTTTCACGATGTTGAGTTTACTGTCGATAAACTCAGTTTTCAGTACTTTGAAATCGATACCATCAACGAGATACTCACGACTTTTAATCAGCACGTCTTTCTCGATTTCAGTTACGATTTCTTCAATTTTACGATTCACGAATTTACGGTCTTTCATTTTAGGTTCCTTTTCTAGAATAGGATGAACAGAAACAAAGGAATCTGAATGACTCCTTTCTACTTACACTACTGTAATATATATTTGTAAAAATCTAAAATATACAGCATAGAAACAAATACTCTCTACTAGGGGCGCCCCTAGTAGAGAGTATCGTTAGTATCTAGATAAACTAAATATCAGACAGCTGATTAAGCAGTAGCTACCTCAGTGCTTTTGCTCTCTTCAGCAGCTTCGCCTTTCAGCATAGCTTTGTAGATGTCAGCCAGACCTTTAACTTCGTACAGGAAGTAAGAAGAGAAGGAAGTGGCCGGCTCACGCAGAAGAGTCAGGATGTTTTTCAGTTTAGTAACACGGGCACGAACAGCTTGGTTGTTCTCGATGAAACCTTTGCCCTCACGAGCGGTTTTGCTAACAGCCAGGTACTGTTTACGAGCAGAGCTAACAGCGCGTTGCAGTACTTTAGCAGCGTTAGAAGCTTCATCCAGTTTTTTGCGGATAACCATCATTTTGTCAATCAGACCCAGGAGAGAACCCAAGTCTTTTTCAATGGTGGCAATACCGAGGTTAGCCAGTTTAACGTCTTCGCCGTCCTGTTTGAAGTTAGTAGAAACCACACCTGCGCGAACACCATTGCCTCCCGTATTTACGGCAACCAGAACGCGTTTGTTGCGGGGCAGTTCATCGGACATCTTAATAGCCCAGTCTTTATCCAGTTTCACACCTGCTTTGGCGGCGACTTCGTTACCTACAGTGTAACGACCACCAGAGAACGGAACGGTAGCGAGGACATCGTCAACGATTTGTTTACCTGCATCATTGGCCAGTTCTTTAGCTTTAGCGGTTTTGAATACCATTTCGGTTTCTTCAGCCAGTTTCTTACCGATTTCACCGAGTTTACGGGCATCCCAAGATGCAGCCACTTCTTTAACGGCTTCGGAGAGCAGGGTGATGCAAGTAGTCGGAGATTCTTTCTTACCGTCTACTACCAGGTTCAGAGCCAAGCTGCGAGAAATCTTCACATCAGGAGACAAGGTCTTGCCTTTCAACTGACCAGCAGCTTCTTTAACTGATTCAACGTATTTTTTCAGTTTGTCGAAATTGGCGAAGAGTTTGTTCCAAAGAGCACGACCTTTGTCGATAATCCAAGCGATACCATCCAAAATGGCATTCAGGATACGTACAAAGAAATCTTTCACTTGCTGGATTGCGCCTTCAGTAGTCAGGGCAATAGCGCCAGCAGAAGAGAAGGATTCTTGAGAGTAAGCCATAGCAGGCAGTTGAGTTTCACTCATGCCCAGAGACTTACCTACATAGCGTACGTGCTCGTTAGCCAATTCGGCGTGAGCAATACCCATACCACCCAGTGCTTTGGCAGCATACAGGTTTTTCAGGAGAGACTCGGTAGAAACAGCAGCTTCTTCAGCTTCTTCTACAGATTCTTCACCTTCATGGTATTCGGCTTCTTCTTCTTGTACTTCCAGAAGAGCAGTGTTGAGTTCATCAGCGTCAGCGATAACTACTTCGTCACCAGCAGCATCTTCTTCTACAGCTACAGGCTCGGCAGGCTCTTCAGCGGCTGCTTCAGTAGCTTCAGTAGTGGCTTCTGCAGCTTCTTCAGAAGCAGGAGCAGCTTCGCCTTCAGCGACTTCAGGTTCTACGGCAGCCGGTTCTTCACCAGCGCCTTGTTCTACAGCGACTTCTTCGTCTTTGGTTTCTTCGGCGATAGCAGCCACATCAGCTTCGGTACCATCAAGGTTAGTTACCTTAACGCCGGAAGCAATCAGGTCGAATAATGACATATTCAATATCCTTTTCAATGCAATTAAGTTTTAATAAAAGCTTTTGTTAAAAGTTAATCGTCTTAACCTACAGTTTACACTGAAAGCCAAGCATTACTTTCCAACACTTCGCTCTACGTAGATAGCGAGTCTACTAGACGAGCAACATACACCAAAGCCTGATTTAACAAGGCTTAAATCTGGTATAGTCATAAATGCATGTAAAATCTACTCGTGAATAAAAGAGTCTCTCCCTATCCTCTTTTAAGGATAAGGAGAGGGTTTGTTTATTACTCTTTTTCGTATTGTTCAGCTAAGCGGATTAACTCACGACCACTCTGATAAAGAGCAGCGTAATAAGCACGGTAAGCATTCACGTAGTATACCGCCAGTTTGTGTTCTAAACGGTATACCAGTTTCTTCATGATGGAAGTCAATACAGCGGTATCAGTACCCATTACACCGCCAGAAATGAATGCTTGCAAAGCGGCGTAACTGTTGTTACCATGGTAGTGCTCTTTCAATGCATCACCGAGGGTGTTATTGGTTGCACTGAGTGCTTGGTGCAAGATAGTGCCCGCCGCATAACCTGTTTTAAAAGACAAGAAAAGAGGACCGCAGAGAGCATAAAGAGCAAAGGGTACAGTCAAGCTACCTACTAGACGAGATAAGTCGACTTTATTCCACTTAGTAATTTCAGCTCTTTGTTTGTTCAAGTCAATGTTCTTTTCAGAAAGCTCTTTTACCTGTTTCTTAAACTTAGCAGACAGACCATCTAAATCTTTAGCATTCGGTACTTGTTGCAAGAGTTTCACGAATGACTCAAGCTCTTTAATCAATTCTTCCTTAGTGATGGAAACACTCTTTACCTTACTAGCAGCAGGGATGATGAGTCCATTATCCACATTCGGATAGAGTTTACCTTCACCAGTGGGGTATTTTAACTCAATGGTAGAGGCATCGGAAATCTTAGATTCCCATTTTCTCATGCCTTTATCAATACCGGTAGTAACAAAACAAGTACCAGGATTGAAGAACTGTTTGCTCTTCTCTCTTAGTTCATTAGCTAAGGTCTCTTTATCCTTATCGTAATTGGTAGCGGCGTAAGCAGTCAGTGCACTGACACCTTTTACGTAAGTATTGAAGAAACCACCGTCAGCAATGGCTGCTGCATTAACACGAGAGAGGTTGTCAATGACTTTAGCAATATCAGTTTTACCATTCACTGCTAAGGTAGCACCATTCTTCAGTACGAAAGATTTCTTCTCATTACCCTCTACTTTCTTCAGGTACTCAATGCTACGCTGTACTCTGATTAGGAGACGTTCAGCTTGATTGGCTTCACGACCGAAGATGTCTTTAATGCCAGAGAAGAGCTTACGGAAGATGTTATCGGCTTCAGTGGAGAGCATGTCGATACGGATATCGAGCTCTTCTACAGCTAAAACCACATTGCTCTTAAATCCAATGGATTCAGTAGAGACATGAAGAGGCATTTTCTCCTCTACACCAAATCGCTGGTAAGCTAAGGAAACACGTTGAGAAAGAGCAGTGACTTCAGTAGGACTGAGTCTATAACCGCTTTCTCTAGCCAATACGAGATTAGCCTTCAATGATTCCAATGAATCAATGGTACCCATGATGCTGGATAGGAGTTTTACCTGGTCTTCATTCTCTTCAGTAATGAGTTTCTCAGGTACAGAGGGGTGGATTTCCTCTGGTTGAGTGGTCTCCTCGGGAGTAATATCAAATTCCTCCCTGGAGAGTAGTTCAAATAGCGCCATTTTCATTTAATCCTTTTACTAATTAAAATGAATGAAATACTTTTTTATCTAGATAAGAGAATAATCTCACAGTGTATAGAACACTACTCTCTACTCCACTAAGGGGTAGAGAGTAGTATTTGTTTCACTTAGTAGTCTGCTTACTACTACCAGTAGTAGTCTTTTTCTTAATCACGATACGAGTACCAAATAAAGTCATTTAGTTACTCCTTATCCAGATTAAGAAGACTGTCTTTCGTGGTGTACGTATTGGTTTATCAGTACACTACCATAGAGAATGTAGAGTACATCAATCAGTTTACCAATACCTCCTACTTTCAAACAGCCTTTAATCAGCTGTAAAGTACAACCTTCCGTATCAAAGAGCTTATCCAAATCCTTCAACTCTACCGTAGGAGCGTTAGTCATCTCAGGATTCTTAAGATTACCTCTTTCTGCTCGATTACTGAAGTAGTCTTTAATCAAACCTAAATGGTAAACACTACTGTAACGATTAGGTATATTCACTTCACCTGCCTGATACAATACCTCACGAACCGTATCACTAAACAAATCAAATACGTATTTGTTAGCGTACTTACTGTTCCTAATCAGGTATTGACGAATCAAGTCTAGGTAGTTCTTACCCAATAGGTTAAGAGCCAGATTGAATACAGACTCTCTATTGGTAAAAGCCTCTTCACTACTACCCTGGAACCAATGAGGGTGCTGGTAATGTAGAGCATAGAGGTAATCTACATCCTGATTACCACGGATATAAAACAAGTCGGTATCAGGGTTAGTTATAGGGGACCTGTACTTCTCGTCGTAATAGTAGTAAGAAGGCGTATAACGAAAGTCTTGTACTTCACGAGTCTTGGCTAAACGAGGAATGGAGAATGAACCAATTGCTTGAACATGCATGGTATATTCTCCTTTAGTAACGAGTGTCTAAAACACGTTTCTCGTGTTCGTGAATCTGATACTCGAGTTTGTCCAATCTCTCTAAAGCTTTCTCTTTCTGTCTTTCCAAAAGAGCATCACCTTGACCATTAGCCAATTGGGTATTCATGTAATCCAATTCAATCTTAATGGCTTCGACTTCTTCTTTAGCCAATTTGTACTTGTTGTGGCGTCTGTCCACTAAGTATACACCGGCGTAATAGAAGGGATTGATGGAAGCAGAAACAAAGTTATTCACGCTACCAGTAGGGTCTAACTTGAACTTGTTGAAGAGAGAGCTTTCCTCACCTGATTCAGTCACTGCTACATCAGGAATGTCTTTCAACTGTTTCTCGATGTCTTTTACACTGGTGCGAGACAGTACAGAAATGGTTTTAAAGAAATTCAAGGTATTGGCATTGATGTACTTAATCTGGGCTCTGGAGAGGGATTTCTCTACCTTCATGCCACCATTGATTTCAGTCTGTTTAGCAATGATGAAACGGCAGTACTTCGGAATGAAGTCTGCAATGAAGTCAATATTGCTCGCCAGAGTAAGAATCTGGGCACGAGGATAGGTAATGGAGTCTTTGTCTACCGTAGCAGTAAAGTACTTATCCACTAAGGAAATCAGTTTATCAATGGTGCCTTCTGCATTCACGCTGATGTAAGCCAGAGCAGGGAAGAGCTCCATTTTCTCAGTACCATGGTAATGGCGCTTAATGGTAGCCAAACCAGACTGGTAATCACGATTGTCTTTAAAAGACAAATCTTTAGTGTTGTTAATACATTCAGTCACGACAGGAATCAAACCTTCCCGAATACGAGTACGGGTATCGGTTAGGGTCTCTGTGATGTCTTCGGACTTGAAAAGATTAGCTACACCGCTAAATAATTCACCAATATTCATTGTCGCTTGTCCTAAGGAGGTTAATCAAGAATTGAAGAGAGTAGAGAGAATATACTCTACTCCCTAGTGTTACAGAATCGGTGCACTACCCTGAGAGAGGAGTTTGAATACATCCATGTCGAAGTTCTTGTCATTGACCTTCTTCTCCAGGTAGTTCATGGAGATTTCAGACACTTCTTCCAAACCATGGTTGTAGATAAACACACGCTGATAATCAGGATTGTAGACAATCAGTGTCATGCAGCCTGATTCCTCCATGAATTTATCACGGGCTCTCTTGTTTTTATCCAAACGGGCACCAATAGCCGTTTCGATACGGGTAGCCGTGAGATTGGAGATAATCCAGGTATTGGCTACGGTACCGACTGAGAATTCACCGGTTAAGAGGGCAGCAGTTTTATTAGACTTATTGCGTTTCAATACTTCTTCGTAGTAACCGGTAGTATCTTCTACTAAGTTACGGGCACGAGCTTCTACCAAGTCACGGCAGAACAAGTAATCCCAGAAGGTATTGATGGTCTCACGATTCCAGAAGGCATTCCAGCGTTCACTGAAGGTTCTGGGTTGTTTAGACACACTGGCAATCGCTACCAGGGATACGGATTTCAATCCTACTAAGGTAGGCTTCAGCATCAAGGATACAGTGGCAGTGGCTTTATCACGAGAGATAGAGACATTCAAGAGTTTGCCTACTGCTAGATTCTGCAGAGCATTGATGTCTTTACGTACGTCATCGCTAGAGGTAGTGATAACATCGTGTTTCTCTTTAACGATAGTTTCGTCTTTATCGTTCTTACCGTATTCAGTACGGAAGGTGTCTTCTCTTTGGATGTTGTCTTCAATAGAAGCATTGCCTCTATCTACGGCTTCTTTAGCAGAACCAGTAATGTCTTCTACTACCTTACCTAACCATTCACCAATCCCTTCAGTAGAGAGCTCAGTGACACCAGATTGATAAACTTCACCCAGTTTGGGGAAGCTTACCGGTAGCTGGTAAGCGGCTTTTTCATGAGAGAGGCTAATGCCTTCAATGGCATTAATGGCCTTCGGAGTATATGAATTATTCGACATATTGGCCACCTGTACCATGGTGTCGAAGCCGAATTTAGCAATCTCAGCTGCGGCATCTCGAGTAGGGGAGTACTTACTTAAGATTTTGCCTACAGACACACCGTTAATGGTGTTGTCAATAGAGAGGGCTACGACGTAGTAGCCAGCAAAGTTAGAGATTGCGGTGTGTACTAAGGTACCCATCTTCTCGTCATTTTGAATTTCTTTCTCAATGGCAATAACGGGTCTTAATTGCATTTCGGTGGAGTATTGACTCAATGACTTAGCACTGATGTCATGATAATTGGCTGATGCCATTTTAGCCACATTAGCAGCCATAGCGCTACTGGCTACTTTAGCAGCAGATAAACCATATTTCACTGGGTCCATATCAGAGTCCTTTTCTTACAGGTCATGTTTTAAATAAATGCTCAGATACTGCTCTAACACCAGAGCAGTATCTAGCGGTATTATTCACAATTGTATTTAGAAAGAGCAATGCAAATGAGTGATTTTGATTTAACCAAATACGGTGATAAGGTATTTTCAGTAGACCAATTGTTAAACAAAGGGTATAATGAAGATATCAGTAGAATGATAGACATGTTGGTGAAGAGTAAAACCGGTTTTACTTTAAGCGAGTCCATGACCAATACGTTCAAGGGACCGAACATCTTAACCAATACCCCGATGTTAAAACCGAATACCAATAACAATGGTTACATCTTTACCACGAGACCAGACCTCAACCTGACTGATGAAAATATTCAAGTAGAGAGAAGGCTGATGCCTTTACTAACTGGTAATGCCAATTCCATCATGAGAGCGATTCGATTGATTCTCTCTCCTCGCTTAGGGGTATCGTTTAATCTACCAGGCTTTAGCAGTAATCCAGTTAGTAGACGGGGAAGATTGCCCTGTCCACTAGTCGACCCTAATTACCCTTTTATTGCGGTTTCTGATAACAGCATAAAAACCTTAACCGGTTGGCCTTCAGGTCAACTGGGGGTAAGAGAATCGAATCCTGGTATCTTAAAAGAAGTCCACATCATGGTTGATGGGCCTTCTACGTATAACGGGGTATACTCTTTAAACCTTTCTACCGTGTCCATGAGGGGTAATCCAGTAATGTATTTGTATTACTTCTGGATTCTCTACATTGGATTTGTCTATTACCAGACCTACGGGGTGATCCCCTGGCCTGAGTATTTATACAATGGTAGAATGGATTATACATGCCGTATCTATCGGCTCATAATGGATGAATCTAAAACCTATGTAACCGAGATAGCTGCTACGGGATATGCTATTCCCAGGAGTGTGGATATTGGTCCTTATTTCGACTATCAGCAAGAGGAATCCAGACCGTTTATGTCTAAGACCACAGAGATAGAATTCACCTGTGTGGGTGCTATCTATCTGGATGAAATCCTGATTCAGCAATTCAACAGTACGGTTATGGCTTATCAGCCTGGCATGAGAGAGATTGCTAAGAGTGGTAAAGGACAGGTGGTGAAAGGTAGAGGAGGAGACATGGTGGTTAAGGGTAGTTTTATTAAAGTACCCAAACGCTACCAGAACATCTTCAACAACCTCTGCTATCCTTACATCAATCCCCGTACTCGTGAATTAGAGTGGTGGATTAGAGCGGATGTGTATAATGCCAATAAAGAGATGATTAAACTAGCGGATATTCAGTCCGGTCTCTACACGGGTAGAACCGGTAAATGAAAGGAACTAGAGAATGAGCCCACGTAGTGAACGAATGGAGTGGAACGAAAATGAGTAATGAGAATTTACTAGTCAGGAACGTAGACAAATACGGTAGTTCTCCTGGCATGCTGCAAAGAGATGCTTTGCTTGCCATTAAAGAGATGTTGAATAACGAATACGGGATCATCAGTGCAGCTAACCCTGTATCGTTGCTATTAGAAACTTCCAGTATGCAGACAGCAGCAGCTATCGGTAAATACTGGTTGTTGAATAGACGTCAATATCCAGTCTCTGCACAAACCTACGAGGATTTGTGGTATCACTTTAGTGAACAAGACTGGATTGGGGCATTTAGCTTACCTTCTACTGCTGAGTTTATTATCTCGTTTCATTACGACGAACTCTTGCAGATGGTCCAGCCAGTAAACGATGGTAGTGAGACTAAATTGTTACGTATTCCTCGAGGCATGAGGATTACGGTTGGAGGTGTAGACTTCCTATTGGATTATCCTGTTAATATCGTACAATTGAAACATGGTGGTTTCCGTGTTACTTACGATACGACTGAAAAGTCTCCTATTCAAGACTTAAGCAGTAATGTGGTGGACCACCAAATCCTAACCTTTGGTGCGACTGGAGACGATGCGATTAAACGCTTTAGCTTTACATTACAGCTAGTACAAGTAACAGAGACGGTAGTAGAAGACGCCATTAATGCTGCTGGTCGAATTGAGATGGTGAAGAAGTTCCCAGATGACTACTACTTCTCACGGGTGTATACCGGTAATGATCAAACTGGGTGGACTGAGTTAACCACTACTCATTGTCCTGATGTTTACGACACCACTAAACCGACTGCTTTCTTGAAGGTGATTGAAAACAACGATGACAATACACTGACCGTGAGTATTCCGAAGATTTACAATAATATCCAGGTAGGGCCTGGAGGGATTATTACCTCTCCTCTAGGGAGTAGATTGAAAACTGAAATCTACTCTACCTTAGGGTACTTGACCATGAATCTAGACGAATACGTGCCTTCTCAGTTTAGTCATGACTTCTTTCCCTCAGGAGAGCGAAAAAGAGATTACAGTGGATTGGGTAATTACAGTAGTGCATTGAAGAGTGTTAAAGCGGTGTCTATCTACTCTCGTGACTTTATCTCTCAAGGAAGGAATAAGCTCTCCTTCGAGGAATTGAGACAACGAGTAATTGATAATACTACTGGACCTAATGTTGTGCCCGTTTCTCATCAGTCTATTCGAGATAAGATTCAAGATAATCAGTTTAAGATTATCAAGAGTGTGGACTACGTGACTAACCGTGTGTATTGGGCTATTCGTGATGTACCTGATCCGACTAATGCCTCTCTGATTACACCTGCTGCTGCTTCTATAGAAACACTCACGACGACGATTAGTGACTTAATCTCTACCGGTACGGTAATCGATAACGGTAAGCGAGTGACTATTACCCCTGATTCGATTTATCAGTTAAACAATGGTAAGCTCTCGATCATGAACAAAACTGAGATTGATAGAATCGTAGCACTCTCTCCTGAGAATAAGGCTAAGACGGTTTCTGCTAAGGAGATGTTCTTCTCTCCTTTCCATTACGTAGTGGATACAGAGAATGCGACGATTAAGATTCGTCCTTATTACTTAGATAAGCCAGAAACCTTGTATAAGACTTATCTGGATAGCAATACGAAGTTAGACTTATCCTTAACCATTTCTCAGTATGCCATTGAGAAGAAGGATAGTGGTTATGTCTTACATGTTACCATGAAGTCTAATGACGAATACAAGAGATTCGATAATAACTCATTGTGGGCTCAATTGTTAGTACACCCTTATCACGATAGAGGTTATACCTACATCATGGGTGAATTGACTGGTAGGACAGATGACAATGAACCCATCTTCAGTTTCCCTCTCAATACTCGATTCGATATCGACGAAACCAATAGTCTTATCTTAACCAATGGGACACTGAATAATGTCCGTGATGTCCATATCCCGATAGATTTAGAAACGGATGTAGAATTGATATTCGGTTTCTACGGAGATTATCCTAACTGGCAAAGAGCTCAATTGGATAATAAGATTAATCTTAATCTCTTGGATAATGGCCCTAAGGCTATTCTCAATGAAGGGATTCGAATTAAGCTAGGTAGCTATCTCGAGTACCTGTGGGTAAGAGCTCGTACACACGCTAGTGATGTTACTTACAGACGTCACGATGCTGATGTACCCTTAACCTATACGGAAGATGTCTACGGAGCAGATGCTGCTACCGGCTCTATCCTCAATATCGTCAATGGTAAACCCCAGTATACGATTAAACACCGTAAAGGGGAGAATGTACTGGATAGTAAGGGGAATATCGTCTATCGGTATAAGAAAGGGGATATCTACCTAGATGAGAATGGCAATACGGTGATTTCTAAACCTAGGGGGATTATTCGTCGATTAGAACTCACGGTGGTGGATGCTACCTACTGGTTTGCTACTGATGATATTGCTAAGGATTACCGTAAGGAATTGGTGGCTACCTTTATCGATTGGTTAACCGATGATTTACGTCCCTTGAATAGGAATACCTTAGAGCAGACTAAGATTCTCTTCTATCCTTCCTCTACCATGGGTGAGATTCGTGTTATCTACAATGAAGGCATTGATACCTACATCAATGCTGCTCAATCTCTGTCTTTAGACTTAACCGTTGATAAGCAGATTTACTTAGATTACGATATTCAGGAGAAGATTAAAGAGTCTTCAATCCGAGTGATTAAGGAAGAATTGAAGAAAGATACAGTTTCAGTATCGTCTATTCTTTCTCAATTGGTAAAGGAATACGGATCTGATGTCATTGGTGTACAGCTAAGGAATTTAGGTAATACCGATAAGATTATCTCTTTTACTGTAGTAGAAGAAGGTAAGAAACCCACTATTCGTAAAAAGCTTACAGTGAATAGTGATGAGACTTTGTCAGTAAGAGAAGACATCACCTTTAATTTTATATTGCATAGTCCAGATGCAGTAAACAAATAACTGATAATACAAGCTACTCTCTACTCCCCCTTAGTGAGGAGTAGAGAGTATTAGTGTTTTTGCTTGTATTTAGTCTAAATAAGGGTAAAATACACAAAGTAGAGGAGAGAATGAATAAAGAATAGTGATTACTCGCTTATAGAGCGTGTTATAGAACGTTTATAGCACTAGGGTAGGCTACCCTACTATTTACTGGCTGATCGCTCTTAAATCGCAAAATAGAGTAATTATAGAACAATAGTTATTACTGGTCTATCTACCAGTCCTTACATTTCTCTATTCCCTCTAACGAGTACAATAACTTACATTAGAACCTTACTAGCGCAAGAACCTAATGTCATTCCCTGTACTCTAGCGAGTACAGTACAATGCTGGAGGTACCATTACGGTATCTTGCTCTTTACCTACAAAACGAGGATTAGGCTTAATGTACTTTCTAATGTCATGTACTACCTTTTCATTGGTCTTATCGGTATCAGGAGGACTGAATACACTGTAAGTCGTACGTAGATTGATGCTATAAATCCAATCGTAACAGCAGAGGTACTTTCTGTTATTTCCAATCTCTTCTCTAAAGCGTTTATTATTCTCGTCTATTTGGTATAATCTATCCTGATACCAGCTAATGGTAAAGAGCCTAGACCTATTCTTACTCTCACCGTTCCCTAATTTATTTAACCATTCTCGCTCACTAACGTCTTTAATGATGTATTTACAGTACTGAATGAGCTTTTCTATTTTAAAGTATTCCCAATATTCGATTAGACCTAAACCTTCACCTTTATCGGGATACTTGTCTTTATCGAAGTTACTGCAATGGATTAGTACCTCTTCAGTACCAAATTGCTTACTCCAATACTTGCTAACTAAGTGAACTAACTCTATACAGTCCTTAACCTTATTACCATTTAACAAGAATAAGCAGTGTAGATGTATTCCTCTTTTCTCACTGTACTCTCGTACACAGACAAAGTCTAAGTAGTAGTCTAACTGGTACATTAGGTTAATCATCATGCTGTTGAAAGACTTGTTTATCTTGTCTAGGTTGTCTTTATATTCTTCAGGTACGTAAAAGTCCATTCTAACAGCGTATATCTTGTTGTGTTCAATGAAGTTTAGTATTATTAGGTCTTTTACTTGTAAGTAAGCATTACGAGTAACAGGATTGCTGTCTATGGTATACATCCACCAAGGAGACTTCTTAGTGGGTACAGGAATATTGGTATTGCGGAGAATGTGGTCTTTAGGAAACTTCTTCCTGTCTATTGGTTGCATCATGTGGAAGTTATCCTTTTTGTTGATGTTTCTGTCGATGCTAATTATTAGCTTTTTGATGGCTTTTAATCGTTTCTTAGCATAGTTGTATAAAAGGGACCTTAGGTATTTCGTAGAACGATTATCTAGGTAGATGTTAGAGTAGAGTAAATCGTATAATCTCTCTTTTCTAGAAACGATTAATCTTAAAGTGGAGATAATCTCTTCTCTGGATAACGTTTTGTAGGTGGTGAGAAGTTTACCTAGGTAACCCTTATTGATTATTGGTACGGTATCCGGAGGTATCTTTGAGACCATCTCTATTGTATTAATGGGATATTCAATAGGGTACATTTTATAATGGTCTTTTAAATAGTATCGTTGAAAGGGTAATAGGGTCTGTACGATTAATGGTAATAGGTGAAACCGTTACCACTAGTACAGGCTCTATTCTTTATTCTTTTTTCAGTAACTGGAAATCATTTACTCGAAGGCTTCTTAATCCGAAGAGTAACTCTTTACTCGGAGGAACAGTAGACCTGAGAGATGACTTTACTCGAAGGAACCCTACCCTCGAGTAAGCAACGCAGGTAATTGTAGTTAGTAGTATTCGTTTCGTTACACTGCACTCATCCTCCTCTTCGATAGAAGAGTAGGTGTATTTTAGTAGCTAGAATTAGGTGCGTTATCAATATGGGTATATTATAACACTCTAATCCTAGATTCTAAATGTACTGAAAGCCTTGCTAGATAAGGGTTTTAGAAGGACTTTAACTACAATAATTAGAAACGGGATGTGTTTATATAATTAACATACGTCTACGTATATCAGTTATATGTAGGGCTAAATAGAGCACAAAACAGATTAAATATACTCCTTTCTACCTAGAGTGGTAGAAAGGAGTATAATCCATTTTTAGATGTAGTCTATCTTGAATACTTCTAGGTACTCTTTCAGTACCTCTACTAGCTTATCTTTAGCTTGGTTAGTCTCTTGACTCACCATGCCTTTATTACGATAATGAATACTACCAATAGCAGAGAGTAATTCACCAATCAGGTAGTAGTTACTCAGCAATGCTTGATAGTAGTTACGGCTAGCTACATACACCTGTACATCGTGTAATACTGCTTCACCTAGTACATTGACTAGTTCTATTACCGTATCATTCAGGTAATGGATAGCAGCTTGTTGAGAAACAGATAAAGGCTCAGTACCGGCATTAGCTACGTATTCATCTACATGTACACTCAGTACAGAGCTATAGAAATCTCTATACTTCAGGTAACTAATCACTAAATCACCTACAATTAAGGTATCTTTAGTATATTCTTCATGTAGTTCATCTAAACCAATATCAATGCTTCTACTAAAGAGTTCAGCTGTCTCTATTTCAGTTTCATGAGGTAGATAGATAGCACCCGTATCAATGGTACCAATACTGTCCTTAATAGATTCTAGATAAGCCTTCTTCAGTACCTCAGTACGTTCAATCAGTTCATCACTGACTACTGCATCTTCCTCTACCAGAGCATTGAATAAATCAGCTATAGACTGATTAACATTATCTAAAGCTTCAGTAAAGCGAGTATACTTAGCTTTATCTAATGCTTCTATTCTATTAATAATTGCTCTATCCGTTACGTAATCCTGAGCAATGACAGGTGGAGAAGCTAAACCTTTCTCTTCTTGGTAACGATTCAGTAGAGGTAAAGTATCATTGCTATACTGAGTCAATAAGAAGGATAAAGCACTCTTAAGCTCATTATCTCCAATATACTGGCCAATATCAGCCAAGTGAGACTCTACTGCTAGTTTGACTTCTTCATCAGCTTGAGCATCTTTTAAGTCTACTTCACTAGTCTCTTTCTCTTTTTGAATAGATTGAGCCAATTCAATTAGCGTAGCTTTCAGCTTCACTAAAGCCTGTTGTCTCTGTGGGTGTTTTTCATTAAAGTAATTAACCAGACTACCAGTCAGGTCTTTAATGTCTTCTTCTTTCAATTCTGTTCTGTATACTGTACCAAAGAAGAGCTTAGTAATGGCGTTAAAATGATTCTTACCTAGCTTAGTGGTAATCGTACAGGCATTATTGCACAGCTGATTACGCATAGCGACTTCAGTTTCATTAGCCAGGTGATTAGAAGGAAAGCTAGTGAATTCATTAGCTGACTCTAATCCTAACTCAGGATACAATTCACCCAAGTAGTTACGGGTCTCTTTAGAGACCATACGAGACTTAAATACCGTATCGAATAAAGAACGCAAGTGTTCGTTAGATTCCTCTACTTGAGCAATCTCCTCACCAATGCTTTCTTTCTCTTTCAATACCACCATTTCACGATTAATCGCCTCTTTAGGCAAATCGATGATTTCATCTAAGTCTACTTTTACTGTTACTGCAGGAGAATCCTCAGCAGTGGTTTTAGCTATACCTGCTTCACCAATCGGTTCAGATACCGGCAAATCAGGCTCACTTTCCCAACCGTATTTAGACATTATAATAAACTCCTATTAACAAAGAGAGGGATAAATGGACATTTCATAGCTCTTTAATTCGATTTAGCCATAGCTCATTTAGCTGAAGTTCAATCGCTGCAGCTTAGAGAAATATTTCTCTAAGCTATGAATAATTCAGTATTTTAAGGAACAAACATGGCTTTATTCAATATTCTCAGTAAGAGTGAAACGGATTATAGCTTTGCTGAGCACTTTGTACCTAAACTAGAAGGGGCTCCTGAAGAGGAGCAATCTCGCTTAGAAGAACTAAGACGAATCTATATCGGTGAGAAGCTCGGTAAAGCACCAGAAGAAGTACAACTGATTAATCCATAAAGACTACCTACTCTACTACCCCATTACTAGGGTAGTAGAGTAGTACTAGTCAATTTGATTACTTATCCTTACCTAAGGCTAGGTTATAAAGGATACGAGCTGTTTCCTTTACTCCTTTACCAGTAGCTTTAGCCAGATTCTTAATCCCTTCTTGAGCATCATGTAATGCTTCCTTACGGTTTTCAGCTTTAGCTAATCTCTTCTCTTCCTTTTCTCTTTGCTTCTCTTCTAATCTCTCTTCGAGATTCTCATCTCGAGTACCAGTATTAGAAGCATTCAGTGCCTGCTTTTTAAAAGCACGTGCAGCATCAAGAGTAGAAGCTAAAGATTCAGTAGTGAGGTTAGGTTTTCTATCGTTTAGCTTATCGAATAAACTCATGAGTTTACTCCTTTAATCAACCAGACTCACTAATCCACCGTCAGGCTTCTGGCTTTCACGAATCAGCTGGTAGATAGCTACACAAGTAACGATATTGCTGTTGAAGAAGTCTACGTCTTCTTTATCCAGATAGCTAGATACATTAAACAATACTTCTAACAGAGAGCTACCTTCATTCACTACTACCGCTTTACTACGTACACCCGTTACCAGATTGAAGATAGCACGAGTAATACGTTGAGCTTCACGTACATCGAAGAGCAGTGTTTCATTCAGTACAGAGATAGACTCACTGGTAGATTGGAAGAAGAGCTCCAGAAAAGTCTTATCCGGATTAGTGGTTTCCTCTACCTTATTAGCAGAGGTAACGCCAAAGGCAAAGCCAATAGCAAAAGCCAAGCCTTTAGAACGTTCACCTTGTTCAAAAGCCGCATCAGCGACAGCACGAATATCAGATTGCAATGACATTGTAAATTATCCTTTCTAATGGAAATGTAGTTTATTCTAGATTCCTTAGGTCGTAAGAAGCCAGGAATAGATTGTTAGCACTCAATTGCTCTAATTCTTTATAGAATTCAGCTTGAGTAACACGTCTTCTGTAGACAGGGATAACCAAGTCTACCAAACGACCAATGACTGACTTATACGTACTGTAGCGTTTTAGTATCTCATCTACTCGTTTGATGTCATCACGAATGCGGTTACCAATCGCTTTATCAATCTCTTTGTCCTTCAACATCACTACCATATCCTCGCGGATACGTTGATAGCGTCTTACAATAGTGTCGTAAGTACCGTCATTGGTATTAGTGGTACCAATAACAATAATAGCTAAAGCCCATCCAAAGAAGAGAATAGGACCGATAATAGTAGATAATGTACTTAAACCAAGCCAAACGTAGATACCGGCTTCTAAAACAGTAACGAATTCATCTAAAGCAAATCGAATGAAGCCACCACGATTCTTGTGTCCGTAGATAGCGTAAATCTTATCCAAACCAGATACTACATCAGCACCCGCACTTAGACGAGAGGTGAAGTTATCAGCCAGAAACTCCGAGTTAATACCATCGTAATCACCAGTATTGGCAATAGCACGAGTATCTTTAATCTGGTTAGTTACTAGAGCAGTAACAATAACTTCTTTTTTCTTACCCTTCAATTCAGACACATCGACTTTAGTCATGACTTCATCACGACCATTCCATTCTTTAAGAATGATTTCAATCTTGTCTTCTTGTTCTGTTTTTGTAATCTGGTTAATCAAGGTAACCATGGGTAGGTTGACCGAAGCGACTTCAGCAGCTAAAGCAAAGTAAGAGAACATGTGTCCTGTTTCATGCAGAGTAATAGCACTCAGTTCCGCTGCTTTAAACCCTCTTCTAAAAATCAAGTCAGGGTCTAAGAACAACTCTATTTCAATATTAGAGAAAGAACCCGATACTCTAAAGTTCTTGATATCTACAGAAGCACGAAGCTCGTCTGTTGCTTTCTTGACTTCACGGTTGCTGTAGAAAGGTTTCTGAATCGTATCAATCAAGACATGGTTCTTATTGATATCCGGAGGCATCATGGCAAAGAACTTGTATTGCTGACTTACCTTTACCTTAATACCAGTGTACTTGTAAATGCAAGCAGTAATCTTATCAATACCCTCTTTGTTACGATACAGACTACTGGCTGACAAATTGTCTTGAATCCATTGGTAGATAGAGGTCAATTCATCGTGGAATCCATTGTGGACTTGAGACCAATTAGAGGCATTGATCATCACTTCGTTGGATAGTTCTGCCTGACTGGGTAATTGAAATATTTTCATTAATGAAAATCCTTGTATAAACATAATAAGCAGGGGGTGTAATCTCATAGAGTTTTCGAGGTTTTCTCTCGCTATAGTAGAGGGATTAATTCCCTTAAGGAGTAAATACAAATTCGTAGTAATCTGATTAATTTCACTGTTAGGGAATACAGACATGCGTGAAAAGATTGGTACTCAGTGTAGAAACGTAGTGTATTGTAAGCCACCTAGTGGCGTAGACTACGACTATCACTTTGTCAAGTATACCGATTACTATAACGATGGGACTAAAGAGAATAAAGTCGCACTAAAGAAAGACTACGAGAAGACCTTCTGGGTCTGCTCTAAAGGTAATAGAAACCATAAACAGAAGAAAGAAAGGTTTCCTTTAGAGAAACTAGAAGAGGTCAAAGCCACTCGTTTGGAGATGGTAAACAAAACCAAGAGAGCCTTAGGTATTAAGTTTGGTACCAAGATGGAGAATGGTCAAGATGCTGTAATCCATACTGGTAATAAGTTCTCTTCAGATAGAGATTTACTTAGAGGACCTTACGTATTCGGTATGGACTTATCCTCTACTGCTGAATTAAAGTACAAGTACAATCAACAACCTTTAGCTCAACAAACAGAGCAATTAGCAGACGTAGCGGCATTCGACGTAGAGACCAATATCCGTGATAAGTCTCGTTGGGAATGGATTGAAATGGCTACCTTATCCATTAAGAATACCTGTATTACGGTAGTAGACTTCCACTTCATTCAAGAGAAGTTTCCTCGTATTACCAAAGAAGAAGCTTTAGAGAAGCTCTACAAATACGACGAAATCTATCTAAGTAGCATCAATAAAGAGCGAAACATCAAGCAAGAGTTCTACATCGTAGACAATGAATGGCAGGTATTGGAAACCATCTTCAAGAGAGCACATGAGATTAAACCAGATTTTATCTCTGCCTGGAATATGGATTACGATATCTCTCGCTCTTTAGAATGCTGTGCTCGTTTCGGTAAAGACCCTAAAGACCTCTTTAGTGACCCCATTGTACCTGAAGAGTTTCGTTTCTTTAAGTATAATCCAGGTAAAGAAGCTGGTTTATCTAAGAAAGGTGTCTTTAAGAGTTATGCTAACTTCGAGAAATGGCCACAAGTCCATTGCCCTTCTTCTTTCGTCTTTGCTGATTCCATGTGTTTCTACTACAACTCTAGAAAACACTTGGGTAAAGAACCTAGCTACAAGTTAGACTACATCTTAGAGAAAGAGTTCCCTAAGAAGGAATACATTCGTAAACTGAAGTTCGATGAAACGAAGCATTTAGCGGGTACCATTGAATGGCATCTAGCTATGCAATCTCAATATCCATTCGAATACATTATCTATAATAAGTTCGACTGTATTGCTTTAGAGTATCTAGACGAGCAAACACTAGACTTGTGCTCTTCTCTACCATCAGCAGTCGCTACTGGGGATTATCAGGACTACGAGTCTGAACCTAAGCGACTAGCCAATGAAATGCATTGGTTCAATCTAGAGCGCGGTTATGCTTACGGTAATGGTGGGCAGGATAACGTAATTGAATTGGATAAAGAGCTAATAGGACGAGATGACTGGATTATTACCCTAAGGGCTGACTTATTAGTCGAACCAGGCATGAACCTAATGGAAGATGCTCCTTGTCTCTTTACCAATATCCATGAAGATAATGGTGATATTGACGTAACGTCTTCTTATCCGTCTTCTAATGCCGCCATGAATACTTCTAGAGAAACACTGTCTAAGGAATTGATTTCCATTGATGGAGTAGATGAAATAGACAGAAGACAGTGTGGCATTAACTTCTCTGGTGGATTCGTTAATGCAGTAGAGATTGGTACTAAGCTCTTTGCTTTACCTGAAATGAGTGAGGTACTGAAAGAGTTTGACCAAGACATGAACTAAAAAAGAAGGTATTTCGATATTAAATAGACCACTACCTACTCTAATCTGAGAGGTAGTGGTCTAATGAACTAGGTTATACTACACCCAGTTTAGCTAGGGTTTCTGCAGGGTCATTACAGTCCTTACCAGTAACCATTGCTTGCTTAAGCAGCATTAAAGCTATTCCCAATTCAGCTTGTTCACTGATTCGTTTATTGAGAGAAGCTTGCTGGTTATCGTTTAATGGCAGCACCGATATCACCTCCTTTCCTGCCTAGATTCTATTGCACGTGTACTCTGGAAAAGACTAGTGCAATAGTGATTTAATTTAAAATGAATGTGGGTGATTAATAAATAGACCACCACCCTCTACTTTGAGAGGATAGTGGTCTTAGCTGTACTAGGTTAGATGTAACCCAGTTCTGTCAATTTGTTCAGTGTTTCTCTTGGAATGTTACAATTAACACCGTTTCTGAACGAATGTTTAACTGCTTCAATTGCTTGTCGCAGTTCAGAACGTTCCTGTGCCATCTTACTAATGACACTTTCTTGTTCATTGCTGTGTACCACAGCGATCACCTCCTTTCCGAAACATGATTTACTACTCTACTACCATGGCGTTGGTAGTAGAGTAGTAGTTTCGTTTATATTCTGTTTATAAAGAGTAGATAAAGATGGCTTTCTTTATCCAATTTAGTGATATATACCTGTAGAAAAATAAAATACAAAACAGTATAAATACTCTCTAGTACCCAATACAGGTACTAGAGAGTATTCGTTCCATTATCTATTCTTGTCGTTAGCGTATCGGTTTCCTAACTCAATATTAGAATACCAGTGTACACCATTCAAACACGTACTACCAGGAAATACTTCGTTTCTCTTAATCACGTCGTACTTCACATGGGAAGCAATATCATCACAGACAAAGTAGATAAACTCATGTCTTATCCCTTCACCTAAGAAGCGTAAACGACCAGCTACCTGTAGGTTAGTCTGTTTACTGCTTACTGCTACGGTTAAAATAACGGTATTGAGGTCAGGAATATCTAAACCTACCCCACTACTACCAATAGTAGAAACGGTAATATTGCTACCAAATACGTTCTCCTGAGGGTCATCAGCGACATAGCTGTTTACCTTTAAGTCAGGATACTGCTCTCTTAGGTAAGTAGTCATTTCCTTAGCCATGTTAATGGTAGACACGACTACTAAGCATTTAGACTGAGGGAATAGGTGGAATCGGTTAATGAATCTATCCTTGATTACCGAGTTTACCATCTTAAAGTAGGCTTTCTTTACCCCTACGTGCCTCATTACAGACTGTTCGAACTTAACGTGATTATAACCACGACTACCTTCACAGCGAATAAACTGAGGTTTCTCGAACTTATAATGGAATGCAGTAGGTTGAATGTAAGCGGTGACATGCTTCTGCATGTATCGATTCTCTACAGGAAACGATAGCTTAGACATTCTGTCAATGAACTTACTAGAAGGTTTAATGGTAGCAGAAGCACCCAATATCCTCTTACAGCCTAAGTAAGAAATCATTTTACATTGTAAGTGAGAATCCAAATGGACTTCATCTAAGAAGATAGTATCCACTCCCAGTACATTAGGTAAGTCTTTAGGGCTACAATTCCATCCTAATCCTTCAAACTCCTCGTCCGTATACTCCTCGTAATACTTTAAGTAATACTGGAAGGTCTTATTCGAGATTAGAATGGCTCTATAGGGTAATTCCTTAGCTAAACCCATGTTGATTAGAGACTGTAGATCTTTTCTACCTCTCACCACACAAATCTCTTTCTCATCTAAGGTAGTAGCCTTAGCTAACTCTTTAAACCATCCTTGTGTTGGGTCGCGCCCCCCGAGATTCGGTCTTAAGATACACACTAATCTCTGTTGAAACTTCTCAGCCAAGAACAGACTAGAAGAGGTATTATGGTTAACCACATAGTCCTTCGTTAGGTACAATTGAGAAGGATGGTCAATCGAGATACACTGAGCGTAGCTATTTTCCACTCGTTCTATCTTCTTAATCAACACCCTCTCTACCTTCTCTTTAATCTTAATCCTAACGAATTCACCTTCTTCTACACTTTCTATCCCATATCCGATAGAGAATACCAGCTCTTTAATGTAGTCCAGTACTCTATTGTCCCTAAAGGTGTCTTTACCTTCTTCTACCAATACTTTAATCAGTATATCGACAAACGCTTTTCTGTCTTGATAGGAAGAAGAGACTAAACTATCGAGTTTAGAGAGATTAAGATTACTCTCCTCGTCAACGAAGAATTGTTTAATGAAGTACATGGTATCGATAATCGACTCATCTACCGTTAGCTTCTTACCTTCTTCTATCTTTCCATTGTGTGGAATATAGAGTTTCTTACCTTCACTGAGTAGTTTAATCAATTCAGTGGTAGTAGCTGTAATATCAACATCTGTATTGTCAATACGGATAATCTTAAATAGGTGTTCTAGCGTAACGTCTACATAACGAAAACCATCTACATGCACACGATAGATAGGTTGTAATCCTTGCGGGTGTACGGACATGACCGTCGTGATTTCGCCGTTGTAAGCGTATATCTTATCGCCTACTCTAAGACTACCCATTTTCCTCCAACCACCAGGTACACGTATCAGTGTAGCTAAACTGGACGACTTCCCAAGTCCCATAAGCAAACCCATGAGGATAACACCATGGTCCTTTTTAGAGGCAAAATCAATCAAGTCTATCTGTTCACCTCTAGGTGTCCAGCCTTCCTTAGTGGTTAATCGATGTTCGTAATCAATATCGATATCCAGTTTCTTCTGGATCACTCGGTAATGTACCCCTTCGATATAGTTACTCATGGCTAGATAACCAATCAGGTCATCGAACATGGTTCTAAGGATATTGATTTGTTTTCTGTCTCTTCTAAAGAATACGTAATTAGCCGCAGGCGTAACGACTTTCCTCTTTTGCCATTTATTCCAATATTCATTCCAGCGAATATAGTTCTTAGCCCACGGCCTAATGATGTCTAAATCACTATCCTTATCCGGATAGATAATGCAGTTTAAAGGATAAACTTCAATATTGAGCACTTCACACCCCTTTCAACATACGTCTCCTCCACTGTCCCTTTTACAGGAGCAGTGGGGCCATCTTTTATACAAATCACACATATTTCCATTTTCTAGTTACTTCTAATATAGACTAAATCTATAAAATGCTCTCTAGGTACTCTAGAATGCGCTCAGATTGAGTTTATATTAAAAGTAATACCTTTCCCTACCCTTTACTAAAAATCTAATCTAGAGTGAAAATAGAAGCAAATAGACCTATACCCCTAGTCTCCCATTTTAAAGAGAGACTAGAGGCAGTATCTATTAATCGTTAAGGTCTATCTAGGTACTCTAACTTGATTTGCTCAGGAGTGAACAATTCATCCATTGGATGGTCTGTTCTGTTCTTACGAGTGAATGAATAAGTGGACATTAAAGTATCCCCTTGTTTCTCGTAAGCTAAGGCTCCAGACAAACTCCTACCTTTAATCAGGTGTTCCATCGTACCGACACCATGTTTAGTCCAAGGTTTCGGTAGTGAGTAGTCCTTCTTAGAGACATCAGTAGCCAACATCGTGTAGGCTACTACCTGCATAATAGAGAGATTGATACCTAGTTTTGCATTAATCACGTCTACCAAATCCATTAAGAAGGATTCTGGTGTTACTTCAGTAGCACGTTTCTTAATGTCTTTTACAGAAGACTTCAGGATTTTCTCAATGCCTTTGGAGTAAGCAAACATATCAAACTGCTTAGCGGTAATCTCTATTACCGATTGACTAGAGTCGAAGTTCGTCAATTCGATTTCAATATTACCGTCTTTATCCAAAGTCCAACCATGGCGTTTCATGTGTTTTAACATCGCCATAGAGAGATACCCTTCATCACGATACGGTACCACATCGAGTACTTCGTCACTCACCTCCACCCCTTTTTTGGTATTGGTAGTCAGTCGTAGTACAATGCGGTTTACTCGAGAAGTACGTCTAGGTGACAAGATATTCACGTCTTTTACATCCTGAATATCCGTTAGACCTTCGAAAACTTCTTCTGGTACCACAATCTTAACCGATTCGTGTTTGTCTAATACTTCTTGCTTAATCCCAATACCTAATCCTTCTTGTACTTCCTTCATGTACTTAGCGGTATAATCCGTCAAGTTTACCATAGAAGCAGCCGCACTACTGGTATGGTGCTTAGTGGACAATACTAACTGGGTAATGATTTGGGTAAAGGAGATAATACAGAAGTGACCTAAGTTACGGTAACGTGCTACGTTTCGTGAAGCTTGACCGAAACAAGTACTACAAACACCATTGGGGTCTTTATGCTGACACCCCAATACGGTACGTAACTTAATGCGTTTACCAATTAGATGGGTATCGGTTTCTCTTACAGGACGATACTTTTTCTCATTCTCATCCCAGTAATTCATCCCTTCCAATAGCTTTAAGTCACTAATCACCGAATCCGGTCTTTCACCACGTACCTGAAACTCTAAATGATACTGGGAACCACAATCACCAAAGTGTAGGTTCTTCAACTCCATCCCGATTAACTGAATTCGTCGAGACAAGTATTCAGTAAACTTCAGTGGTCCGGATTGGTTATTCAAGGACATTGCTGCAGTACGAGATTCAATCAGTACATCGTAAATACGTCGTAAACCATTTAAGTACCCTACTTGAATCGGTTCAGGGAAGATGTTACTATTCATGTCTGTAACACTACCACGTGGTCCTAAACACTGCATCAGCTGTGGTATCTTAATGGTACCAGAACGCATCATGACGGCCACATTGTTATCGAAGAACTCACCAGATTCCAATACTTTCTGTTTCTTCTTATAAATAGAAGGCACCGTATTCGGATCAGTAATGGTATCTCGATTCACCGGATTGTTCTTATCGATCTCCAGAATATCTTTACTCTTCATGATGGCTACAATGTCTTCCACTGACATGGTCGCGTGGAATCGTGCACCCAATACCTGGATATCGTTTCGAATCTCATCGGCTACCGATACAAAAGAAGCCCAGACCGTTTCCTGGATTTTGTAATACTCCTCTTGTATATTGGTGTCGTATACGGTAAATACGTCACCCATGATAGCCGATTTCAGTTTCAGTACCGTATCCGGTTTAAACGAATAGCAATCCTTCATGTAGTTTCCAATGAAGTGTGCCGGTAATAAACCAATCTTGGGAAACTTCTTATTGATTTCCCAGACATAACGGGAGATTGCCAACTGCAGTCCAGTGGATTCTAATACCACACCGTTATCGAACTTCAGTTTAAATCTGCCTTTAAAGTGTTTCAATATCTCTTTTGGAGAGACTTTTAAAGTAGCTGATGCTGAATACTGCATTTAGTTAGCCTCCTATTCCTGATCATCATCACTGTCTACTTCATCAGCTTCTTCTACTTCTTCATCCTCCACTTCCTCTACTACTTTCACCTCTACCTCTTTCTTCTTAGAGGAGGGTTTTTCGTCTTCATCATCATGCTCGATTTCCATGCTGTTAAGGATAGACCCAGTAATCGGGTCCATATCGGCTTGAGTCTGTTTAGAAGGATCGAAGGGAGCATATACCATCTTAAATCCATTACACTGGAAGAAGTGTCTTACAATCTGTAAAGGACGACCACTACCTAAAGGATACTTCTCCCTATCGATTACCGCTTCAATATTGGTCGGAGTAGTCGAATGGAAGATAGTATTTAGGGAAGCTTCAATCGTCTGCTGATTATTAGACCGATCGTGTAATTCAGCTGCTAGACCACTAGGCGCAGCAGAGACGATATAACGGTTTTCTGTTTCAGCAGGGAATCGAGTAGCTTGTTCACGTGTTTGGCTATTGTACTTATCCTTAGAGGTTAGAGGCGCAATAATACCGTTAGGCTGAGTCGCTGCTGTAGAAACAGAAGCAGAATCATCGCCAATCTTCTCTAATGCAATATAGTACAATGGACCTACACGGTGTGGTACCGTGGTTTCTTCCTCTTGTTTGGTGTAAGGATTGTAGAATCTTAACTTACGTGGAGGAGAGAGGAAACCTTCTTTAGATAAGGTATCGAACATCTCGATATAATCAATCGGTGTATTGTTCGGTCTATACAGATAGAATCTATCCTTAATGATGTGGAATAGGTCCTCTGTCTTTTCCTGGAAAGAGAGTTTAGTGTAAAACTCGTATTGGGTCTTAACCGTAATTTCCAAGAACCGTTCAATACGTCTAAAGCAGGTATCGAGAATATCTTTATTCAGTCCTGCTACAGCCAGCTTCAGATTAGGAGAATGTTCATTTAAACCAGTAGTGGTTACCAAGAAATCCCTTAATTCTACTAAGGCTGCTTTTAAAGACTGTTCGTAAATACGACCGAAGTTCATTCGGTTTACAGTCGTTTCAGGAGAAATGACAATCTCTGCTCTTCTCCCTGTTACTGGGTCGTAAGGCATTTGTTCTGGTGGTAATACTCTGGCTACTACGCCTTTACCACCGTGTACGTTTGTGTTCAGTATAGCTCGCTAGGCTATACCCGTTTCTCTAAGAGAAACCGCTTATACTCTCGTATAAGACCAGACTATATCTTAATCCTTATATCCTAATAGAATATCGAGGATTCTCCCCATTTCGGATACCAATAGCTTGTATCCTACTCTACTCAGTGTACCTTAGTACCTTTTCGATAGTCGTTGAGCACACTACTCTAAGATTGGAGTAGCTTCGCTGCTGATTGTCCCTATTGTTAAGATTGTTACTCTTAAAAGAGTACTTAACACTTAGTGGGAGTTTCCAGCAATTAGAGGAGTTTTCATTCCACTGTTACCAGTGAAAGGACCTATTATTGGTATTTGAAAAAATAACGTTTTTTATACAGAATGTCTTTGTCTATTAACCGACTTAGTTGTTTCCTGCACATTTTCAGTTCTTTACTAGCTTTCCTGAAAGACTTGAAGACCTTTGTAGTTCCAGATACAGAGTCTATCTGGACAATCTTCTTACTGCAAACAGTCGGTTTTTCTTGGACTTTAAACAGAGTATTAGGGTTTGGTTTTTCTTCGTAATTGTAAGACACATTTAGCTCAGGGTAGAGTGAGTTGAATTTCTTCAACATGCTTTGGTGGGCATGTACACCTTTCTCGTAGTAGTTCCAGAGAGAGTATTTCCTATAGAACTCTACGAAATTGAACAATACATCGACAACACGATTGTCACTATCCCTGATAGTTATTATAACAAACCCAGGTGTTCTTGGTGTGTTGATGTGTTCGTAATCCCACTTGTCCTTATATAAGGAAACTTCCCATTTCCCGTTAAACAATACCCCGTGTTGCCGGTGGAAAAGCATTTCGTTAGACAAGATTCTAGTTAGGTATTGTTCAGTCGCCAATAATCGAGAAGCATCACTCCTGGATGAAAATTCTTTTATTTCGCCAGTTACAATGTTTCTGCAGTAACACCAGAATTCTCTCTTAGCTCCACGGCTAAATCTTTTTACTCTAATTGCTCTGGCTGAATTTACCGAACTGGTCACCCAACGCAAATTGTCAGCGTGGTTATTGGTCTTATCCCTGTCTATGTGGTCAACAACGAATCCCTCTTTGTACCCATCGACAAAAGTCAGTGCTACGAGCCTATGTACTAATGCCCTAGGGTTGATAATATTCCAATCCGTTATAAGAGACCTTCTTAAGCTAGTGCAGCAGTAACCAGAACCATTTTTATATTGCCTAAGTTCTGTAAGGAAATCATCATCTTCGAATACCCTACCATTCTTAGACACCAAATACCCATCTATTCCTGGAATAGGTTTAGTTTCCAGGATTTCCAATTCGAATCCTTTAGAATAAAGGACGTCTTCTTCTGTATAATCTACAACTTCTTTAATTTTGTTTCCATGAGACATTTCTAATTACCTTAATCAAGATTAATCAGAAATACCCCCATCAGTTATTTTTTCACAAACCATGACTTTAGTCAGTGATCTTAAAACCTGGACCCAGTTCTTTCTCTACTTCTGTAACGACCGTAATCACGACATTGTCTAGTTTACGGTTAAAGTTGGTTACCTTTTGGATAGAGGTACGCTGCAACTTTTCATCAGGCAATGGCTCATTGGTCATGGCCATGCAATGCCGAATCAATTGGTCGAATTCATCAGTGAATTCAGCCTGCCATTGATTCTGGGACTGAATAATCCGATATTCTTTTAAGATTCGGTTACAGAAGTCCAAATAAGCATCAGCGTACTTATCAATCTGCTGCATGACTTCAGGAGCTAATGAGTTAGCAGCTTTATTCTGTTTATAGACAATAATGTCTACTACACGGGCATTTGAACCATTACCATCTAAAGGCGTATCGTTGATTGGGTCGTAGATACGGGTCTTTGTTTTAGTAAAGGTAATCGGCAATAGCTCTGGCCGATACTCGCGTTTAGCCATGATAATCCCAGAGTAAGCATTACCTGTAGGTTTGCAATACTCCCCAATATCTGGCATAATCTTGTAAATCTCATCACTACCGTATAGGTTTAGCGGGTAGTCTTTCTCCCCTAATTCAATAGTACGGGTAGCGTATACCTTAGTTTTAAAGAAAGGTACGATTTCTTTAGAAATCAGAATCGAGTCTTCAATCGTTCCTTCTAATGAAGAATAAACGGTATTGAGATCTCGTCCCATCATGTAGTTACCGATATTGTCTTTAGCCGGTGTGTCGTATAGTACGGTTCCTTTGGGAATGGAATTACCGACACGAATCATGTCTACATTACTGGTGGGTTTGAATTCGAAACCGAATTTGGTGTGGTTAATAGACAACTTATTGATGTCGATAATACCGTATAGCGGTTTATTACCATTATTATCGAATGTCTGGTAGATTACAATGCGCTGTGGATTGAGTTTAATCCCATTGTAATCGGTTGGTAAGTATCTATCGACAATAGCCACAATCTTCTGGATATTGTGTTCGGTTTTAATGGAATAAGTATAGTTACCGTACTCCTGTTCTACCCCTGTTTGGATGGAGTTTGGCTGGCAGCCATTTATGACATAATGCTGGGTTAAGGCATTTGACTGCATCTGGCCACGTGATGAAGATACGGTGTCGGAGAAGGGATTGAAAGCGGTTAGACCCCTTAACCTTACGTCATTTTGGTTCTCTACGTATTGCTGAGACACAATAGCTCCTTATTGTGTTTAGATGAATAACAAGTATCCCTTTAGTCGATCGACTAAAGGACACCACCATGTTAATGATATAGCTCTATACGATTCTAGAACGAATCGTATCTCGCTCCATTTGAATAAATTAGTATTCTGGTCATTGTGTAGGCCGGAATACTCTTATCCTCTTTATGGATAAGTATTGATTGAAAAGAAAGTGATTAAGGTTATGTCTTTGTTAGATGAAACTTTTAATGATGCCGAATTGGGCAATGAGGACTTTAAAGTCTTATTGGAAGACCATTTAGAAATACTGAAAAGCGATGCTAATCTATCTCGTATAGCCGATATCGCTCCAATTGACGCCGATAGATTCGAATACGACTTCTATGGCATTTTAAGATTACTCAACATCCAACCCAAATACTACTGGGTAGTAATGCGGGTGAATAACCTCCACTCTCCTACGGATTACAGAAGGAATATGCTTTCTATCCGTATTCCTGATTTCGATTCTGTCGAGAAACTCTATAACTACTTCAAGACCATTAATAAGAAATCAGCTGGTTAATGGAGTCATTCTGTATCTAAGAAGCAGAGAAATAACTTCAACATTACCCTATTAAAATAAAAATTAATAGAGAAACTCTCCTCTACCTAATTGCGGGTAGAGGAGAGTATTCTTCTATGTTTTATCTAAACAGAGTATTACCGTACTGCGGACGAGGAGTCAGTAGTGACTGATACCCCATCTGCTGTGGCGTAGTCTGTCTAGCCATGCCAGGCTGATACAGCATACCGAATTGGTGGTGTGCTGGGCCTTGCTGGTAAGTTTGTGGTTGGGCAAATCCCCAACCTGAGTTATTCACCGGCTGTGCTACCGCTTGATACCCTTGTGGAGGATATTGGTTAAACGGCTGCTGAGGTTGACCAGCTAAGAACTGGTTATTACCCATTACCGGTTGAGGTTGCTGGTATACAGGTGCTAAAGGAGCCTGATATACCTGTCTGGGTTGGATAAACTGATTACCTTGAGGCTGAGCTACCGGCTGTGGTTGTACCTGTTGTACAGGAGCTTGTTGTACCGGTGCTTGTACCGGCTGAGCCACTTGAGCAGGATTACCTTGCATCGGCTGACTAACGGTTTCCCAGTTAATCTTAGCTTGAGTAGCCTGAGGATTGACATTAATCTGTTTGTCTTTCTCTACAGCAGCTACCCCTTCATTACCATCTTGAGGCGGTACCATCAGGTACTCTTTACGGTAATCACTTACGGTAAAGCCTTCTTTAATCCAGGAGATATCTAGGGTAGTAGCTGCCAGTTCTGCTTGAGCCACTTCTTTAGACACTACGGCATTCTTACCTTTAAAGAACACTTCCGCAATGTGGTTAGTGTGTTTAGGCAAGGAGAGCAATGAACGTACGAATGCTTCGAAGAACGGAGCATCAGTCGCATCAGAAGCACCGTAGAAACCATGCTTATCGACTTCTTGGGAATTCGGGAAGAAGACTTCGCAAATGTTCTTTAAGATAGGTAAATCGCCTTTACGTACCGGTACACCGAATATCTTGGGTTGGTAGTCTTTCTTCTTGCTGACTTCGTCAATGACTTTATAGACTTCATCAGCTAGAGGGAATGACCAAATCGCCACACGAGAGTAAGAAGTACCATCAATCGTGAAGCCTTTACGCAAAGAGAGCGTAGCCACGGTATTGTTCTTAGAACGAGACTTACCTAATGCGATAATAATCTTAAAGAAGGAGTCCTGGAACTTCTGGTCTGTCTTACCGAAACGAGAGATAATGTCACGTTGTGCAGGAGTCAGTTCAGTGTGGTTAATGCTACCAGATGAAATCTTTACCAATTCATTCATCAGGTAAGCCAATGACGTACCATAACGGCGATTCAACTCTTTACGAATGAAACTCAAGAGTTTGGATTCGCCACGCATCAGGTTTTCTTGCATCGGGTGGAATACCACGAAACGCAAGATATCAGGAGAAGTCAGGTTAGCCCGAGTAGGCAACACCACAATACGGCTTTCACCTTCAATATCAATCGATACGGGGAAGGTTTTATCGTTTACTTCCTTACGTACTCGTCCTTCTTCGTCCACGAGATACCCGCAGGTATTCAGGACATGTTGATACACTTCCAACATATTCATTCGCATTGCTCCTTCATCTTTACAAAATTCATTCTTTGGTTTCCTTTACTTAGTATTTGTTCCTAGTGTTACTGGTGTAATCACGAAACTCTGGTTGAGGTTGACCGTAATTCATCTGGGTATTAACGTTGGTAAACGGATGACCAATGGGGTTAGCCTGGGCACTGCTACCCATTTTACCTTCTACTACGTCTTCTACCGAGTGAATCAATTCCCCAATATCACGGCTGTTATTGCGATAGCGCTCACTGTTTACAGTAAGCATCGGGGAAATACTAGAGTCACTGAATGAGGGGAATACGTATAATTCTTTAATCCCATTACCGATTTGGATTTCAATAACGATATCGGTATTTAAGTCGCATTTCACGTGAATGAAGTAAGGCAACTCGTTATTCTGCGACAGGATAGGGCCCAATTCGTCACTAATCACTTTCTCAGTAGAGAACTGCAAACCAGAGAAGTTCAGGTTACTAACAAAACCCCTCATGTCCGAAACTACGGTTTCAGGCTGATACCCAGTCAAGGCTGTACCCATGGTATTGGTCGAACTAAACTCGAGATAAGAGAGCGATGACTTAGTCATCAGGTTCGTTACCATGGAAGAAACCACAATCGCCATGGTCGTCTCAATGGTCGGTGACAACCAAGGAGCAGAATACTGAGTGGTTTGGTAATGTTCATCACTGACTTCAGCACGATAATCAATGGTTGGGTCTAACTGCAACAACCATTTCCAATCGAAGGTAGAAGTCCTTCTACTCTGCACGTTGGTTAGAGCAGAGAGGAAAGCAGAGTGATGGGTAGAAGGGTCAGCCATGCTACCACGGATTTGATTGGCTACGGATTCACCACTATAACCCGAGGTATTGTTGTTAAACATTGTAGCAACAAAAGCACCTTCTACAATCTTAGACAGCATTTGGGTAGGTGAATTGTAATTACGAGACACCAAGGAAGGCACTTGGGATACGCGTCTGTCATCCGTACCGATAATCGTATTCTCCGGAATATCGGTTGTCCCATCGATTCCAGATGCGTAAGTAGAACGCAATAGGTTCTGGGGGGTCATCTTCCAGGGACTACTGTTGTTGTAAGCACCGGCACCAATACCTCCACCAAATACAGAGAAGGAATCCTGCACTACAGGGATATAGACATTGTTTACCTGGCGAGTACCCATCTTAGTAATGGAGTTGACGTAGAATACAGTATCAGGAGCTAGTTTAATATCACGCCCCATAATCGCAGCATCACGTCTATCAGTATAACCGGTTACCATTTCTCTACCAATGATACCATTAGCCGAGGTGGTGATGATCATGATAAACACGTAACGGTCTTCATTCCATCCGTTTGGAATGGTCACGTCGATAGGACGACCTTGACTGGTCTCTGGTCTATCAGCCGGAATAATAAATTCATTGCAGGTAGAAGCAATGTAATTAGTCGGTACTTTACCATTAAACTGGTCTACCATGGTCACCAGCTTATCCTGTACGGTACCGTTCATTCTGGTAACGAATGGACGCAGGTATTGGTTCTGGTAACCATTCACTCGAATCAGTCGTAATGACTCAATCTGGAAGGTAACTCTGGAACCCAATGGCGTACCGTAGGTATTTTGTGGTCCAAAATGATCCATTTAATCGTTTACTCCTAAAGGTGATTTAGTGTTTTTAGAATGCTTCTACGGGTACTAACTTCTGGCGGTTAGCAATATCGAGCATCAATTCAGCAATTCGTACTCGAATATCGGACTGCGTAATCAGTCGATTGTCTTTATTGACAATCTTACCTGAATTAGCCCATTTACTCGGTAGAGTCAGGTACCAGTTAAAGGGAGAAATCCCTTTTTCGAATAGCTCGATACAACCTAATGCCGTCATGTTTCGCTTCTCGGATTTGGTCGTCCCACCTAAGCAATAGGTTTTGTTGAGTCGGTTAGACAAGTGAGAATCGATGTTTCTTCGATAAGTCGGTGCGATAAAGAAGTCATCGCTATTGGTATTAATCGCAATAGCAGAGACTAAGGCAGCAAATTCGTAATAGCCACGATGCCACAGAATCGCTGAAGTCAATCCCAACAAATCGATTACGGTTTCTAAATCCAAGTAATCGTAAATCACTGGATTAATCGCTTCGTCCAGTACCCATTTCACGATGTTCAACTGAATCTCCTGAATCGGTTTCATGTACTCCCGAATACCAGAGAGATTGTCAATATTGAAATTCACTCGAATTGCATCAATGGCTTCCCAATACAACTCTTTTGGTAACTCAGGCTCGACGATTTGGATAATCCTATCGTGGTCCTTAGCAGCAAACTCCAGAAACACTTTGTCGTCTGTCGAGATTTTACTACGTGAGAAACCCACATCGTATACGGATTGGGAATTGGAATCCGAGTTGGTTTTCTTGTCTTCTACCGGATTCTTTTTAAACTTAACAGAATCGGTATTACTACCATAGCTTCGAGCGACTTGTTTTATCTTCGTCTGGAAGTAGTAGTAAATGTTAATAATCAGGCGATAGGTATTGTCACTACCAGATACATCGCCTAATGATAGTCTACGCAGGATAATGATAGCCAGCATGTAGTTGTAGAAGTCATCCTCCGACAAACCAGACATGAGCACGGTATTGGTGTCTACCTGTACTTTGGCATTAATCATGAACTCACGTAAGCGATTCTCTGCTACACAGCCATCTAAACAGGTTTTATGCAGAATCTCCTTAGCGTAGATTTCTTTATAGTCTTTGCCGTATTGGCTATAGAGTCTACTGTCGATATCACCCCAAATCGGTGCGACAAATCGTAAGGCAATAGAATAAACCACTAAACCTAAGTAATCCGAGTACACGTAAGTCGTTTCACGGGGGTTCTTACGGGTATTCTCGTAACTGGTAGTCGGTTTAGTAGGCACGTTACAAGGAGAGGTAGGGAGTTTTACCCAACTCTCGATTTCGTCTAGATTGACATTAGAATATAGCTGGACAGCTGCTTCATTGAGCTTCGATAACATAACCTCTACATCGTTTTCTTCGTCGATGATGTTACGAATTCTCTTGTAGTGCTGATAGACATTCTCCTGCCATTGTCTAGGCTTAGTCTTCAGCCATTCGTTGAATTCGTGAAACGGAGAGATATTGTTACCCTGCTCGGTACGATGTTTATTACGTTTGTAATAGTTCATCGAGAACCTAACATTTTCATTACCGTAGGTAACAAACACATTGGTTCTAGCAGCATCCATCTCGAAACTTAGTTGACTCATTTCTAGATTCCTTAAGGATAGTTGGAAAAATAGCAATGAATAGAGGAGAGAATAAATCAATCCCAATGACCATAACCGATATAGCCAAAGTGATTGTCGGTTTATTTATACTCTTTCTACCCACTACCAGATTGATAATATAGTTCTCTGTAAATCTAGCTTTACAGCTCACTTTACTCGTTACACTCGTAGAGAGCCACAATCAGTTTGATTGTATCTACATTGAGTGGCTGTATATATTAGTACTACACTTTAGAATTATTCCTAAGAGACGATATAATACGGAAGAATATAGATTACTCTCTAGCCTAGAATCGTCTAGGCTAGAGAGGATACACTTGAACTTAAATGAAATTACATAAAGAAGTCGTCGTCACTATCACTGCTATCAGGGGCTGTGGCGGGCTGACTGTTACCAGATTGACTAGATTGGTTAGATTGATTGTTGTTGGATTGATTAGAGCGGTTGTAGTTGTTAGACTTACCGTCTTTGCCTTCATTGGCTTCTTTGTCTACGTACTCTTGAGTCAATACGTTAGCAATAATCAGCTTAGCGTTATTGACAAAAGACACCATTACACGACGTGATGCTTCCTCACGAGGCAGTGGGTCTTGAGAGTTGATATCGTAGAGGACAATATCACGGTCCAGTTCGAAGTTAAACTTCACTTTACCGTGAGTGTTGTTAATAGCCGTAATGTAGTAGATACCTTTATCATCACGACCTACAATCACTTTACCCAATTCACGGCGCTCTGCTTTAGACATGCTTTGGGTTTTGATGTAACCGTGGATAGCAGCAGAGGAGGAAATCTTCTTACCTTCCAGAGGAATATCCTGCATGGAGAGCAAGGTATCCAAGATAGTCAGGAAGGAAACCAATTGACCATCTTTAAAATCGAACTTGATGCGGGATTGACGTTTTTGTTTGTCTTCATTCAAACCGGTGTATACCGTCAGGTGCAGGATATTACCAGTGATATAGAGATTGAAGGAAGCGGCGGTACCTTCTTCATTTTTACCCCACAAGGACATTACACGAGTATGGGTGATGTTGTTACGATACTTAGGGGCAAATTGTTGTTGTGCCATGTTAAAACTCCAATTGAGATACAAAACAGAAAGGACTAAGCTCTCCTACTCTTTAGTAAGTAGAGCATTCTCCTTATTCAGAAATACTCGAAAATTGTAGATTCTTTGGTTTATTTTGCTATCCAGTACGAGTAAACTCTACTAAAATCGATTCTAGCCTATCTAGAATCGCTCCAGATTGCGATTAACCATAAGGATAAGGGTTTGTATACCTTTTAATCTAAACTCAATCTAAGAGCAAAATAGAAGGTTTTCTACATACCAGAAATACAAGCTAATAAACGCTCTCTAATCTCGTGGTTCTTAATGGTCTTTAAGTTCTCACGAATCTTGGTAGCGCTTGTAATGCTACTCCAATTGTATTCGGTCGCTAAATCCACTAAAGTTCTTCTAAAGGCAGGTATCTTGCATCTAAACAAAGTACTGTCCCCTAGAATAGTCAATAAGTCTAATCGAAACGGCATTTCAGGTAGTTTGTTACCATTGTAGTACTTGGTGTACCACATGTCTCTACCTTTTACATGTCCCGTATGGGATTCTAATAGCAATAAACGATTGAAGTTACGGAAAGCCACTAAATCGTAGGTGTAGTGAGACAACATCAATACCTTACGGTTGTCCATCTTCGTAATCTTGTTCTTGAAGATGTAGATGTTCTCATTACCCAACTGTTTACTATCCGTTATCCCTTCGTTATATTGCTTGAGTAATAAGCTCAAGGAATTGGTCATTCGATTGGTAAAGGTCTTCTGTAAAGAGGTATTATCCATTCTCAGTAGTACTTCGTTATTAATGGATTCTAATCCCTGATAGTTAGGGAGATAGAATAAGTAATCCAATCCTTGGCACTCGTTTCGACAGATGTCTTTAATTAACTCTATTTCAGACACCAGAGCTAAGTATAAGTCCTTATCACTGGTTCTGTCTACGTCTTCTCTTTTCATGGAATAGTAGAGATTACGGTAAAGAGTCTTGACATTAATGTAGATACACTTATTCTCTAAATAAATAGGTTTCTCGTGCTTAATCTCTTCGTGGATATTGAGTAGCGATTCAAATGCCAACGAAGTAGCAATAGAGAGAGGAATCTGTCCTCTCTCTCGTTCATTGACAAGGCGATTCACGGTCATCCTTTAAATGATTTGGCTTAAATACTTAGGTAGCTGTTTCACTACAACCGCTTCAGTATTAAGCTGATTGAGCTTATTAACAATCAATTCTTCAATATTCTTGTTATTGATTATCAATGGAACGTATTCGTTTTCGGTAGAGAACACATCTTTATCTTCAGCGATTACAGTCTTATCTACCTTAACGTTTAAGGAAAACATAAACTGGACATAGCTTGTCTTTAGAGACATGAATGTCTTATCACTGGCTAGAGGATGGTTTTTCTCACAAACGATACGAATACGACTACCACTAGGTAGATTTTCAATGTTTCTCTTTATCTTCTCTAAAGAAGTCTCTAAATCCAATCCCGTAACAATCACGGTCTTGTAGATAGTGGCTTCGGTATTCTCAATAAACTTAGCCCTAAAGTCACCACTAGGTTGTACCAGTATTTCGACAAAACCTTTGGCTTCTTCTTCTCCGTGTTTCAAGCGAGAAAAGCTACCAGGAGCAATGATTTGTTTATTGGTAGAATGCGTGTGGATGTGCCCAATGACAATAGGTCCTTTTACCACTGAGAAGTAATCGCTCTCATTGTGCTTGTGTTCAGGGGCAATTTCGGGTATTTGGTATTGAAAACACCCATGCATTAAGGCTAAGTCTACTTTCTCTAATTGCTCTTCTTTCAATAACTCTTGTACTCTTTTAAAAGTATCCTCAGGTTTAGAGCGAGGTCTATCGGGAATAAAGAGCACGTGAATATCGAATTTAGAAACGTAACGAATACTGATGTCATCAGCAAAGACAATATCAGCATGGATACCAGTGGTTTCATTCAAGTGTAGAAACCACTGGATTTGGTTAGCATCATGCAAAGGGGTACCATCGACGATGAGTAAAGTGATATCGTGTTTCTTTACCCACTCTAGAATATAGATAATGGCTTCTTTAGTAATGTAGACATCCGGATGGTTATTGGGCATGAGTTTATCCCAAAAGTCTCCATCCAGCATCATGATGTCAATAGAAGAAGCCCATTTGTTGTAAGGAAAACAATGCTTGATTTCCTCGAATATCTTCTCACTGAAAGTGGTGGAGTGACACATGTGTACATCACCCCAAGCCACTATCTTTAATGGTCTAATCATTCTGTGTTATCCAGACTATTCATCTTCATCAAAAGTGAATTCCACATTCGTCGTATTTACGAACGTTTTTTCTTCTGGTTTAGTGACTTCTTCACCACCTAGTACTTTACGGTAGTTGTCTGGATTCAAGATGCCCATTTTATCAAAGAAGGCGGTCCATTTAGCTCGGTGTTCATCCATTACTTTACTGTCTACACGAGAGGAGAGCATATCTAAAAAATTGATTCTCTCTCTTTCAGCAGCTTCTTTATAGGTACGGGAATACTGGTCAATACGATCCATGGTATTACCCAGTGTTTCACTACCTTCTAATGAGTCTTTATCTTCATTGGTTAAAACAAAGAATTCACTGGGTACTAAAGAAGGTACTTGAGCGACAATGGTACCGGTACTGTCGATTAGGTCTACTGGCATGAATACACTACCAGCAAAGTCTATCCAATCGTTCATGTTGTATTTAGCATCGTCTTCCTGGAAACCACAGTGTAGGGCTAAGAAATGCTCAATATACTCATGTACAGGCATCTGAGGAGGATGAGCTAATTGTTCAGCTCTCATCTCTTTAATGGTTTCAATATGGGGTTTTACCCAGTCATTCAGTCTTTCAAAAGCCGTTTTAGGGGCTTCTGTTGATTCTAATTTGTCTTGTTCTAGTAGATTGATTTCAGCCATTTGTATTATTCCTCATTAGCGACTAGAGAATTTATCCAATACGTACTTGAATACCCCACCGTCGTAGACGATAGGTTTATCCATTCTTAGATAATCGGTATTATCTAGAACTTCTACAGTGAGTCGTAGACCGACTGCTGATTCAGTTAACTCATTAATCGCTTTCTCTTCGTTATTGAGTGTAACGGGTATCACCTCTACACTGCATTCTGGGAAGTATTGGCCAATGGCTTCGGTTAAGTAAGTCTTAATCGCACTGGCTAAGCGTTCTACATCCCCTACGTTTTCCTGAGTCAGTACTTGATAAGTTAAGAACTGACGGTAGTAGAGGGTGGATTGAGAACCATCACTCGTGAAGAAGTTAGCTAAAATACGGTCTAGTTTCTCCCTACCATTATTGGTTACCCAACCCACGCTATCCAGTGTCGGTACGATTTTCTCGTTTCTATCGAAGTTATTCTGCTGCATTTAGTCACCTCAGTGTAAAAAATAATCTATCAAAAGAGTAAGACTACCCGTACCTAATCGAGTACGGGTAGTCTCTTTATCCTCTCTTACAGATAAGCACCAGATATACTGGTTGGGTCTATCTCCTCATTATCGCCATTGATTAGATTATACAACCTGTTCCAGTTATAGCGAATCATGAGTTTCTCATTGGTTTGCAATTCTCTTTCATTATCCAAATCTTCGTTCATGTAGATACGGAATACTTCCTCTCCACCGGTATCTTCCCCTTCATCGCCATAGAGCAATACACCACTCATGACAGACTGATAAAGCGGATTTCTCTCACCCGGTAGATTCGGATATCTATCTTCACAATACCAACCCTCTAATCTACCTGCTCTTACCTCTTGGTTAATATAAGGCATAGCATACAGGTAAGATTGATTTAATGGATTAGCATATCGGAATTCATCTACCGTATACAGGGGACGGATGCTGTCTTCGAAGATACTACCGGCAAACTCCAAACTATTCTTCGCTATGTTAATGGCTCTTAATGCCCCAGTATCAAAACGGTGTTGTACCGCTTGCTGGAATTCAAATGCACTTTCACCATAGCGTTCAGTTAAGGAATTGATGCGGTTTTGGATGTAATTGATGGACTCATTGGACATGACGCCATACATGGCTGTTCTCATGTTGTCTCGTCCACCTGAGATTAATATAGCCATGTAATCTCCTTATTCAATCGCATTACACAGCAAACTGAGCCATAAACGCTTGATCGTCTTGAGTGGCTTTCTCTTCGTGAGTCGCCATGACTGCTAAAGACAATACTGTCGGTTTAGGTAGGTTCATTACCCCGTCTGCCATATAAGGATTAATTAGATTACCCACAGAGAAACAAGCATCGAACATACGCAGACTTCTGGAAGTACGGTTATCCAATGGATACATAAAAGTTTCGACGTCACCATCATAGTCGCCATTATAGAGCGGTGCGATGGCACCAGAAGTGGATGCTGATAGGTCACGGGTATCAATCTTAACATCGGTTAATCTCAATAGTACCGTAGAACCATGTTTCAGTGTAGGGGGTCGGTTAATCAGGATAGGTATACCAGGCTTACCGTTAGGTGCAGTTGACTCTTTAATCAATTCCAACATAATCTCATGGATTTTCGGGTGATATACCCGTCTGTAGTCGGACATGATTTTAATGATTCGGTCAGCCGGTAACTTGTGCTTGTGATAAAGCTTGGCTTTAATGTGCGGTGCGAACATGGACATGAAACCAAACCATGGGAAGATAACCTCATCATGGTCGTGTGGTCTCGTAATGGCTGTCACCACAAATCGTGCAGTAAAGTTAGAGCGAGTAGCAATCAAGTGTTTACGAATCACACCTGGTTTTCTACCCAATACGTTCGGATTGACTTCTCTATCGTAATACTCACCCATGAAGGTCAAGAAACGAGAAGCTCTCGCTAATTTAGTACGAGTCGTTAATGAAGAACGTGAATTCTCCACATTGTCAATCCCCACCATCAATCGCACTGCCTTTAGCAACATGGGTGTAGAGTTATCAATGTATTTCTTACCATTCGATGCCTCTACAATCGTCAGTGCTCTATTCGGTATCTGCAGATACTGCATCCAAACCTTATCTTTATTCTCTTTAAAGAGATTCAACAACTCAATACCTTTTTCTTTATAATTGGTATTGAATTCAGAACGCGTTAATAAGAATTCTAAATAACGATCGAAGTTATCGTAGAAGTGCTGATAGCTTCTTACGTTTAAATTGGCTTCATCTAGAGAAGCCAGTGCTCGGATAACTGGCTGAGTCATTTTCGTCATTTTGGGACGATAATCAGGGTCAGTTAGCCATTGCAATAGATTAAATCGATAATTAGAACGAGTGAGATAGTGCTGCAACTGATGCCACATCTTTACGTTCATTAAAGCAGGCACACCTTGCGGACTACGTACCCAAATCTTATTATCCAAGTGATCGGATACAATGTCCTCTACTACGGTATCACAGTGAGAACACCGAACACCTTTATAGATTCGCATAGACACCGCACCACAACTACACCTGGGTACATTATCGAATTGTTCACCTACTTGGAGCATGAGTAAATCATTTACCACATCCTTATCACGACTACTGCGGTTAGGTAAGTCGTTAATGATGATTTTAGCAGAAGCGGTATTGTAAAATATCTGGTCACTATTGACGTATTCTAGATGGATTCCCATTATGCAATTTGCTCCTAATTTTACTAAACATCGTCTATTGATAATAGACCATTATCTCCTAGACTACTTGTCTTTAAACTGGGTAAAAACAAATAATCAAACTAGTGGATTGCCTTATAATAAAAATCAAAGGCAAATGAGAAAATAGTCCCCTACCCCTACTGAAGGAGCAGGAGACTATTTCATTCATCGTTTAGTAACGGCCAGACCCTTGACCACCGAAGCCGAAGAAACCAGAGAAGTTACTTTGGCGTTGAGTGCCTTGAGTCATGATAGAGCGACCGAGGTTATCCAACATGCTGTTGTTAATGTAGTTGGCATAGTAGAACTGACCAGTCGGTTGAGTGATATTGCGGTTAACCAATACCATACCGGCGGCAGCGATTGCTTCGTACAGGGCATGGATGTAGATGTCTTCGAAGTCTACGCGCAAGCCATAACCATTGATTTTGGCGTGAGCGGCTACTTGACGTACGATTTCTTGCTGGATACCAATACGTTGTTCAGGTTTCAGGTTTTCTTCTACCTGAGCCATAGTCCAGTCACGTACCAGTTCCATTTGTTCAGGACGACCATTCACCAGATTCAACAGGAAGCGACGGTCGAAGTCTTGGATGGAACGAGTAGTGTTGGTTACGGAGTTGTGGTACTGACCCATCAAGGTTACGCGACGGTCCAGAGTGCGGCATACGCGACCGCTACCACCCATACGACGATAGATTTCCAGGAACTTGCCATCGCACAGACGGTCGGTGTGAGCCAACAGAATGTGGTTAGCAGAACCTACTTTCAATACGTCTTCTTCTTTTTCGTAAGCAGCACGCAGGAAGGGCTCGTATTTCCACTGACCTGCAGAAGCTTCAGCTACTTCCAGAGAGAAGGAGAAGCGAGGAGTGAAGTATTCCTGGATGTAGTCATTCCACTGCTGAGCATTGAACTCAGGAGAATCTACCGGCAGCGGAGCGAATTCTTGCAGACGCAATGCAGCAGAGATTTCGTAACCCAAACCAGCTACGCTGTGGATATTGGTTTGCGGAGGTTGGTTAGAAGGATTCAGGCCTTCGCATACCCACCAGTATTTATCCCAAGATGCAGCCACACCGCAAGCCAGAGACCAAACCATATTACCAATAGACTGGTAACGAGAGGGGTTCAGTGAAGTGAACACGATGTTGGTAGCATACATCTGTTTGCTGGGTTTACCCTGTTGGTCTTGATACTGGATACGGTCCCACGGAGAGGTGGTGCTTGACCAGGGAGAACCGTTTACAGCATTCTGCGGAGAAACCATCAGCACGTCGATAAAGCCGGTAACTGAAGTGATTTCTTTAGAAGCCACTTGAGTGTTGAATTTACCGTTAGGTGCAGTAGACAGGTTGTTGGAGTTAATGGTGAACATGAAGTCGGCACGAATCGGACGGCTGTATTCGTCCAGTACGGTACCGTTCATGATTTTACGTTCGCAAACCAGTTCTTCTTCTTTGTCGTGTTGACCGATGTTCAGGTCTACTACACGACCGATAGCACGAGATTCTTGTGCGAAAGAAGCAGTAATATCAGCTGCTACGGCATTGAGCAAGATTTTCAGTACAACATCTTGGTCAGTGAAGTCGGTTTGGTCGGCGTACAGGATAGAGCCACCGGCGTATACTACGTCTTCATTGCCGTATTTTTCTTTGGCTTTCTCAACGAACAAGGCTTTGATTTCTTTTTCGTTGAAGATTTGGGACGGGAACATGTCCACATTAAAGCGACGACCATTGATTTCGTCTGTTTGGATGGTGGTCAATACGTCATCGGAATTGGCGATGGCAATAGCGTATACAGCCATAGCGTTAATGTCACGACGACGAGCAACAATCAACATCACATCCAGCGGCAGGAGACGATGGTTGTGGTGGTCAAGCGGAATCGCACCGATTTCGATTTTGGCATTGGAGATACGGGTAGACACCACTTCATCAATAGTTTTCTCCAATTTCATCAGGCCATCGTTAATCACATCCAAGTTCATGCCGAACACAGTACCCTGGTCGGAGAACATGAATTTAGAAGCACCAGAGAAGTAGCTTTTCACTTCACCGGTATCCTGCGGACTAACCTCTTTCACTTCAGGCTGCTGCTGTTGCTGCTGAGCCTGAGCTTGAGGTGCTGCTTGTTTTTTGTTTTCTTGGTTATCGATAATTGCCATTTTTAGGTTTCCTTTACTAAATTAGGCTGGTTAATACAAGAGTCGACTTTTGTAAATAAGGAAGTGGATTCTAATTAGAAAGCTCTCCCTACCATTTACACGATAATGATATAGTACTAAATTTATTTGGAATACAATCCCAATTAGGTTTAGTAGCCATAGCTCACTAGACCAGAGGTCTAGTCGCTGCAGAGCGTATTCCTTTGGAATACGTCTCTATATCAAACTAGCCTACAGTATAGAGAAAACATACTGTAGTATAGACCTCCACCCTAATGAAAGAGTAGAGGCTAAAATAGGGGTAAAGTAGACTGTTTCAAAAGCGAGAGATATTCTCTCCCATTGGGTCTCTTCGGTTTAGGAAGAGACAATAGTGATTTTCATCATATATACCACCTAGCACCTGATAAACTTTCTTATTCGGTAAAAGGGTGCAAAAAGCATATGACTAAAATCCCTCCATTTTCTATATAATTTAGGTTACTATACAACATGTTTAACTTAATTGGTATAAAGAGCCGTTTTCAGAATCCTAGGTTATATAAACTAGGGTTTGCTAATCGACTATTGGACAGAAGACTACAAAGGGCATTGAATTGGTATCGCAATAACTATTACTACGTACAATCCAATCACGTCCTCTATAAACTCATTCAATCCTTCGGTATGCCTAAGGCATTACCGGATGAATACGTAGAAACCTATATATACAACCGAGCATTTAAGCACGGTAATGCTTTTGGTTTCACATCAGATAGGGTAATAGGAAAACTATTTTACGGTAATTTCTACGGCATCAACTCAACTGAGGTTATTGTGCAGGTAGACAATAACTGGAAGTGGGAGAATATTAAAAGCAATTGGAGTGAGATGGTTCCTGTTAGGATACTGAGACATAACCAAACTCACTTTAGTTTTAACTTAATGACCCCTAAGAATTACGTGGAATCTCCAGGACTAAGTATTATCGAAATCGATATTAACCTATTGCACATGCAGTACTTAGCCTGGTATAGACACCACAAGAAGATTAAAATGGTTAATCCCAGCCATGAAGTACCTGATGTGGGCTACTTCTTAGGTATGGTGGTGTTGCCTAATGCTTTGGCTTCTCACTTCAATCAGGTTGTTATCAATCAACACTGTCTAATGATTGATGAATTCATGCCTAAGACAATTGATTACGTAGGAACCTCATTCTACATCAATAACAACTTTAGAGAAGCTGAGGACAACATTAAATCGGTATTTGAATTGTGTCGTAAGAACAGTTTCAATATCCAGACCTATTGCGATAACGTGATCGGTGTAGATGATGTTAGTGCTCGTGACTTTAACGACACACCACAAACCTTTCTTACTCGCAATAACAAGTGGGTTTACTTGTTAGCTTGTAGTCGGTTTATTAAACACTGTTTAATGACACCTGCTAGAGAAGATAGGTTAGTGAATAAAGAATACGTGGTGAGAATGAAGTACGAATTACAACAAGTGATCAATGGTAAGGTATTCAATGACTACAAGATAGCCGAACTGAAACCCTATTACACTGAAGAGATTGAGTACTTAAAAAACATGTATTGAAAGATAGACTCTCTACTACCCACATTCGGGTAGTAGAGAGTACTGTATTGTTTAAACTACTTAAGGAGTGCATCGAATACATCACCATAGGTGTCCATAAAAGATCTATCTTTAATGACTTCATGGATATTGTACCCTACGGCACCTAGATAACAGGCAATGAACAGAATGCCGAGTATAGTGACGGCATAATAGCCAAATACCTCTTCTGGTCTAAGTTCCATGATTTGACGGCAAAGTGAAATGGTGGCTAAGAGCCCCTCTATACAGAGCATAACGATTTTAGTGTTCTTTTTGAAATGGATATTGAATAATTCCAGTAGGCGAGCTAACATGAAGAAACCTCCTTATTAGAGCGAAAGGGTAGCCCTAGCTATGAAGATAAGACTACCCTTATAGCTAGTCTTTATTCAAGACTGTCGTATCTAGACATTAGTCCAGACATGAATAGACAACTAAAGAAGACGATAACGCCTTTCAATAGATAAGAGACTGCTTTAATGAACAATACTACTACGTCCATAAAAGCAGAACTCTCTATGTCACTCAGTAGGAACAATGTCGTGTTCTGAATAATGCTAATTACTGTCATTAACCCGATAGTCACTGATATCAGTAATAAGCCTTTCAGTACCAAGATTTGTTTCTCGGTTAACATAAGAGTTACCTCCATGTTAGGTTGATAGGCAGCTAGACAGTCTAACTGACAGAAGAACCCCTCTTCTGCAGTTTAATAATATAGATGTAAAGTAGAATATACTCCTTACTACCTTTATCGGGTAGTAAGGAGTATAGTGTTATTAGTGTTCTATCAGTAAAAGTCACTAATCAGTTTAGAGTTGTTTTTGTCTAAGTAGAATAAACCTACTGCTTCGAAAGCAATGTAGTAAGGAGAGCAGATATTGGCTATCAGCTCTCGTGTAGCGACATGGTCCACTATCTCTTTAGGTAGAGGTTTCTCCAAGAACAACTCCATGGGTACAGATACACTACCTACCGTATCCTTACCACGTTGTTTTAGATTCTCACGAATGGCATTAGCTAAATCTTGATTTTCAAATCCAGCTAACCAATCTTCGGTCGCCTTAGCGGAACTAATATCCAGTTTCACATTCACAGCAGAATAAGGCGGCTCACTCACTTCACCATAGTACTTACCGAACGTCGCATTCCAGAATAAGTAATGAACGTAAGGGGATTCTCTATCTGGTGTATCCTTATACGATTCAGGATTCTTAATCTGGGCTCGTCTAAAGTACTTAATCCCACCTTCTCTTACATTCTTGTAAATATCCCTTTCTACATCAGCTACTTCTCTTAATAAGTCGATTACCTTAATCTTCTTATTATCTTCATTGTAAAGATAGAAGAGTCTTTTCATGATGTCTTCAGCATGCTCAATAATCTCTTGTGGAGAGTTAGAGTTCCTTAAATGAACCCCTTTCTTATCCAAAGACATTTCTTTATATACGTTGCCTTCCTGGTAATCTACCGTATAGATGTAGTGTTTAGTACGGTTTAGATTCACTAGGGTAGGCATACCGAATTCATTCTTCATGCCAATCGTAAAGATACGTTTGGTCTCTACCCCTAAGTTACCTGACATGGTAGCTAACAGATGTTTCAATGTTAAACTAGATAACATAACCATGGTAGCAAACACAGGCGTGGCTTTCTCTTTAGTTCTCTTGTTTTCACAAAACCAATTAGTCCAGTGTTTAGTAGTAAAGATAGAGGAGTCTGTATCTGACATCAACACAATCTTCCTTAAACTACTGGGGAATTGGGCTAATGAACCTGGTAGGTGAGAAGACCTTAGGAAGGTTTGGATGTAATCCTTGTATTTAGCAAAGACTTCGTAGATGTTGATAATAGAAGCGGCAATCTTTAAGATTGTCTCGGTACTGATGTATTGGGATTCCTTTAATCCTTTTACTTCTTCCGAACAAATCTGGATGGCTACCAGCTTAATTTCTTCTAAAGACTTATTGAAGATAGTTTGTGCTTCTTCTATTGTCATGCCTTCAATGGGATTACATTTTCTAGCTAGACCACCAATGAACTCACGAGTAAATGATTCATTGTAGATACGTAAAGCATTTAAGTCGTAAATGAAAGCAATAGCGGCTCTTTGCTCACGACTGCATTTGCTAATAAACTCCTTAATTAGGTTTTCCTTTTCAGGCCACCTCCAATACAAACGAGTAGAGTTTAGAATGTATTCGAATAGCTCATCTGTATTAGGTACGTAGAGATTGTACTTGTCCAGTATTTGTCTTATATTCTCTACATCAATATTGGTCGTCAAGGCTACTAGGTTATTAATCGTAATATCCGCATTGTGATAATGACGATTTCCTCCTAATAGCTTTTCATTATTGGCATTAGCATATCCAGAAGTCATTCGGCAATTCGATGTCAATACCGGATGCATAGAAGCCAGGTAAATAGCAGTAGAGGCTAATGAAGAAGCTCCTGAAATACTATTCAGGTTTCGTTTAATGTTATTCTGTCCATTATTAGCAAACGCCATGGCTACAAAGTTGCCTTCTTGTTTCATCTGGAACTGGCGTTTCTTTAGCTTACTTCTTTCTGGTTTCTTAACGTCCACGTATTCGGACAGATAAGAAAGTTTTACCTTGTGGGGTAAGAAGGTAGTAAAGGTAGCTGCCATGATTTCTTCATTGGCAAAGGCATCCTTTAAGTAATGGACTAATGTGGTTTCTCCTTTTACCCTATCGTCATTCTCGTCTTTGTGTACGTAAATGACTTTAGGATTACGTAGAGGAAACTTACCGTCTTTACGAATGTTTTTCAATACCCATTGACGTGCTTTGTCTAATGGGTAATTACGCATAATGGAGATAAACTGAGCCTGCTGGTCAATGTACTGACCAATAGGGTTTAAATGTCTGGTGTATTGTTCTGGTTTTAATATAAAGACATTCTCAGTTAAGTCAAGACCTCGATATTCCATTGTATCGTGTACTCCTGTCGATTGATTAATCAGAAATACGAAATCGATTCGACTTATTGTTAAATGAAAAAGTACACCTCTCCTACCACCCTAAAAAGAGCAGTAGGAGAGAATGTATTTCTTATTAGTAAGGTACTGAGTGAGTCTAGTTTACTAGACGAGCTATCAATCAGAACCTATAATCCCTCTACACTAGTGAAACCAGAGAGAGGGATTATTGCTGGGGGCTGCCGCTCGGAGGAGGTGAGCCAGGGGGTGAACCACCTTCTTGTGCACGACCGCCCCGCCCACCACGGGCACGACCACCTTGTTCGGTTTCGCCACCGCCGCCACCCCCTTCAGAGTGACCAGGTGCCTGAGGAGCTTCTGCCTGAGGATAGGGGAAGTCGTAACGGGTGTCACGAGCAGGCACGTAAGACGGAGCCGGAGAAGACGGGGCTTCCTGATAGCTCAGTTTATGGCCAGCCACCAAAGTTTCGTTTTTCTCGGTGTGCTTAATGGATTCATCGTTGTAAATCTGTTTCAGATTCTTAACGAAGGTATCTGCATTTTTCACATCACCTTTCAAATAGACTGGAAGTTTATTTGCCATGGTAAAATACCTTTTAATGAATGAGTTTAAATATATTTAAATTCAGAAAGAGTAGGTACTCTTCATAGTTCAGTATAAAAAGTGTCGTAAACTAAGACTATTCCTCCTATTCCCCGCACAAGAGGAATAGGAGGAAATCGTCTGCACAACCAACACATAAGGAAACCAAATTTGAACTAGAGAGTGATTTTGTTCACTCCTCTATAAGTATTTCGAGTCGAGACAAGTAAAGGAGGCTAAGGATGCAATCGCCACCTGGGGCGGTGTGATGGTTACCTCTACGTCTACTGAGACAATGAAGTCATGAGTACTCGAAATAAGTATAAGAGAATTACTAATACACAGAGCCCTGCCTTGGCATCACTCTCAACTACTGTGTATTATCCAGCTACTCAATGTAACAGATGAACAAACTGGTTAGTAATTTGTAACTACTATCATAGTAGTACTGGTGATTACACCTCAGTGAGTACCATGGAGAGGTTAGTGTAACCTCTAGAAGTAATGGCTTTACGCAGTATTTCCATGTCTTCAATAGAGACGTTATCCAAAGTAATCACAATGCGGTTAGCTTTGGTTTCCACTAGAGTAGTTAAGTTAATCCAGTCTAGTGCAAAAATGGTTTCCGTACCAGAACTGTTCAATAACTTAACATAAGTCATGGTTAATGGATCGTCATTGTGGCCACTAGGTAGATGTGGTCTCATTCTCTCGTGGAATGAAATCACATCCAAACCATTGGCAATCGCATTTTGGGCATTGAGAATAGCCAAGCATTTGGCATTGATAATGCGAGTAGACAACACATCAGGGGCGTAGGTATCGAAGGAATAGACCTTACCTACTACAAAAGAATTAGACATTTAACACACTCCTGTAATTGCGAGTAAATCAATACTCCCATGGATTGACCTTGTATAGAATAATCATACCTTCCTCTAGATTAAAGTCCCCAATTCGATAGCATATTCTCGTTTTGGGTCTTAATCGATAGTCTATATTGGGTAATCTCGGTAAGTACAGATTGAAAGAGCGAATCGTGACTAACAAAGAGTAAATGAGATTATAAGCAATGATGCTTAGTCTCTCTATTACCAGTTCGTCTAATTCTCGGGAGGGGAAAGCAGAATGAAAGTCAATTTCACCACCTACCTGTAAGTAACTAGTGGGATGGCTATCCAAATCGTAGAAACAGAATACTTTATTCACCTCTTGTATAAACAGGAAAAACTCAGGCTGAGTAATGTTAGGTACAAGGTAAATAATGTCTCTAAAGCTACGATAAACGAAATCACCATCTCTTACCAGAAACTTCTCAGGTAGGTTGATGTAATACTCAATTAGATCAGCATCAGTAGACCACATTTAAACGTGTCCGATAAAACAACATTTGTTGGTCTACGATACCGTTGAAATAGGAATCAATGGTGTAAGGACGTAATAGGTCGAAACACTCAGCGATGAGTTTGATGTTCTCAGTATAGAGTTGGCGGAAAAGAGGTGTAGATTCGTATGCTGGTAAATCTACAATGAAGCCGTCTGAGAACATGATGTAGTCGCAAGCTTCTTGAGCCAAGAGAATAGAGTCTCTATCTCTACCCAATTCCAGCTTACGCATGAGAAAGGATGCTACTTCGGTAGGGGAAATGTTCTTATTGGTTAATCTAAAGATATTATCAGCTATCTTCAGTACTGGGTTAGGGATTGAAAGTTTAAACCCCTCAGTGGTGCCTAACATAGTTTAATTTTCCTTTTATCCACGGTTTAAAGTGTTGTGCTATAGATTAACGTAGTTCAGTAAAGCCATGGGAAACACAGCTTGTTCTTCGACGACATTAATAAATAACTTGGTTTTATCCGATACCGATATTCCGGACAGTACATCCTCAAGCAGAATAATCATTCTGTCGACGATGTTGTCTGTTACCTCTAAGTTATTGGCAATCCCTAAATCCAATAGCTTTTCAGAGAACAAAACATAGCCGTCCGAGTCACCGGTACAGATAGAATCAAATAGTTTTGGTAGGTATTCTAGAAAAAAGTCATGTATACCGTCTAATTCAAGATTCAAGAAGTCTACCATCTCCACATGGTTATCTTCCATTTCTTGACTAAAAAAACAATATACATCAGTAAGGTTAAAGTACGCTAAGGGCAATACCTGTCCCTTAGCGTACTGTTGATTGATTTCTTGATAGTATTCCATCACGATTGGTATTTAGAACTAAGCACCTTCAACAGTCTGTATCCTACCTCCTCTGCTGAATCGGAATACACACCAAAGTCATGATTGAAAGCAATGGTGATTTTCTCATCAGTAAACAAGGAGAATTGCTCATTAAAGTACTTCCCGTTGGCTTCTTTTTCTCGATGATTTAGTTCGATTTCCTTCAGCTGCTCCCACTCGTTTATCCGGTAGTCACCTAAGTCACCAATCAATAAGCTAGAGCCATCGTAATAAACGGTGAATTGATGATAGTTTAGGTTCTCTTTACCTTTAAACAAAGTCTTTACGTAATCCTGTACTCGGATATAGATTTCATTTAAGGTAATACTAAACGGAATAACGGTCATGATTTCATTGATAGACAAGCTGCCTTTTATCTCACCTAAGGTGGCTTTTAAGATAGCTTCTAATTCAGGATAGTGCTGAGTGAGTAGGTAATAAATCGTATCGTCCTTACTCATTACTCCGTAGTTACTCGGTAGCTCTCTATTTAAACAGATGTAAGCGAAGTTAATAAAGATATCCAAAGCAACGGGAGAACAAATGGTTTCGAACAATACTTTGTTTCTATAGAAGCTAGGTCTATAGAGTACTTCACCTGCTTCACTATAGACAGTATTAGAAACGAATTGATTGAAGATGTCGTCTTGATAAACGGCTTCGCGTCTACCGTGCTCTTCACCTAAGATGTATTTACGACCAGGTACGACTAATTGCTTATAGGTCTCCCTATCGTAAAACCCTAATCCCTTACCCAAGAATTGCTTTTCATGGTTTGGTAGGGTTTGGCTGATGAGGTCTTCAATCTCTTCTAGAATGATTTTGGTCCTTAGTATATAAACATCATTAATGGCGGTCATGGTGAATCGATTCCTTAATGGATAAATGTAATCGTGAGGAAAAGTGGGTCAAGATGGATACTTACCGGAATACTGATTCCGTCTTTATTGATGTTTTTAGTCTCAATAAAGGGAAATGGAGTAGGTTCCAGTTTGTAAGCATGATTCAATAATTCGAATGTTTTAGGGAACAATTGACTCAATCCATTTTCATGGATGGCTTTATCCAGTACTTCCTCCGAGGCTTTGTTTGGATACCAGGGAGGGAAATCGTATTCACTGAGCATCGCATGTCTTAAGTAAGACCAAACCGGTGCAATATTGAGAAACTTATTGTAAACGACATCTAACCCTTTAGATTTCAACCACTGATAGATTACATGGTTTAGTACCAATAACCAGTTCTCCAATCCGACTTCTAGTTCTAATTCTAGATACTCTTGACTGAATACCTTATCAATTCCATCGTTATACAGCCAGTTAACGGAGGATAAGGTATAGGGATGATTGTAAATCGCTTCCGAATAAGTCGTCCTGTCTTTTAAGGTATCTATCCTATCGAAGATATTCCTGATTTCAGCAGCAATATCCAGTCGATAGTAAATGTTTCCATTCATTTGTACTCCAATCCTTATATACTCAACATACGTTTTAAACCTAGGTAGTAGACCTACCTAGATTCCGTATTCTTTCATAAAAAACACGACTTTGCAGAAAGATTCACCTAATGACGGCTATAGAAACCGTCAGTAGGCTATCTAGATTGCTTCTATATTGCGATGAAATAAAAGGTAAGGGGATTATATACCCTTACCCTTATAAACGCTCTATACGAGGCTCTACGCTCGATTCTTAGAGAACCAAGCCATTGCTATCTGCATCAGACGTATTGATTACGTTGTTGACACGGGCACGGGCTTTCTTCTCGTAGCTGGATACCACTTCATTGAGGCTGTTAATCACCTGGAAGAAGTAGTTATCAGTCAGTACGAAGTAAAGAGAAGAGCGTTTCTCTTCCGGTACATTGGAAGCGTAAATCACCTGACCATCAACACGGAAGTCACAGGGGATAGGTTGACGGGACAAACCATCACCAGAATCAATAGAGATTAAGGAGACGATGTTGTAGTTGTCACCCAGTGATTTCTCCAGTGTCTTATCCAAAGAACTCTTGTCTTGATTCTGGATAGCAAAGTTAGAAATCAGAGTCAAACCAGGCTCAGTATTGGTCACTTTGTGGTACTGGAAGAAGTGACGCAGGTCTGAAGAGTCTACACCGTGGATATTACCACTGAAGAGCAAACGATAATCAGTAATAGAGTAAGCGATTGCTTTGTTGATGTTATCCGGAGTAGAGTCTTTATCGGCGTAGTTTTGGTAGTAACGCACGATAACCGGTTTACCTAATTGCTTGCTGATGGAAGCATAAGTACGGATAGTCGCAGCAGTGTTGGCTGCAAACTTGTTGGTGGTCGCATCACCGATCATGATAACCATGACTACGGCATCGTTTTCGAGGAGCTCTTTTACCACCAGAGGACCTTCGATGGAACCTGACGTTATGTTCGATAGAGTTCGTTACACTCTACCCGTCTCAATAGAGACAGCTTTCCTTCGTATAAACTACATACTCCGGAGACTGCCCTAGGGACAGCTTTACATTTCTGTAAAGACCAGACTATATCATGTACTTTAGTATTAGCGTAAGAAGTATATACCAATACTAAAGCACCCTCCCATTTCCCACTCACTTGAGCAGTACACGCTGGCTAATGCGTTAGTCGTTGAACGTTTCTCCTGTATAGGAGACTTCGCTGCTGATTGTCCAATTCTAAACATTTTCACTATAGCTCTCTCTACTAGTGTAGAGACGCTGCAGAGCTTATTCCTTTGGAATACAGCTCTATACTAGATACATTACTGCTCTAGGGAGTAGTTTAGACTCTAAGGAGTTTCCAGCAATTAGAGAGGTTACCATTAGACACATCACTGCGTCTACGGGCTATTATTAACCGCCGCTGCCTGAATGGATTACGATGTTCAGGCTGCTGTTGTCTTCAGGTTTGTGTTGGTGTACGATGTTAGCGATGTAAGGAACGACTTTATCGACGTTTTCATCACGCTTCTGGCCAGAGCCATCCAAACCAGGAATGGTCACCAGTTCTACACCATGTTCTTCGAAGATGCTTTCGTTCTTGTGGTAATTGGAACGAGAGGTATCCAAAAGAACAGTATCCAGGCGAGCAATCTCCGTGGAGGTAGAGAGCTTGCCTTGACTTTTCAATACATCGGCAGCGATACCTAAACCGGCACCGCCAGCACACCATAGCTTTACGACGTTTTCATTGACTTGAGACATTGGCTTTGATCCTTTCAAGGAATTAAAGATAATACGAGACTTACTTAAACGTTTAAGTAAGCAATACGATTGCCTACTCATGGTAATGATAGCTTATATCAGAACCTCACCAAGGTAAGAACCTGATAACGCTCTTATCATCAAGATAATAATATAGGCTTATTCTATTTTAGAATGTCGTTATATAGAACATTTTCTAAGGGATTCGTATGAACTAAAATACCCCTTATTTACGGAGGAATAAAGTAAATGTCAATGTTGAGTTTGTGCCTAAGCGAAATAAAATCCTCAATACCTGCTGAATTGATCGCTGAATATGCCATCGCTTCTAGATATGGTAAAAACCCTTGGTCAGCAGTAGATGAAGATGCTGTTCTGATTGCTGAAGTATTCGAACGTAGACTGATGCCTGACTTGAATGTGGAATATGCTCGTACTCTAGAAATCCCTCTACAGGAGTGTATGGTAGAGAAGGTATCTGAAATGGATTATGTGGTAACTGTACCACCTAAAGCAACTGGTGGTTACAAGATACTGACCGTATTGGGTATCAATACCGCTAACATCTATCCCAATGGTATCTACGCTGATACCGCTACAGTAGCCGGTAGCAGTATATTAGCTGCTGCACAGAAACTGGCTAATTCCAATCAATCGGTTTCTTTAAATTATAATGCTCGCTGTGAGATGATCTCTCCTAATGCCTTTAGGATTAGAAGAATGTCTTACTTGCCTCCTGGTACTTACGCTGAAGTACTGATTGAGCACGATAGTAATTTAAACAGTTTAAACATGACTGCAGCAGCTTATTTTAAGAAGTTAGCTGTTTTGGCTACTAAAGCGGCTATTTATAACAAATTGAAGATTAGAGTAAACCAAGCTAAGCTAGATGGTGGTTCTGAGTTAGGTGCGTTTAGTGAGTTTCTAGATAGCTTTGCTGACGCTAATGAATTGTACTTGGAAGAATTGAAGAAAGCTTCTAAGATTGGTTGGCTTAGTGACTTAAAAATGAAGTACGACCTCTATTCTTCGGTAAGTTCTAATCTAATCTAAGGGATACCTGAAAATGAAAGTAAAAGCAGTAGCTAGATTGGATTTTATCCATGAATTGTCAGTAGAGTCATTCACCCATGACTTATCATTATACGGAGCTAAAGCCAAGACTGTACCTGTGTACGGTGACTTTGCTTCTCTAGTCAGTGCTAAACTAAATGAAATCTACGCTAAAGACGCTGAGCATGAAGAAGACATGGTAGAGTCATTGGGAAGAGACTTAGGTGACCCTAATGACCCGACTTACGATTACCAGTTAGGTAGAAAAGACGTGATTACGAATATCGATAATCACCAGGTAACGATTAAAGATACTCACTTGGCTATTGAGCATTTAAACCATGGTGTAGAAGGCATTGGTCTATACGACATTGCTTATCAATTAGCTGGAGTATGTAAAGGAGTAGAAGACACAGTAGTCATGACTGTAAACTACTCTAATGTACCAGATTACGTCTTAGAGAAAGCAGAAGCTCTGATTAACGAAGGTAAACACATTTGTTTAGTGATTGTGTTACCTAAAGACGTGGACTTGAGTGAAATCCAGTTTGAGAGCAGTAAGCTCTACGAGATTATGGAAAAGACTGACCACGTTAGTGTATTCGCTACTTACATTCTAAAGTAAGCAGCTAAAGTCTATCTACGATAGACGCGTTACCTACATTTTGAAGTGAAAAAGAAATGATAAGACCCCTACTCTCCTTACCCAGTAATAGGGTAAGGAGAGTAGTGTTGTCTATTACCGTTTAGCTACTAAATCAGCTACTTTGTTTATCCAGTAATCTACTGCGGAGGCATAGTCACTGGGCTCATCCTGAGTCTGCTCTTGTACCTTAATGTGGTTGTAATAAGCTTTGTTCTCTTCAGAACGAAGGTTCATTGCTGCAGGTTCTGTTCTCCAAGTGTCTTTACCGGCGGTAAGATAGAGAGTAGTAGTGTCCACGCTATAACCATCTTCATCATCGAAATCTCTTAAATCCATCCCTGGTTTATACTCACGGATGGTTTGGATAAAGATACCGATACAGGATTGGTTCTTGTAACTATACACTACTCGCTTAATTAACATAGCATAAACAGGATACATTACACCTTCTTCATCTACGGTATAAGCTACCTTAGGTTTCATGCCTTCAGGTAAACTAAAGAAGACCGTATTGACAGCACGAATGATAATATCACTTTCTTTAACCGGTTTACCATCACCTGTTTGCACTAAGATATCATCCATTTCAAAATCCTGAACGGAAAGTGAATCGGTATAAAGACAGCTACCTTTGGTCGGTGAATGAAACACAGAATAACCGGCTTCTTTATTAAAGACGATTTCCTCACAGTCTTCGGCTTCAGTAATGGGTCCAGTGATACTGTCAATGTAGAGAGTAACCGCTTTGAAGGTATCCCAATTGAGTCCTTTAACTACATTGTAGACACACTCAATGTCCATTAATTCTTCATTGACTAACATTAGAATAAACTCCTTTTAGTTTAGATAGCCAGTAGGCTTGTCTTCACTTTCAAGATAAAACAGAAATTCCTCTTTAGACACATTCTGGCTATCAACCATGGAGTCGATAACGTAGAGAATGTAATCAATAGAGATACATTCGGAGCAAGGTACTTCGTATACACCCCCATTCTCGAAGATGGTATCAACTTCTTCAGGTGATAGATAACCCCATATTGCATTGACCACCTCTATCTCATCTTCGCCGATTTTCATTGAACTCGATATACAGGCGATGTCATTGTGGTGTACTTTACCTTTTGTACGGATTACAGAGTAATTGTTTTCAGGTGAGTATTCCGGAATAAAGTAGAAGAGATTGAAAGCATAGTGGTCATCATTCACTGCCACGGTAACGGTTTTATAACAGAAACCGTAGATAGGTTTCTCTTCACCTGTTTCTTTATCTTTATAGAAGATAAATGGGTCTTCTTCACCGTTTCTATAGGCAATGTTATAGACAGAAATCAACTGTATGTCCTTCTTAGAGATATCCCTATTAATCATGTCTTTCATTTGTTCGAAAACAAACTCTTGCTCATCTTCCAAAATAGACATGGTAACAAGCCTACAAAGAGCATTACCACTCTTACCTATTAGAACCATGGTGTCGATTTCGTCTTCTAAGTGAATGGCACTGATGTCTTCTGGGTTACCAGTAACGACTTCTTCCAATCTCTCCTTAAAGAGACGTGGAATAGAGGCTGTTTGCTCAGCACTTAAACCTACATCTAGATCCAAAACAATCTTTTCATTAGACATAAAGAAATTCCTTTTTACATTAGAATATAAAATACTCTCTCTACCTCAATGGGGTAGAGAGAGTAGAGTTAATCAATTAAGTGGCCTATCAGATTCTTTAAATCCGGCGTATTCTTGTTCGATGTGGTAATCCTCCATTACCTTAAAGCTATCCATGATGATTCTTACGTCACCACGAAGAGCTGAATGGTATTTAGAAACACCTACCTCTTTATCGATAATGTGTCGGTGGAGTTCGCTCAATGAACAAAACTGATTAGAGTAGAACTTAGCTGTCTTTCTACTGACATCTTCGGGTAAAGTAAGGAGTATCCTTTCAAATGCCATTTTACCCTCTTCGCTTAAGTCTTCTCGATAGAACTGGTAGTAAATGAAGCTACGAATATACCCTCTTGCCTGTACCACAATATTACGAATACAATATACTCGAACAGGAACGAGTTCATCACCACTTTCACCGACATAACCAAATACCGGTTTCATGTTTAGTGGAAGCTTAGCAGCATTAGTACTGGTGTAGAGGACTTCTACATTCTCTTTCTCTATATCCTTGTAGTGCCTATTCAGGTTTCTGGTTATTTCATCCAATTCTAAAGGAGAGATACACCTACCCAATATATTGGCATAACAACCATAACGAGGAGAGTAGTAAGAGCGAAGCGTACCAGTAGCATCTAATCGATAGCTATAGCTATCGTCACTCTTATCAGCCATCACTGCTTCCATTAAATCGTAATTGTAGTAATTGAACTTCTCCAGTAGTTCGGAACTAGGTCCTCTAGAGAAGTCCAATACGTACTTGATAGTAGAGAGGTCTTTTTTCATGTTAGAAGAACCTTACGTTGAAGAACTCGTCCAATAAGTCAACCTGAAACTCTATTGCCAATACCATGTAGTTTTCTACGAAGTACTGGGCCAGGTTATTAGGTAGCTTATCAGATGCCGTGGTAATGATACCTTCATCCACTGTATCGTAATCCTGAGTGCTGTTGATGTAATCGTCGTAAGCATCACGAGTGACGTGTTTGTACTTAGGATAGGTCGACATCAGGTATTTCACTCTGTAAAGAGCCATTAGGAATACACAATGACTCTCTAAGTGAATACCTTCCTCAGCTACCTGTTCTGATTTTGTTACTACTGATAAGCTAACGTCAATGATTTCCATCAGTTTATCGTGTAACATGTTCTTCAGCTTCAGTAAGTAAGCTTTATTGCTATTGGCATCGACTACGTATTGGATAAAACCAATGTAGTACAACATTACTGAAATGAAGAAGAACTGCTCAGCATCTGCTTTAGAGGCATAGTCGATATCGAAGAATCCAGTTTCAGTATCGGGTTTTTCTTGAGTATGGTTGTAGTAATCCACCGTATTGATGCCTCTAACGAAGAGGTCATCGTCTTTAGCTGTCTTGTAGAACTCTTCTAATAGGGAATTGACTTCTACAATCAGTTTCTTTCTTTCCAGGTACGTAGCTGTACCTAATGTCTCTTGTACGACAAAAGACAGGATATCTCCACCTTCCCAATTTTCATGGTTTACTAAGATGTCTTTCAAGAAGAACTTCGGTTTCTGATTAACGAACCGATCTGTTACGTACTTCTTGAAACAGTAAGAAACCATTTCATGATTCAGCATTTTAGTTTCCTTTTTGTGTTTTATAAATAAACTACCATTAGAGTATAGAATAAACAACTAGCAAACAGCCATTGAGTTTGCTTTGTCATGTTAATAATATAGTTTTCATTTTAAATAGAATCCACTACTACTCAGTACTCCAGATAGAGAGTACTGAGTAGCATTAGGACTTACGTGGGGTTTTCATTACCTTATTAAACTGTTTCAGCTTAATATCCAGAAAGGCACTGACGACACTATTAACTTGCTTCTCTTCACTGATTAGAGAATTGAGTAGTTGAGGTAAGACGAGTTTCTCTGTAAGGATATCACTAAGTAACTTAGGCATATTCTCACTAAACTCAGCGTAGACTTCGTAGACACAGTTAATCTTCTTTTGCTTACGAAATAAGGATTTCTTCTTCCGTCTGTAGATGTACTGCTTCTTCACCACGATAATCTTGAGATTATTACCGATTTTGGTATGGAAGTCTATCTTGTTGATGATATCAGGCTCAACTAACTCTAATTTCTTCTCACCTAGAAAAGCATCGCTAATGGTGTACACTTTAGTCAATATTTTTTCAATGATACACATCAATTACTCCTAAAGGTGAAAGAAACGATATTCCCCTACTTTTAAGAGTAATAGTTACGAGTGAAAGCCCTTAGTACGATGTATAGCAAAATACCTGTTCTGGTAGCGGCAATAGCCGGAGTGGATTTGACTTTAGTCGCTCTCTTGACTACTTTCTCCATGTCATCACGAATCCCTAACAGTAATGGGTCAGTAGTACGAGAAGAAGTATAGATACCTTTTAGCTTAGAAAGTAATCCAGGGATATCCGACTTATTCTTCATGGCATTACGGTTACTGTATAAGTAAACCAGTAAGTGTGTCATGATTCTTTCAATCAGGTCACTCAACTCAATCTTGTCTTGATTGTTCTTGGAGTAGACATCGGAGATATACCCTAAAGTGTTTCTAAACATCTGTGGAGGCATGGTCTTATTGGCATTTTCAATAATGCTTACTAAGTCTAGTTTAATAAAACTAGGTTTATCCCCAATGATGTCATTTAGGTAATTCTTATAGATTTCCAAAGATTGTTCTTTGTCTTTAAGAATACTCTCCCCATCTGTTTCAATGTAGGTAGCTGAAGTACTGTTAATCTTCAGTCCAGATTCTTGTACCATCTTCTGTAGATTATAGATGCCCTTTAGCATCTCTTTAATACGGGTAGCATTATCGATTACGACATAAACCACTGAATTGGTGTGTCCAGAGGACTTCATGTCGATATCCATTCGGTTAATCGCATGTTTGTGGATGCCGTTTACCATGTCTACCGTATCGTCTGCTCTTTCTCGTATTACTGCTAACCAACTACCTAAACGCTTAATAGCGTAGCGATTAGACATAGAGGCTAAGGTAGCCTCTGCTACAGCCTTAGAGCAAGGAAATGGCCAATGTCGATTCATTCTAGATGTCAAGAAACGAATACACATGACCATCATCACGTCACTCATGGCTTTCTGTTTCTTCTCTTTAGAGAGCTTACCGCTATTCCAAAGGGAATGACATAACCAAACACAGGATAATGATAATGGATCACCTGCTACTTTATACTTTACCGCATCGATAATTAGGTTTAAATCATCTTCTACATCGGATTCATCAATTCCTAAGATTTCTTCAAACCACCTACCTCTATCGTTGTTCGTAAACGTGATTTTGTGGGTACCAGTCAGGGGACCACCCCAAAACTGAGAATCTTCATCGGACTTAGTGATTAACTGGTTAAGGTATCGTTCTACCTTTTGGGTAAACTTCGTATCGAATGATAGATTACACTTATCGTTAAATACGTCTTTTACGTGTTTATACATAATAGATTTCCTATCTACATAGCGAATTCATCATAGTTTTCCAATTAGACACATACCTAGCCTAAAAGCAACAATTTCCATTGCTAATATGAAAATACATTATTTTCTCTCTAGCCCCTAATGTAAAAGGGCTAGAGAGATAAGGAGGAAAGCATTAATGACTATTTTGTTCCTAGATGACTGGAATAGGTATCCAGAAGCAATAGTGGATACTAAGACCAGGAACCAAAGCTATATTGACATGGCTAACGTGTATAAGAAGATGGGGTTAAAGAACTACTATTTCCATTTAGCTTTACACGACAGAACACTACAAGGAGTAGACCCATTTTCACCAGACTTAACCATGGAGCAAATGGCTAGGATTGCTCTGGAGTGTAAGAACAACTTCTGGTACTTCGTAAGGGAGATTGCTACTGCGCCTAACACATCAGGTAACAACTATTACTTAGCCAACCGTGGTAATCTATCATTGTGGTGGTGTTTCTTAAACCACATTCGTTACTTCTTCGTGATGGCTCGTCAGTTAGGTAAATCTAGCTCGATTGACAAGATTAGCGAATGGTGTCTGTTCTTCTGGACAGACATGCGTATTTTTCTATTAACCAAAGACAGTAAACTTAGGGCTGAAAACATCAGGAGAATACAAAACTCTTTTAGACGTTATCCCTATTACTTAAATCCATTAACCAAACTGGATGCGGATAACAGTGAGTTAATCACCGTTAAGAAGAGGAACTGTTACCTAAATACGGGCATCGCTCAAGCTCAACCAGAAAGTGCTGAGCGTGTAGGTCGTGGTTTTAGTAGCCACGTACTCTTGCTCGATGAGGCGGCATTTTGCCTTAATCTAGCGCTAAGTTTCAATTCAGCTTCAGCCTCTCAGAATGCGGCGATTGAAAAGGCAAGGGAAGCTGGAATGCCTTACGGCTGTGTGATTGCTACTACAGCTGGTTCTAAGGACACTGATTACGGGGCTTATGCTTATAAGCTCTATAGTGAAGGTTGTCCTTGGACAGAAGAGTTGTTAGATTGTAAAGATGCGGAAGAATTAGAGAAAAGAGTTAGAGCTGGGTCCAACCCAATGTCAGCTATTGCTAAGAATGGGATTTATGCGGTAACTGGTGTGTTCTCCCACAAACAGCTAGGTAAAGACGATGCTTGGTTGTCTGAAAACGCATCTCGTGCCGGTGTTACTGGCGCTAACTTGTTAAAAGACTTCCTTAACGTTTGGGTATCCGAAATGGAATCTTCTCCATTCAATGTAAAACAAACCCAGATGATGAAAGTAAGTGAAATGGAGCCTCAGGCTCATGATGCCTCTGGCTATATCCATGTTAAATGGTATTACACCGCACATGAAATTGATAAGATCATGAATGAAAAACCAGTCGTAATTGGTATTGATAGCTCTAACATGGTGAATAACGACAATAGCTGTCTGGTATTCGTTGACGCTACTAACCTAGAAATCATTGGTACAGCTTCTGTTAATCGAGTGAATTTGTATAAGTTCTCGCAGTGGTTAAGTGATTTCATGATAAAATACCGTAAAGTCATGATTATCCCAGAGAACAGAAGCAGTGCTCAAGGCATCATTGATTATCTAATTGAAACCTTACCTGCCCATGGTATTGATCCCTTTAGACGTATTTTCAATACCATTGTACAAGAGAAGTCTTCAGACCCACGTAAATTCCAGTTAATGGATTCTCATCCTAACCGAATGAATATCGCTAACCAACACCGAAATACCTTTGGTTATACTACGTCTGGTTATGGTAAGTACTCTCGTGATAACCTCTATAACGAAACGTTATTTAGAGCGATTGACATTTCCGCTGATAAGCTAAAAGACAACCAATTGATTAATGAACTATTGAGTCTAGTGATTGTAAATGGACGAATTGACCATCCTAAAGGGGGTCATGATGACATGGTGATTGCTTGGTTATTGGCTTGTTGGTTTATCTTTAATGGTCGTGAAACTGGTTATTACGACATCAATAGAGGTCGTTTCTTAAGTGAAGTGGCTTTTGCAGGTGAAGTACTAGATGCTAAGACGATACTGAAGAAGAGAGAACAAGATAACTTAAAAGAGCACATTACTGCTCTTTATAACGAAATGAGTAATACGGATAACTACTTCGAATTTGCTAAATTGGAGAAAGAGATTCGTTACTTAGAAAGTAAGTTATCGATAGAGAACAGAGAACAGATGAGTATCTCTGGCATGATTGACGATTTGAAGGAAGGGAAGAAACTCACTACTTTAAGGAAACAACCCAATATGGTTAATGACATTATTGAAGGTTTAACTGATGTTAATACCGATTCATTGGGATTGAATCCTTACAATAATAGGGACGTTTCTCGATTTGAAAACCTATTGACAGGTACCGGTAATAGTAGGGGATTAGACCTAGATTACTGGTTAAGTTAATGGTAAGACAGACTAATACACTCCTCTACCCTCGCAACAGGGGTAGAGGAGTGTATATCGTCTTTTTCATCAACTACTACGAAAGGAGTCTCAACGATGTTGTTTATGGGAAAACTGACAACCGTTTTGCTTGTTTATCTTAGAGGATTTATCGTGAATAACCGAAAAACAATTCCGTTAACAAAACAGCTAATCACGACAGACAAACGACCTCTTTATAGGAACCATCCGGAACCGCCCCGGACTGTTCTTTTCATAGGGTATTGAGTCCCATTTCTTTTATCAGGCAATCAATACCGGCAAGGGTGACAATGACAAATAGAGGTCATTATCGGTGGTATTGATGTACCAGAGAATAATAGGTGTAGCGGTAGCCGGAATATCGAAAGGAATGGTTAAATCTTCATTCCACTTACGAATCGGGAATTCGATGCTGTTGTCCCCCCAAATGATTTTAAACATATTGGGTTTAGGTGCATTAGGTTCTCGATTAGTACGATATTGCGGTAAGGTAGTGTAGTAGACTTTGTTCAAGAAGTCATCTAGGGTAGTACAGCTATTAGCGATATTGATTACATTGCTATTGGTAGCAATGGATTTCACTAAGAGGTGTAAACCTTTACCGTAGGCTGGGTTTTGATAAGCTTCAAAACCAATCTCCCACCTATCATCAGTCTGGTCAGCTGCATTTCTTAAGAAACGCACGTCTACCTGTTGTGGGTGTACGTATTGTCTAAAGGAGTTATTGATGGTCCCTAAGTCAATACCTACGTTCAGCTGTTGAGTAGGTCCGTAGAGCTTACCATTGAGCTGCTGGGTAGGGGAGTTACGGTTGATGTACACGCTATTGGTTACATTATAGAATTGGTTTCTATCTAAGGTAAACAGATACCAATCCAATTGCCAGCCAATATTGTCATTCACCCAACGAGGTACAGGATAGAGTTTCACTGAGTAAGAACCATCTCTCTCGATAATGGTGTACTGGTAAGAACGGGTAATGAAGTAACGGTTGTTGTTATTCACTACGTGTACAGACTTCTCGTTATTAGCCAGATAGTACTTCAGTACCAGAGTACCTTTAGAGGTTACAGTAGATTCGGAAGCTCTATCTAAGTAAAGCAATTCGAATTTATTACCATCTACCGGATAAGTCATGGTAGAACCATCGGTATAGAAGACTTTACCCATTAGGTTAATGGAGTCTTTTAAGATGTTCTCTGGGATTAAGAGATTGGTTTCATCGCTAGAATCAATGTAGAATGATTCTAAAGAGATAGCAGAAATGAATTTATCTGCATCGGATACGTCTCTTAAGAGAGCAGATTTCTCTACAATGAAGTTGGTTCTAGAGAGTACACCACCTTTATCATCGTACACTAAGATAAGAATCATCTCACCTTCTTCTAGACGATGAGAGGTATAGAAGGGAGGTAAGAACCACTGGGTGTGTAGATTTGGGTCTTGCTGTAGGATAGGTTCTAATGGAATGGCATTAGAAATCGGATTAAAGGAGGAATCGTACCTTACTGAAATCGGTGTACCACCAGCTCCTGCTACGGTACCTTTAAAGGCAATAGCGTGGTGAGGTAAACTGCCCTGGATATGGAATTGAGCCGGTACAGTGAGCGTAGGACGAATCACGGAGTCATCGTAGAAGATTTGTCTGGCACACGGGGTAGCTAGCGTACCACCAGCAAAGAAACGACCCATTTCAGTAGTCGTTAAGTCATTGGTAGTCGATTTACTCAATTGTACCAAATCGGGTACCAGGGTAGTCGCATCAATGCTGTTTACTCGATAAACGATTAAGGTATTGATGTCTTCTACGAAGTCATTGACTTTAGGTACGTATTTGTTGTTACCTTCCTGACCTAGGAAGATATCGTGTAGAGCCCATCTTCTCCAGACTTGTGTTTCGTCTACAATAGGCGGATAACCGTCTGTACCCACAATGGGTGCAGGGCCACCAATCCCTCTGGAGTAAATAGGTAGGTTAGACTGAGGCATGTTGAATATACTCCCGAAATAAGAAAGTACTACCTTACTCACCAAAGTAAGGTAGTGACTTTAGATAAACATTAATCAGAAACAGTGGTGTCTAATCGGATACCCGAATGACGTGAAACGCCATGAGAGTGTCTAGTCAGACACTCGAATGAAGTGAGAAGTCTCGATAGCATTATCGTAGAAGACTTCTACTACCCGCCTAAAGAACCTAGCTTGATGGAAGTTCAATGTGGTTACTACTCTTCGATGGGTAGGGTGAATCACCACGTGTTTAAAGGAGATGGATTCTTTTCTATAGTAAGGGTCTACCTTAAATAGAGAACTATACTTAGTGGAAATATAGTTAATCAGCTCCTGATTAGTAAAGAACCTATCCATTGGAAAATCGACTTGTTTCTTCTCTAAGTCATGTAAGAGTTTACTTAACAGAGGAGAGAAGATTTCGTATTTACCAATAATAGCAGGACTGCTGCTAAATGACTCTTCTTCGATGAACTGATTGAGGTAGTTAGACACCTTTCTATCGACTTCATCAGATTCTCTCTTGAACTGATACGTGTCTTTAGGATACGTAAACCGTTTCGGTACTACCACATCTCGAATCTCGTAGGGTTTACCCTCTAGATATTCTTTTCTCTCTTTCATCTCAGTATTGTCTTCACTGAATCCTACTTTGGATTTATCCATGATTCCATTACCGATTTTAATCAAGAAGTTCTTATCTTCGAATATCTCGTATTGCTTATTGCGAGAGACGCGATAGTGATTAACGTAACCTACCTGACGATTGGTTTTAATACCAGTTAGAATGGATTCACCATTAATGGTTTCGGTAGCAGGGAAAGCCATCATTCGGTAGGTGATCTTCTGCTTCATGCTAAACGGATTAATACTGCCTTTGTTAACAATCACCACATTGGGGAAGTCTACAAAGTAGTCAATACCTTCAATTAAGGCACTGCCGTTTAAGAAGACATCAAGAAAACCATAAGGCACTTCTGCTCGTTTACCGGATACCTTACCACCCACTGCAATGTGGTGGTTCATGGTGAACTGCAGTAAACCTCTACTGATATCGACCTCAATATCCTGACAAAGGAACTTCTTATCAGTACGGATTAAGAAGGTGTATTCCTCCTTACTGTACTCCGCATTGCCTTTAATTAAAACGTTTCGAAGTCCATCAGTATCAGTAATGTAAGACCAAGCATCAGTAGCAGTAACATCTTTCCATTTCTCAGGGTGAGTTTCTAGATTCTTCAAACAAGCGAATACTCGGTGTTCTTGATATTCTGGTACAACTGCCTGTAGTTTACCATAGTGGTCTTCAGGCTGACGGGTACCGATACCAGAGACGAATTCTACTAACTTAGTATCTCGATTTACTACCGGATACTGATTCACGTTCTCTAATCGTCTCCACATCAGGAGTTTACCTTCACTATCGTATTCGAATACAGTCACGAGTTTACGATAGGAATAAGGTACATCGACCAGATAACCACCTAGACCATCACTAATGAATTCTTCATGCGAATGAACAGATAATCCAGTATAGTAAGTAGCCGCATTATAACCATAGGCATCCTGTACCTCTTCTAGGTTACAAATAGGCTTAGGTTTACTAATCAGCTTCATTAGAGGAGAATTCTCTAGGTTATCAGCACGCCATTCGTCGATATTACTTCTTAAACCTTGTAATGCCGCTACTCTATTAACGTAAGGTAAACGATTGAGTTCGTGAATACGGTTAGCATTGTACGGCATCTTCTTATTACCAAACTGCTTACGGTAATAGACTTTAAAGGTTAAGTTAGCAATCTGTTCGTCGAATAAGTCTTGGTGGGCAATCAGGTGTTCAGATACGAGATTAGTCGAAATCGAGTAATCACTATTGGTTACCTGACGGATATTAGAGACGTGATTACGATGAAGCAGTAATCCGTTAAATAACAAAGGGGTCTTTTTCGGATAAGCACAGAGGTAGAAGTCGCAGTCATCCAGGTATTCCAATACATTGTCTTTATAAGACTTATCATGCGTAATAAGGTATTTTCGAATACCATCGGCTTTAGATTTAAAGGTAGGGAGCTCCCCTAGCTTGACTTCAATCGCTTTAATTAAGGTAGAATCGTAGATGATTTCTACAATATCTCCTTCCAGTACATTGGATAGGTAGTTAGTATTGTCTACTAAATACCCATTATGGTAAGTCAGCATGGCACCAGACTTACCATTATACTGGTTAAAGAACTCTACCAGTTTGTGCTTATCACTAGCAATCTTTACTTTCACGTAAACCACATCTGCCTTCTCTTGAGATAAACCTCTTTGGTCTACTCTTTGTAAAGCATTGCGGTAGGTTCTAAAGTATAGAGGGGAGTTGTTCATGTCCCACTGAATCTTTAAATCCTCTTTTACGATGAAAATGACATTCTTCTCTACCGTTAAAGTGAAGAAGACATGGGATAGCGGTACATTGATACCATCTTGGGTGTAGAAGTTGAACACAATACCGGTTTGTTTACAGTATTCGTTCATTGGAATCCAAGTAGAGCGTTCAGTCCACTCCAGTAAGGGAAGATTATAAATGTCTTCGTATACCTGACCTATCATGTAGGCATGATACCTATCTTGTTTAGTAGGTAGCTGGTAATCCTCATGAAAGACTTCTACATGGTTTCTTGCTCCTCCAAACGGAGTCACTCTTGCGAGTTTATTCCAGGTTTGGTTATCCTGCCAAGGAGCAGCCCACATGTTGTAGATATAATGTCCGACTAAGTAAGGTGTACTTAATTCAGTCATTTCAATTCTCTCCAGTATACTCCGCTAGGTTTTTATCCCTAATGGAGTACAGTGTTCTTACTCAGGATTAGCCATAGAGGTAACAGACAGGATAAACTGACTTCTGTCTCGAGTAAGGTTCTTCATGGCAATCTTAGTCAAACCAGCATTCTTAAATACTGGCTCACTCAGGCACATGACCAAAGTAGCCACGAATGAAGGAATGTGTTCAATAGAGACAGCCAAGAGCTGTTGTTTCTCCAAACCAATCCAAACAGAGGAATTCAGGTTTTTCGCTACTACGGTGTAGAATAAACCTAAATTGAGTTTCTGTAATGCAGGGTTGGTAATCTTGCTTTTCACTACTTCTAAGAACTCTTCTATATTATCGAAAGTCGCACCATCAATATAGCGAACAAAGAAATTAGAAGGAATACCGGTATCTCGAGCGAGTTTAGCAATCACTGCTTGTAATTCCATATCGCCAATCACTTCTTGTTCACTCAACATGGAGTAGTACATCCAAGCTGAGAGGACTTTTAAGATAATGATTTCTTCGCTATTGAGGCTAAAAGCCATGGAAATGGAATTGGTGATTAAATCAGTATAGCTTCTCAATACACCGGTAGGCAATGACTTAATCATGCGAGGACCATTTTCCAGTACTTCACTGGTGATGGCTGCACGTAAAGTCTGTAAAAGGTAGAGTGAACGGTTAGCTACCGTATACTCACCTTCTCTATTCTCACGAACAAAAGCCGTTAAGTCTACTGCTGTGTAGACCAAACCTTTTACCGTTTCTACCAGCAAAGGGTGATCGAACTTGTTAATCACGTCGTTAGGGTAGATGTAAATGGTTTTGTTGGTTTCGTTGACTTTAATCCAGTTGTAGCCTCGACCCATGACCCGTCGAATAGCCTGTTCCGTGTCTTTTACGACAAAGTGTTTACCTACCGTAGTGTGGTAAGGTGAGATTTTAATAGACATGTCTTGTTGTCCTTTAACAAAAAGAATAAATAATCGATTACTTACTACTTAATATACTCTACGTCTAGAGTTCATAGCTTTTCTTCTTATTAAGCTCCAGTAAATATTTCCGTTACGACTTTATGCCGGGTATTAATAATTCGATACTATGAATATTGCGCTTAGCGTGTGTTCTTTTTGTTTATTACCCTGTGTTTTCAGCAGGTAATAAAGACATTTTCGAAAATGTTTTAAGCAGTAATAAATTGATTAATTTTTGTTTGTAACGGAGATTATAATCCATGGATATTTATATTTCCAATGCAACGCCTGCTAGTTTTCACTTAGGTACGAAAGACCTATCAGGCCGTGCACAAACCGTGGTCGATGTACCACGCGCTCCGCTGCTCTCTTACATTCCTTTTTACGCTGAAAAGGGACCGACTGAAGAAGTCGTAGTAGACGGCGCGGCATTTAACGTATTGTTCGGTTCTAAAACACTAGACCCGATGGAACCCTACTATAACCACGCCTCTGTATTCCTACAAGGTATTCTGCAAGACGCTGGTACCGTGATCGCTAAACGTATTGTACCGGAAGAAGCCAACAAACTGGCCGCCTTGCGTTTGTCTATCGAATACTACGAAACCGAAATCGAAATCGCAGAACGCGATAGCCAAGGCCGCTTCAAACTCGGTCAAGGTGGTAAGATTGTTACTACCGGTGTAAAAGCCCCTGGTGTACACTATCGTTTCGTGGTCTCTCCGATCCCTTACGTAGACCAGCAGATTAACCGTAAGACTGTATCCATCTTCCAATTCGGTAAAGGCGCAGAACAAGACGTAGTGGGTTATGTAGGTCCGAATGGTGAGAAAGCTAAACGTGTACCGTTGATGGACTTTGCTGTGTCTTCTCCTGGTGCTTGGGGTAACCTGGTAGGTGTTTCTGTCTGGGCTCCGACTACTGAAGATGCTGCTCCCCTGAACATCAATGCGTACAACGATACCCATTCTTATCCTTTCCGCATTTCTGTTAAAGCCAAAAAGACTCCGACCAGCAATGGTACAGTAGTCACCAGCCTGAATGGTGCTCGTGAATTGGATTTCACCCTGAATCCTTCTGCTCGCTCTAAAGCAGGCTTGGCTTACGGTATTGGTGAAACCTTCATCAAGAACTACAACAACTTGAAACCGGAAGTCGCTACTACTCCTCCGACCATTGGTCACTTCGATAAACTGCACGTTTATCAGCGCAATATCGATGCTCTCTTGGAGAAATTCATTACCAAAGAGACCGATACTGGTTTGTTTGGTGATTTCTCTGGTTACGATGTATCTCGTCGTGCTACTGAGAAATACCTGTTTAACTTGTTTGGTGCCACCTATACTGATGGTGCGCCTTACCAGACCTTCCGTTACGAAAAAGGTGACGAGTCTACTCTGGCTGCCGGTGAGAAGATTGCATTGATGATTGAATCTGAAATGCTCTCTGCTTCTGGTGGTTTGGATGGTGAGATGAGTAACTTGGCATTCGAGAAAGCTGTAGACGCTATTCTTGACGAGTTTGCTGATGTAAACTCTAAATACCAAGACTCCACTACCTTCAACGACTCTACCTTCTGGGATACCGGTTATTCACTGGAATTCAAACGCAGCATTGGTCGTTACCTCTCTCAGCGTAAAGACCGCTGGGTAGGTGTTACTACTCATTCTTGGGAAGACGTGAATATTCCGACTCCTCTGGAAGAGAATGCCCGTTTGACTTCTATTGTAGCTCAGCTGAAAAACTTCCCTGATTCTGCCCTGTTTGGTACACCTTGCTACCGTGCAGTAGTAGTAAAAGGCAGTGGTTTGTTCTTGGACTCTGTGTCTACCTACAATAAACGCGTACCGGTATTGTACGAATTGGCTCGCATGACCACTAAATACTGGGGTAATACCTCTGGTCGCGCAGCTATCCGTTACGACTTCAGCGAAGGCGATAACAACTACGTTAAATACCTGACTGATGTATCCAATCCTTGGGTACCCTATCAGGTACGTAACCGTGCTTGGGCCTCTGGCGGTATGTGGGTAGAGCGCAGTGAATCTGGTAAACTCTACTTCTCTGGTATCCGTACCATCTTCGAAGATGAGTCTTCTACCTTGATGAACTACCGCATCATGCTCTACCATGTAGAGTTGAATAAAATCGGTGCTGAACTGCAACGTCGATTCTCCGGTAAAGACTGGGATGAATTGCGTCTGAAACAAGAAGCTGAAGCCTGGTTCTACAGCCAAGTGAAAGACAACAAATTCGGCGGTAAGATTGATGTAGAGGGCGAACTGTACTTGACTGAGATTGATAAAAACAAATCTTGGGCTTGGCACTTTGTTGTACGTGTATACGGCGACAATATCAAGACTGTACAGACCTTCTACTCTGAAAACTATCGTCGTTCTGATAAACCTGACAACTTTAACGGTATTACTAGCTAAATCCTTAGCTAAACTACCTGAGAGATTCGGTTTAAAAAGGTCTTTCTAGTATCCACTAGAACACATTGAATTGGTATACACTACCGCCTACCCTAGTAACAGGATAAGCGGTAGTGTCATTGAATTGAAAAATACTTTTAAGTAAAGGAAAACACAAATGGCTCGTGTAGAACCAGTTTTCATGACTAAAGGTAATGGTGGTTTTGCTGATGGGATTCAGTCTCCTGTTTCCCATTTAGTAGAAGGCGGTATGTTTGGTTATGCCAAACAGTGGCAGTCTTGGGTAAACAACCACCAATATACCTCTCGTCCCCTTATTAGTTTCCTGCTAGAGGCTCCGTTAGGATTCAAGCTTCTGCCGGATGCTAAAACCAATATCGCTATTCTGCGTAACTTGGTGGAAACCATTCGTCACCGCATCACTGGTTTGCAATACAAACTAGAGGTCAACGTAGAGAATGGTCAAGACTTTGGTAAATCTGGACAGAAATACGAAGTATTCACCAACGTAACGGAACAGCAACCTACGGTATCCTTCAGCTTCTGGGAGCGTCCTGGCTTAGCCATTACCCATTACATCATCTACTGGATTCGTATGTTGATGATGGACCCTGAGACCAAATACGCTGCTATTGGTACTGTAGCGGGCACTGAAGCCTACGACTCTATGCCTGACATGTACTCTGCAGCCATGCTCTTTGTAGAGCCAGACGTTTCTGGACGCAGAGTAATCCAAGCATGGTTGGGTATCAACATGTGGCCGAAAATGTCTCCGGATAATGAAGCCAGCTTCGATAGCTCTAATCCGTCTCAGACTCGTGAAATCCAGATTGACTTCTCTGGTGTATATCAGTACGGTCCTGGTGTAGACTACTTCGCCCAGAAGTTTATGGACAGCATTAAGTTGATTGGTGCTGACCAGTTCCATCAGAAAGCGGCTATTGACGGTATTGATGCTATGGTGGCTACCAGCACCCAGAGCTACAGCTCAACCATCCGTAACGTATCTGCTAGTCAATTCCGATAATTCGGTATATTGTACTCTACTCTCTACTCCACTAAGGGGTAGAGAGTAGAGTATTCTATTATCGCTCTAGTCTTTCACTAGGTAAGAGACTAGGGCACTCGTAGAGTGAGCTATATTTCGTTTATAAGCCCTTTCAATCTGTTAGGTATACTAGGGTATACCCTATAGTGTTAATCGCTCTATACGAGCTTCTATACGCCAGTAAACACTACTCTACTATCTTACCCTTATCAGTATCTGGTAATTAGACTTCATTTCCTCTAGAAACTCATTGAGAAAGTCTATATCAATATCCATGTTGAAGTGTAAGTAAACCTGTTCTCTCTTAGCTGTTTTCTTTATTAGAATGATTTGGATGTTGTTTAGAATGACTTCAGTAGGATAAGTTAGAATAGGTAGAGTAAGAGTGATTCTGTCTAATAGGTTGTTAACTGTTAAGGTAAGACCATTGGATAGGAGTTCTGTAGAGAGGTTATTCCTCTCTCTAGACTTGTTAGTTAGCCTTAGAGTAAGCTCAGTATGGATTAGCTTGTAGATGATTATATTCTTTACTAATAAAGCGTATTCCCTTCTAGAGAGAATAGGTACTTTTTCTAATGCTAATCGCTCTTTAATTAGAGTAAATCTGGTACTCTCATTAAAGGTTTTAATGATGTCTTCGGTTACCAAAATCATGGTGTTACTCCCTTGGTTCTTTTATGATAAAAGTCAAGTAATTGACTAAGTATAGAGGAATGATAATTTACTAGTCCTTTTAAGGTATCAATTACTCAAAAATCTCTCGTATTGACGGGTGTATTTAAGGTATTTATAGTGTTCTAGTTTGGTGGATTATAATATTATTAATTATATCGGAACGAGAGAACACCTGTTCTAGGTGTCTGTCAATGTTAATATATAGCAGTGCCAACAACATACCCTAAGTTAGTTAAAATACTGATAACACCACCTTCATTTCCCTATACTGCAAAAACCCTATTTTCCCCATAAACTGAAAAAAAAAGAAATACCCTACCCTAGAGTATACACCAGTCACAGAGCGCTCACTCTGTCCTAGTACACGGATACCTTAGAGTAGGGTGGAGTTTCCATTAGCTTCTTCCTTACCAGAGAGTCAACCAATGAAAATAAAACAAGAGCTCTCCTCAATTGAGCTCAAATATAACCAAAACCATAATAGGGAAGAGAATACGGACAGAGTGACCGATAACTACAATAAGAAAACAAATCTAATACACTACCTAATCAATCACTTACCCAAACACTCCCTACTAAAACAATCTCTCCTATCCCTTAATCGTGAAGATATAAAACGTCTTACTCTAGAGTACTTACGTGATAAAGTAAAAGAAATCCTAATCCGTAAATACAAAAGAGAGAAAGAGAGTAAGAAGACTAGAAAAGAAAAGATTAAAAGAGACAGTAAGGACTACCTAGGGATTACTCAAGAGAAAACCTACTATCTCAATACCCCATATGGACAATACCCCATTCACTACCGTAACCCACTAAACAAATGGGCTTACCAATATCACTGCACTGAAGCCAAAATGAGTAAACAACTCCTCAGCTACAACTACCTAAAGATTAAAACGTTGATTAGATACCTGTTTAGTCAATATAGCAAAGTATACGTTAGTAGACTAGACTTTCACTTTAAAGAAGAAGACTGTAGGGATTTAGATAAAGTAAACTGGATGTTTAGCAAGCTACTAAAAGAAACATTGAGTAACGATAAAGGGTATTTAGGCTACATCTGTAGCAGAGAGTATAGCGAGACGGAAGGTATCCATTTACATTGCTTCTTGTTCTTAGATGCTCGTGTATACCGAAATATCGGTGGTCTGTACAATACGATTAAAGAGAAATGGCTACGAATGGGTGGTAAAAGCGTATACAATCGTGAATACCAGAATACCTTACCTGACAGAAATGGTGTGTTAGGAGTAATCCATTACCATCAGCTAGACAAGATATTCAAGCTAATACACGTCAGTAAGTACTTCTTGAAGAATCTGAATGAAAGGGAATGGTTAGTACGATTAGGTTACAATAGCAATCGTAGACTATTGACTAGCTCGCACATAGGTGACAAAGTGGACCTAGCTACCTTAAACCAGATAAACTACAATCGAAAATGGTTAGTAGACTACAGCTGGTTAGACAAGATTAAGCTCTCTAAAAACGAAAGCTTTAAAGACCTAATCGACACCAGTGAATACGTAATCGAAAACCAGTACTGGCTAGACTAGAGAGACGGAGTTATAATCAGCGCAGTAAGACGGAGCTAAGTTACTAAATCATCGAAGATACACTTTTCTTAGTTAGAAAAGAGCTTATTTCTCTTAAATAGCTTCGTAAATACGAATAGATTTAGCTAGTTTAGCTTACCCCATCTACTAGGAAAAGGAGTATTCTGAATATATACCAGCTAGAAGGATAGGCCTCTATCCCCACTAACTACACTACCTAAACCAAAAAAAACAAATAGCACTAAAGCACTACCTCTCTGCCCTCAGTACTGAGGGCAGAGAGGTAGTGCTTACTGTCTTACTACTCTTTACTACCAATTAAAGGTTCAATTGGGTTTTAAAAGGCTTTTCCCTATTCACTTGTACAGAAAAGAGATTAGACCTGATTACTCCTTCTACTGAGAGGTAATCTAAGTCTACTTTTACTAAAGTCTCCTTAGACACTGAAGCTTGAATCACTACGGTCACTTTCTCAATCAGCTGATTCAGTAGCTGCAAGTGCCCTTTACCGCCTACTCTCAATTCAGCTCCCTCTAATGAGATAAGCTTACCTTGATAGGCTAGAGAGAATTTAGCTACCTCTACCTTGTTCTCTTCGATAAGAGAGATAATCTCATTCTCCAGAAGAGTCACTAACTCTCCTCTAAGAGACTCCTTCTCCTCCACGATAGAGCGACGGATAGACTTTCTCTTTCCTGCTACCTTTTCCTTTACCGACTGATAGTGAAAGTTTATAGCCAGATTCTCTAAAGTAGGCTGGTACTTATCCCCATTACGGTAAATCACACAGGACACGCCATACTGGTCTAACATCGCTCTCTCTTCCCCCTTACCAAAGGCATAGAGCACTAACACAGCTACCGGTAACCCTAAGTAAGATACTCGACCACTCTTATCCACTACCTGCAAGGAGAAGCGAGGAAGATTATTCTTTCTCTTAGAGACCTGACTCACCAGAGAGATTCGTCCACTATCCACTCCTTTCATGTTACCCAATTGAGAAATCAGATAGCGTTTCACTAGCGTGTAGTCTTTAGCATAGCTAGCTGGTAATACCAATTCACGATACCCCTCCCCCACTACTTCAGTAGGATGCTTAATCTCCTCTTCAGGATCACTCGTATAGAGATTAGACAAGTGTACATTAGCTCGGTTAGCATCTCTATAGCCTACACAGCTAAACTGATATTGATCAATCCTGCGTCTATCCTCATCAGTCCCGAAGGTATAGAGCATGAGCAAAGCACAGATAATCGAATTAGAGCGAGGTTGTTTGGTAATCGGGTCAATACAGTAAATCGATACTCTGGCAGCTCGATTCATTCCCTTACTGCGCTCAATATCCTTCAAGAGCTTGTGTCTAGACTGATTATAGACAGCTCCTGTTTCGTTAATCAGGTAATCGAATACCGGAGTCCCTTCCTTGAGAAAGTACTGAGGAAAACGAATAGGCGTCCATCCCTCTTTAGCCTTTACCTTAGCTTTAGCTGGAATGACTTCTAATCCATTCACCTCTAGAGGCAATACCACAGGAGGAGTAGCTTCTACTTTCACCACAGGTTCAGCTCTAGCTAAACCCTCTAGCATCTCTTCTGCCCTCTCTACTACCAGAGAATCAATCATGGGTTTCAGTTTCACCAAACACCCATTAATCTCTTCAATCACTGCTTCCTTCAGGTAAGGCTTTAAGGACTGATACTCCTTTAGCTCTTCTTGTAATAGCTCAGCAATCACTGAGACCTTAGTCCCAATATTCATTTTAGATTTCCTTTACACGTGTACATTAGAATAAAAACAAAAGTATAAGAACCAATACGTCTATTGATTCACCTTAGTGATATAGGTCTATAAACCAATAGATTGTAATCCCTACTAAGCAAATAAACTAGAAATGCTCAGGAAGGCCTCTAGCTTCGCTTTATAGCTCGATGAAACCATTTCATGATGGTTTGCCTATCCTTACCCCTTAATCGCTCTATAAACGCATTCTGACGCAATCTAGCACTATCTGTATTTTCAGCATTACTCTAGAATACCCTCACTATCCCTCTCTTCTCTTTTCTCTCTAAACAATACCTAGTCCCCCTTAGACTAGTTTGATTTCGGTTTACTAACGTAGTCAATGAGTGCAGTAAACTGCACGGAGTTAATGGAGTACGAATGCAATGAGACCAGATGTATTACTAGATCTACTGGGTATCGATAATGAAGATGTCCCTAAGCTAGATGAATGTAACAATAACCAAGACTGTATAGATGCCATCAGCGATAGGATACTGAAGATGTGCAATCTAGGTAAGATTAGCATTACTGAATGTCTAAATTGGTTATTCCTCTATAATCCCTGGGAGCTTAGCTTTCCAGGATTAAAGTACACTAAGCTGAAACAGCAATGGTTAGCAGGAGAGTTAACAGACATCCCTGATGAGGAAGCCTTACTGAAGTACCAACAAGGGAAAGTAAAAGAGTTTAGACGAGTATTGAAAGGTTTACTAATCCTCTTAAAGGAAGGAATCTATAAACTCGATAAACCCTTTCACGAGAAGCTCTTCTTAAACGATAAAGAATCGATTAAGCTAGAGAAACTCGATTACTATACCTGGCTATTAGAAGCCTGTATCCGTAATCAATACCACAGCTACTCTCTATATGGATTACCTAATCCCAATAGAAAGGGAAGGGATTACATGGTGTCCTTACTGGTAGAATACCTGAAAAATAATCCTATTTTCCGAAAGGAAATAGAGGAAAATAGGTCAGTGAAGAGCTGTTCTGTCTGTAAGACAGGTTAGCGATGAGCTAATGGATTGTTTAGAGAAAGATTAGAGAATGAACCTAATGGAGAGAACAAATGCACGAACGTAGTGAGTTCGTGAACGAGCGAAATGGAAACGTAGTCAGTGAGTACAGCTCACTGTACGAACTAATGGAGAGAGTGAATGAATGCATTGATTGACAAAATGGCTAGCCAGATAATAGACTTAACCGGAGGAGGTGGATTTGATAACCTGACTTCCACTACTCGGTGGATATTAGGTGCCATGCAGGCTGGTGATTTAAAAGCCCATTGTTTCTTAGTTAATCAAGGCCAGATATTTAAACAGAGATTGAAAGCGCTGTATGCCCTACTAGAAGAATGGAAGGACCAATACCCGGATAGCTACAGAGAAGTCTTCTTAGCAGAGGGATGTGTACCCTGTCAGCCTTTAGGGGATGCATTAGACTGGATAGACATGATCTACCTCTTAGAGGATGAAGAAACAATAGCTGAGAAGACAGAAAAGTACGCATTATCAGTAGAGGAAATCCGATACACCAATAGCCAATGGGTATCCCTCTTGATGCAGAATGCTAAGTACAAAGAAACCCTAATGACCCAATTAGTGGATATGGCTAAACGCGTATCTGAAGATATCCGTAAGACCTTTACTGAAGTCTCTACATCAGAGACCATAGAGGTTTTAACACAGGAAACACAGAAAGCTTTAGAGGGTATTGAACCCCAGAAACCAATAGACGTGGTCTACGTTGAGTTCGATCAATCTAAACAAAAACTATCCTTTAAAGAGAAAGAAGGAATGAACACGAAAGAACTGGATGAAATGGACAAAATGGAAGTCCAGACATTCTATACCAGGGATTACAAGGATAACCTTATCAGCGAAATAGCTGATACCGTTATGGAATTGAAAGAGATAGCTGAGCTACCCAGAGATGCTTATATCGTCCTATTCTTCTTAAAATGCTTTAAAGTAGAAGACTTCAGTAAACTCACTGAAGAGAAAGTACCACTATTCAAGGCTAAATTGAAAGAACTCTACGAACAAGTAGAGAGATGGAAAGAGATTGACCCAGTAGTCTATGCTTCTGTATTCCAGTACGAGAGAAGTGTCTCTTACCCTAATCTAGATGAACTGTACGAACTCGTTGATTTACTGGTACACCAAAACCATAACCCCTACAGTGGTACGATTACCTCTACTCTCGATACAGAAGAGATTAAGGTAATTGAGTATACTTACCTTAGCTGGGTAGCGGAATTACAACGCTGTAATGAGCGCTACGCTAAGCGGTTTATAGAGTACTGCGAACGTAATTTAGAAGGAGTAAGCAATGAAACACTTGGCTGAATTAGTAAGACACTTAGAAGAGAACAGAAACCTAGAAGTAGGTGATCAGTTTCTCATTAGAGGCAGAGAAACCATTATTCGGTTAAGAGACAAAACCAGCAATACCGTAACAGAACACCTAGTGGATAACTATGGTTTTAGATTAGATGTTATTGTTAGCAAACTGTTACCCTTTTTCAGTAAGAAGGCTCAAGAAACAGCTGGTCCTCTATTGGCTTAAGTAGAGAGACATCGCAGTGAGCGAGTAATTGATAGAAACGAATGGATGACTTTAGTTAGGAGTGAAATGGAATGTCAATAAGCGTATTTAACACTGAAGTGAAGAACACCTTACAGGACCCTATGTTCTTTGGTCCTCAGGTAAACACTTCCAGATTCGATGTCAACAAGTACCCCATCTTTAACCAGTTGACTGACCTACAGCAGTCATTCTTCTGGAGACCAGAGGAAGTCAATCTGTCTAAAGACGTATCGGATTTCAATAAATTAAAGCCGCATGAGCAGCACATTTTTACCCAGAATTTATTGTATCAGACCCTGCTCGACAGTATCAACGGTAGAGCACCCGTACTGGCACTGCTCTCTATTTGCAGTTTACCAGAGTTAGAATCCTGGATTTTAGCTTGGACATTCTTCGAAAATTGTATCCATTCTAAGTCCTACAGCCACATTATTCGAAACGTTTATACTAACCCCACTGAGGTACTAGACGGAGTCATTGAGTCTCCCGAAATCATTGCTCGTGCTGAGAATATTGCCTTATATCAGGATAAACTCATCAACCTGGTATTGAAGTACGATAATGAAGAAGACGAAGAGAAAAGAAAAGCCATGGTACCTGAAATGAAGAAAGCCTTATTGATTTTCTTCTTTGTGGTACTCATGCTAGAAGCAGTACGTTTTTACATTAGTTTTTCATGCTCTTGGGGATTTTCCGAGGGAATGAAGCTAATGGAAGGCAATGCTAAGATTATTAAATTTATCGCCCGTAAACAGATTCGTTGCGGCTTCTACCAGTGATGGTAGTCGAACAACACCACTAAACGGGGAAACTCTCATTTCACGATAATGAGACAATCCCGTGCTAAATCGGTATCCAGTATACCGTAAATGCCTAACGACCATCGAAAGTACCTTCCTCTGTATTACCGTACAGGGTAAGGGTAAACGAGTAGAGTAGGGTACGAGTGTACTCGAAACGTGGTGGTGCTCCTCTTATCAGGAGTACGTGATATGGTCTAGCCCCTATAGTGATATAGGGTTCCCTCTAGTAGGGAGATTTACGTCTAACGAACGTAGATAAATATCAAGCAGACGAAGCGTGTTTGGTTGGTGATACTGAAGTAGCTACACCAACAGGATGGAAAAAGATTAAGGACGTTACCTTAAAAGACCTAGTGTTGCAGTATAATCCAACTAACCACGAGGTGTCTTGGGTAAACCCATTGAAGTTAATCAAGACCAAGACTAATGAGATTCACCATTACAGAAGCAATAGGTTCTCCCAGTCAGTGACACCAGACCACAGGATGGCTAACCTGAGTTTGGCTACTGGTCAAGTGGAGTTCATTGAGTCTAAAGACTTTAAAGTAGGTAAAGGTAGCCTAACCATGTCTTTACTCAGTGGTAAGCTCGTTACAGGCAATAACGATTCCCTTACTCCCGTAGAGAGACTCCTAATAGCGATACAAGCTGATGGTACCACCAGCAAGAGGTATACTGGTGAAATCGTAGGTACTGTCCCTGTGTGGTTTACTTTTGCCAAACAAAGGAAAATCGATAGACTGATTAGTTTGGCTGAGGAGGCTGGGATAGACTGGGTACACCTTAGAACAGAGGAACCTAAGGTATTTAAGAACAGAAGTCCTCGACACACCTACAAATTGAACTTCCCTATCGAGTATCTGGAGAATATAAACCCTAAGAGATTCGATACCTGGGTTAATCTGGAAGATAAGAACGAACAATGGGCTAGGGATTTCCTATCCGAGTTAGTTCAGTGGGATGGTTATATACCAGAGAGCTACCATGGGATGAACGATAATAAGTATAAAGAAATGTACACTTATTACTCGACCACTGTACCGGAGAATGCTGACGTAGTCCAACTGATAGCCGCTTGTGCCAATTTCGGTGTAACTAGGGGTATTCAGGTAGATATACGGAAAGACAGTTACAAGGACGTACACCGCTTGTGGTTGTTTAAAGACAGAACAGCATTCTCTAATAACAGAGTAACTAAAGAGATTGAGTATCTGGATACCGAACAAGACATGTATTGTCTAACAGTACCCACTAGCTCTTTTGTTATTAGACACAATGACAAAGTTTCTGTTACCGGTAATTGTCATACCACGTTTTCCTTACACATGTTGAATATTTTACGCAGCGGACAGGAAGGTAAAGATTACCAAGATTACTACCAAGAGCTTATCCCTACCTTTAAACAAATCGTATTGGAAACCTACGAACAAGAGAAAGCGTGGGCTAAACACTTGTTTAAAGATGGTGCCATTATTGGGGTCAATGAAGCCACTTCTATCCAGTACTTGGAATACCTGATTGATTTCAATATTACTCAAGCAGGTTTAGAACCCATGTTTGGTAGACCCTCTAATCCTTATCCTTGGATTAAGCATTGGTTCAATAGTGATGCTGTACAGGTCACTCCACAAGAGACAGAGATGACCTCTTATGTCCTTTCTCCTGATGGCAACATCAGTGGTGAGGATGTAGAAGAAATGGGTGACATCGAACTTTAGTTCAGTATAGAGATTCTACTCCTTACTCCTCTTTATCGGGGAGTAAGGAGTAGCTCTTATTGTAAACAATACTCGCTGCTCTCCTTAACGGAGAGTATTCTCTTTTTGTTTTTGTTTAATCTCTTCATTACAGAATTGATCAATAATAGTACTAGAGTACTGGTCAGTGGTTTGAGAGCAACACTACTCTCTATTTCTATTTTCTATTTTTCAAAATCTTGATAAGGGGATTTTACAATGAGTTCATTTTCATTAGGTTGTCGTGTATTGAATTTAGGTAGTAGTCTTTGTAACGCTTCCGAATACATTGAGAACGACACATTAAAGAAAACCATGGATCTTGCCGGTACGGCAGCTATTGGTTGGGGTATGGTTGAGATGGTAGCAGGACTCTGTAGTGGTAATGCCTTAATGGCTGCTAAAGGAGCCAGTAATTTAGTACCTGCTGTAGCCAGTGTAAACCTCAGTAGTGTAGGCGACACTCTAACTGATGTAGGTTATGCAGTAGCGGAATCTATCTTCTCACTTTTCGATTAATCTCTAATAAGGAAACCTAACCATGTCTCAATCTCAATCTGAAAATACAAGGAAACGCTATAATAACGGTACTAAGCTTATCTTAGTCAATGAGGTATTGTTTACCAGATACAGCATGGTGAATAAGACTGAACCCATCTATTCAACGAAACCTCGTCTAATCAATGCTTCCCGCATTATTGACGTAGAGTTTAGATTTAAACACTTCACGATACCGATTAGGCCTGATTCCTTAGGTGAAGTCTTCTCTAATGAGCGTCGTTCAGTAGACTGCAGCTTAATCCACCTGGCAGGCAGAAGCCACAATGATAGAATCTGTGTAATTGAAACACCAGAAGAGATTTACAAACTGATTCAGGAAGCTTAAAGACCATGAAAGAAAACATCATCATTATCCCACTCTCAGGTGGGGGTAAAGCTGTCGTTAACCTCAACTACGTAGTGGGTGCTTACCCTATCGCAGGAGGGGTAACCAACATCCTCACGACTGCTTATGTCAATGAGCAACAGGTGAGTTTCCTCACTACCCTTACTCCCGACGAAATCTACGATAAGATAGTGACAAAACCATAAGTATACCTACTCCTCCTCTCTCCCTAAATTGACTAGGGTAGAGAGGAGAGGTATCTATCATTAGCTTGATAATGACAGTGAAGAGCTGTTCTGTCCCAATGGACAGGTTAGTGATGAACTATCATTTACACTAATATAAGCTTTCGTAGAAAGTGTTATTACGCTACGTTAGTAGAGGAGTGAGTACAGTTTACTGTACGAGCTACGGTAGTAATATAAACTATGCTTTAAAGCTTTACGGAGTTACTCACTTTTTCGAGTAATAGTTTCTAATCTACAACATAATAGAGTTTACTCTAAAGGAGCCCAGAGTGGTTAACGAAGAATTAATTAAAGTCAAGAAAAGAGAAGGTCATTTTGAACCTCTAGACATCAGTAAAGTCTCTCGTGTCTTGGCTTTTGCATCCGAAGGATTGAATGTCTCTACTTCTCAGGTAGAAATGAATGCCAGACTACAGTTTTTCACGGGTATCTCGACTAAAGATATCCACGACATGCTAATCAAATCAGCAGCTGACTTAATTGAGGAGGAGTCACCTGATTACGAAATCATGGCAGCCAGGCTATTGAGCTACCAAATGAGAAAACAAGCCTATAGCCAGTATACACCACCACACCTAAACGCACACATTCGCAAACTGATTGCCTTAGGCCGTTACGATCAGGACATCTTAAACCATTATAGCGAAGAAGAGATTAACGAATTGAATGACTATATTGACCATTCAAGAGACGACTTGATTCGTTATGCTGGTTTTAACCAAATCATGAACAAGTACTGTGTTAAGGATAGAGAAGGCAATGTCCCTCTAGAAACTCCACAGTTTATCTTCATGCTGGTACCGATGTACTTGTTTGCTAATGAGAAGAACAACAAACTGCAACAAGTCAAGCAGATGTACGATAAACTATCTCAATTGAAATTGACCCTACCTTCACCCATCATTGCAGGGGTAAGAACCATTACAAAACAGTACAGTAGTTGCGTGATCCTGAGCCCAGAAGACTCTCTGGATGGCATCAATGCGGCTTCTAATGCGATTGTAAAATACATCGCTAGACGAGCTGGTATTGGTTTAAATATTGGTAAGATTCGAGCTAAAGGCTCCAAGATTAGAAATGGGGAAGCTACCCACACAGGGATTGTTTCCTACATCAAGTTATTCGAAGCAGCAGTCAACAGCTGCAACCAGGGTAACTTAAGAAAGGGTAGTGCGACACTCTACTACCCAGTATGGCATTTAGAAGTAGAAGACATGCTCGTATTGAAAAACAATAAGGGTACTGAAAATACTCGTGCACGAGATGTCGACTACGCAGTACAATTGAATAAACACTTCTACGAGAAAGCCCGTAGTAAAGAGAACAATGATTACTACCTGTTCTCCCCTTCCGATGTACCTGGTCTATACGAAGCCTTCTTTGCTGACCAGAAAGCATTCGTAGAGCTCTACGACCAATACGTAGCTGACGAGACCATTCGTAAGAAGAAAGTATCGGCTAAAGAGCTCTTTACCCAAATCTGTATTGAACGCATGTCTACCGGACGCATATACGTTAACAACGTAGACATCATGAACATTAACACTCCCTTCATTCCTGAGAAAGCCCCTATCTATTCAAGCAACCTCTGTTTGGAAGTGGCACTTCCGACTAAGCCTTTACAAACACCTGAAAAAACCAGTGAAGGTGAGATTGCACTCTGTACTTTAAGTGCCATTAACTGCTACAAGTTCTACGATGAACAAGGTAAACTCAACCATGCTGATTTAGAGGAAACCTGTACATCGGCTGTACGTAGCTTAGATGCTTTGCTCTCTTACCAAGACTATCCCGTAGAGCAAGCACGTGAAGGTGCATTGAAGAGAAGAAGTCTAGGTATCTCCACTACCAACTTAGCTGGTTTAGCTGCTAAATTGAAACTAAGATACGAATCACCTGAGTTTCTCAATAAGCTCGATGAGTGGATGGAAGCTTTAGCCTACTATTGCTTAAAAGCCTCTAATCAGCTGGCTAAAGAGAAAGGTAAGGCTGAATGGTTAGATGACACCACCTGGCAAAAAGGGATTCTACCTCAAGATAGAGCCAATGAAAGAGCCCGTTCTCTGATTACTCGTGAACGTACTATGGATTGGGAGACACTACGTAAAGACATCGTATCATTTGGTTTAAGAAACTCTACTCTCTTAACTCAAGCTCCGATTGAGGCTAGTAGCTTAGTCACCCATTCGACCAATGGTATTGAACCACCAAGAGCTTTGTTGTCTATTAAAGCCAATAAAGATGGTGCGACTAAACAATTGGTACCGGATTACGAGCTCTATAAAGACTTCTACACAACCATGTGGTCTTTACAGAACAACGATGCTACCTTAAACATCAGTGCGGTAATGCAGATGTGGATTGACCAAGCCATTTCCACTAACCTCAATTACGACCCCGCTAAGTATCCAAACAGACAGATACCGGTAGCCCAGATGATGAAGGATATTCTAAAAGCCTACTCTTTAGGTATTAAGACCATCTATTACTGCAATATTAGAGATGGACAGAAGGAGTCTAATGTATTGGAAAGCATGGGTTGTGATGGTGGGGCCTGTGCGATTTAGAACATACTTTATTTAATCCAAAAAAAGAGGTAAATACGATAGATAGTCAGGCTACCTCGTAAGAGATAACCTGACTCTATTAGTTGGTAGATTTACTCTCTACTACTCGATATAACTGAGGAGCAGTGAATCTAATCTACTAGGGTTAAGACAACTTGTCTTATTCTGTACCAGTTTTCTCGTAACAGGTACAGTAACCAGTCCCTTAGAAATAAGGAATTGGTTTAATCTAGATGTTCTAGACATACCGATTTACCTCCTCTCTTAGAGCACTTTGCTATTACACAAAGACTAATCTCTCCTACTACCAGCGCAATGGGTAGTAGGAGAGGCTCTATATTTTAGTTTTTGCAATTACGTTGTTAATTTGTATTCGATATCACTCAGGCTTTCTTTTACTCGAATACGAGAGGAGATAACACTAAATGAACTATCGCTAGGTACATTGAATCGAATAACACTACCAACTTCACCGTCATCTGCCATCTCTACAAAGAGCACGTTGTCGAAGTTTACCAGTACTGGATTACCGTTAGTACGGGTCAGTTTCATTACCATATTCTTAATCATGACAATCCCTCAGTTCTGTCTACGAATATAAAACGAATTTCCTTCACTGGATTAGGTAGGAAATACACTTCTGCTTTTTCAGGGAAAGTGATTTCAATACTCGTGGTAGTGACTTCATTCCCTTTCTTGTAATGCTTAATTTCACCAGCTGAAGCAGGCACTTTACGGTCAGTAAACAAAGAGTAATGTTCAGCTACAATATCACGTACCGTAGCCGATACTGACTTATCCAAGACATGGAGTACTTTGCAATAAAACATCTTGTAATCCACATTAGTGGCAATAGCCTTATCTTCCATAGCAGCTTTAATGCTAACAGAAGACAGTCTTTCTACCAGTTTAAACAACTGAATCAACCAAGCAGGATAGGATTTCTCCTCTTTCCTAATGCTTTCTTCCACCATCTCGTAAGTGAGAACCTGTTTCTTAGACATCTTACTACTTCCTTTCTACATTGGATTAAATCTCTACGAGTCTTCTCTACTACGTAGAGTACTGAAACACTGCAGTAGAGGAATCACTCCCATACCACAGCACTAAACAAAGATTTCATTCAATTCATGCTCAAAGTCGACCAATAGCTCTGGTACGACTACTAGATAGGTATAATCACTATCGGCTATTCTAAATGAGCGACACGCTTCTTCTATCCGAGTAATATCACTCTTAAATCCATTATCTAAAGCACGATAATAGATTTCTCGGTCAATACGACGTCTTAGTTTTAGAATCCTTTTGTCTTCTTCTACTAAGACAGTCATTAAGTGTTTTCTGGTATAATGACGATGAAACTGTTTATTCTCCCTTAGGTAGAATAGCTTTTGGTAAATGAGATTGTAGTAGAGGTGATAGTAATACTCTACTGTCCTCTCTCTTTTACTTCCTCGCATTTCTACAAAAGGAATCACTCCACTCTTTCTCTGTTGATAAACATCAATAGCAGAGAGGACACCAATAATAAACAAACCCAGTACCACCATTAAAACGATATAGAATACAATAACCATGTTTTCAATTCCCTTTAGAATAAAAGAATAACCCCGTGTTATTCAATTTAGTAATATAGTTCTCTAATTAGATAGAACGCAGAGACTAAGCAATTAATCCGAATGGTATATACTATTCTGAGAAACCTCACAGTCCTGCGAATCTCAAATACCCTAAGTAGTATGTATCCTTCTGAAATCATCCATTCGACTCCAAACCCAACTGGATGCTAAGCTATTTAAGGAGAGTGTGCTAAGCTAGGATAACTGAAAGGGGTTTCTCCTCTATGCCCTAATGGATTCACTTTTGTAAAGCTTGCGAATACATGCTAAACGTAAGCATATCGAGAGTCGTTCTAGTGAAAGCTAGAAATGAAAACCAGGGAAATTGCTGGAATAACCTAAAGCTCTTTCTGCTACAACGTGACTGGAAACGGTGGGCGTGAATGCTTGAAAAAGAAAGAGATATGCTACCCTCTAACGAGAGTATCATGTCTCCTAGGAGATGAGCTGTACTTGAACTTCGGGGATGGTACAGGAAATGGTCAATCAGCAGCCGATTCTCTTCAGTTCCGGAAACTAAGAGACAGGTTCAGAGACTTGTGTGATTAGTATTACTACATGTTAGATTAGCTAAGACTGATACGATATTGGATTGGTATTCCGGCCCACGAATACGCACTTAGCTATACTAATCACCTCTACCCACTTCATTGTGGGTAGGCGCTCCTGGCACCCGTAACAGAGCGGAAAGAGTCCGCTGATAGCTGTGGGTGAAGATACAGTCCAGACCACAACCACATACTGAATAGAGCCTAGCTAGCTCTCGTGGCCTAGTGAAAGCTAGGGTGGTACGAACATCCATTAGGGCACCCCTAATCCCTTACTTAACAGGCCCTCTGGTAAGTAAACAGTGGTAAGACACTTTAAAATCTATCTAAAGGATTCATTAGTCTACTTACTGTCTTTTCGTCGAGCAGTACTTAGACTATAGAGTCCGTAGAGTATTACGAATTGAGGAATTCTCCCTGAACTGTGGAAACAGGCTTGCAAAACCGATCCTTAAGCTCATTCTTCAGTTCGTAATGCTGTAACACCTGCAACACTCGAACGTGATTAGCCTCGCAATTCTTGCTTCATTATTTCTCCTAAAGACTACATTGCTCTCTGCTTCCTTCAGTGGAGGTAGAGAGTAATGCTTTTTTCTCCGTTTTCTTAGATATTACTAAATAGCTCGTATTGTAAACAATACTCACTGTACTGCGTAGCGCTTGTAATTGAGCTAGGATTCAATTTAGGTAGTGGATAGTAGGGTAACCTACCCTAATGCCATGAATCGAATCTAAGACGATTCTAGATAGGCTACTGAACGAATTAAAATAAAAGATAGTGATACACTACTACTCTCTACCCCTAAATGGAGTAGAGAGTAGCTTTTACTGTTTACTGATAAGCAATACGGTAGATGACTTCAGCACCTTTGTTTTCACAAGACTCTTTTACCGTCAAGCGAATCAATAGGTCTTTCAGGTACATTTCTAAGGTTTCTTCAGCAGTACGAATACCACTACGAATCCCTAATACGAAACCATGCTTTTCACTATTTAGGAATGAATCCAGATAGAAGAAAGGGTGATTATCGAGAATCTTCCTTAATTCCTCTTTATTCTTCTTATCAGCGTAGTAAGCATTGTCACTGTACTCTACCCTTGCTTTAGTGGTAGAGATTTTACCATCTTCCTTAGGTGGGAGAATATAAGCTTGATATTCAATGTTCATCACTAAACCTCTGTGGTATCAGTATCGATATCTTTCCATACACCGTTTTCCACGAAACCACTGGGTGCAGCTGCCTCAATCAGCTTCACTACTTCTTCAGTTGATTCCTTCACGAAGACTTCGTAAGGATTAGTGGTATCCAAATCAATTCGAGTACCGAAATCAGTAACCGAATGTTTGTTTTCGTGAATAGCAACGATTTTAGCGGCATTAACGAATACGACTTTATCGTTTGTATCAGTCAGCTTAATCAGTTTAAAGTCCTGAGCGACTTTCACTTTAAGAGGAGCACTCTGCTCTACTTCACCACTCTCTTTCATTTGTCCATTGGTGTAGCGACGCTTAAATAGAAACATAATCTAATCCTTTTACATTAGTGTAATACCATTACAGTACTACGTTAAAAGTAGAATATAGAGACTGACTTAGTCTTTATAGGTTTTTGGTGTATAGCTACGGCTACTGATGTTGTAAGCAGGGTCTACACCGAGAGACTCTTCTTTCTCCAGAATCAGGTCCATCAGACCCTGAATCTTCTTCATCAGTTCGTTGTGTTTGGTGACTTCTTGACCACGTAAGCAAACGATTTCCACGTTAATGGGTTTCGCTTCACCTTCGTACTTCTTCCAGGAACGAGCGGTCATCTTGCGGGTGAATTCACCATGCTGCTCTAAGAGAGCATCAAGCTCTTCCTTCTTACCGAAGAAGAATCCATTTACAGGAATATCAATATAGGTATTGGTATTCCCATCATTGGTATTGAATACGGTTTCTACTCTATAGATCACTGTCTTCAAAGGGGTCTGGTTTTGTTGCTGAATCATTGTCTTTACTCCTGTTAAAATAATCAATCCCATTTACGAGCATTCCATCTGGTGTCTTCACTTTAGCTTTAAAGCGATAAGTAAACCACATGAACTCTTTAGGGAAAGTGAGATTAGTAACGAATTTGGTACCGACTACTCTTCTGGGTCCTTTACTCATGATAACACCATAAAAGAATGATACTCTCTACTGCCCACAAGGAAGCAGTAGAGAGTACACTGTTAGATTACAGTTTTTCCTCGGCATGAGTACCGATTGCATCACGAATGGCTTTCAACTCACCTGATTTGGTTTTAGAGCCTTGGATGTTCAGGGTCGTCTCGAGACGACCCTTCTTCACGACGATGGAAGCCTCACCACCTTTTTCACGAGGAGGAATACGAGCTTCGAATTCGCGTACTACGGTGTGTTCGATATCTTCACCTTTAGCGAAGTTCCAGGTAGCGGACAGGGCTTTGATGTCCTTGTTGGCTTTCTTAGCCATGGTATCAATAGCCACGTTACCGGTAGCCAGACCAGTAGCGGCGATGAATTGGCGGCGTGCTTTAGCAGCATCATCGAGCTGTTTGCGAGTCACATTCAGGCCATTAGAGCCGAAGTGCTCAATTGCTTTGTCGATGGCTTCTTTGGTGGTTTCGAGCTGCTGTTTGTCGGCATTGAAAGTAATCTCTTTTTCGAGAATCTTTGCAAGTGCTTCGGTGTTTTCTTTAATTGACATGTTTTAGTTTCCTTATATAAGAAAAATGAAAAAGCAGTAAAGTAAGTGTAGCTACACTATCTTATTTTACCTTAAGTAAACAGAGAACTCAGGATGTTATAATCCCTATTCTCATGGTAATGATATAGACTTGAATATTTTTAGATTGATTAGGAAACTAAAGGGTTATTGCTAGTCCTTTACTCTGTAAAGTCCTAGAGCACTCGTAGAGTAGGCTAGAATTAACCTATAAAGAGATTAAGACTAATAGTAATAGGGTAACCTACCTAATAGTGTTAATCGCGTTATAGAAGCATTCTAGGTACCCTAGTGAACGAATAATGTATATTCCTACTCTACCCCTGAGTGAGGTAGAGTAGGAATAGTATCAATAGACTACTTATAATCCACAAATCCAGGTAAGTATTTAGGCATGAAAGAAATGGGTTTATAGACCACATCAATCTCTAAACTACCAATGTAGAGTAAACTGTTACGAATGGGTTTAATTCTAATCTTACCTGTATCAGGATTGTATCGGTTATTGGTATAGTCCAGTACTTCTACTGTAAGGGATTCCATTCTGTACTTCGTGACTTTCTTTAAGGTTTCATTGACTTCCTCCATAGTGGGGTTGTCATGAATCCAGCTATTGGTAAAGACCACGATTCTGTCGTCTATCTTTTCAATAGTCGGGTTATTCCTTAAAGCGAGTAACCATTGAGCACCGATATGGATTCTTCTATACGGTTTAACGAAGTTGCTATCCTTATAAAGCTTAGAATTCGGTGAAGCACTCACCAGTACTTCGGAGTTCTTGGCTTCTAGAGAGAAAGAATCAAACATTCTCTCGGTAAGCTTATTGGGTTGTGGTAGTGTACTTCTGGGAATACCGAATACCAAATCCGACAATTCAAAAGGGAATTCTGTTACTTCATTGATGTGTAACAGGAGATTCATTTCTTCAGAAAGACTAGGATCGATAATCATCTTATCTCCTCCTATTGATTAGAAGGTGAAAGCTTTACTGATTTTTCTCTCTTTTCTCTCTAAACCTTCTAAATTAGACCTGGCTTCTACCAGCATCTCTCTTGAATTGCTCTCTAAAGACAAAGCACCTGTGGCTGATTTACTCAGTAACTGGTTAATGGAATGGTTAGAGACCATGACATCCATACCGACTTCAGCTTCAATACCCAATGCTTTTACATCAGGTACAGAAGATTCTAAAGAAGGAGAAACCAGTTTTTCAGCACAAGTAATACCAGGCTCATTGACATAGTCGAAGGTAATGACGGTATGCAGTACTTTGCACTTACGGCCATTAATGGTTTTCCAAGAGGTTAAGGAGCGAATAGAGAAGCAAACATTCATTCCTTTACTGCGTAAGTCTTCCTCTAGGTACTTACCATAAGGACCAGTGGGTTTAATCTTAGCCATAATCCCGATACATTTCTCACCGGTCAATGGGTCAATATAATCTCTTACTAACCAGATGGCACCAATAACCGCACATACGTTCTTTTCACGAATCGCCAGATTACGCTCTAAGAACTGCATGTCACTCATGTCTGGTTCACGTTCGGGGTGCCCATACTCGCATTTAACAAAACCACCTTGGATGCGGTTGTTAAACATGGTACCAGGAGCAAAGAAACGCTCTGCTCCATGGGAGGAATAATAAGTAGGGTTCCCTCTTTGGTCTACGTTCTTGGAAGCATGGTCTAATGCACCTACGCAAATGGTGTAGAAACCATTATCGTCAGGTGTTAGAATACCTTGCTTACCCGTACCGTCTAATCGGGTACACCGATAAACAAAATTTTCACTCATTTTCAAAAACTTTCAAATGCGTTTTAATACCTTAAAACGTGGTCAAGCATTTCTGTTCTGTCTGTCGGATTATTAATTGCCGATACCACCCCGTCGTAGAAGTAAGCACCAGTAATCTTAGTCAATGTACTAGAAGCAGCAAAGTTGACACTACTGGCAGGTACATAGACAGGTTTTACTTTCTCAATGTCTACTTCATTCGTGATTTCACGGTAGTATTGATTGTAATCATCAGGATTACGGGCAATAATACTGAAAGGAATAGCCAATGCCTCGTAGGAATCCCCTACAGAGGCACCAGCATACTCTTTAGCTGTCGAGAATATCCGACACACATCAGGATAAGACATAAAGGCAGGTACCCTACCACGAGAAACGAATTCTCGATAGACTTTATCAATCAG